AGTAACGGGAACGGTGTGCAACTGTTCTTGGGATGAACGGTTGTTGACCTACACCAAGCAGCCTGTGAACCAGTGTGTGTCTTGTTTCGGTACTGGTTTCCTTGGGGGCTACGAGGGTCCGATTGACTTGATCGTTGGTCCGGATGATGCAGAACGCAGGGTTGCCCAGACGGTTAACGGCCGGAGGTTGGAGCACACCTATGAAGTGTGGACCAGTCCCAGCCCTATGCTCAGCCAACGAGACTTCATTGTGAAGCAGAATGGGGAACGGTATTCCATTGGCCCGGTTCGTAGAACGGGAGTGCGAGGGGTGACACTCCAACAAGCCTTCCAAATCGGCTACTTGGATTCACAGGACATTCGGTATCAGGTTCCTTTGGGCAACCTGGAAAGCTTGGCGTGGCCCGAGACCCGTTATACGCGCCCGGAAGATTCCCCTTGTGTGGAGTCAGACCCACATCCCGTAGGCTTTGATTACCAGGCCACCCCTATGGGCACCGAAGTTCCTAAGATTCCGGAAGGAAGGGAACAGCGGGGTCGCACTCCGGTATGGGCCAACATCATGTACGGAGGGAAGGGTCCCGGAACGGGGAGCGGCTAATGGCGAGATGTGGGCGTTGTGGGTTGTGGAACCAGTATCCGGATGGGCACCATGAAAAGAAGTACGCAGGGGTGTGCATCTGGTATCAGATTCGGTTGATAGATACCGATGTCTGGGAAGAGCGGGAGTGTGGGGATTTCTTTGAACGGATTCCTGGTATGCACTCGATGGACCACTTTGATTACAAGATCAAAAGGGACAACCTGGGGGAAGCTTTCGAAAAGGCCAAAGCTGCTGGGGAACGGGCAGATCAAGCACAAACGAGAGCCAACATAGGACTTGGGTTGTCTATTACAGGCATCACAGTCACCCTGATCAAGTTTGCGATAGAGGTGATCTATGGGTGATGAATATGTTCGAGTGCGCGGGGTGTATGCAACTCCTTGGTCTAAGTTAGCGGGCAAGAAGATAGAGATTACCCCTGCGATAATGCAAAAGCTCGGTGTTGCCGTATTGGAAGGTGTCCGATACGAGATTCGTCGGTCAATCGCCCTTGCCGCTTCTATGAAAGGTCGGGGGAGTCCCAGGTCTTTGCCCGTTTCCCCGGAATTTATAGAGTCCTTTCAGTTCAAAATTCGAGGGGCACGAACGGTGGAAATTGAAACCGACTGGCCTTTCGCAAAGGCTTTTGAGGAAGGGAAAGCCCCCTACGAAATGACCTGGTTGAAACAGCCCAAGGTAAAAATAGTTCCGATCATCACTTCTTCCGGGGAAACCATTCTCCGTACAGCCCCCCTTCAAACGGAAGATGCGTGGATCCACCCAGGGTTTGCGAAGTACAACTTCCTCTCTAAAGGGGTGAAAAGAGGGCGTGAGAACGCAGCCGCAATCATTCGTAATGAGATTGTTTTGCCGATGCTGAAGGAGACCAGTCCTTTATGAAAACGAGAATTGAATCAACCGAACCCATCTTCATCGAAGACCTGAAAATTAGAGTTATCCCAGGCACCCCTACTTGGGTGGAAATGGATGTAGCACGCAAATCTATGTGCCTTGCACAGTTGGTTCGTATCGGGAAGCTGAAGGTTTCAACTGGAAAGAGGTGTGCCATGTCTAAAGATCCCCCCAGAGTTCCCTATCGGGCTGGTCGTTTGAGCCGCCCCAACAAAGGAGGGATGCAAAAGCCCTTCGGCAACAACCAAGCGGCACCAAAGCCCCAAGCTGGTGGTATGTCACCGCAAGAAGCAGAAGCCTTGGCTGCACAAGCTGCGACCAAGGCGGCCGCCTTGGTCGCAGACACGGTTGTTCAACAAGTGCTTCAACAAGTCGCACCCGCAGCACCCCAGGAGGACTTGGAAACGAAGATTCAGCGAGCAGTCGCAGCCGCATTGTCTTCACAAGGGATGGGGGGAACCAATTTTGCTTCAGCAGGACCGGAAGAACCTGTCTTTATTCCTACGGGTATTGTTCAAGACGACGCTTCGGAATTGGACATCAATTCCTCCACTTCTTCTTCGGGAGGCTTGGATGAAGCGGCCAAAGCTTTGAAGGCGTTGCGCAAGTCTTCCAAGAAATAGGGGTGTCAATATGGCTGGTAAAAAGACATTAGGTGTAGGTTTGGATGTCGGAACTATGAATTTGGTTTCGGCGCGCCGTAAGGGAACCAAAGTCGAAACTTCCCGTATTCGGGATGCTTTTCTGGATTTGGACTCCGGAGCGAAAAAGATGCTGAAGCTTAGCGGGGTTCAGTTCATTGACCATGGCGATGATGGAATCATCGTCGTAGGCGATGCCGCTATGGAAATGGCGAATGTGTTCGGTCGTGAAGCGCGCCGCCCCCTGTCACAAGGTTTGGTGGCAGCCGGCGAGATGGATGCTCTTTCCGTACTTGGTGTCCTGGTAAAGAATGTTTTGGGGGAACCGGCAGAAGCGAACGAGATTTGCTTCTTCAGCGTGCCTGCCGCTCCTGTGGATGCGGATCGGGATGTGGTTTACCATCAAGGGGTCTTCGAACGAATTGTAGAAGAGTGCGGCTATGAGGCTTACCCTTCCAACGAAGCGATGGCCATCATCTATTCAGAAACAGCCGCCGAAGGCTTTTCCGGTCTGGGTATCAGCTTCGGTTCGGGTATGTGCAACATCGCCCTGAGTGTTTCCGGAGTGGAAGGTATGTCCTTTTCGGTGGCTCGGGGTGGGGATTGGATCGATGCTGGGGCTGCTAAAGCAATGGGTTCAACAAAGAGCCGCATGTGCGCTACGAAGGAAAAAGGCATTGACCTTATAGACCCTCAGAATCGGGAAGAAGAAGCACTGGTGCTCTATTACAAGAGCTTGGTTGAATACTGTATTGATCAGGTGGCCAAGGAATTCATCAAGATCAAGGATCGTTTCGCCCTCCCCAAACCAATCCCGATTATTGTGAGTGGCGGCACTTCGATGGCTGGAAACTTCCTACCGTTCTTTGAGAAGGTCTTCGCTAAGAAGAAGCGGAAGTTCCCATTTGAGATCTCAGAAATCCGTCAAGCGGGTGATCCATTGAACGCGGTTGCTCAAGGATTGCTCATTCAAGCTGTTCAAGAGTACGAAGAATGAGCCCACCCACACGAGTCAATGAGGTATCCAACATTCTTCCTGTCAAGGTTCAGGAAGGAGATTTGGTGCTTGTTGAGGTGTGTGAAGGACTTTCCGATGAGCGACGTGCATTTCTTCAACATGTCCTGGAAGAAAACGCAGATGAAGCTGGGGTTCACTTCTTGGTCTTGCCCGAAAATACGGTGCATGATCTCCGACGGATGCCCTTGACCGAGATGGTTCGACTCCGAGAATTGTTGGACACCTTTATCGGGTGTGTTCTTAACGAAGAAGCCATTGGGGAAGCATAGGGGGTTCCTATGCTTCATCGTTCGGTATTATCAACCATAACCAAACCCCATTGGGGAGGAGAATAGACATGAATGTTTCAGAACAAATCGAGGCTGCCATCGAAGCCCTTCAAGCATTGAAGGCCGATGCCGAAAAGGTGGACAAGGGTATGGCCGGAGCTCCCGGCACACGTATCCGTAAAGTCGCCATGACCATCAAGAAGTCGATGGACGGTGTACGGAAAGGTGTTTTGGAAGCCCGAAACAGCTAAAACTTTTGCCCCTTTTGGGGGAAACTTTGCCCCTTAGTTTGTGCGAACAGGAAACTGTTTCGCAAACAGGGGGGTTTTGTGTTAGATTTATGGGAGGGGCTTGCCTTCTCATGGATTCTACCGCTCAAACATGGATGGAAAAACGGAACCTCAGGCTCGATGAAGATGAGGCGTTTACTTACTTGTCCGTCTTAATCGCACTTGGTCGCGGCGCGACTATTCCCGAAGGATTGTGGGTTGCACTGGTTGCACATCCGCGCTTTTGGATTCGAGTTCCAGGTATCCATTAGGGTCTACCAAGGACTCTTCTTTCCACCATCGTAGGCTCTCGCCAACCCTTCTTCGATTAGAAGGTCGTTGATGTAGGTGTCATCGATCCACACTTTTACCAGCAGCCTTCCGTACTTGTCGGGCTTGGTAAGGGACTGGATGAGTACCGTCTTCTCGTTGACGAGCTCTCGCAAGCGATCCCTGGCGACTTTGGCTGCGGTCTTTTCTCGAACCGTCTTGCCACGGATTTCCGGGGTGTCGATGCCGTACATTCGACATTTGGCTTTCTTCTGCACCCCCATTCCCATATCGAGAATGACGGTGATGGTGTCACCATCGTAAACCGATACGACATAGGCGTTGTAGGCATAGGGGGTTGCAGCCATTAGTAGTCCTCCTCGTCGTAAGGGTCTGGATCTTCCACCGGTTCGTTGAAGTAGCGATCCGTATCTTCCCACGCTTGCGCCAAGATTTCGTACCCCCGAGCCCAGCTTGGGTGTTCGTAGTAGTCCAACACCTTGGTTGCGAAGTGTTCTCTCTGGTCCCCTCCGAAACCCCGATACATCTTGTTGAATCGCTTCTCCAAGACATCCGGGTGGTTTTCCTTGTTCCACTTGTGCTTGTAGGATCCAGGATAAAGCTCCGAAGTGTATTTCTCTTTCTTGTACCACTTCGCTATGGCTCTTCGTATCTTTGAAGACATCCGAGCCGTCAAGTACCGTACAGCAACCTTAGAAGCAGAAGCCTTGGGGTTCATGCCCTTGTAGATCCCCATGATGTAGGCATACTTCCCCTGCTTTGCAGCCTGGGCAGCCACACGAACATCGGCGGAAGCCTCTACGAGTCCCTTACGCAAAACACGGGCGGCTTGCCCGATCTCATGCTCCGGGCGACCATCTTGATAGGCTGTCCACAGTTCCCGTACCTGTGCCGGAAGCGGTGAGAGCAACCCCAACATCTCCCCTTCTGTGTCGAGGCGCACTGCTTCTTCAAGCAGTGCCTCCGTGGTGAGCAGATGTTTACGGATGCAGTCAGGACAGTGCTTCTGGGCATGACCCAGATGGTCCTCCAGCAAGAGCAGTTCCTTGGCGGCTTCCCGCAGGTTGTAGAGGGGGTCCATCAAAGGAAGCTGTGCTGCGTATCTGGCGGCGACCCGCTGGGCTGATACTTTGGGGCGCACGGGGAAAACCTCACCACCGCCTCCGTAGGGATGGTAGTCAACCGGGTGCTGGAACACGGTGCCTTTGTAGCCCCAACAACTCTCTACAATCTTCCGGTTGGGGTCAATGACCACGCCGTGATGGCCTCCGAGTCCGGGCCACCGAACCCAGTCCCCTTTCTTGGCCTCACTCCACGGGATCCCGGCTCCTCTGGGTGGGTTGGCCCCGGCACCGTCGAGTCCGATGGGTTCCCAGTCTACCTCTCGGTAGGATTTGGCTTCGCTCAACTGGACGGCTCGCAGTTCTGCATGGACAAAGCAATCGTAGTCGTACCCTCTGGACAATCCGCTTTCCGGCAGGGCATCGAGTCGTTGGGTGTCAACTGCTTTGATCTTGGGGTGCTTTTTGAGGAACTCCTTTAGGGAGATTTTCCTCTGGAGCAGGTCTACATAGTCCTCATCGCGAAACCGGGCGGTGACCCGCTGGGCTGACTTGAACCTCTCGGGGTTCATCTGCTTGTAGATGCCCATGATGTAGGCATAGTTCTCGGCCTTCCCCTGCTCTTTCGCACGGGCCTTGGCCTTCTCCCACTTCTTCTCATCGGCTGGTGTCTTGACTACATTGGTTGGCACCGTTCACCTCACCGGAGTTTATCCCGCATCCGGGCCTTGGCCTCCTGTTTCCAGGGATCATCTGCCAGCACAACGACCAACTTCGTAAAAACTGTCTCAACGAACTCGGGACGCGAGCCAACCTCGGTCATCGCTTCCTTGAATGTCTCCAAGATGAAGGAGAACAAGCCCTGGAAAGCAGGGCTGTCCAGATCGACAATACCCCCTTCCATGGTTTGCTTGCGCTTCAACCAAGTGTCTGCCATCCCTTTGAGGATACGAGCCCTTTTCGCGGAGTGGTTCGTGGTGTCCTGGCCATGACGACCAGCTTCCTCTCGCTCAAACTCGATGGCAGCCGCTTCCTCGGCCATCGCCAGGATCAAACGGTTGATGACCCCATCGCCTTCCGCGTCTTTCTCGGCCTCACGACGCAGGAGGTCATGGTCGATGTGTTCGCCCCGAGCCTTGCTCACTTCCGCAACCTGTGGGCTCACAGGAACCAACTGTGACTTGGGCTTCCGTCCTGGCTTGCCTCGCATGACGATGGGGGAGCCGTCATTGGAAAGGACGATCTCATCAGCCATGAGGTCCACGTCATCAGGCCGCTTGTAAACCTGCTTTCCCGACCCGTCGATAACCTGAACCCGCCGAACCCCAGAGGGGAGAGCGCCAAGGATATACTCACGGTCGGCCCTGCTCTGGCGCATCTTCGCTCCCATGGTCCCCCCTACGGCGTTGAAGTGATAGGTCCGATAACCGGCTCGGCTCCAGACATGACCCCACCCGTCGGAGCCAGGGTGAAGTTGGCAGGACTCACACCAACTGACCGGAAGACTTCCATGTTCCCCTGGGGTCCGATAAGCCCACTGATCGACACAACGGCTCCCGCTGGGGTAGCCGCGTATTCTGGGAGTGCGTCGATGGCTGCGGCAAGCGCAGTGGCCGTGTTGTTCACGCTGACAGGATCAACCGTGTAGTGCTCATCCGAGGTGATGATGTACTCCCCCAAGAGAATCGAGGTCGGCCCCTGAAAGGTGGCACTCGCAACCGTAATCGTTCCCGTTGCTCGGACAGCACCCCCAGCACCAGGGTACGCAAGGTTCCCCAGATGGGTAGTGACCCCCTTCGCAGACGGGATGTTGTTGGTGTTCGGACCACCAGGGACAGGGATCTCGGGGAAATACTGCATGGTGACAGTCTGCCGGGAGACATTCGGGTTGCCCGCAGGCCCCAATGAAGGGTCGCTACCCTGCGTGAGAGTGGCCACAATCATCGTGAAGGGGGCCTGGGCTGAAACGACTTTGGACATACAACACCTCTATCCCTGTGAGATCATAGCCTCCCTACCGACCTAACCCTACGGGGGTCTTCAAGTCAGTCGTAGGGTCTGTGGTATTTGTCGGCCAGGACGTGGACCCACCTCGGGCCTTCGCCGCCATCGTAGGCATAGCCATCGGGCCGACGGAGGCCGAAGTGCATGACCGCTGCGTCGATGAGTTCGTAGATGTTCTTGCCCCTCGCGTTCCGACGCATCCACTGGGCCACGTCCTTGTGCAGCTTCTTCTCCTTCCGCTCGGCCTCCCGTTTCTCCTCGGCCTCCCACTTCGCCCAGCCACCTGGGGGCGGGTGTTGCGGAGAGATCCCCTCGTAGAACTCGTAGGGGTCATGGCCGCCCACCTTGGCCCCACCGAACCGGGGTTCCCAGAAACGGTAGTACCGAGCCATGCGGAGGCTGGCCATGTGGATGCGCTCTTTGAGTTCTTCGGGAGACAAGCCTTCACCATAAAGGAGATCGGTGGGGTCAATAGGCTGCCCCCCTGTCATCAGCCCGAGGTCAAACGCCTGCTCAAAGTCCCGCATGGTGAGTTGCGTGGAAATGTCTATCACACGCTTTACCATGTCTTTCTCGGCGGAAGACAGAGGGATACGACCCTCGGGGGCGCTCGTTGTAGGCTTGAACTTCGCCCGGAACTTGTCGTCGTCATGGACAAGATCATGGGAGATAGCAGCCTCCATGGCACTCACCTTCGCCTTCACCTGATACTCCACGACGAGTTTGTCAACGAGGAGCGCGTAGTGGACGGCGTTGTAGCCACCCTGCGTATCGAGGTACTTATTGTCCTTGGCGATGATCTTGATGGAAGACTGTGCCACCTCACACGCATGAGCCATGTCAGGGATAGAAGTGGTGACGGACATACACCCCAAGAGGTCACCCAGATAGTAGAAAGCGCGTGGTTTCTTCCCCCTCCGACTCTTGTTCCACGTTGAGGTGTTTGCCTTGTCCCGCATCTTGAACTCACCGGGAGCCGACGACAGGGCTGAAGCCACCCTGTTCTTCCGTGCATTGACGTACTGGTTGACGACATTGAAGCACGCATCAAAGAATGGCCTGTCGCTCATCACGAGCGTATCCATGTTGGCGACTTCCTCTTTCCCAAGTTCCAGTTCTTTGGCAATCAGCTTCTTGAAAAACTCCCCTTGGGTACGCCGCGCACCGTCCTCCTTGTCTGCGTAGGTCTTCACAAACGCAGCAAGATCGGTATCGGTGGGCTGGAGTTGAGCCTGCTCCTTCACAGCTTTCTGGAGCCGCCCCATAGCCTTGGCTCCAGCCCCCTCCATGATCTCGTCATTTTCGATGAGCAGGGCAAGATCGAACCCATCCTGAACCGCTTGCCTCATACGAATGACCCGGCGCAGCATGTTCCTATTGGAGAGGTCGGCAGAAATCTGGTAGCCGTCCTTGTCGAAGGACCGGATCAACCCCAGCATCCAATCAAGCGTCTTCAAGTATTTGGGCTTCGCGATGCGGTGCCATTCAGCATTGAGGTGGTGAAAGGCAACCCGCAGGGACGCAAGACGTAAGGTAGAGGCAGTAAAGTTCATGGGATCCTCCGCGATAGCCGCGTTGTAGAGGGGGACTCTTCAACTCGACCCCACATGTGTCTCCACCCACTCATCTTGGCGTTGGCATAGGTCGAGTTCCCATCAAGGATGGTGTAGGTGCCGTCATCGTTTTCTCTCAACGAAATGGGCTTTCGCCGGGGCATCTTCCCCCAGTACGCCAACCACATGAATCGGTTGGCGTTAGCGATGCCTTTCTCCCGAGCCCGGATTGGGGTGATCTCGGAAAGACCCACCTCAATCGTATCTGGGGTGCGCTTGAAAAACTTGGTGAGGTCATCGGGGAGTGGGTGCGGCTCCCAATCCTGCCACTTGGCATTCTTCGCCCATTCCACTTCCCCGGAAGTGGGCTTGCGCCGACCCGCCCAGAGGGCTTTATCCCCACTGGCACAGCGCGAGGCATATCTGGCCGCCACCCGGCTGGGGTCAGCGGAACCGGAAGCCATGACTTGTCTCCCATGGTTCTTCCGCACCCAGGCATCTGCCACAGAGGTCAGTTTCTCGTTACTGGGGATTTCTTCCCCACTTCGGGAACGACTGATGACCTGCGGACGAACGAAACCCTCAATCAACTGGTTCGGCCTCCAGTTGACCTTGCCCCGGTCGATAACCACGGTCCCTAAAACCTTCCCCTCTGGGGTCTTGTACTCCTTGCTCCAAGAAGCGATGGTTTTCTCCCAGCCACGAGAGGATGCTTTCTTGAAGGCCATCACCTGACGACCATCAGGAGTGATCTCCCGGTCCAGCATGAGAGCGGGACGGCGAACCAAGTAGTTCGGCCACTTCTCGTACCACTTCTTGTAGAACTCGGACTTGGGCATGACCCGGACTGTCTCGTCGGGGTCAGGGATGTTGGGGTCAGCGACATGAACGTCGAACCCATGTTCCTTGCACGGGGTCACGTCGAAGACGACGCTGGCGTGTGACCACTCTCGACCCTCGGGATTCCAGGCGATCATCACGGGCTTGCCCGCGTCGGTCCATTCCTTCAACTGCCGCACAGTCGAAGGGGTCACGAGTGTTCCTCGGACTCCGAAGTGCTGGGCAGCGGCAAGAGCCTGCTCCCACGCTGCACCCTTCATGGGACGTGCGCCCATGACCTTGTTGACCTCATCCTCGTCAACGTCGTACCCAAGGGCCTGGAGGCACATCATCAGGGAGGTGCTCATGCAGGTGTACTGGGTCCGCTGTCGAACCGGGGTCACATCAGCCTTGGCAGTACGTCGAGCCATCAGCGATACGCTTTGGAAACGAGTGCGTAGGCACGGGTCATGTGCTCCAACGCCTCCGACATAGCGGTGATGTTGTGCTTCTTCAAATCGGCCAGCCCCTTATCGACCTCGCTGACAAGGAACGCACGGTCATCGGGGTCAGAGGTATGCCCGATTCGGATAAGATTCTGACCCACTTCCTCGTACACACCCACAAACCGCTTCATGTCAAGGCGATAGAACAGCCGAGCCTGGGCTGCCGCCGACACCATCATCTCACCGAGAGACACGGAATCAAGGGCAGCAGTCTTCAACCCCGACAGGATGGCTTTGCGCTCATCTGACCCCACAGGAAGGGTAGAGGCGTAGCGGATGAGAGCGATGCGATCATCGGAGGAGGCTGTGCGAGGCTGCCATCTGTTCCTGCGAGCCCAGGCGGGGAAGGTCTTGGGTTCGCCCGCAAGGCTCACATCGTTGGTCACCACCCATTCAAGCCCTTGTGACCATCCAGCTTCCATGGCTTCCCCTTCGGTGGGGTAAGGACCATCCTTCGGGAAGTCATGTGTGAAGTGACCACCATCCACCCAAGCCTGGACGAACCATCCGCGAGGGGTTTCATCGACGCTCCAGTACACCCCCGCTTCCTCGTCCCCGATGTAGTGTTCCTCTCCCGCAGCCGACTTCTTCATTTCCTTGAAGGTCTTGCCCAGGTTGAGGGCATCGAGCAGGGACTCCTCGTCCTTCGTGCGGTCGTCTTTCTTCTTCAACTTGGCGATCTCACCGTCGATCTTCGACATGGGGATCGTCTCGTCCTCGGGGATACCGAAGAACTTGTGAAGGCGACCAGGGCGCTTCACCGCGTCTTCCATCCAGTCCTCGGCGGTACGGGCCGATGCGGTCTTACCAATGGCTCCCATGACCTCTTTGGCCTGTTGGGAGGTGATGGACTTCGCAGCTTCCGCGTGCTGCACCTGCTCAACGGCATGGCTTCGTTCAGCGTTGGTCTTCACCCGTCGCATGTTGGCAATCATGTCCTTCACCAACTGCTTGCTGCTCCCAGCCCCTCCGTAGTCTCCCCCACGCATGGACTTACGGGCGTATCCGGCAGCGTTCTTGCTTGCAGCCAACCGCTGCTGCTTGAAGTCGCGGTAAACCTGCATCCGCAAGGCATTGTCGTTTGCGATGTACTCATACAGGGCTTCTGCATCCCGATCTGTCAGTTCGTCCTCGATCTCGGAGACGGAGACACCATAATGCTTGGCCACGTTCTTCAGAATCTTGGCCTTCGTGCCAGAGGGCAGGCTGTCCAGATACTTCGCGTTTGCAGCACCGGAACCGGAACCAGTCAGGGAAAGACCCGCCAAAACAGCCTTCCGCTCCGGCGACCCGGAGGGCAGCGTCGAGGCGTACCGGACCAGAATCTTGCGATCATCAGAGGTGAAGGTAGGCATATAGAGTCTCCGGCCAAAGGTGTGTCACCTACGGGCGGTAGATAGGCGACCTACCGAGAGCCCCTTCCCGACACTTACGGGAAGGGGCACTCGGTTTGCCTGCTGGGTTGACCCTACAGTGTGCTTCGCAGATTGAAGGTCACGACGATGTAGAGCAGCGGGAAGATGGGCTGGTAGTAGGCTTCCACTTCCGCCACCGTGGGGTCATCTGCTGACACTGCCGCAGAAACTCCCGTGAAGGCGTTGATGATGGATGCCTGGACCAGCTTCTTCAAGGTGTTGGCCAACTGCCCCTCGATCTGACCCGTGACACTCGGCAGGAACTTCGTTCCAATGAACTTGTCGAGAGTCGCCCGCGCCTGACGCTGAACCTCATCCGCGATGGTCACCACGGTCGGGGTCTTCGTCAACACGTTGGTCATGTCAGTGGTCAGACCATGACGGCACTCGATGATGCTCTGGCGCTGGCCAAAGATCGTCACACCGCGCACAGCGACCTGATTCTGCTGAACCGCATCGAGCGTCCGAGCGAGTTCATCGAACCCGAAGATGCGTCCCCGCGTCCACGGAGTAGCAACGTCGATGTTCGGGGAAGCCCGATTTCCAGACCATGCAGCGGCGAGGTAGGTGCCATCCACAAGGTAGGAGTCGGTCGTCCCGTCAGCCCGAGAAAGGCTCAACGTGGCGATGTCCGGGTACATGAGGCGCAACCGAGAACGACCCACCGCCTGCGCGATGGTTCCCGCGTCCCGAGGCTGCGTACCGGCACCGTATCCGCAGATAGCGGTACGCTCTGCGCGGTAGCGGATGCTCGACTGAATGTCACAGTGCATGGCGACATACTGGAACAGAGTCAGGCTATCTCCCTTCAAGGGCACCAACATGTCGGGGTACAGACCGCCCGGAAGCGTTCCTTCCACGTCGTCAATGGCCGCGATGAAGGCGGTTTCACTGGCTGTGTCGTAAGCCCCATCTCCCGTCGAGTCAGTGTCCTTCTGGACCTGCTTGACCGAGAGGAGAACAGCACCGTTGAGGACCGCAAAGTACGATGCCAACGAGACAGGGTTATTCGGACTGTTCGCCCCGTAGGCCGCCTGAATGGAGGACAACTTGGTGAACAGCGCAGCACTGAAATCCTGCTTCGCGTAGTCGTAGGAGACGTAGTACACATCCCCAACGCTCGGCTGATTTCCACCCTTTTCGTAGGTAGAGACAACCGCCGTATCTCCGGCGACAACCCCGGACGTGTTGCTGACCGTCAGTTCCAGGCCAGGAATCGTGTTCACCGGCAGGTTGCTGTCGGTGGTCACATTCTCCCTGACCGTGAAGGTGATGGTTCCACCAGTGGGGTAGGAGCCGCCACCAGCCCGTGGAAGGACGGAGACTGTGAACCCAGTGACGAGATCACGGTAGGTTTCACCCACATTTCCATCCTGGCCCGTGCCAGCGTTGAGAATGGAGGTGTTCGCCGTTCCCGAACCATTGACGGTATCCGTCGAAGTGACGAAGAAGCCGTCGATGGCCGCCTCTCCCGCGTTACCGTCTCCCACAGCCACACCGAGCCCAACACCCGGACGGAGTGCGGAATCCGTAGCCGCGTCGTCAAAGGCCACAGAGGAAAGCGTCCCGAGCCCTGCCGTACCCATGCTCTCGATGAACAGGTACTTGGCGTTGGCCTCGTCGTTGACCGTCTTGGCGATACCACCGACGTTCGTCCAGTTGTCGAAAGCCGCCATCATGGCGGATACGACCACTTCAGTCTCAACAACAGTCCGGTAGGCCACATCGCCCTCGGTGAATCCGAGAACGTCGTTGGCGTTCGCATCTCCGATCACGATGGAAGCGGCAGCAGCCGTGCTCCCACCACGGAAACGGATACCGCACCCTTCCTGGGCAACGGTGCCAGTGACTCCCGCAGTCGTCATGGCAGCGTCGATCTGGCCGAGGATACTGTTCGCGTCAGTGAGCGGTCCCAGAGGAACATCAGCCGAACCGCCAGCAGCAATCGCCGCTCCAGCGCCGTCAGTGAACTCGATGGTGATGGGCTCACCCTCAAAGGTCATCTTGAAGATGTTGTTCTGATCGGTCGTTCCACCGTCCGCGAACAACTCGACCACCACATCATCAGATGCGTCCTGCCCACCAGCCAGACCAACCTCACCAAAGAGGGTGGGTGCCTGCATGGTGCCGGTGATCCCAGCGTAGCCCTGCTCGTTGGCCGTCAGGCCCGCGAATCCAGCACCGGTTCCGCCCAGCATCTTCAACTGACACTGACTCAAACAGAACTCGGAATCGGTCAGGTGAGTCGCCGTCTGGGCGTTGCCCGGACAGATACGGTTCCTGATCCAGATCCGGTCGTATGGGGTCACGCCCGTCGTGGTTGCCGTGAGGTTGGTGATCTCCGTAGCGATAGGACCACTCACCAGAATCGTCTGGTCGTTTCCTACTGCATCAGCATCGAAACCCGCCAGAACCATGAAGTCATCGGCGGGAGTCGCGTTGTTCACGACTTCCAGCGTGGCACCTGTGGTATCAACTGGTGCCTGTTTCATGGTCAGGACAAGCCGACCACTGGTGTCCGCACTTACGTCGATCTCCAGGGTGTCCGCTGCGAAGCCCGCTGCCGTGATGGCTGCGTCCATGGCAGTCTGGGCAGCGGTAACGAGATCAGCCACCGTGTTGTAGGTAGCCGCCGCGATAGGCACAGCAGCCGTAGTGATGGCAGTCACACCAGAGATTGCACCCACATACGACAGGATAATGTCGTCAAAGCCGCCCGTACCAATGGTAACGGCATTGAGGAACCGAGTCGCACCCGTCATGCTCGGGCAGGTGTCGGGATCGTAGACATAGTAGGTGTCAGTGATGACCGGGGCACCACCAGCCCAAGCTGTAACGGTCGCAACCTTCGTCGTACCGTTGTAGGCAGTAATGGTGTTCTTCTCACCAGCGGCAAGACCAGCCGTGACCTTGATTTCCCAATCGACGTAGTAGTCGTCTACGTCCGAGGCATCTGCCGCCAGGATGATGGTCGCGGCTCCTCCACCGAGGGCTGCTCCGAACTCACCATGGGCAGCACGGTTGATGGCCGCGACGATGTGCTCGGCTTTCTGGCCTGCACCCGCGTTGACCTGTGCCTGGACCAGCTTCGCTGACCCCAGACCACCGTCAAGTTCCATGTCGATGGCATTGGTAGCCGCAGTGATCGCCAGCGCCGTTCCGAGAACGGTCCCGCCAGCCAGGGTGGCAGCCGAGAACGTAAATGCCGGATCACCAGACGGTGACGAGGTGGCGATGGCGTTGCCTGCCGTACCCGCCGTAGCTGCCGTGATGTGTACAACACTTCCGATGGCGACCGCACTCACTGTGGTCACGAAGGTATTGATAGCCGTAGCAATAGCTGTGGCGGTTAGGTCAACGGTGGCGTCGTTGACCCATCCAGTGGCACCTTGCTCGGTGAGCGTAACACCATCAATGAGCAGGGTAGCGGTAGTCGCTACGGGAGTACCGCCAACCGTGATGGTGCCCGTGGCGAAGCCCGCCGCGTCGTAGACGATCTCGTCTCCGACAACGGAAGCCCGGAAGCCCTTGGGATTGGCGAACGCTGGCGTTGCCCCCGTGCGTGCCGGGTTGTTGAGATCGATGGTCCGATCAGTCCCGTCGAGGGTGATGAGGAGGTTGTCGCTCGCTCCGGTGACTGGGTAGTACGGTCCAGCCGATGCCACCGCGTACTTGGCGAGGGTTGCGTCCTGCACCGCGAACTCGATGGTCACGTCCTCCTCGACCGCACCTGTGAAGGAAGTGGTCGTGAACGGAGGCTCAAAGCGGCAATCAGGAGTGCGCTCCGAACCGGAAGGGAACTCCACGGTGACCGTAGCCAGGAGAGCCGACTTGGCTCCGAACTGGGGGGTCAGGAGAGAAACGCTGTTCTCGTCCATGATGGAGTAGGTTCCCACACCACTCGCACCAGCGGTGACGCTGGTCAGGGTGTAGTCCCCGTCTACAAGGGTGTTGTAATAGAACGTCGCGTAGACGCTGGCTCCCACAGGAACCGACTCACGCAGGGTGATCTGGCTCGTGGCCGAATCCACCTTGGTCACCTCGACGCGCCCTCGGTTGAGAGCATCCTCGACGGTGTATCCCCAGTAGGCGTACACGAGGTCAGGACGATCCGTCGGGAGGTCCAGACGACCGTTGGCCACCTCGGCATAGGTCGAGGCCCCAAGCGGGGTGTCGCGACCGTTACCCGTAGTGGGCTGGAGCGGAAGGGTGAAGTCCTTGCGGTTCTCGACCGGAGGGGTGACCGAAGTGTCTACGACAGCCGCGCACGCTGCGAGATACTGCCGCGTGTCCACCAGCGATGTGCTGATCTGGGTGTCGTCAAAGTAGGTAGACCCAGCGGTGTTGGTTCCCGCTGCCGTCAGGGTGCTCGTGCCCCACAGGATCTTGTCGTCCTTCAGGATGAAGTCTGCACCGTCGATGTAGTCGCTACGGTCAGGGGTGAGGCCGCAGAGCGTAATGTCGGTGATCCCGCGATGCGCGAGATAATCGAAGGTGTCCTGCCAGGAGTTGAAGTAATACTGGCAGGTGACCGTTGTCCCGGTTTCAGGGGCGAAGGGAAGGGTGATAGCACCCGTCTGGCCGTCAACAGCCGTCGGGATGACCTGCGTACCACCGACCTTGACCGTCACATCAGCGGGGTCAGTTGTGGTCACGCCGCCGTCGCTTCCATCTACGATGGGGCTCTGGAAGGTGTAGAAGACCTTGTTGCGAGCGGTGTCGTAGGCAGACGTGAGGCCCAGAGTGGTGTTGCAAGTGCCGTCCTCAACCACAATGTCGCGATCTGCGGTGAGGTGGAGGACAGTGTTGCCGAAGTTGTCAACGGTAGTCGAAGCGATGAGGGTCGTGCCCGTTGCCTCTGCATTGATGAACGTCGCCACCTGTGCCGCCGTCCAACCAGTGACCGGGGAAGCGGTGATGGTGACACTCACGGTGTCCTCGGAGTCAACCGTGAACTCCAGGGTGTCATTCACGTCTGCGGTGACGACATAGTTCTCGCCCAAGGCACCGAAGATTTCGGGGGCATCTGGGCTGATCTGGTCCGACAGGGTGTCGGTGATGAGGGTGTCGGTCCTGTTGAAGTAGTAGGTCACCTTCACTTCGTCCGTGGACTCTGGGGTCACGGAGAGGGTCAAGATGCCAGTGGCTCCGTCAATGGCGAGGACCACAATCGGGGCTCCATTGAGGGTCACGTTGACCGAAGCCGCGTCGGTCGCGGTAGTGCCAGTGCCCTGCCCGCTCACGATGGGGTAGTTCTTCACCTGCAACCGTGTGAGGTCACCGTCGAAGTTGCCCAGGGTCACGACACCTGTGTCGCTGACGCTGACAACTGCGCGACCCGTCTCATCTTCCTGTACGACGCGCTGGTCAACAGAGGAGGAGGAGCCTCGGATCAACTCCAGGGCAGTCTGGAACAGTTCCTCGGAACCTGTACCGATGATGAGGGGTAGCCGAACGGAGGCGGCGAGGCCCTGGATGGGGTCTTCGTAAAGAGTCTGGGTGTAGACACCGGGAGGTGCGTAAACGGAGCCGGGAAAAGCCATGGGGGAAGTCCTCTATTTTGTCAGCGGGAAACCGGGGCTACCCGTGAGTAGTTCAAGCGCGGAGATGGTGCCCTGACAAGCAGGAGTTTTACATCATGCCCTGTCGTATAGGCGGCCTACCGAGAAAGGGACTTCATCAAGTCCCTTACCGACTTGTATTCCTTGCCCTTGTAGTTGAGCACCGTCCCACGGGCAGTCGTATCGTAGATCAGTACCTCACCCTTTCCATCGGCAAGCCACACGGTGCGACCCTTCAGGCCCATCTGATCCTTTGGACCCAAGCCCGTATGCAAACGTAACTGTATGGCGAGTTCCTTCTCAAAGGACTCCACGGAACCCTGCTTGTCCAGTCCAGCGAGGATGGTCCGACGTTCGTCTGATCCCACAGGAAGGGTGGACGCAAATCGGATCAGCATCCGGCGAGTAGGTTCAGTCATGGTCTTTGCCTCCGAAAAGGGTTTCTCCCCGTAACCTCCCGATAGGAGACTTACCGGCCCTCACTCATCAGACTTCTTCTTGGTCGCGTTGGCTATGTCGAATGCCGCCTGCCGGTGTTGGTTGATGGCCTTGCGCTCACCTTCCTCGACCACGCGGTATCCCCCATCTCGCTCTTTCACGAGATGGTCCATGGTGATCCCACGACCTTTCTTGGCCTCATTGCGGACGATCTCGGCTTTCTTGGCTCGGTTCTCGTGGATCTTCCCCCAACGGGCTTCTGCATCCCGCCCGATTGCTTTGTCGTAGTTCCAGTCATCGGAGGTGCCCGTGTTGGGGGGAGCAGCCCCTCTCAACTGGCTTTGAGGATGGGCGAAGGCAAAGTTGGTGGCCGACACCCGCTTCTTTCCCTCCCCTCCGCACTCGGGGCACGGGTGCGTGTCGGAGTCTTCCACCATGCGCCGAAACAAATGCTCAAAGCGGTCCCCACAGGACAGGCAGGTGTACTCATAGATCGGCATAGACATCCCAAGGGGGTACGATTTCAAGACCTTCCGGTAATAGATACCCCGAACACCCCCTCACGGAGCATCCTATGTCCGCTCTCCTCAATACCGTCCTCATCTGCGAGGGCGAGCAAGTACCCCCTGGCGACACCGACGAAGAAAAGGAAGCCGCCTACTTCGCTGCATGGCAGACCTTGATCGACAATGGCATGGCCTGGAGCCTACAAGGCTGGTTCGGAAGAACCGCGATGCACTTCATCGAGTGCGGGCACTGCACCCTCCCTAAAGACAAGGGTGAGGAAGCCGAGGTCACCGAATCGGTGGACCAGTCGTAATGAGCACCCCCTTCACGAAGGGTAGCTTCTGGATCGCATCAACCACTCCACGTCGTTCCTCCAACGCGATGGGGAGGTCCAGAGTGACCGTGACGGGAGAAACCCGCTTGATGATGGGGATGGTGCTCGTCTGGCGAGCAGCGAGTCCCTGAATCTTCTGCAAGTAAGGATCTCTGCCAGGGAGGTCTATGTTGACGTTCAACCTCACATAATGAGGCTTCTTCCCCTTACTCACGGGGAGATCGCGAACGACCTGATGCCGCAACGCGACCCTCGTGGTGAGGGGAAGGTCCATCTCTACCACCACTGATCGAGGAGGGTGTAACTGAAGGTGTCGCGGCCCGTCTTGTCCTTTTGGGCGTTTGCCAACTCCATCATCTTGGCGAATCCATCCGCCGAAGCATGGACTTGGCATCCGGCGCTGTATTTGTTGACGTACTTGGAAACCCCGTCAGGGGTGCGGGTGCTGGCATGGAGGTTGATCCCAAAGTAGCCCGTCGCGATAGTGCTGGGGTCAAGGTCCAACTTGTCGTCGCCCGAATCATCCCGATAGACAGACACCTCGCCTGCCCTTTGGCACAAAGCCAAGTATTTGCCCCCGTGCATATCGATCTTCCAAGTGTCGAGGTACTGCCCCGCCACGAGCACGGCGCAGCCAGCCGAGTTCATCGGGTTGACCAAGTAGTAGGTGCCTGGGTCCGTCGTTCCGGGCCAATAATGGGCCTCCCACAGCCCATCGTCATTGACGTAGGCGCAACCCAACATGTCGTCGTAGGTATTGGCACTTCGGTTCGGGGCACGAACCCCAAAGAGAAAGAGCCGCCAGGGATCACCCCACGTCTTGTAGCCCAACTCTTGGGCTTGCCGAATCACAGGAGGTACTGGGCTCGGAGCCGCCACTCCTGCGTTCGCGGGGTCATCGGAGAGCAACTTGCCCCAGGTGGCTTGCCCCACAATCCCATCTGAAACCAACCCGTTGGCTGACTGGAACGCCTTGACCTTGGCTTCCGTCCCTGACCCGAAGATTCCGTCGGCGGCACAGTCAAAGCCGTGCTTCGTCAGGCTCTCTTGGCAAGTCGTTACGTCGGCCCCTCTGGACCCTTTTCGGATAGTAGATGGCATCTGGTTCTCTCTTCTTTTATCGAGGCTTCCGCATAGGATTGCTACCGAATGACCTCGTAGTTGCGGGTGCGATCACGGAACCACGGGTCCGAGATCGACACGAGGCCCAAGTTGTCTGTGGCGATGAGGCGCGTAGGTGACCCCATCTCGATCAGTTGTGCGTCGTCCAAGCCTGCCGCCATCTTCTCCTGTCCGACAGTGGCGGGGATCACGCGCATCACGGTCCTCCCGAGCGGAACGTGGATGGCCCAGTCAGTCATAACGCTCAACGATAGGGAAGCCGTGTAGAAGTAATCGTCGCCATTCTCGTCGTAGATTTCTTCGGCCTCACCACCCATGCTGACGGACGTGATCTCGATTCCCTCGGTGGAAAGCCTCTCCCGTGCCTCCGTGTGGAGGTACATGAGGGTGCGGTCAGTGATCTCCCCTTGGGCGTACACGTCACGGGCCATAATGTCCATGTCCATGCTCATCTCCCACCTGCCGCCGAACTCCTTGGCCACATCTTCCCGTCGTTCCGTGACAACCACCGCCATAATGTCCCCGTCATAGGCCCTGCGCCCAAAGGCGAGAACCACTCCGGGGATAGCATCCACATCAGCGCCGTTCTCGGGGAGGGGGAACGGGCCAGTGCTGGTCCCGGCGTAGCGGTAATCCACCGACATTGACGTGTTGGAAGGGAGGGGGGCCGCCAAAGTGATTTGCCCTGTGGTGGCATCCGCCGTGTAGTTGACCCCCTCATACAAGAGAATGTTTCCCGGCATCTCGTAGACTTGAAGGCTTCCGGGGTGGAAAGCCCCTGCGCCGACCTCATATAGACGAGGGCCAAGCATCGTCGCCGTCTCGTCAATCACATCCAGCAACGGGTCCACATAGAAGACAAGCCTTTCCGTCTGCTCGCCCCGATAGGTGATGACCTCTTCGCGGACCTCGATGTAGTAGACCCCAGGGGGAGACGGGAAGACCCCGTTATTGGCACGGATCGCAGCACCGTTCTCACGCACCCACTCGATGCTCGTTCCATTCTGCCCATACACTTTGGTCAGGAAGCAGTACGCGATGATGGTGCCCTGAAAGTGATCTGCCGCCAGTTGAAAGGGGCTCGCACTCTGGCTTTTCAGGATGATGGCTTCCTGGGGGCGCTCCCGAAATGAGAACCGCCCCTGGATGTTAGGCACCAAGGAGTCCCGGTACTTCGGGTCTTTCGACCACAAGTACCTGATCTCTTGGATCATACGGCGTTTCAAAGCCTCGGTAAGATTTGCGTACAAGCGTCCTCCGACGGGAGGGGTCAGGATACCCTACCGGGGTTGGCTCATAGGCGGCCTACCGTCAGAGCAACTCCTCGGACCACCGTGCCATGCGGTCCTTGTTCATCTGGACCACTTTCTTTTCCCCCGGCACTTCGGTCTGAATGACGTACCGGTTGAGGGTGGAGAACGCTGCCCCACCGGGCTCATCCTTGATCTCGTCAGGGGTAGGGGGTGCCTCGTCGGCTTCCGCTACGGCCTTGGCTTCCGACACGTCCATGTTGTCTTGTTCCGACGCTTTCTCGGCAATCTCGGGATTGTTGCTGATGGCGTTCGACTGCGAGAACTCCAGCACTTCCTTCTTTTCGGGGTCATCGTAGAAGGCATCCTCGGCGGTCGGTGCGCCCGACCCCCGCTTCCGCTTCTTGCGAGCCGCGCCTTCCGCCACACGCAACACCCGCTGATAATCTTGCAGTTCGTCCTGGGCGATCCAGTGGAGTGGTTCGGCAGCCGACTCAACCCCAAAAGGAAGGGTGCCCTTCGCGTGAAACTTTAGGGTCTTCATCGCGCTCCGATGATCCCCGAACTCAAACCCTCCCACTCGCATCTTCTTCGCAGCGATGGAGGCTTCCAAGTACCCCACGGCCTCGATACGAGACAGTAGGTCTTTGGCGATCTTCTGGGCCTCTTTATGGGACACCATCGGGTGATCCCCTGCCTGCTTTTGGGTGAGGGGTTCCGTGAGGGTCTGTTGAAGCAGGTAGGTGTTCTCCTCGTGGGAGTTCGCAGTCGCCATGAGCCAGTCATCGAGGCCCAAGGTCATAGCCCTGGCACCCTTGATCCCCTCGTAGGCGACCCTGATTGCTTCTTGAAGATCCTCCTCCGAACGAATCCCGCGCTTGTGGTGGCAAGAGATCCGACCCCAATCCAGGGTAAAGTTGTAGATGGCCTCCACTTGACGGTTGAGGTCAAGGGCATCCCCGCCGAGGTATCCGGCGATCTTCTCGGCCAACTGATCTACCTGCTCCTGCACCGACTGATACAGCCGATCAAAGAGCAGATGGTTTCCGTAGAACGATCCCCCCACGACCTGCCAATGACTCGTCTGGTAGGAGAGGTATTGGGCACGGAGACAGGCAAGCACGTCGGTCAAGAGCCGCCGCACAACGTCCCGCTGCATCGGGGTCGCGGTGAGGTACGCTTTCTTGTCTCGTTCGTGCTGGTTCATTCCTCCATCTCCAAGACCTGTGCGAGCGTTTCGGTCCAAGCGTCATATTGACCGCTGGACCCATCGGACGGGAGACTGGGCTTATGCTTCTTTCGCGCCTTGCGGAGATCATCTGGGCTCCTGACATTGAGCCGCTTCATCTCGGCCTTGGCTATCCCAAGCATCTCCTTTTGCGTCTTCCCCCAGTGCTTCCAAGGTTCCTTGGCGGCTCTCCGTCGGAGCCCAGCCAGGATGGCTCGGCGCATCCCATCTCCCGCAGGGAGAGTGGAGGCGAGACGGATGAGGATCCGGCGATCTTGGGAGGCTTCCTTTTTCAGTTCTTCGTCAACCACAATGTCTTCCTCGTCAAAGCCCGGAGGATGGGGATGTTCATGGGGGAGCGACCGCTCCTCTCCCTCGCTTCACGAATAACGGTAGGTCATCAGAGCATCCGCTTCAGTTCGGCCTTGATCGCCTTGGCAACCGGCCCCCGCCAGGAACGGGCGTTGGTGAGGAAGTACCGCACGATCATGTCGGCGCTGTCGTGCCCGTACATATCGCTCATGCGGTTCAGGGAGAGCATCGCATCGAGGTAAGGCTTGGCCGCGTAGTTGACCTTGGAACCCCAGTCCGATTTGATCTCACGGGCAATCAGATGCAGCGGGCGGCCCGCCTGCTTGGCCCGAGGCTGCTCCCACTCCAACACGCCATCCGGGGTGTCGGGAACGAAAGCCATCTTCACGAGCGTATCGTTGAACTCATCGAGGGAGCCCGCAACTGACCAGGGCCACTTGCGCTGGAGAGCCAGCCGACCAGAGGACTTCTTCTTGGATTCCTCCCCAAAGGGCTTCTTCTCGTTAGTCTCGCCGTCGCCGTCCTTATCGTTGCCCTTGGGGTTCGGGTTGTCTTCCTCGGTGAACTGGTGCTTCTTCAACTCCTCGGGGAGTTTCTGCTTCCCGGTCAGTCGAGTCCGACCTTCCCTCATCTGGGCTGCCTGTGCCTTGGCTCGATCAGCCTCGGCTTGCTGTTCGTTGGCTTCGGCCTCGGCCTGCAACTTTTCGGCTTCCTGCTCGGAAGCGAACCGGAGAGCACCGCTGTACTGCTCGGCCAGCCCCTTCGCCAGATGGGCGAGGTAATGGTTCACGTCCCCGTTCTTGAAGTCGATCATGCGGAGGGTTTCTTCGATCTTCGCCTTCTCGCTGCCACGGGTCTGTTTGATGGCTTCGATCACCACCTCGTTGGGGATACTGTGTGTGACCCCCTGCCGGTCGGTGACCTCAAACACCTTCGACGGGATGTTCTTCTCCTTGAAGAACATGTCGAACCAAGAGGCCGCCGCCTTTTCAACCGGGGGAGATCCGACAGTCTGACACCGCCCTTCACAGTTGCCCCCACAGGAGCAGTTGCCCCCACAGGCGTACCGCTCGATGGGCAGAAGATCATCTTGGGAAGCGGCCTTCGCCATCCCCATCACGTCTGCGAGATCCCCGCGTGAGTAGCCTCCGACAGCCTTGGCAGCGTCGTCGTCCGACACCCCCAACGACTCAAAGTAAGCCTGGAGTGCCGCAGCCATCTCTTTCGGGGAGGTGGCCTTCATGCGCTCTTTCTTGATGAAGGACTTGAATCCATCAAGTGCCTTCGACTTGGACAGCATCTCCAACTTCTTGGGGGCCGAGGCGCTTCCTGCTGATCTCATCCCGCAGGGCGAGCCCGGTGTGGATGCCCGCTCGACCGGAAGGAGGTCAGCCTCCATGGCTTCCTCCATCTCCTTCCGCATCTTCTTGACGGAATCGGGAGGATTGTCGTGCATTTCCTTGAACTCGGGTCCAACGACAGCCGCTACTTCCTCGACGGTCATCTTCTTCCCCTCGGGGAACTTGGCCCGTCGGGCCATCGACCCACCCGGCAAGTATTCGGGGTTGACCATGTAGAGTTCCTGGCTGACCTTGCCCCTCGTATAGAGGATGGTCTTCTTGGCTACGAGAGTACCCCTGTCCTTCCACTCCACATCCATCGTGCGCGGACCCCCCTCGATGTGTTCCTTACGAGCACGAGGGGCATTACCGAGGGCGGCGTTGTACTCACGCTCCGTAGCCGACTGCATCTTCTCACCAAAGGCGGTGCGGGAAGCAAGTTCAATAGGTAGTAGAGCCATGGTGAAATCTCCTGTCGCCCAGTCCCCCTCCATAGAGGAGCTACCGGGCTACGCGAATACGTCGTACCCGACCGAGCCGGTGACGGTAGCCCCCGCTTGGACGGTGAATCCCAGCGTGGTCTTGTTGGTGATACGGAAGGGGGCAAAAATGTCGCCAGTGATCTGGACACGGTAGTTGGTGTCGGAGAACGCTTCTGCGAAGGTCACATCCTCGTGAGTGGATGCGGTGAATGTAAGGGTGCCGTTGACGGCGGATGTGAGTGCCAAGATTGTCTCCACGGTTGTCATCGCAGAAGAAATGTCGGTCGTCACGCTCTGCGGGATCTGGGTGTAAGGGGACAGGACGAATCCGTAGGGGTCTTGAATGTCCTGCACACTGATGATGCCCTGGGAGTTCACGGCAATCGTAAACGTGTAGATGTCCGGCGAGGTGCCAGACCGGTAAATGAACTCCGATTGGGCGAGGGAGGCGGCCATCACCACACCCCTGTTGTTTCGCAGCCCAGCTTTTGCAAGGCTACATCAAGGTCTTGGAGGGCTACGCGATCCTTGGACCATACGTCGATATGATCGAACCCCGGCTTGATTCCAAGGTCAGGGATGCTTGTGGCGGTCACAATCTTCACCTTTCCGTCGCGGAAAGAGCGGAGCAACCCTGGAAGGTTGCGGGACTCACGCCCGAAGCCATGGTAGACGCGCAGGCGATACTCGGGCACAGCACGTTCCGCGAGCCACTTTGTCGCAACTCGCTTTGCCATGACAACCCGACGGACGGATAGTTGCTTATGGTCTTTCATGGGGAGCGCCTCCAAGACTCAACCAAAGTCTCGCGATAGACGCACTACCGACCCTATCAGTTCACGACGTAGATCACCGGCTCGGACCATTGAGATCGCTGTGTCTCTTTGAGGATGTTGAGGTTCCCGGCCACATGTTCGTACACCTGCACATAGGTATCCATGCCGCTCATCTTCTTCAGGCGGTCGATAGTGCGGAAGAAGCGGTGCCGCACAAAACCCTGTGTCACCCCCATCCGCTTCGCCACTTCCGACTGACAGGTTGTCTCAACCATCCCCAACATGATCTCAATGTCTCGGGGATCAGTGAGCACCCCTCGGAGATCCTGCTCCATCAGCCAGACGTTGTAAGTCGGCATGTCGATGAGATAGCGGATCCTGGCTGCGGCTCGTTGAAGTCGGTAGCACACCGTCGGCTGGCTGATGTTGAACATCTCCGCAATGGTGGTCTGCCGGAGTTTCTGAAAGAAGTACAACTCCACGAAGTCAGCCTCACGCGGGGGGATCTGCTCCAGAACCCCCTTCACTTGGTCTAACTCCTCCTTGCTTTCATCCGACATCTCCTCGGAGATGCTGGGGTAGTTGGAGAGGGTGTCCTCGGTTGAAAAAATCCTCTCCATGTCGGAGGGATCCAGAACGATATGACTGCACCAATAGTTACTCATTAGGTTCTTCCCAGGGGCGAAGGATGAAGCGCGGCATCTTTTTCAGCGCCCGTAGGGAGCGAAGCTCGACCAAAACCATCGCATGTTTTGGCCCAACGCTGACTACCTTACCCTCCAGGCCCGAGTAAGAGCCCTCAATGACCGTAACTTTCATATCCACTTGTATCTCAACGGCTACGAGTTCATTCAACCGTTGGCGCAGTTCGCGCACAGATGCGTCCGGCACCGTGTCCAAAACCCACGACTGCCCATTCCCTCCCCTCGATAGGAGTCCCCGCACATAAGGGGTGTTGAGTAAACCTCGGTAGGAGTGATCTGGAAGCCCAGAACCCACGAAGGCGTACCCCTCCATTACCGAGAAGAGTGACTGCGTTCCACTGTAAGTGAGGGTGAGATAAGGGACGAAAACCGGATGCCCCTCCGGCATGTCGGAGTAGTCACGAAGGATCTCCTCCAACAGACCCGCCTCGGCTACTCGCTCTCCGTGTGGAGAGAGTTCCAAAACTGCCCATGTGATTTCATCCCGAACGTCCATGGTCACCCATCATCCTTCGGAGATGGTGACGTACCAGTTCACGAAAAACAGGTGACGAGAGAGATTCTTTATCGGATGTGGGTTGGGACTTGTCAGTCCGCGAAACAGGGCCATGACCCACCGCTCGGGAGTCCACCCATATCCCGTTGGCGGTTGTTGATGCTGTTGGCGTGTCTGATCCATGACCGACATTACCCACAGGATCAAGGTCAGGAGACGAGCCTTCCGAAAGTGCCGAGCAAGCCCCCGAAACAAGTGGGGGGGTGGGGGGAGCAGCAACGGGGGGCGCGGGGGCAGATACAACGATCTGGGCTCCGACAGAAACCCCCACATCGGACCCGTAGAGGTGATGGGAGGCAACCGAGTCAAGGATCAAGGTCTGCCGCGTAGGACGGTGGGGTGGGGCAGCAAAACGGGAAGCGACGGTGAGAAGAGACGGCCCCGACTCTGCCAGGGCCTTCACCCGACCACCATCCCACTTGGTAGGGATTGAGGCAACCCCCAAGTAAACCCGGTAGACAAGCATCGCTGCTTCCGCTACTCGCTCATAGGCCCCCGACGGGCTCATCCTCTCGGAGAGTGAGGTGGCAACGCTCACCACACGGTTGAGGTCCGACCCAAGGGCCTCCAGAAGCCCCAGAACCTCCTCGTTCGCCTCCAGATGCAAGTAAGCTGCTGCATTAGTCCGGGTGATGCCCCCGAGCATCGAAACCCCCTCGACCATCTTCAAGGCATCTCGGATATGGCTCTCACTCTGCTCCACGAGGAGAGTGAGAGCATCCCCTTCGTACTCAATCCCTTCCTGCCCACAAACATGGGTCAACCGTTCCACAATCTCGGGGAGAGGTGCGGGGCGGATCACGAAGGCCGGGGCACAGCGCGAGAAGATGGTGCTCGCCATCTTGGCTGGCTCGGTGGTACAGAAGATGCACACGAGCCGCTTTTCCTCTGACCCCAACACGTTGTCCTCCATCGGCTTCAAGAGCACGTCGAGGGCCTGTTTGGACAGGCGATGGGACTCATCGAAAAGGTAGATCCTGCGCTTTCCCGAATAGGTGGAGTAGGTCACGTCTTCAACGATTCGGGCGAGGTCTGCCTTCCCCGACTTCGTAGCCGCATCCAGTTCCTCAAAACACTCGTGGGTGCCCCCATCGAGAAGCACCCGGCACGACCCACAGGAGTCGCAAGAGGCCCCCTCAACCGGAGCCTCACACAGCAACGACCGAGCAAGAAGACGACCGAGGGTTGTCTTCCCCGATCCGTGCTGCCCACAGAAGACGTAGGACTGGTGAAGCCCCCTTCCCTCCTTCACGAACTGGCGAAGGACAGCCACGGTGGCATCCTGGCCCAGCACATCCCCATAGGTCCGGGGCCGATACTTGGTATCAAGCGCCATCAGCCTTCCAGATAGCGACATAGACTTGGAACTGGCCTACCTCCTCGATGGCGAGGAAGAGGGAACCGTGCTCCCTATGAAGGGCCACCAGTCGAGCCTTGAAAGCACGCAGGGTCAACGCTGGCTCCTCCTCCCCACCAAAGCCCGATGAGTCCACAAAGAGGGTGTCCAGACGCTCATGCGTCTCATCAACCTCCTCGCAGGCATAGCCGATGTGCGGGAACGGGAAGGGAGGCCACTCCCCCAGTTCGTCAGGAGAGTCCATCCGATAAGGGACAGCCCCCTCCCCACGAGCCTTGGTAGCGGCTTCCTCATTGATATGGCGGATCATATCCAGTCCCCACATGACTCCCCCCTACTCGTCGGAGCCGAACATTTCCTCGACAGGCGAGGGTGCGCTCGACTCATCAGGATCATCACGGGGGAACCACATCCCGTACCGCTCGACGTTCTCGCGGAACGCCATAATGTCGGGCTTGGCGACGGTGCATTTCATGTCGCCCGTCTTGGGGTCTTCCTCGCACCGGCAGGCGGTGAGCAGGTGGTCAAGCAACGCCTCGCGCTGCTTGGAGCCGAGTTCGTTCTCCCACTGGTCGGCAGCCACCTCCACCACGAACTTGTAGGTCGTGTTGCCGATGGCGTTGGCGAGGGCTTGGACTTTCTTGCTGGAGCCCAGAATGACCTGACCCCCTGACTTCCCGGCCCTTTCACGGAAGACTACGACGATCTCGTCCACGACCAGGGCAAGGTCGGGATGGTTGTTGGCGACGAGGGTACGAACGGTAGTGTGTACGTCGTCACTCGCTTTCCAGATTTCCACAGGCATGAGGGTTCTCCTTTTCAGTGTGGTAAACACCTATCCATACCCATCGGGGGGTGGGGAGCACCCCCCTTCACAACCCGAAGACAGAACGAAGGTGTCGCTCTCCCCCCACTGCCCAAACCGCGCTGGGGTCTTTCCCCCGATACTGGACGGGGCGGCACTGAACGCGAGCCCTCTCCAGACGTTGAAGGACACCCCAGACCTCCCGGCCTGACTCGGGGTGAGTGTAACCATGGACCATCTTCTGTCCTGTCTCATCCATGTCGAAAACCACATGGACCATAGCGTTTGGAACCATGAACCGTTGAAGGAAGGCAACCTGCCTGGGCGTGATCTTCGCCCCTCCGGTAGACAGCACCGCATCCCGCTCGGGAGTCACATGAGCCAGGGCAAGGTCAAAGACCCCTTCAACAAGCCACACATCTCCCCCGGCCCAGATGCGGTCGAGGTGTGATGGGGTCAACCCGACGAACACAGGTGCCCAAGCCGACTCGGGCAGGTGGTACTTGCTGACGTTCTTCTCCCCCTCCCAGGTGCGGAACTCCACACCGACAACTCGACCCCGAGGGGACCAGAGGGGGATGGCAAGCCAGTGGTCCACCCGGTGACCCGATGATCCGTGTCGATCAACGAAGGCCCCATCTGGAGCCCGCGTCGATGGACACCGCCACAGACCGACACGCATCTCCTCCATCAGCCTGGACGGCAGGCCACGACCGAGGACATAGCCCTCGGCTTCCTGGGGGGTGTCCTCGGCAGAGGACAACAGTGCTTCGGTCAACCACTCTCTCATGGAGGGGCCTACCCATTCGGGCTGGGGTCAGACCCCCCTGTCAGCGCCAGACGGTGGGGACGTATCGGTGGCTGACCTTGTTCTTGCCGAGCCACAACAGGAAGTCCCCGTTGTCCATGTTCCGAACCACGTCGGGGTCAGCCTTCAGCAGCTTGAACAGCTTACGGGCGGCACCCTTCGACGTAGACTTGTAGAACGCCCGCATCCCTTCCATCTGGGCCATGTAGTCGTCCTTGTCTGCCTCGTCGTAGAACGTGAACTCATCCCATCTCGATGTTCCCGCGAAGTCCTTTCCCTTGAAAGAAATCGGGGAATAGTCTTGCGGCTCGACCTCCAAGAACGACACAACTTCCTCGTTCCCGAGGAAGTTTTTGGGCCACTTGACCTTATCCAACTGCGCCTGCATCTCGGCAGGGGTCATGTAGTTGCCCGGATACTTCTTGGAGAGTTTGGCTGCCTCTTTCAGTGCCTTGGTGCCCACCTCCTCGATAGCCCCTCTCATCGCCGCCACTGCTCGGTCATAGGTCATGTTCTTGGTGATACCGGCATCATTCCAGATGTTGCTCATCAGGAAAGGGCCGTCGGGGCGGAACCACCCACCACGCATCACCCACTCCGTCGAAAATGTGATGCGACGGACCTTGCGCTTGACGGGTTTCCCCGGCATCTCCTCGATCATCACCCTCTGACCACCGAAGCGAGCACGCATGAGGTCACCGGAAATGACCTCATCCCATCCACCTCGGGCCTCTTTCTGGATCCTTGCGAGGATGACCCTACGCTCATCTGACCCAGCAGGAAGACTGGAAGCGAGGCGAATCAAAGCTGGTCGGTTGGAAGCCCACATCGAGCGTTGGGCGTTGTCCCCGAGCCAGCGTTCCACGTCACTGTGCAGGGTTTCTTGGTTCTTGACGCGCCTCAAAGCACTCTGAACCTGCGGGGGTAGGCCGTCGTAGTCCATCGCTGGACTCGATGCGGAGTCGAGGTACTGGCGAAGGATCTTCTCTTGCCGCTTCATCAGCCGAGCGGTCTTGGCCTTCTTCTTGGCCTTGAACTTCTCCAGCAACTCGGCTGGCATCTTGTCGTCACCCTTCGACTTTGACTTCGACTTGCCCTTACCGGGTTGAACACCGTCCTCTTTGGACTTCTCGCAGTTCTCGCGCATCGCGGGAACCTTCAGCTTCTCGCACCCAGCCAGGATCACGCGACGTGCTTCTGACCCCACAGGGAGAGTGGAGGCCACACGGATGAGGAGTTGTCGGTCAGTAGGGGTAGCCATGCGAAATCTCCACGGGGGTACTTACCCTCTCTGGTGCATAGGGGAACTACCGATCTCTGAAGCAACGCCGCTCCCGCTCGCGCCGAATCTCGTCCAATGCCTCCTCGATCTTTGCGAGGGCCACCTCTTGCTTGAACATCGAGGCATCCATCTTCTTGGCGACCCCATCAACCTGCTCCCCGAGTTTGGCGATGAGTTCATCTCGCTGGGCCATACAGTGCTGGAGAGCCGCCGCCCCCTCTGCCCTCACCCGATCCATCACCACATCATATCGACCACGCATGATCTCGATACGACCCTCATGGGCTTTCTCGATCTCTTTCAACTGGGCCTGGAAACCAGAGGTCAGCCCATCGAGCCGCCTCTGCATCCCGAGATGCTGATAGACAAGGAACGCAGCAAACAGCCCGAGACTGCCAAAGTCGAATAGTTGGGAAATCAGGGCATCAGTCATCGTCGCGTCTTCCTATGGGGGCCTCTACACCCATAGGTCATCCAATAGACTGATTACCTCCCTCACGCACAACGAAGCCGCTTCCTGTGGCGAGCCCGAGCGTTCTTGTTGGAGCATGAGCGCGAACAATACTTCGATGTGGACCGGGCCTCCTTCTCGCAACCTTCCCATGCACATAGAGACTCACAGGATCGCTGCAACTGCTCCAACTGACGCTGCTCCTCCTTGCGCCGTGCCTCCTCCGCAGCCTTACGGCGTTGCCCCAAGCGAAGTTCCTTTGCAGCCTTCTCCTTCTCTTTCAAAACGCGCTCGGTGTACGCAATCGCTATCGCCCCATGCAACCGGTAGCCGCAACACCGACAGTGAAGTACCGCATCACGCGGAAAGCCCTGTCCAGAGAAGTCGCGGTCCCGGTACAGGTCCGTAGTGAGGGACGCGCACTTCGCACACGGGATCAACGGTCGAGACATTTTCCACCCCACATGAGGGAAGGTGACAAGTGAGAACCGCGAAAACCCGAGGTGGTTTAGGCCCCACCCCGAATCACGCACAATCCCCGCGAAGAGTTGTGGACCACCGCCCCAAGGTGGCCCCCACCAAACACATACGCCGTCCCGACGAACGAACGGTCGTCAGGAATGACCACTCCCCAGGTAGGGGGTAGCCAGTCAGCAGGAACACGCTGGATAGCCGGGGCCAGCCCAATGTCGAACTCCTCGCCGTACAGAAGCACGGGGTCAGGGAGCCCGTAATACGACAGGTGCGCCATGCAAGCAAGCACTCCATCCTTGGTCCCCGGATGGACATTTCCCCACTCTCGGGAAACACCCTCTGTGGCGATCTCCTCGACAATGCCTCGGTAGAGTTGGTCAAGGGTGTCCTTACGAACAGCCACCCGTAGGAACCCTGTTTCAAAGGCTCGCTCCACCCACATCAGACTCTTGCTCGATGTGATCAAGAATGGGCCTGCATCGGGATCGGTTGATGCGGGCACATTGTCGATCATCAGGGGTCTTTTTTTGACCGGACACTCAACATGCCCCAGCAGGTGGGCGTTCATCGGAAAATCCTCTGCCACCACGACTGTCGGGGGGCCGTGGGAACCCCAGCCCCATTGTCGGGGAGCGATGCGTCCTCCTCATCGGAGGACTTGCTCGCATCGGCCAACAGATCAATCATCTCCCGCGCCCGGTCTGCTCCCTCGGGAGTGTCAGCCCACAGCAAGACCCCTCCCATCTTCCCGACCAAAGTGCCTCCAGGCACCAAGTTCTCTTGGCGGCTTCCACTCACCCAGAGCAACGCTGCCACGTCAGGGCAATCACGAGCGATCTCATGGAGAGGGGCCTTGCCAAAGAACTCACGAAACTCTGCCTTGACCTGGGCCACTTCACCCTTGTCCCAATCCTCCCCTTTGGGGAACCGAGCCCGTAGTGCCCGCTTGACATGACGGTACTGCGCCTGTCGGATTTTGTGGTGAATGGCGCTCGCGGACCTCACTTCACAGCCACCTTACGGAAGGTGGCCTTCCCGTCTTTCTTTTTGAGTCGGTAGACCGTCTGCGCGGCTTCCACCACAGCAGGGTTGTGGGTCACAGCCAGCACGTCAAGCCCCATGCGCTTGCAAAGAAGCGAAAGGAACTGCCCCACGCGAGGGACATAGTGTTCCGCAACGGCTCCCAGGCTCTCGTCCAGCAAGAGCAGGGGCCGCAGCCCGCGTCGATTGAGGACCACAATACGGAGCAGCACTGACTGGACTGTGGACACTGAACCTCCGTATGCGTCTGTGCTGGACCCTTCAGTCACGGTCCCATCCTCCTGTTTCTGTACTGTGAGCAGGTCCACGGCCACCTTACCCCGCTGCACATCAATCTCGGTCCTGACAGAGAGGTCCAGATCATCGAAGATGGCCTGGAGCCCTTCCGTGAGCAAGGCTTCAACCGCCTTGGCGTTGTCCACCACCTCACGGTCGATGAGGGTACGAAAGAGGTCAGCCACCCGGCTCAACACCTCACCCTCAACCTCCAGGGATGACACCTGCCTCTCCACAACGGAGAGGGACCGCACCGCCGCATCCCGTAGGGCTTCGGTTCGGTCCACGTCCCTGCACAGGGACTCAAAAGCGGTCAAGTTCGCCACACGATCACAGTGTAATACTGGTTCCCGTCATTCTCCTCTGCGTCCTCATGGGAGAACGAAACGTATCCCCCACGCTTGCGGGGATGGACCCCAAAGGTCACGGAGTCGAGGTCAAACAGGTCCGCAATAGACCGGACGTACCCGTAGTCAAAGGAAAACGAGGTGTCTCCGAGTTCTGTCTCGGTGGACTGGACCAAGGGGTACATGTCGTCACCCCCCGCTTCCGAGGGCATCGACAGCACCAAAGCGCCATCCTGCGCCTGGAAGGTCACAGCTTGATGGCCCTTGGGGGCAGAAGCCAGCAACACATCAATCGCCCCGCTGAACTCATCTACGTTGAGCACGATGTTGCTGGGAGTCTCCTCCGGCTCCACATCGAGTTTGGGCATCGTCGCAGTCGGACGGCTTACCCCAATGTAGGAGCCATCGGGTCGTAGGAAGATGGAGCAGGAACCTGCCCCCTCCGAACGCGATGCCTCTTGGACGACAACCTCGGAACCCTGGGTGTTCTTGTCCCCGAGGAACCGAAGCACAGCCGGGAGATCCTTCCCCGAGATGCGGAGGTTGAGTGCGGGCAGCGCACGGACCTTGATGGAGGACACCGCCCGACGGTTGGTAGCCTGAAGCACCCCTTCGGTAGCCTCCGTCTGACAGATTTCCGGGCGGCTCGTGTCGTCCGTGCTGACGAAATACTGGGAGAGATTGAGGGCACGCGACAACAGGTCCGGGTCTACTGCCCCCACTTCCTGGGCATTTCCCAGGAGCCCGTCCCAATAGGGGAACTTGGAGGGGTCCAACGAACGCAACTTGATCTTGCTCCGAGGCCCTTTGGCCACCACACTTCCGTTGCCGTCACTCGCCAAGGTCAGAACCCCATCGCCCACCGAGGACACCCACTTGTCCAGCCGCCACGCCTCTACGGTAAAGGCATTACGGGACTCTGGGAGAACGTCGCCCGAGGCCCCCCCAAGAGGAGCACGAGAGAACACCCGCATGTCGTAGGACAAGACCTCAAATGACGGCCCGTCATCAGGCAGGGCGCGAAAGAGGTAATGACTCGACAGGTCTGATCCGCTGCCGACGGTGAGGGAGGCTACTTTGAGGGCGGCACAAAGGTCGTCCTTGGCGATTTCGATCTTCATCAGGGGTTCTCCATGTAGGGGGCGAGGGCTTCACGAGCAGCATCGAGGGCTTGCTCAAACGATTCGACTGCCTGCTCGTATGCAGCGTTGAGCGTATCAAGGGTCTGGTCGAGGGTGTCCGGGTCGAGTTTCTTTCCTCGGATCTCCTTTTCCACATCAGCAAGAGCCTTTTCGGCGGCCTCCTTCCGTCCAGCGATTCTCTGCGACTCCGCAGACAGACGGTCACGCAAGGCCACGGCAGTCTTCAGCCGGGTATCCAGTCCACTACTCATAGAACTCTCCTGTTGGGGTCTGTACCCGACCAGAGGGGTCGCTGACCCCCCCTCAAAGGGTGAAGTCCGCGAAGCCGTTAGCCGCATCGGTGATCTCTTGTACTTTGGTCTTCTTTCCCCGCTTCGCTGCGTTGGCCTGTCTCTGGACCTTCCGTTCCTCGCACACATCCTCAAAGGCGCAGAACTTACAAACGGGAGGGGTCGGGGTCGGGGCGAACTTTTCTTTCCACATCGCTTTCTTGGCATCAAGGGCTCGTTGGGCCAGACCCCGTAGGTCTTCCTCATCGAACTCGATCCACTCCACCCCTGTCTCGATGACCTCACCCCCACTCTCGTCATGGGTCACCTTCCCTGCGGGGAAGCGATACCAGACGTAGGCCAACCGGGCGGGGAGAACCTTGTAGGCCAGCTTGAACAGGAGCGCGTACCAGCGCAACTGGTCCGGGTCGGTGAACCTCATCTTGTGCTTGGTGTTCTTGCCATCAATGATGGTGACCCCAGTGTCGTCCCGACGAACGATGGTGTCAGCCCTGCCGCCGATAGGGTTCCATTTGTCGATCCAGCCCAGGAGGTCAACTTCCGCCTTGGCGTAAGGACCAAGGAGACGGTGCTCCTTCATCGTCTGGAGGTATCCGGCCACTCCCTCACGGCAGACCTCGATCATGTCGGCTCGGGTCATCCGTGCCTCGGAGTAGTCGATCTTGTTCCGGGGCTTGGATGCCAGCCGGTCGAACTCCCGCTCCACGAGGTCGAGCAGAACCCGTGAGAGGTTCTTGGGGTCACGGTAGAGTTCATCGTTGTACATCTTCTCGATGGCGAACTGGATAGCGATCCCCATCACGGCATGGTGCCGTGATCTCTGGGGAGGGCGCGGCTTGGGATTGCCAGGACCATTCCCACAGTCAACCCCATCCCATCCCTTCAACCAAAGAAACTGTTGGGGGCACTCCTCATACGCCTTCAAGTGGCTCCAGTAGAGCGTCGATTGCCGGTTCATGCGCCCTCCAAATAGGCGAGGGCTCGTTCACGGACTTCCGTTGGCACCCCCTCAATCCCCTTCAAGGCATCCTCCAACGTCTCATCATCAGCCTTTGGCTGGAGGGCATCTCGGATGTTGGTAACGAAGGCATCCATCTCGACCTGTCGCTTGACCTGACGGGCTCGGCCCTCAACGTCGAAGACTTCCTTTGGAGGCTTGACCTTGATGCGATGGACTTCGACCTTGACCCCTTCCGAGGAACACCGCAGAACAGCCGCAGCGGGTTCTCGCTCCACCTCGTCCTGGGAGAGTGATCCTCGGGTCAAGGATCCGATGTTCACGAACTGCTTGCCGCCCATGCTCGCGACCCCCTGGTCCTTGTGCCAGTGCCCGAACAGGAACAGATCGGGAGCCGTATCGAGGAGGTCTTTGTACTTCACAATGTCCTCCCCCTCAAACATCGTCCCGCCTTTCTTGGAGGCGAGAACGTGGGCTACGCAGATGAGAATGTCCTCGTCGCCTTTCACGATGCTGGTGAACCGATCCATATCGTAAGTGGTGCCATGGTAAGGAATACCCACCACACGGACGGTGACCCCATCCTGGGTGAACACCACCTCGTGCTCATCGTAGAGCCGGTGGTAGACCCCCGTAGAAAACAGGACTCCAAGAGGTTGCTGGGGCAGGAAGGCATAGTCTCCGTACACCGCGTCGTGATTCCCCGGAGTGCAGTAGACCGGACACGGATAGGTGCTGTGGTGCTCTGCCGTGCGGTTGACCAGAGCATGAGAGTTCCGACCTGGGGACTTCACATGAAAGAAGTCGCCGCCATCGAGGATAGCGGCAGCGTTGACCTCACGGGCAAGGTCACGGACCTGACCCAGCTTGTCGAACACGGTGTCGGCCCAATCATCGGTACGGGATGCAGGTGCCCTATCGGACAGGTGAACGTCGGTACGCCAGACAAGATTGATGCTCACAGTTCCTCCACGATGGGCGCACCCACCTCGTCATCGGGTGGCAGGTCTGCTCCCAGCATCCCCATCATCTTTCGGTACATCTGGTGCGTCGTCAGCTTGGGCTGCTTCGCCTTCCACGCTGCGTAAGCACCGGGGGCAACTTCCCACCCGCAGTCGGGGCAAAACCCCCTCACGATCCCATCAGACCCAATATGGCAACCTCCAGGGAACCCGCACTTCGGGCACCCGCAGTCGGGGCAATCATCACCGTGTTTGCCGTTAGTCCTTCCACAGAAGCGGCACTCAATGGTTGATGGCGATGCCATGTCTCTCTCCTTCATGGACAGTGTTGCAGGTGGGGCAGACCCCACGATCTCCGAGCAGTCTGGTGACTTCAACTTCGGCCTCAGCCACCTCTCTGTCCAGACGCTCCTGTTCCTCGACCAGCTTATTGACCCCAGCATGTGCTTCGGCGTAGCGGTCTTGGAGAGCGGTGACTGTTGCAATCGCCTTTTGAGTCCGCTGGGTGCGAGTGGGGTCAGGGAGGTTCAATGATGGGATCTCTGCATACGTCTGGGCGGTGTCCCGTGCTGTGCGGAGGCGAGAAGCCAGCCCCCCTGCCTCCCGAATCTGCTCTCGGAGTTCCCCCATCGAGGAGGGGTCAGGGAAGGTAGGCTCTTGGAACCCCCGGAGGGCATCAGATACCCCCTGGGCCTCGACCAACCGATCTCGGTATCCAGAGACACGTTCCACCCCCACCGACAGTTTCTCCACCCTGGTTCCGTCAGGAACCCCATCAGGGTCGAAACCATCAAGGGCTTCTACGCGACCCCGCACCGTGGAAAGCCGAGCGAGAAAAGACTCCACCACCCTCGCTTCTTCCTGTGTTTGAGCGAGGGCATCCTGATCCCCTTGAAGTGCGCGGGCTTGGCCCACAACACCGTCGAGGCCGTCGTACTTGGCGACCTCAACCTTGCGGGCATCTACGTCTTTACGACGGACCTTCAACTCCGAGGTCACGGTGCGCCGGTCTTTCTCCGAGGCTTTGAGAGCAGAGGTCAGCTTGCCCACTCGTTCCACATCCGAGAGGGCTTCTGCCACAGCGGACCCTGGACGGTTGACGAGGAACAACGTCCCATCGAACTGTTGGGCAATCTGGGGCCAGAGACGATCCGAAGCCGCGCTGATCTCCCGCACCCCCAATGCCTCGACCTCGGGTGGAACCCCTCGTCCGACATTGGAGATCCCCACCCCATTGATGGAGTAGCGATTGACTTTCTTGCCCTTCCCGTTGGGCTTCTCCGATCCTTTCTGCCAGATGATCTCGGTGCCATCATCGAAAGTCAGTGTGACCGTCAGGTGAGCGGTGCCATGACGCACCAGCGGACCACCAGGGGCGTTGGTAAACACGCCTCGGATGGCCCGCATGAAAGCCGTCTTGCCACTGTTGTTAGGACCAGTCACGACGGTCATGCCGTCGATAATGACCTCGGCATCTTCAATGGACTGAAAGTTCTGGACTCGGACCCGGACAGCCATCGCCACCTCCCTCTCCCCCTACCGGAAAGGGAGAGAACTCCACCCCCCTACACGTCAATGCCTGCGGCTTTCATCGCCACACCCACCTCATCCTCATCTGTTTCATCCACGAAGTTGGAGGCTGCTCCAGATCCAAGGAGAGGGAGCACCCGCTCACGAAGGGCTTGGTAGTCAGCATCATTGTCCAAGAGGTGTTTCCGCATCTTCTCCGATCCCTGAAACTTCACGGGACCGCTGGGGGCACCCTCCCAGGTCAGCCATGACCCCCCTTTCTTGATGATGCCGTGTGCGCTGGCGATCTCCATCATGGTGCGGTGGTTGTCAATACCCTCCCCCCATCGGATGTAGAAGATTTCCTCACGGCCCTGCGACCGAGACAGCTTGCACTTCACAGCCTTGACCTTGATGATCCCGCCCACGACCCTCTCGTCGGTCTTGTGGGTCAGAACATTGTGCTCTCGGGCCTTTTCATTCTGCACCCGCCGAAGTTCCAACCGTGCCGATGCGTAGAACTTCCAGGCGTTGCCTCCCTGCGGCTTGCTCTTGGCCCCCGGACCAGTGTTCATGTTGGCCCGGACCTGACTGATCCCCACGACAGCAGAGCCGCTTCGGGCGATGGTCTTCTTGATGTTGGGGAGTTCCTGGCTCCACACAGACTGGAGTTCGGCTACCTTGCCTTGCTCCGCTACATCGAGAGCATCGCGTTCGGCAAGCCGACGGGGAACGCCCGCGCCCACCGAGTCGAAGATGATGAGGTCAACCCCAGCGGTGGCGTAAGCCATCGCGTACTTGATGCCATCCTCCAACGTCTCGGGCTGGAGCAGTTCAAACCGGGTGGGGTCAGTGACCGGAACGCCAAGAGCAGCGGCGTAGTCGGGAACAATGTCGTTTTCCCAGTCGATGTAAACGCACGACCCTCCTGCTTGGCAGACCTTGGATGCTGCTTCCAGACACAGGGTCGTCTTGCCCGAACTTTCATGGCCCCAAATCTGGGTGACTCGACCTCGGGGGAACCCAGGACACGGAGCAACCCCAAAGCTGTTCGGCTCCCCGCCGATGAGGTAGTCCACCACATCAGATCCCGTTGGGATGTGTGGGAGAGAACGCCGGATAGCAGCATCATCGAGAGGTACGCGGATGTTCGTGTACTCCTTGCCTTTCTTCCGCACGAGGTAATCCCGTACCTTGGACAAGGGATCACTCCCCAGGCTCGTGAGGTCAACCCCACCTCCACTTGATTTCGGCTTCTTTGCTCTCGGCATCTTATTCACCCTCCTCCCGTAGTCGGGACCATCTGAAAAATCTGTCTTGTTCCCGGTGGATCACGCCTTTCTTGACCGTCCGACCAGCCTTCCGCCCACGCTTGAATGTGTGGACCTTGGTGAAGTACCGACTCTCGGTAGGGGTCAGACCCCCCTCCCCCAGCCTCCCATCAAAGAAGTCCCAGAAGCGACCGGCCAGCACCCCCACAAGGTACGCATCGGCTTCGTTGTGATTCCAGTTGCGTCCCCCACCTACGTCCTGCTTCGCGGCTTCGCACATGTCCACTTTGTCCATCTTCCACCCCTTCGGGCGGTCGAGGGTGTCGCGAGCATGTGCTTTCGCTTGGAGGGGCGACCAGAACACCACGTCCATACACTCGGCCCTCAAAGCCTCGCAAGAATAGAGGAACAGGCCGTACATGCCCTCGGACCACATTTGGTCGAAGATGGGGAACTCAATCCCCACCCTGTCTGGACGGTGCTCGCGGATCACGGCCCGCAAGGACTCCCGCTGGGCCATGTAGCGGGTGACGAACTCCTCCTTCGCAGATGTACGAAAACGCCCCCGAGCGGGACACCGAGAGGCATCACCGACGGGGGCGTTTGTATCGTGAAGTGCCCAGCCGTAGTTCGTCAGCGACGGATCAAGGCCAAGCACCAACACGAGTCAAATCACGTCATCGAGCAGGTCGTCCACGTTCTTCGCGGAGTGGTTACCAGTCGGGCTGGCAACCTCGTCGCCCAGCTTTTCGCGCATCTCATCCAGGGTGAGTTCCCGAGCGAGATCACGACGGATGCCCTCGGCCACACGCTCGGCTTTCTGGAGGATCTGTGCCCCCACCTCCCGAAGTGCCTCGGACTTGGCCCCAAGCAGCTTGCGAAGCAGGTTGTCACCCTCGGGGGTGAAACTCATCTTCTGGAACTGCCCATCAGAGCAAGCCATCGAGAGGTCGTGCTTCCCGAGAGGGAACCGCTTGTGGCTACGACCAATCTCGCGGTACTTGCCGGGATCAAAGACCCACGGCTGCACCGACCAGCCCTTGCCAGCCTTGAACGACTCCACGTCGAGTTCGCCGTCCTTGTTGGTCGGCCAAACGACGACCACCGTGGCAATCGCCTGCTTGGGGGTCGCACCAAGGTAGTTGAGCACCGCACTGCGGTTGCTATCAGTGATCAGGACGTAGCCCAACCCCTGCTTGTAGATCCGCTCACAGCCAGTGAAGCGAGGGGCGGAATCATCCGTAGGATGCCCGTCGCCATCGAGTCCGGTGAGCCAGGGGAAGGAAACGCGATAGGTGCGCCCCGTCTCTCCCTTGAATCGCTTGCTGGTCTGGCCGATGTTCTCATCGCCAGACCCAACGGTGAAGTCCATAAATCCGTCTGTCATGTCAGTCTCCAGTGTGTGAAGGCGCGTTCATTTCAATGCCGTTTCGGCGGTGTTTGGTGTTGTGCGCCAAGAGGTCTTACCCGACGGGGATAGGAAACACCCCCCCTCCCCACTAAATGTCGAGGTCATCGAGCAAAGATTCGATTGAACGGGGCTTCAAGGCCACCTCATCTTCCCCGCCGATGGCCGACAGGAACTCGTCGGACTCCTCGTCCGAGCCTGTAGGACCAAGGGACTCTACCGTAAAGGGGTCTTCCTCCGTCTCGGGATCAGCAAGGAGATCACCCACGCTCTCGGCAGGGGTGTCCCCCGTGGAACTCTCCGGCTCGGGCTCGGGCTCGGGCTCGGGGTCAATGAGCGGTGCGACAGCGGCAAGGTCCGGTTCTTCCACCCCTGTCCCGGTGAACATCTCATGGAGATCACGCAAGGTCTTGCGGTCCACGTCGGGCGAGGCTTCAAGGTCAGGAGCCTGCGACCCAGGGGCAGGCTTGCTCCCCCAGAATCCTCCGAGGCCGATCTCCTCGTTGCACAGCTTCATCTGGTCCCTGATGCGACCTTGAACGTCTTTGAGATCACTACGCTTGGCCTTGATGACAATGAGCATCGCCTCCAAATCCGCTTGGGACTGGGCAACTTTGGCGAGGGCTTGGGCTTTCTCCCGCAACTTCATCGTCGCCAGGGCTTCCCGGTCTGCCACATTCCGACCAGCCCTGACCTCGGGATCATTGGCAAAGAGGTCTTTCTTCTCCAAGTCCAGTTCCACGTCCAAGGTGCGGTGTGCAGCCCGGTATTTCTGGAGCCAATGGCTGACCCGTAGGAACAGACCCTCACACTCGGTGAGCATCCGCCGCGTCTGGGCTACCTTTCCTTGAAGACGCTTGGGTCCAAACTGGAGCGGGTCGTCGTCCAGTTCGACCTCCATGCGCGTCAACGTAGCGAAAACGGCATCAATGGCTTCGGCATTGACCTGGGGCAACTCGGGTGCAGTCTCCGACATACGGGCTCCTATTCCTCGGGATCGGTTTCGGGGGGCAAGATGCGCTCCAGATGGGCCACAGTGTTGCGTTTGAGGTCACGCACCCTCGCCTCAAACTGCTCGGGAGTGATCGCCCCCTCACTCAAAGCGGCCCGCCACGCTCCGATACTGGCTTCCAGTGAAAGGAGGAGGTACGAAACCCGCGCTTCCTCGATGGTCATGCCCGAGGCTGCCTCCTCGGCGGTCCCCAGGACAAGATCAAGGTCGGTTGCTCCAGCCGCATCGGTCTGAACGGAGTCCCAGGCTGCGGACATGCCACAGAAGAACTCGCCGCGAGAGGTCTTGACCGCCCGAGTAGCCACGACCTTGGTGACTCGGAGCCGACTCCGTGTCTCCTTGACGGCCACTCGGATTCTGTCGAGTGTCTTTCGGTCCATAGGAACCTCCCCCCGCTCATACCCACCCAGGAACAGAGGGAACCCCCCTCACTCCTCGGAAGCACCACAGAGAGCCCCGATACGATCAGCCAGGAGAGTATTACGCCGGTCAGCCCTATCATTGGCGACTGCCTTACTCACGGCAGCGGCAGACCCAACGATGAACACCCGCTTCTTCGCTCGGGTGATTGCGGTGTAGAGCAGGTTCCGTTGAAGCTGCCTTCCGAATGACGGGAACATAGGAACGACGATCACGTCGTACTCCTGCCCCTGCGACTTGTGGATGGTCTGACAGTATGCCAACCGAATCGGAGGTGTGTGCTTCGCCACGTTGTAGCGCACCATCCTGTCCATCTCCCCACCAAACACCTTGATCTCCAACTCTTTGGCTCGGTGGTCGATGCGGCTAATCTTCCCTATGTCCCCGTTGAACACCCCATGCTCATAGTCGTTCCTGACGACCATGATGCGGTCCCCTTCCCGAATCACATCCCCCATGATCCTGCGCTCGGCAAGTCCAGGGGTAGGGGGGTTGAGCGCCATCCGCAGCAACTCATTCAGAGCCGTGACCCCAGCACCACCCTTATGCCTGGGGGAGAGCACTTGGAAGTTTGCCCGCTTGGCGTAGAGGCGTTGGGCGATACCGCGAATGGTGAACGCTGCCTCATCCTCGGTATCAGCGGGGATTAGCAAGAAATCTCTGTCTTCCATGTCTGGGGTTTTCCCTGCATGAACAGCGTGGGCTGCGGTGATGATGCTGGAAGTGTCTTCCTGACGGAAAATCTGGGTGAGGTGGGTGTGGGGGAAGCGTCCCGAAGACACGAGATCACGCAAAACATCTCCGGCTCCCACCGACGGCAACTGGTAGGGGTCACCCACAAAGACGAGACGACACGTTTCCAGCGTCCCGCCCAACACCCGGTAGAGCATGTGGAGGTCGAGCATCGAGGACTCATCCACGATCACCACCTGCGCGGGATGGGGGTTCTCCGGGCCATAGCCCCAATCCTCCCCCTTCGTATTCGTGCTGCCCTTGGCAGCGGTGTCTCCCACCACCCCCACATAGGTAGCTTCACGTTCCCGAGTCTCAAACCCCTTGGCCGAGAAAGCCCGATGAACCGTCGCAGCCTTGGTTCCGGTGACGGTGGACAAACGCTTGGCAGCGATCCCCGTAGGAGCCACCAAGAGAAAGGGGACCGCCATCTCCCGCAAGATTGCCACCGCCGCTTGTAGGGTGGTGGTCTTCCCGGTCCCCGGAAGCCCGGTGAGCACCGAGATCGGTTCCGTCAACACGCGGAGAGCGGCATCCATCTGGGTAGGGGTGAGGGTGACCTTGTGGCCGATGGCCCACTTCTCCAGTTCCGTCTTCGCTTCATCTGGGTCAAGGCCCATCACCGCTTCGGTCTGTCGAACGTGGAGCAAGTCGGCACACCCCTTTTCCATGGAGGCCGACCAGGGCTCGTAGAGAGCCACCAACCCACCGCGAAACCCACGCTCCACAACCAACTGCTTGTGGGTGACAAGGGTTCCAATCGCGGAGGCTACCTTTTCAGGGGACACATCAGGGCCAGGGATCAAGCGTGAAACCGCTCTCACGACCTGCCCCGTGGAAGCATAGACATGCCCGTCGGAAGCCACCTCTTGAACCGCCGTCAGGACCGCGCCATTGATTCGTCCGGGGTTGTCGAGGGAAACCCCCAGCTTCATCGCTACCTCATCCGCTTCCTTGAAGGAAATCCCCCCTACACGGACCAGAATCCAGGGGTCTTCGGTGATCTTCTCCTCCAGTTCATCCCCGAGGGCTCCCCACACCTTGCCGATTACCCGTGCGGGAACCCCAGCCTCCGAGAGAAACTTGGCTGCATCCAACTGTGTACGCAAAGCCCGCCACCGTTGGATGACGTACAGGCGAGTGATCTCGTCGGACCCCGCAAGGCCATCGAGGGATCCTCCGTCCAACAGGTCTGCGAGTTCCGTTCCTTTTTCTGCGGCGAGATCAAGCAGGTTGCGCCGGAGACGAGGGCCAACATCGTTAGCCGCAAGCGCCGACAGAACCCGGTCCTCGGTCCAGTTGACGGAGATTGGGCTCCGCGTCACCTTCAACTGCTTGCCATACTGGGGGTGTCTCACCCACTTCCCTGCGAAGGACACCCATGACCCCACGTCCACAGCCTGGGCGGGGAAGTGTCCTGCAACCGTTACCGGGAGGGGGTTGTCATCATCGAGGAGGATTTTGGCGATGCGGAAATCTTCACGCTGGAACATGACCGAGGAAACCCGACCACTATATGTCTGTTCACTCATGGTTTCACCACCTTCTGAAGTTCGGTGAGCAGATCCGCAAGGTCGCCTGCCTCACAGATAAGGTCGTCTGGAGAAGCATCGGGGGCCGGACTCTCAAGGGCTTGCACGTCCATGATGACGAGCCGACCCCGATGCCCCGGCATCTTGGAGAACCCAAGCGCCGTGCCACCCACGGACCACCCCGAACTCTCCTGGGACAGTTCTCCGGTGAGCCTCTGGTGGAACAACCACCCTGGGTTCTCACGGTGCCCGTGCGGGCAAAAGCCACCCCACAGACACGAGCCCCCTCCCGGCTGCGTCTTGTCCACAGATTCAGGGTAGTGGTGAAGACTTACCTCCACGGCACTGCCGACGTACTCAGAAAGGATCTCATCGAGATCCGCATCGGGATCCCCAAGCCGTGACACGACCAGGGAGTCCCCGGAGGACGTTGCCGGGACGAAAATCCCTTCCAAGATCAGGATGGGGGAAGACATAACCCCCCTTACCCGCTCGGAGGGGGCGCGAACCCCCTACTCCGTCTTGTGGGTGAGCGTCTTCATCGTGCGAATCATCTGGACAAAGGAGAGGGCGGCCACTTTCGCCCGATCCGTGAAGTAATCTCGCTTGAGGTCACGCATCACTGCGACCCCACCGGACTCAAAGAGGAAGACAACCCGGCCCCGCTCCCGCTCCGTACCTACAAGGGTGACCCCAGCCACCCGGAGATAGCTGGCGAAATACAGGTCGCTGGTCCGATACAGATTGTCTTCCACTTCATCCCCACGCACAACAGCCTCGGAGTAGAGGGGACTCTACCCGAGGCTGTTGAAGGAGGGGTCCACTACCCCACATCACCCATCAACTGACGACGCTTCCGTCCACGTTGTAAGCGGCTACGGCTGCGCCAGTCACGGCGACGTAGGTGTAGGTGGCAGCGGCGTAGTGAGCGATGTCGCCCACGGTGGCCGAGATGGTGAAGGAACCGCTCTGGTACATCTGTCGCCAACCGTCATCGTCAAAAGAGCCGTTGTCCGCAGCGATGGGGGCTGCGGTGTTGTAGGTTGAGCCAGCAGGAAGGGTGTAAGAACCACCCGTCGCAACCTTCATAAGATTGGCCTGCGTTCCGATGGAAGCCTGACCCGCCACACTTCCCAACACATTCGTCGGGAATGGCATCGTGTTTGCGCCCATGCCGAGCGTGGTCACGAGGATGTTGTTGAGGGCAGTTTCGGTAACCGCCGCGCCAGCATCCAGCAGAGCGATGATCGCAAGAGCAGCCGCGTCTGCGTTGGCCTCGGAAATCTGGTTTCCAGAAGCCTCGTCGTTGGTCACGGCACCGATGTAAGGACCGAGGCCCGACAGGGCAGCGGTAGTCACGTTGGCAGCGGTATTGCCCACGATGGTGTCGTTCTCCCGGTAAGCCGGGATATACCCGCTCTGGGGGTATGCCTGATAGGAAAAGGCACGACGGGAGGTGTTGGGGAGTAGATCCGTGATCTGATGGGCACCTGCGCCCAGGTCAGTGCGGATACGGTAGACGTATGCTTCGTTAGCCATGTTCGTTTCTCCGAGAGTGATGAGCGGGGTGGACCCTGCACATAAGATGTGGGTATTGAATGATTATCGAGGTGGTCCACCCGGCATGAACGCCGTGATGCGGAAAGGGACTGCTCCACCGATCCCATGCAGATAAAGCAGGGACAGAGAGGTGGGATCGAAAGTCAGAGAAGACTGTCCCGCCACTGACGGCGGGATCAGCATTTCGGGGTCACCTGCCGAGGTGCTGATCCCCATAGGGTCAGCACCGCTATCGTTGTGGATCGTCAGAGAGGTGACCTCACGGGGAAAAGCAATCGCCACTGCCCCGAGTGGGGGGAGCCCGGTGGCCGTGGCAGCCACGGCGGGAGCCGCACCCGACAGAGTAAGGAACCCTTCGGTCTGTGTGGGGGGAACAACCAGCACCGGACCTGCCGGTAAGACTGTCCCTGCCGCGTCTATCTCTCGGATACGCCAAAAGGACATAGCCGCATCACCAGGGATGGTGGCGTTGGAGTAGTCATTGAGATCAATGGACACTCGGGTCAGCCCACGGAGGGAAGACTCATCTCGTCCTCGACCCGTCCGCTGGATAGTCGGAGACTCCAGGGTGCGGCCCCTGCCAACCGTGAACGCGGTGGTCCCTCCAGCGAAGGCTGCCGTTAGCGTCATGGCAGCACGGAACTGGTATGCCGCGACCAAGGGATCAGACCGAAGGCTGAAATCAATCAGCCCGCGAGATCGTCCAATCAGATTCGGAATGACCATGCTTGTTCTCCTACCGGGGCGCTGCCGATAGGCGACCTATTGAGGGTCCACTTCCACTACCTCTACGTCGATGATGTTCTTCCCTCGCTCTTTCTGGAGACGCAATCGCCGTGCCGCCCGGACGAAAACGACCCCGAGCACAGCGAGCGTCGTAACGGTCAGCACGAAGGTAAACGTGAACGCCCTCTGAAAGTTGCCTGCGAACTGCGCGGAGAGCGGCTGCTCCTCATCGGGAGGAGGCAGGCGTTTCACTTCTTTTCCTTCCGCGCCCGCGCCTCGTAGCCAGAGGTGTCCTTGCCCTTGGACCTCGCCAGTTTGGTTGCCTCGCTCCATGACCCCACCCTCTCGCCCTCAACATTCGGGGCCAGCTTGCCCCCCGCGTCTTGGCCTCGTTCAGCTTGGGCCGCATCCAGACGACGATTCTTCGCTCTCATCTGACCCCGGACCCGGTTGTTCTTCCCAGCCCATCCATCACCCCGCAGGATAAATCCTGATCCTCCCGAAACCAACTTCGTAGCGGGGGTGTGCCCACACGCCGGACAATCTTGGGGTTCTCGGTAGCGTGCTATCGGGAGCAGCTTTTCAAAGTGCTCCTCACAGGCATCGCAGCGGTATTCGTAGGTGGGCATACACAGGGCTCCTGGCTCCCCCACCCTACCCACGGGAAGGTCAGAGGGCGAGGCTGTACTCTTTGCCGTCCTTATCAAGCACACCCTTGGCCACAAGCCGCTGAAGGAACTTCGTGTGTTGCTGGGGGTTGCCCCCAAAGCCGTAGGCCAGCGTTGAAGCCGAGACAGTATCCCCCGTCGCCTTCAAATACTTGATGAGCGATTTCTCGGTCAACACGTCCTTCGCCCCCACATCCGATGCCTGCCGGAGCAACACCTTGCGGTGTTCTGACCCCACGGGGAACGTGGAAGCCATACGAATGAGCAAAGCCCGACGGCGACGATGGACCTCCGACCAGTAGACACTCGCTATGTCACGGTCTTTCAGGATCTCACGGTCTTGTCTCGGGAGCCCCTTGGCCAACTCTGCGTCGGAAAGACCCGCCAACGCAGCCCTCATCTTCTTCAGGAGTTTCTGGAAGTTTGCGGCGATCTTCTGGGTGGTGGGGATTCGGATGGGGTTGTCGTCTTCATCCGTCTGCCCCTCAAAATACTTCTCCATGAAGGGACGGAACTTCGTGCCCTCCAGGGTCACATCACCCTCCCCCTTTCCTCTCGCGGATACCCCAAGAAAGTTCTTGTTGGCCTGGACGGAAGCCAACAGAGCCTCCCAAATCCGAGCCTGTGCAGGGGCATCAGCCAACACCCGCTTCATCACGGGATCGATGGCTTTCAGATACAACTCCTTGGTGAGCATGTCAGCAGGGTCCGGGGGTGTGTATCCCCTCGGGACAATCTGCTGGCCTTCCTCGGTTTCGGGGAATGGTCCCTCCCACTTCCCGGCATCCACCGAGCGGACCCAATCCTTCGTCTTGTTGCGGGCAATCCCCATCAACCTCTTGATAATGAAAGCGAGGTTGAACTTCTTGGACTTCAGTTCCTTCCCGACAGACCGGAAGATGTTGTCTCCAGTCGCGTAGGGCTCCTCGCCGCTCACGCGCTCGACATAATCACCAAAGCCACCTTTCTCATTCTTCACGCGAGAGTCGAAGCGCATCCCAGGCCAGTGTTGACCCCCGTGTGAGAGTACCTGGGCAACATCCTCACCAGAGATTCCTGACAGGGCAGGTTGCCACTTGGCCACCTCGTCCACGGCACGGCCCAAGGCCGAGTTTCCGCCCCTCACCAAAGCCGTCCACAGCCCCATGTTGGCCGTGGGGTCAACGAACGTAAGGGCCTCTCCGGGGCGCTGTGCGGTGCCCTCGTCCCAGCCATTAGCGGCAAGTGCCTTCACATACGGCTCGTAGTCGCCCTGCTTCAGATCACTCTTGACCCGATCACCCGACTTGCCGGTGAGCCCCCCAAGGAACTCGTAGCGAGCCAGAAAATCCTCACGGGCTCCCGCCTCTTTGATCAAAGCAAGGATCACTCGGCGGTCACGGCTCCCTGACGGCAGGGATACCGCCAAACGAACCAAAGCGGCAGCGTAGCGATTCATGGGGATCTCTCCAAAGGGACTTCTCTTCTACCCCCACTACCCAGATAGACGACCTACCGACACCACCCTGATCAGGGGTGATCCCCCCGCCAAAAAATAAGCATGGGGCACGGGGCCGCATCTGGCCCACTTCGATCCACTTGATGGCCAAGGTGGGGTTGACCCATAGGGTCACGGCGGATAGGATGTTGAGAAGTCGCAGACCTTGACCCGCTCGGTAAGAGCACCGTCCCCGTCCTCGACCAAAAACCACTCACCCATCCTGTCCAGCTTGCTGGCATCGGAACTCCAAGGAATCCCATGACCCGACGACTCTCATACCTGCTCTCCCTGCTCGATCTCATCCACGGTGCTTCCCCCCAGACTCCCAGCGAAGTTGAATCGCTGGTCGCAGCCGGGATCACCGACCTCGCCAAAGCCACGGCCCGCAAACGGAGTATCGTTCGACGCGACTCCGTGAACCAGAACGGCTACCGGGGCACCGGCTCACAAGCCCTCCTCTGCGCTGACCTCTGGTCTGCTCTCCAGGGTGACGCGGCTGGGCTGCTCTCCCACCTCCGGTCAGACGACCACGAGACGGTGACGACCCACCTCTCCTCCCTGGTCGATGAAGCCGCACCGCTGACCTCATCAGAATGGCTGGAAGCCCAACTGCGCGACCGCGCCCTGGACCGCCGACTCGCCGCGCTGCTCTCCCGCGACTACCCCTCCGAAGACTACGCCGAATGTCTCTCGTTGACGGGGCTCTGGATCGCCAAATGGGCCGCAGGTGGCACCTTCGACAAGGCACTGGCCGAGAAAGGCACCGTATCGCTCTCCACGCTCTACAAGTTTCTGAAGCGCAAGCACTTCTCCAGCGTCTTCGTCCGAGGCGCAGAACCCCTCGCTCGGATGCGTGGGGCACGGACCCAGCACGAGATCCGAGTTCGCGTCGAGACAGAATCCCCCGAGTACGTTTGCCAGCGGGCCAACCAGGGGACCGAGTGGGAAGTCGCCTACGAGGGAGACGAGGATGATCTCCATGAGGTGATCATCTCTCGGAGCCCGAGCCCGGAAGATATGCTCATCCTCACCGACGAAGACACAATCCAGACCACAGGCGGTCGTGCTCTCGTCCGTGCTGCCCACCGAGGAGCCGCCGAGCGTTATCAGCGGGTCTACGACGCTTTGATCGCTGGGGCTACCCGCGATGAGATCGCTGCCAGCGAAGGTGTCTCCACCCTCCGAGCAGCCCACCTTGCCGGACGAGTTCGCAAGTCTCTTCGTGACGGTCCAGTCACCGTTGGAAACGCCGAACGCATCCTGCGGCTCGTGGCCGATGAGCCATGGTCAACCCGCGAGGAAATCCAGTCAGACCTCCGGCTCGACGCTGCCGACACCCGCCGCGCAATCGCATACCTCTGTGAGCAGGGGCTTCTGGACGAGGCTCCCGGCGAGTCCTACGCCGTCGCTGCATCACTCCGGTAGGTCCACCAGCTTCGCTTTACGGGGATCGAACAAGACAAGGCCATCTGCCGCTTTGTCGGAGATCACCCCGTCGTATCCAAGGTCTTTTACCTCGGCTGTGACGACAGCGGCGTACATGGGATCGTCTGAATACTGCCAGGGCTTGAATCCCATCCCTTCCTTGATCGTCGCCATCTCGCTGCTCTGGGCATCGAGCAGTTTGAGGCTGGACGGAATCTTGTAGGCGTATACCTGACCCCCGGCTCGGTCAGCAAAGAACTGGGCGATCCCCTTGTCCCACGCGAGATAAAGGCCACGTCCCAGAGCACCAAAGCCAGCCCCGCCACCGGCACCGGGGTTCTTGGCCCCACGAAAGAAGATGCCCTTGTTGCGACTGTGGAGGCCACGGAAGAACTTGGCTTCGGAGGCCCACCGCTCGGCTACTTTCTGGGGGGATGCGCTCATACCATTCTCCGTTGTGCCCTCTACGGACATTCGGTAGGTGGTTGACCCCCTTCACGGAGCGACCACCGAGGCGCACAGGGTCAGATGAGCCCCATGGCCAGCATCCACGAGGGTGACCCATCGGGACCATAGCCGTCCATCTCGACGTTGCGTACCCCACTGACCGTTGGCCCGGAAGCCTCACTGTCCATCTTCTGCAAGGCTCTCGTGGAGGGGGGCTTTGGAAAACCACGGAGGTACTTGTGGAGACTGACCGTGCGGAGTTTGATCTTCCTACCCTCAATCTCCACCTCGGACATGGAGGGGTTGCGCTCCGAGAAGAACACCTCTGCACGCGATCCCTTCGCGTACACGGTCCCGTCCTTCAACTTCAAATCTGCCGAGAGGGTGGTCTTCTTGGAGGCGGTCTTGTGGACGGCGACATGGTGAAGCCCAGCAAGGATAGCCTTCCGCTCATCTGACCCCGTGGGGAGGGTAGAAGCAAGGCGGATGAGGCGTTTACGGTCAGATCCAGTAAGGGTCTTGGACATGGGTTGTCTCCGGTACTTGACCTTATCGGAGAGATAAAGAAGCTACCGGCGTTGCCGCCGAGAAGCCATCAAGTAGCGAGCGGCAACCCGCGATGCTGATCGGATTGGAGGACGGTACTCCTCATCCGCGTCCCAGGGACCGTAGTGCCGGTTCCGTATCCCGTTGATCAGCGCGTCTTCGGCGGTGTACCGCTTCATCTTGCGCGGCTTGAACTCCGCGTAGAACTCACGCTTCGGCCAGCCGCGCTTGGTGTAGCTGGGGTCAGGTTGACGGCCAAGCGTCTCCCAGATCCCCTCAACCGTCTGCCAGTCAAATACGCGACCGTCCTTCCGCTCGACCCAGGCGTGAGGACCGACCAAGCCATGCACGTTCCCGTGAACAACAATGTCGTCAGGGGATGATCCTGGGCCTTTGCCATCCCACATGACAGCGTAGCGGAAGCACTGGCCTCCGACGATACACTGACCATCAGAACTGGCGGTCTTGGTCTTCTCTTTTGGATGCACGGAATGAACCGTAGGCTTCGCCCCATAAGTAGAAAGGTCTACGGGGTGTTGAAACACCCATCCGTCTACCCCCCAACAACTCTCCACAATCTTGCGCTTGGGATCAATCACCACTCCGTGGTGCCATGGCCATTGAACCCAGTCGCCTTTCTTCGCCTTGCTCCAAGGAATGGGGGTGTTCAAGTCAACCGTGATGTCGCCTTGGGGGTAAAGTCGGCTGCCATGGATCTGTTCCGTCCGCAGCGTGGCGTGGCTCCCACAGTCATAGTAGGAGTAGGTGGTAGGAAGCCGTTGGACCTTTACCGCCTTCAGCCCGTGCCTCTTCCACTTGGCAACGAACTCTTTGAGGGTCATCTTCTCACAATCGGGCACCCCAGCTTTCAGTGGGCACAGCCGAGGCTTTCCGTCCTCCCTTTCATGCTTGTCATGCCAGAGGGAATGGTAGTCTTCCTCCAACTCCTTTATCAGAGGGGAGGAGGCGTAGCGAGCCGCTACCCGAGCCGCCTGATGCTGCGGAGACACAGCGATAGCAACTCGTTTGGGGTCCGGGTGATTCACGATGAGGGCTCCTGACCCCTCGGAACCTATAGGGCTCCTACCGCTACTCGGAGATTGAAGGGGTCGTCTGGCATGGACCCACGTTGTCGTCAGGATCAAGGGGGACAGGATCGTCACCACTCGACACCAGTTGACCTCCCTCGATGACCGCCGACACAACGACCGAAAAGGTGGGGTCAAAGACCACAAGGCTGGGCTTCCCTGCCCACATCAGAATGTTCCTGGCATCCAACGCCGGGGCACCAAACCCCTTCATCAAACGCGCTGCCGACCCCATCGCCTCATGGACGGTCAGGTAAGCCGCACTCAGCACGGTCGGTTTCAGATCCCGGTCCACAATCCATAATCGGTACACAGCGCCCCTCCCCGGAGAAGGGGGGTTGCGAAGACCCCCCGATCCGAGTAGACCCTACCCGGTAAGTCCCCCTCTTCGGAGGGGGTGTCAGAAACTCACGGGACATTTAGGCCGGTCGCCAGATCGGTGCTTGACTGAATCTTTGGGTTGTTTGATCGGGGAAACCCGAGGGGTAAGGAACACCCCCGCTTGCTCGCTCTTTCCCATTCGGAACTTCAAGGGTTGACCCACCCCCCTGTAAAGGGGACGGGTTCTCGGGATCAGTCTTCGCTCGGCCCTTTTGACACCACCCCTCTCACCTCGGGAAAGGAGAGAGGGAGTCAAAAGGCGTGCTGCTCGGAAATCGGATCCTTCACCTTCGGCATCCTCTACCCCCTCACTGGCGCAGGAGGGGGACGACAGACTCAATAGACTCTGTTTAGGAGAGGGAAACCGTTAGGTTGACCGATTCAAAATAAATCAGACACTCAATAATGATCCTCCGATCCTTCATCAAAAGACTCCTTCCCGTAGTAGTAGCAACACCACCCATACACCTACACCTATCCATCCCACTCCGCTTTTCCGATCACGGACTCGCTGTCCGGGTCCAACTGCGCCTTCGTTCCGTAGATCGTCTATCGTCCCCTCCTGTAAAGGAGGTTCACCATGGGCAGGGCTGACTACCGTAAGGGCAGGGCTCCGATCCGTTCTGCCACAGAACTGGCAGAACTCCTCCCTGGAACCATCTACCTGTTAGCCACAGGTCTTGCTGGCCCGTTGTTTCCCAATAACGGGCGACCTGCTCCTTCCTTGGCGGTGAAGGTCATCCCTTTGGCGGAACTGCCCCCAGCCCTACAGTCGTTGGAGTCGGCACTCCCGATATGGGTCCACTGGACCCAGTGGGAGAACGTCGTTGTTCCCATCATGTCTGACGCGAGGACTCTCCAGTGGGCAAAGCAGTTCTCTCCCCGCACTGTCACCGATGGGGTGGTTGTGAGTTCACCTGACGGCGGATGGGGTCAGCCGTTGCCTCTCCCCAATGATGTGGTCGGTCCTGACGGAGAGGTTGTCTACTCCGAGGGAGACGATGCAGGAATGGCCCGCGTCTCCCGCCAACTGCCATCCCCCTTGTACGCATCAAAAGAGTACATCGAGGCGATGGCTGGCATCATTCAGGTCGTAGCTGAAAACGCGGGCTATTGAGGGGGGTTGGCCCGCACCGCATCTGGGTAGTAGTGCTCACGAGGATGGCAAATGGCACAGCGCAAAGGACCAGTAGTAGGCAAGGTGGAATGGATCGCTTGTCGAGCGGTTGCAGCGTGTGAAGGCCGACAATCAGAACTCATCCAAGTCTTCAAGCCCCCCAAGGGCATCAATCCGATGACCCTCCGCTATCGGTGCTTGACGTGTAAGCGCCTCTTCCAGATTGTGTTCTGATGAGCACTCCGATCTTGTTTCATGGACCCCTCGCCAGAGGGCTCGCCATCTCCCATGCACGGGAGACAGGACGGATGATCCTCGACCCCATCGGAGACGATGGGCTCAAAGTGGATGACTCCCGACGGGTTGTGGAACTGGCTGGGAACTCTGGGGTTGGGGACCGACCTCCCGTAGTAGTGCTTGGTCCCATCGACCGTGCCACCCCCGAGGCTTCCGACGCTCTCTTGAAGACCCTGGAGGATCTGGCAGACGGACCTCTGGGGGTCATTCTCTGGGCTGACTACCTGGGCGGGGTCACGGGCACCATCCAATCCCGCACCCTCCCTCGATGGTGCCCCCCAGACGCAAAGTGGGCTTCACCCTTCCTCGATGAGCACGCCGAGCGATTGTTCGATGCGTTCCAAGCAGGGGACGCAGCTACTTGTCTGGAAATCCTGCATGACCGCAAGAAAGAGTGGGGTGGCCTCTTGGTGGGGTTCAGTGAGGTCATGGCCAGACGAGGCACGGAAGATGCTGCGATGGTGCGTGCCTGGGTTGCAATCCGCCCTCTCCTCGACGGCAAGGGATCACACTTGGTGGCAGCCTCCGCGTTGATGGAGGCCATGCCGTGAAGCTGTCTTGGGCCAAGCCTCCCGCAGCCATGGTTGTGGGAGGGGACAATGCTTTTGTGCGACGGCGCTGGGTTCGCGAGGCGATACTCGGAGCGCATGTCGCCGGGTTTGAGGTGGTTCATGCCGCTGACGACGATGAAATCTGTGCTGCGCTCTCCATGGGGGCAACCTTTGGACTCCCCACCTTTGTCGTAGCCGAGGCCAAGAACGCGAACCCCGAGACGGTCAAAGTCCAAGTCGAGGGGAAGCCTTCCCAGACATGCTTGCTCCTCACCGCAAGGGGGGCCGTGGATGAGAAGAAACTTCCCGCCACAGCCCCCATCCACGGGGCTTACCAGACCATCTTCAAATGGCCCACCCAACGTAAGGACCAACGTAAGTTGGCAGGTCGTTTTATGGTGGCCGAATCGGCACGTCTGATGGGCCAGAAGAACGCTATCGATCCACGTCTCGGGGAACGCTGGGTCGAAGCGGTGGGCACCGATCTCGGGACGTTGGCGTTTGAAGTGGCCAAGGCATCTGCACTGGCAAGGTCAGAGGGAACACCCACCATCACAGTGGAGCATGTACGCGCTACCGTTCGGGGATCCCCCGATGCCGACATGCAACCCTTACGGGAAGCATTGGCCAACGCAGACGAGGTAAGGGTTGCGAAAGCCCTCGCCAAGATCCGAGCAAAGAGTGTCACTGACCCCACGATGCTCCTATTGCGGGCTCGGGGTGGCCCCGCTGATCTGGCTTATCAATGGCTCCGCGTGTCCCTGCTCCTGGCCCGAGGTTGGGATGGGCAAAGGATCGCCTCCGGCATTGGTGTGCCCGAATGGGCCGTTCGTCGTGACCACATCCCCGCTGCGAGAAAATGGGGGGTAAAATCCCTCCAGCAACTCGTAAGAAATCTTGCCTTCACCGACCGAGGGCTACTCAAAGGCATCCCTGCCCCATGGGTGGCTTGTGTAGCCTCTCTCCTTCAAGGTTGCCGTTCGGTAACGGGTCGATAGCCCTTACCCTTATGCACTGAATCCCTATCATCTCCACGCTCTGCCGAGAGGAACCACATGGACCAACCACGCCCCCCCGCCGCACACAATACAGATGGCCTACAGACGCTTCCGGGGACGGTTTTCCATGCGGACCTCAAACCTACCTTCTCCTTCGCCAACCCCCTCTCCCAGTTCGTGATCACACGCTCCTACCTGCGATGGCGGGAAGAGGACTCTCGGCGTGAGGTCTACCCCGAAGCGGTGGACCGATATGTGGATTTCATCGACCGGAATCGGGACATTCCATCAGCGGTGTTGAAGTCAGTGCGTGAGGGGATGCTGGAGATGGGGACGCTGCCGTCGATGCGGGCATTGTGGTCGGCTGGTCCTGCGGCAGAGCGCGACAACACGATGATCTACAACTGCTCCTTCCTGCCGATGGACAACCTGCGGGCCTTCGCGGAGATGCTCTACATCTTGATGATGGGCACTGGCGTTGGCTACTCCGTCGAACGGAAGTTCGTCAGCAATCTACCGTTGGTTGCCCCCCGTAACGGGAAGACAGTCTCGTACCTGATCCCAGACTCAACGGAGGGTTGGGCCGACGCGGTGTTCCACGGACTCACCTCCATGTGGAAGGGCTATACGGTCGAGTTCGACTACTCCCTGATCCGACTTGAAGGTTCACGGTGCATGACGAAAGGGGGCAGGGCTTCCGGGCCAAAACCTCTACGTCTTCTCTTGGAGTTCTGCCAGGAGGTCATCGACGGGGCCTCGGGCCGACACCTGACCTCGTTGGAGGTCAGCGACATTTGCTGCATGATCGGAGAGATCGTCAAGGCAGGGGGTGTGCGTCGTGCTGCTCTCATCTGCTTCTCTGACCCTGACGACGAGGAGATGCGCCACGCGAAAGACTGGAGCCGAGGCAAGTTTCCCGAGCACCGATACATGGCGAACCTGTCTGCATTCTGGAGCGATAAGCCTGACCGTCAGACCTTCGATGCAGAGTGGGCCGCCCTACGGAACAGCGGCAGCGGTGAGCGTGGGTTTTACATGATCCCGAGCGCCAAGCGTCGAGAACGCCGTGGAGACATGCGCTCCAACCCGTGTGGGGAGATCCTACTCCGCTACGCGGTAGCGGAAGACCCCTGGACCGGCGAAGGGGGTGGAGGCCAGTTCTGCAATCTCTCGGCTGCTGTCATGCGAGCCGACGACACTGTTCATTCCTTCGCTGAAAAGGTCAAGGTGGCTACTTGGATCGGCGCGATTCAAGCGTCCTTCACCCACTTCCCGTACCTCCGTCCGGCTTGGAAGAAGCACTGTGATGAGGACCGGCTCCTGGGAGTGGACATTACCGGGCACTGTGACAACCCCACCCTGTCCAATGACCCCAAGGCCATGACCTACTTCAACCGCGTGGCCCTGGAAACTGCTGCCGCAGCCTCGGCTCACCTCAACATTCCGATGCCCGCTTCGGTGGCCTGTGGGAAGCCGAGTGGCAACAGTTCACAGGCTGTGGATTGTGCGAGCGGGTTCCACACACGGTGGTCACCGTTCTACATCCGTCGCGTGCGGGTCAGTGCCACCGATCCTCTCTTCCACCTCATTCGCGACTCGGGTGCTCCTGTCCACAAGGACGTGAAATACAAGGACGGACCTGATGATGAATGTCCTACATGGGTGGTCGAGTTCCCCGTGAAGGCCCCCAAGGGGTGCATGACCCGCGACGATGAGACTGCTTTGGAACAGCTTGGACGCTACCTTCACATCATGCAGACGTGGTGCTCTCGGCGCGGCCACAACCAGAGTGCCACCGTCTACGTTCGTGACCATGAGTGGGACGAGGTAGGGAACTGGCTCTACACGCACTTCGATGAAGTGACCGGCCTCTCGTTTCTCCCCTACGATGGGGGCAACTACGAACTCGCCCCCTACACGAAGATCACCGAGGAAGAATACCTACGGTTGAGTGAGGACTTTCCCACCGTCGATTACGGACTCCTCTCCCGCTACGAGACAGAGGACATGGGCCAGGGCGCACAGACCCTTGCTTGCATGGGGGGTTCCTGCGAGATTGACTTCGATGCCCACGCCAGCACCCCCTAAACAGCGGTGTCCGTGATGATTGCGCGAGCGGCCACAGGGGTCTGAAAGGCGACCCCTCCGGGTAAGGTGCAGCATGGAAAACAAAACCCCCGAAGCTGATGTGGAAGTCGTGCGTCTCATCTTGGAGATGAGGCACAACCTCAACGACGGTTCCCTCCAGACCTCACATCGCCCAGCCTCGGACACTGATGCAGAAGTGATGGGGGGGTGGCCCTCTGGGGGTCTGGCCCAAGCAGGTCATTCTCTGTTCGTGGAGATGCTTCGGCATGAAGCCTATCTCTTGGCTCTCGTCACGATTTCCGAGCGGGAGAATGGATCCGCAGAGCCCCTGGACCGGAAGGACTTGGCCGAACGAGTCCGACTACGACTACTTCGGATGACCGACACCTTCATAGATGCGGCGTGTGAGGAAGTTCTGGTTCGGGTGGGTGCGCTGGCTACCCCCGCTGTATCTGACTCGGCGTAGGTCCGTCGTTGGTGGGCATTGGCCTCTCCTTTAGCGGTTATCTCGGGTAGAAGCCGATGTTCCAGTTGGTGTTGTCTTCCATCTCGTAGCCCAGCTTCTTGGCGATGGCCCTCACCGCCTTGCGGTGAGGTTCAGCCATGCGTGACCCGTAGTAGAAATAGTCATACCCAGCCCCATCAAAGTGGAGCACCACATCGGCCCCCGCTTCGTCCTTGGCCCGGTCCCCGATCCAAACACCGGCATCCGCTACGGGGTCATACTTGCCCCCCTTCCCCCACTTGGGGTCATCCATCATCTGCTCGGATTCGATTTGGATGGAGTGGAGGTATGCCTCCAGGGCTTCTTTGAGGCGGCGGGTGTTTCGTGCCGCTTGGAACGCACGGGCCACTCGCCGGGTACTGGGTTGGTCAGACATACGAGAAGTCTCCTCTACGCCACACCAATCAATAGAGGACTTACCGCACCCCTCAAAAGCGAGCCTTCATGTCCTCATACTTGGCAGGGGCTACTCGTCGTAGGCGGCTCGGCTCCATCTCCAAAGCCTGAAACGTCTCGGCAAAGTCCTCCGAGGCGTTCGTGTCCGCGTATGCCGAAATGTATGGTTCATGGCCGTAGGGGTCCGAGGACCAAGCGGTCACCACCAGATTCAACTTGTCCTCCAGTGCGTGCCCGAGTTCATGGACAATGTGGGAGCGCCAGGGGGGAACGCTTTGGGACACAGAGTGGAAACCACTCTTTCCGAGCACTAAACGCATCACGCCACCGGCCCGCCAAGAGGCATCCTCGGTGCTCTTGTTGCGCCCGACCAGCATCACCTCCTTGACTTCCGACTGCCAGAGGCGGGCAGCCCGCTTGGGCAACTTGGAGACGGCTTTGGTGATCGCCAACAATGCCGGGGCCAAGTGGTGGTCGTTGTCCCAGTCAATGCGGGATGTGGTCGTGTGTTTCCCCGTTGCCTGCTCAAAGGCGCGTAGTGCTTCGTAGAATGTCGGACCTACCTTCCTTTTCCGTGCTCGGGGGGGTCGAACTTTCTTCAACACCGCGATCTCGTCGGAGTCCACATCGTATGAGGTCAAGTAGTCCCACAGTTCACCTACTGGGAACGGGTCAAGGTTCCCGAACCCGGAGGACTTGATCATCTGCCGCAGGACGCGGGCGGCAGGACTACTCTCCCCCCACCCTGTGGGGTCACCCTCGGCTGCCTTGATGAGTTTTTCCAGATAGGGCAGCGTCCAGTTGGCTTGGGACTTCGCCCACCGGGAAGCTACACGTTGGCTTGAAGGGGTCATCGCCGCCTCACAAAAGGAACTGGGTGGAGACGTTCTCACCAGCAACAACGTGGGGGAGTTGTACCCCGAGTCGATCCACACCGACCTCATAGGCTTGAGCATTCAACGTGCTCAACATTCGGCGTTCCACCTGAAGGATGCTGGGGGACAGGCGCACCTGTGCGCCACTGATCCCAACAGTTCCCACTGGTCCTCCCGTTGGCCCCAGCACTGTGTCCAAGCGATACGTCCCAGCGTTGATCCCACTTCCAATGGTGATGGTGGTGTCCACTGGGATGAGGCTCCAATCAGGGGCCGCGCTCAATGTCACCGTATCCACGCCAGGAGCGGTCAGAGTCCCTGTGAGAACAAGGGACGTGGAGAGGGTGTAGGTCACTGATGTTGGGTCGATGCCCCCCAGGAGAACCCTCTTTGACACCACCCGATAGCGACCCTTGTTAGCACCAGCGGATAAGGTGAGGATTGCCCCAGCCCGGACGTTCTGGAAGGACTTGGTGGGGTCCGAAAAGTGCATCCGGTTGGTGAGGGTGTCCCCGGATCCGGTGATGCGCTGGGCACCCAGACACCACTTCCGCAGGTCGGCGTAGTAATAGGAGTCGAGATCAAGGGAAAGGCCCCCACTGTCATCCGCGATCTTGTCGAAGGCATCGCGGAACAAGTAGGAGTACGAATAGATGACGTGCGCTGGCTTCAAGGCTGCCAGCACCAGTTCCGCGTTCTGCTGGAGAACGAAGGGGTCAGCAGGGAAGGTGTTGGGTGCTGCCCCCTCGATGAAAACGTCGATGACGAACTGGTCATCAATGGTGAAGGCCCCATCTTCATCACGAGGGGGGGACTCCAGATACCTCTCGGTGATGGTGGCCACCACATCGGGATCAAGGGCCTCTAACCCTCTTTCCAGGCTGGCTTTGGTGGCTCCGTCCAACAGAAACAACACCATCTTATGTAGGAACTGCCGATAGGCGGTGTCCCCGTCGATGGCCGGGATGCCCGAGCGGTCAGTCGCCCCTGGAAAAACGAGTGACCCCAGCACTTGCCACAAGAAGTCTGTGCGCGTGAAGTCCCAATCAGAGTCTTTGTAGACCTCGGTCCCCAAGATTTGGATCTCGGCCAACTGCTCGGCCATCGCCTGAAACTGCAACGAGTACCAGGGGCCATTGACCTGTGCGACATAGTTGCTCGGCAGCACAGACCGGAACGTCGCCAGGATCTTCTCTACAAGATCCCGTTTCTGGGTCTTGTACGCCAACCCCGTCACAGGGTTCGGAGCGGGGTTCTGCGTCAGAGAAAACGGAGTCTCACTGGTTTTCTTTGCATCGTCGTCATGGGCCATAAACGAATACCTCTACGGTGGGAGCCTTGATAGAGAGGCTACCCGCTACGGCCCAAGCGAGAATGCAGGAAGGCTACCCGAACTGCACTTGCTTGCCTTCGCATGGAGCGCGGAAACATATCAATCACCCCACTGATGGCGGGGCCGCGAACACGCTCCCACCCTTTGCGGAGGAGAGTGTTGCTGTACTTGGACTGCACCGAGTCCGAGATGGACAAGGTGACATGAGGGATTCTGGAAGCGTCCGAGATGAGTCCGGGGGGAACAGAAACCACTACTGCTTGCCCATCCTCATCCTCGGCGTAGCCAATCACCTTCATGCGTACCTTCGTTCCCAGGAGATCGAGGGCACCCTCCGCTATGTTTCCCCCAAGAGCGGGGCCAAGGCAGAGGGTCACATGGTCGTTCTTGATCTTGTTGTGGGCAAAAGGGAACGCATGTGACAGGGCTGCCTTGGAAGAAGCATCAAGAAAAACCCCTACATATCGGCACACGTCTCCGATTGGAGGGGGGTCTGACAGGAAACCACCCCCTGCTGGGCTGTCTTCTTCGCACTCGGGGTCTTTGGACTTGGCCCGGACCTGGGTGGCATGGATGTTTTCGGGGTCAATCCCCATCTTCTCCGCAACCTGCGCGAAGGCTCGGAGGTGTGAGGGTCTGTCGTCCCACATCCGCACGGTGTCGATGAGGGGATACCGCCCCAACGTATTCCCCAGCAGCTTCTTCTTGTACCCCAGGGTGCTGCTAACGGGGGTCAGATGGACCTCATCGAAGTTGAGCCCTCGCTGTTTGAGGAGTTCTGGCACCCGGAACCGAAGACCCGAGTTTGCATTCCTCCCTGTGATCATCATGGCAAACACGTCTGGGTCGGAGATCGACTGCTTGGCACTGCTGACAGTTTGGTTGACCCACCAATCAGCCCCCGGCTTCTGTGGGACACACGGGGGGATCAGGGAGCGCACGTCGTTCCACCACTGACCATCCCACACCGCAGGCTCATGGGGACTTCGGAACAGTGTTCCGTCGAAGTCATACAGGTGAAGTTCGGACATAGGCGGTGCTCTCTCATTCTCGTGTGCCCATAGCATGAGTACCGGGGGTACAGATGAAGCGCACCCCCTCGGTATAGTGGGGCAGGAGATACCTATGAGATCGAAAGGCGAAGAGGCGTTCATCAACCAGATGACTCGGAAGGTGATGATCAAGTGGGCCGACCACTGCTTGAAAAACCCTCTGGGTTCCATCCCGGTTTCGGGGCCTTGCCCCTACCACCACCATGCACTGACAAAGGGCTGGATCACCAAGAAAGAGCCCCGTCGGCTCACGTCGAAGGGATGGGGTGTCGCCGCCGCCTTCCTCAAACGGTAGCTACCAATCGCTGGAGTTCTGGAGCATCATCCGTCGGAGGTTGTTGATCCCTCGGTCAGCCCGACGGGCCTTCCCAACGGTGGCCCACCGCTTCTTGAACTCCGAAAGAGAGTACACAGGGGCCTTGTACTTGGAACCGAACTGACGACCTGTAAGGTCAATGACCCAATCCCCCCAGACGACGACCACATGGGAGAGGGGTTTCTCGCCTTTCTTGTGGGCTTTGTCCCCCGAAAGCATGACCCAGAGGTCATTGGCATCCTTCCCGAGAGGAGGGATGAACCCCTGACCGGCCCATATCTGAAGCCCCACGCCAGTCTGGTCCTCAAACCAGTCCGCGAAGACGTTTGACATCATGTCGCAGTCGCCACGGTTGAGGTCACAGGTTCCAGGCGTGTAGTTGTTTTCCCGCCCAAAGTCATCCACCCAGTTCTCGACCTCCTCGCTGGAGTCGGGGGTGTGTGCCCTCTTTCGGTACTGGGGTAACTGCCCCCGAGCCACACGCGGATTCTTCATCACCGCAACCACGTCGCCACTTGATGGAAACTCCTTGGCTAAAGAGTGCCAAACCCGCATCGCGTCTGGTGACGTGCCCGAACCCCCGTCACACTTATAGGGCATGAAAAGAAATGGTCCGACCTTCTTGAACCAAGCCCCCATCAGTGCCTTATACATCTTCTTGCCGAGCCCATACCCCCGAAACTCCTCCTCGGTGATGAACGCTTTGAAGACGGCCAGCGCGGTGATGTATCGCCACACCTCACCATCGCTGCGCTTCCATTCTCCCGTCACCAACTCGGGGAAGCGTTCAGCCAACGCGGTAACGTCCCGAGGGCAGTCCTTCTCTTCTGGATAACGGACCTTGTGGGCGTTCATGCCGCCAATGCGCTTACCGCCATACCGCATTTCCACAGCCACAGCATCGCTACTGGATCGGATCTTGAACTTTACTTTGCTGGGGTCAATGTCCACGACGGGATGGCGAGCAGCGACACGGGAAGCAGAAACGGATGCGGAGGCCCTTTGCACGCCCACAACCTCGACCTGTCTCGGGGAGAAGACAAACACGTTCTGCTCACCATCTCCCGTGACATAAGCCGCGTCGTAACCGTTCTTTTTGAGCCACCGCTTGAACTCCGTCGTTTCAATCACATCGTAATCCATACGGAGCACCTGCGACCAAAGACTCGGATACCCGTCAAGCAGATCGTCTTCATCAATGCCGGGAAACACCTTGCCCCCTACGAGGTCGTCGTACAGGGCCTTCCCCTCTTGGGTCAGAGCGTCACGTTCGGGGGGCCAGTACCGAGATTCCCGATACAAGTTGGCGCTATCAAACACCTTGCGCCACTTCAGCCGCGCCGTGTAGATGACCCCCTTCGGTCCTTGGGCGTGCATCTTTGCAAAGGACTTGGAGGGCGAGAAGAACAGAGGCACTTCGGAGGGGTCAGACCCAAACGTGTGGCTCTCAAAGGTCTTGAACTCTTCAAAACGCTTTTCAGTCCCGTGATACCAAAGTCGGGCAGCGGTGCGGGCCATGAGTGCCCCAAACAACCGATCCTCGGCCTTGCGCCCACCCCATTCCCTGACGATCTGGGACACCGAGTATCGCTGCTTCCCATATCCAGCGACCGTCACGACAGTAGTCTCGGGGTCAAGCTGCTTCTTGACCACACAGTTGATGATGAGGTCTGCGGCTGACTCCCAAGCGTGCGGGGAAACAAGGTGATCTCTCCCCTCAAAGTTCAGAAAGTTCGCCACCCTCACCCAACCTTGGTCAACCAGAAAACTGGTCCACGGATGGTCGATCTCATAGAGTTCATCGGGATAGTATTCCCTGTAGCGTTTCACAAACGAACGCAGCATCGAGGGCGTAGATCGTATCTTTTCCTCGGCCCAGACATCGTGCATAAGGGGAACCAAATGAACCTTCCCCTTGGGGTCAATCCATGAATGAGAGGGAAGCCGCAGATTGCAGTCTGCGACGAGGTAGCGGGCAGCGACTCGACTTGCGCTGGCGGCAACCTCTCGGCTTTGTTGAGCGAGGGTTTCACGGAATCGGTCGGCGTAACGCTGTGCTGCGCGTCCTTGGAACCCCGCCCCCTCAATCAGTTCCAGTAATGTGTCAGAACGCCCCGGAATCATCGAGATTTCAGCGTGCATGGTGAGCGTCTTCTCGATGCGTTCACGGCTCATTGGCTTGCCGGGTTTTCCATAGGCTACCCCGAGGGCTTCTATGAACTCGTCATAGTCGTAGTTGGGGTAGGAGAGGTCAATGCCCAGATCCCGCAGGGGGTCTTGCTTGTCCCGTGGGTTGGCCGAGGGGTCCAGCCCCAGATCGAGGAACTCCTTACGGGAATACCACTGTCCCGGCTCATTCTGGCCCGGTGCGTGCCAAACCCGTTTGATCTGGCGCGGTGCGACGAGCCCTTGAAGTAGCGCCTGCGGTTCATGTCCCTGTGTCAATGTCTGGGACAAGTAAGGCCGAAAGGAGTCGGGGTACTTGTCTCGCCAAATCTCTTCCCTTCTGGGATCATCCCGTCCAGTGACCCCGGAGTAGTCCGTGCCGTGGAGGTTCTTGGCCCGGACCACCATTTCCAGCACGGTTGGTCCATACGAGGCGAAGTTGCGTGCCGTGCGGAAGGTGGGGGTGACGAACAGCCCTTTATGACGCGGCCCCCCGAACTGTCGGGACTTGACTCTCGTAGAGTCGAACCCGTTGAGTAGTTTCGGGGCCGTGGACAGCGTAGTGCCGTGGTAGACGGTCAGCCAGTCGTTCGGCTTCAACGCTTTGAGGTTGGCTGCAACCACGATCCGAGGCACCGGACCACAGGCGGCATCGAGATAACGAGCAGTGACTCGGGAAGCCAAGCGGGCCAGCAAACCTTCCCACATTTTCTCCTCCGTGGCCTTGGAACCGTATTCCTCTATGAAGGTGGATATAGACAGTTCACGGGCATGGGGCATCGGCCCCGTCTCAAGCCAAAGGGTGTCCTTCTCGGGGTCAACATCACGCCTGGAGAGCACACAATCAGCTACGAGGTCAGCAGCCGCTTCCATCGCTGCCCGAGAGGGTCGGGTTCCAACAGCCATGTTGATGAAGTTGACGAACCGGACCCATCCTCGATCTTGGAGGAGAGAACCTGCACCAACATCCCACATCTGTTGCTGGTATTCCCTGTCGTTGGTGAGGTGGTCGTCAGCCCACTGGTCATGTGTCAGCCCACGCCGTATCTCGTATACCTTCCCCGTGGGGTCAATCCATGCTCCCGAGAGAGCATTGGGATTGCAAAGCAGGGAGGCCGTTCGACTCTCGACCCCATCGCACCACGAGGGCATCGAGTAGTAGACCTGACCGTCGAACCCACTTCGCAGCATCCCCTTGCCCTTGGAGTAGGACACGATCTTGGGGTTGACGAGAGCCACATCGCGCTTCCAGATGACCTCCTCGGGGTGACCGACCTGGGGAAGAGTTCTGGTCTGAAACACCACCGCGACAAGATCATCACGCTTGCTGTGGGTGGTTTGCACACCGGGTACGAAGCTACCCCATACCGCTGACACCGCCGTCACCGCGTCGATCCCGAACTTCTTGTACGGCGGTCGCATCAGCAACTTACCTGACCGGATGATCTGCTCGGCCCGTTCGGGGGGCGTGAAGTGAACGAAGGTATCCTTCGCCAGATCCATCAAGTAGAAGTCACCGTCCTCCTGGCATCGAAGACGCTGGGGGAAGGGTGCCATGGGGTCACCACCCTACGATATGGGCACGCCGGGAGTTCGGGCCGAGCCGGTAGTCTTCCAGCTTCTCATCAAGCACCTTTTGTTGGCGGTCGCTCAATGGACGACCCCCCTTGATCATCTTCCCCACAGACTCCACGAACCCCAAGGTCCAAGTGTCGTTGGAAGCACGAGCCCTGCGATAGAGTTCCCGTACCGTCTCAATGTCAGGAGGTTGCCATGCGGGCTCCGCTGGGGGCTCCGGCTCTCGGACCCGCGAACGGGTAGGTGGTTCCGGGCGCTCGCGTCGAGGCCGGGGGGGTTGTTCCGGCTCCCGTGCAGGCTGCCGTCTTCCCTCTGTTCTTTCCAGGGCTGCCTTTTGCTTGCCCGTCAGGACACCACCCTTCCCCAGCCGTTCGTGGAGGCTCGTGAGAAAAGCGTCACCGTCCCAGTCAGGGATGGCTTCGATACGCCCCATCATTTCAGCCTTGTACTTGTCGCGGTCTTCAATCTCGGCAATCTGGTCGTACCAGCCCCTTGACCCCTCGTAGGCGGTCTTCATCCGCTCAACGCCCTTGGCCCAGTTCTTACGCCAGTTCGTTGTTCTCGCGAAGTGTCGCTGTCCCATGGCTTTCTTGTTCAGCACCTTCCCCGTGATCCGCGAGACGAGTTTCAACGACATGGAGGCGCGGCCCCGTTGCATCACCTGGGCCTGTGACCCCGTGGTGCTGTTGATCTCAATCATCACCTGGGGGCTCAAAAAGAGTTGGTACATCCCGCCCCGACCGGGTTTGAGTCGCCACTTCCCCCGGAACCCGAGGGAGTCCAGCCAATCCTCAAACTCCTGCCGAGTGATCTGGACGTAGGTTCCCGCCGCTGTGCGAGAGGTGTTCATCCCTCACCCCGAGGGGCAAAGAGGGTAGATCCCCAGGATACGGCGAGTCTCTGTTCCGGTGGTGTGGCCTCATCCGAAGCAAGGTACACATCGATCATGGCATCCATGTCCTCGGTAAGTTGCTGCATCTCCTCCTCATCCGCCTCGGCGGCATCGGAAGCGATACGAGCCCCAGCGGAGAGGTCAGGGACACACAGTTCCCCGACGAACTGACTCCGTTGAATGACCGTTCCCGCCTTGGTCGTCCGCGCTGTTGGAATGTCGAGAACGAACACGTTGTCCTCACCGCGAGTGACCGCGACGTAGGCGAGCCGCCGTTCAGAGGCAAGGTCTTCTTCGCTCTGCTTGTCGAAGCGAGGGAAGCGCCCCCCGACCATGGGGATGTACATGTTGGGGACTTCCAAGCCCTTCCATGAGTGCATGGTCCCCAACGTCACCGCTGGTTCTCGTGCCTTGGCGTTGTCGGGATCATCGTAGGCGGCCAGTTTCTCGTTGGCTCGCTCCAACTGTCGTACATATTCCATGGCCTCGGGCAAGTCCGCACGGGACTCCAAGAGCCCCAGGAGGGGGCCGATAGCCCCCATGGCTTCCTCCTCTACCTGTTCATCGGACACCACTCCCCCAGGAGCGGCGGCCATCAACTCGGCCATGCGGTCTTTGTCCTCTCGCACAGCGTCAATGAGGGTTTCCTTGATGTTGGTGCCATCGAATCCTTGGAGTTGGAAAATCTCATGGAGGATTTCCTTCGCGTCCATCCCCGCACCCTTCAATGCGGCTATCGCCACCAGATTGGCCGTGAAGTCATTGACGTTCTTGGTCCATCTGGCACGCGGGCCATAGATGCTCGGCCCGTCTGACTGGAGCCATTCGATGTAGTTCCCTGTGGCGTTCTCCCCAAGCCGCTCCACGAAGGTCTTGCCCAACATGGTCACGGGAGCGTTCTTCACGTTTATCACAGCCGCGTTGATACGGTCGGGGTTCCCGTTGACCCCTTCGTCTGCGATAGTCAGCCATCCGAGCAGAGCCTTCGTGGTGCGGTCACTGAAGAAGTTGACCTTGGACCGGAAGGGGATGCCGCGCCGGATCAGTTCCAACCCATACGCCATGGCTTCGCCGTTGGTCCTCAACCCGATGCCAAAGGCATCCCAGGAAGGAGCGTCCTCGCTGTTTCCCGCCCCCAACCCCATCTGTTCCTGAATGTGGCCAGCCACCCAATCGGCGGGCTCACTGAAATCGGAACCCTCTACAGGCGCGAAAGAGATGGCCTTGATTCCACCTTCGTCGGCCCGATCCGGGTTGGCGTTGCACACCATTGGAATCTGACGTGTGTTGTACGCCATGAGACGGTTGGCTGCTTCCACAATCAGCTTGCCCGAGCGGAAGTTGGTTTCCAGCACATGGGTTTCAAACCCTGCGCCCCCCTCCACCAGATCAGACAAGCCAATGAAGGCTTCGGGGTCGGCACCACGGAACTCGTAGATGGCCTGCTTGTCATCTCCGATGAAGCAGAATGTGTCAGCGGTCATGGAGCCGTCGTCGTTTGCGAGATCCATGATGTTGTCCACGGATGCGACCTGATCGACCTTATCGGGATCGATGAAGCCAGCCATCAGGCCAAACATGAGGTGCTGTGCGCGGTTGAGATCCTGGGCCTCGTCAATGAGCAGGACACGGAAGCGTGATTGGATCTTCTTTCGGGCTCTGGGGTCACGAAGCATCATCTTCGACATATCAATCAATACGTCGTCAAAGTCGCCGTGATTCTGGAAATCCTCCTCGCCGTAAGGGCCTTTCAACCACTCATACGCCGCGTACACCGCAGCGTGGGCATCCTCGTGAGCATCATCATGCCAAGCCTCGGTGGGGGAAATGAGCTTCCCCTTCATCTTCGTGATGGCCCCCTTGAACTCCCCCACCGGCATGGGGGTCTTTTCCCCATCCGCGCCTTCCGTCGTCAGGTCCAAGCCGAGGTTGAACCACTCCCGAGCCGGACGGCCAAAGAACTCGTACTTCTCACGAAGCCCCTTGTCCTTGTCCCGCTTCTTTTTCTTCGGGGCACCCGTGCGCGTGGTCCCCGAGAGGTTGGGGTCTTTCTGCTCGGGGTTCCAAATGTCGTAGTCCACTCCCGTATACTGGAAGATTTGCTCCACGATGCCCTTGTTCTTGTCGTTCATCCCACGAGGGTCAGTCATGTTCTTGGTGCTACGCATCTTGAAACGATGCCACTGGTCCCGCGAGTCAAAGAAGCCTCGGAGGTAGCCATAAAGAAAGTTGTTCCACTTGATCTTCTGCTTCCGGTCTGCGGCTAACTGAAGGGCCTCCATGAACGTGAGGCCAATCCCAGGAGCCGAATCAGGAGAGTCCACGTCCGCAGGAGTGGGAGCAGTTGCGGAAAGCCCAGCAAACAGACTCATGGCCTCGGGGGGTGTTCCCCCTCCCCCCATCTGTACCTGCTCCATCGCCAAACGAACCAGCGTCGTCACACCATAGTCTTTGAGCCCTTCCTTCCTTTCGCCGTTCCCGTACTGTTGCATCAGTTGGGAGACGACCGAGTGGGTGGTTCCGAACCCTGCGGCAGCCCGCTTGCTCCCCAAGGAGGCCCCATATTTCTCGATACGCTTCCGTAGTTCCGCCGCACTCTTTCGGGAGAAAGAGGTGGCGATCACGCTGCTCGCCGGAACCCCCAACTCATTGATGTGGTAGACGACCTTGGAGGCCAGGGTCATCGTCTTCCCTGCTCCGGCCCCAGCCGCGATGATCCCACGACCACGAATCATCATCGCCGCTTCCTTGTCAGGGAGCAGCTTCCGTGTGGCTCCTGTCGCGGTTCGATACTCTTTGGGTTGTGCCGCCGCTCCCGCTGCGGCACCAAAAACGGCAGAGGGCACTTCGCTCTCCGCTGCCACACCGTCGATACGGTCAATGATCTCCTCTTTGGCTTCACGGAGGGCAACACCCTCCTCCGTAAGAGGGTCCACTTGAAGGATGTGAGCCTCGACCTCGCGGAGTTCTTCTCCGATGGTCTGGGCTGTCTCCGAATCAGCCAACACTCCTTCGGCTGGCTCAATCGACACGTCTGCCAAAGCAACCGCTTCCCGAACCCAAGCGCGGGGAATCTTCAACTTGGCGGCAGAGGGCACAAGGGCGATCCCCCGCAGCACTACTGCGGGGTCTTCCTCGTGGCAAGCCAGCCCAGCCTTACGGACAACTTGGACAGCGCGGGAATCCGAGAACGTCTCCTGCAACACGGTGGCGCGTTGTGAAAGGAGCGGGAGGAGTTCAGTCAGAAACTCCCCTTGTGAAAGTGCTGCCTGCAAAGGGGCTCCCATCGTCGCCCTGCGGTAGAAGGGCTTGAACCGGGAGAACTTCTGGTCCCCTTCGATGAGGGGTTCAAAGTATCTGGCGAACCCCGCTTCCGAGAGGTTGCGGTACCGTTGAGCAATCTTCTTCCCCAGAGCCGTGTGAGGGTCTTCCTCTCCCTTCAAGAGCACATAGGAGCGGAAGGCCAGGAGAAAAAGGATCAACTCGCTCATATTTTGAGGAGTCACCGAGGGTGGCCGAGCGGCTTCTTTGTCCATAGGAGATGGCTCCGTAAAATCGTCTTTGGTCTGTCGGAAGGTATAGGCGGCCTACCGATTGGGGGGCGGTAGGTCGTCTATGAAGGGGCAGGGGGCAGGAGGTCCGTCTATGAGCGTCGTCTTCACACAAGGAGAAACCCTACAGCGAGGGGATCTCGACATTTTCCTGTCCAACGATACGGGGAATCCGGTCAACGCTTTCAGCATCTCCTACGCCATCTACCTCGTGGACCCTGACACGAGCGATGAGGTCTTGATCGGGTCAGCCACCCGTACCCCGGTCAACCCGGCTGTTGGGGAATACTACGCGAGCCTCCAAGTCCCTGCGAGTGCGGTCCCCGGTGACTATGTGATCCGATGGCGCTTCCGTGAGACAGCAGTCGATCCCGAGGAAGGGGCAGTCCAAGAATGGGGGGTGGTGTCTGACGCGGTGACCACCTCGTCCACCTACTCGACCTGCGTGACTGACCTCATCCGCAAGATGCGGTTCCTCACCAGGGATAACAACCCCGACCGCAACTACCGCTTCATGCCCCCCGAGGGCGAAGGCACGGTCGGGTGCTTCAACCAAGTCTTTGGCTACATCTGGACGGACGAGGAGTTCGCGGAGTATTTGGAGATGGCCTTGTGGAAGTGGAACATGCAGCCCCCCGAAACGGAGGAACTGCGGACACTGGAGGTGCTTTGCGCCCAGAAGCCCTCATGGAAAGCAGCGATGCTCTGGGGGGCTCTGGTCAATGCGGCCCAAGCCCTCACCTACAACTGGATTGCCAACGAGTTCGACTACAGCATCGGTGGGATCAGCCTCTCCGTCGAGAAGTCCAGCAAGTACGAGGGCATGAAGCAGAACGCCGAAGACCAGTGGGACAAGCTATGCGAGGCCAAGTCTCGCACAACCAAGTACATGCGTGGACTCGCGCAGCCCCGATTCGGGCGTGGGGTCAGATCCGCGTTTGGCCCGAACGTGGGGCGGGGCGTGTTGAGCCCGCGCAGCTTCATTTAGGGGGAGAGATGAGTCTCCAAGAGATCGCCAATGAGTGTTGGAAAGGTCGCTGGGTGGCGGTGGTCGCTGGGCTTCCGTCCTACAGCGTCACCTTTGAGGAACCAGAGAGCCTTGTGGTCAAGATCGAGGTTCCGGCAGGAGAGGTCTACACCATCGACACGTTGATGGCAGGCACGCGCCCCCGCTACTCGGCCACGGTCGTAGGACATGAGTCCTCGCCGGAGGGTGTCTACGACTCGACCTATGGTGAAGCCACGGAGGTCGCCCTGCGGGACTGGTTCGTCGCCTTTGAGAACAGCCTGTGACCCGTCCGAGTTGCAGCCGAGTTGCAGCCCGTCACCTCTCCGCTGGAAGCGTGAAGGTCGAGGTGATCCCCGAAGCTACCGAGAAAGCCCAATCCCGCTTCGGTGGGAACATCGCCGTGGGGAAGTTCCTCTCCTCGGTGCCGCTGTTCCGGGTCATGGACGGCGAAGAAGTCAGGGACATTTGGGACACAGGTGAGATCAAGGGCGGCTCCTACTCCGTTGAGGGGGAGCGAGCCTTTGGGGCTCAATGGGGTGCCGACAGGGACAAGGTGGCGAAGTGGGGGGTCAGCCAGCAAGGCAAACGGCTTGGCCACGAGTTGTTCGTCGCGGAGATCGACGGCAACGGGCGCGTCTTCGCCCATCTTACGGGGGCTGATGGCGAACTGAAGCCGGACTCTGGCACCATTTCGATTGACCCCGACTTCTGCTACACCGGGCTCGGGTGCTCGGTCCACGCCAGCAAGGGTGACGTGAGACAGTGGTACGCCGTGGGTGAGAACGGGAAGATCCGTAAGGTGTCTGCTGACGAAGTAGACGACATGATCAACGAACTGGGCTTGAAGCCCCGCGACGTAGAACTCTGGTACGGAGAGTATTTCGGCCCCAGCGACTTACCCGGCAAACTCAAACGGGCACTCCGATATGAAACCGTGCAGTACGGCTTTGGCCCCGATGGTCGCCCTCTCGACCGCCGAGAGAAAGTCCGACGGAGACGAGAGTTGCAAGCAACGCCGATGGAATCCGACCGCCTGGGTCGCCTGCTCTTTTCCTACCTGGGGAGAGGGGCGATTCCCTGGTGGGAATCTTCGTCCGGCAAGGCTTTCACCCAGGCCCATCCACATCGGTCGGACGGGATAGACTCATTCTCCCTGGTGTTTGGGGTCATGGCCAACACAGCGATCCCCTTCCAGGGAGCGGATATGGTCATGCTCGGGGAAGCCAAGGTCAAGATGGTCTTGCTCTACATCCCCCCCACGGCGGGCAAACGCGGCAACTGGGAACAGATATGGGCACCATGGGGGAAGGCAGATGTCACCTTCCTCGCTGACCGCATCACGGTGAGTCGGTAGACTCCTCGACGGGAGCAGGTTCCTCGGGAGCAGGTTCCTCGGGAGCAGGTTCCTCGGGAGCAAGTTCCTCGGGAGCAGGTTCCTCGGGAGCAGGTTCCTCGACAGGGGCTTCCTCGGGAGCAGGTTCCTCGGGAGCAGGTTCACAGTCTGCAAGGTCCACGCTGACCTCACCCAAGGTCACCTTACCGTCGGGGCTTTCGATCTCTGCAACCGCAGCACCCACCACCTGACCCGCGTAGGTCAGACCAGCCTGGGTCCATGCCAACGCCGCGCAGTCGATCTGACTGCCGTAAATGTCGAGGACAGTCTTGACTGTCTGGAGCCCAACATCCACAAGGGGCTGGACAAGCGCCGGAACATCCTCGCCCTCGGGTTGCGACTCTGCGAGGTCCAAGCACACACCCACATCGAGGTCCACGCCAGGGATGAGGCCACCCTCAATGTTCCCAGCCACCCCGTCGCGGGCTGTGGTCAAAGCCGCCGATAGGGCAAGGCCGGTCACACAACCCACATAGTCGCCAGACTGTTGGGCAAACTGCCCCGCTACAGCACTGATGGAACTCGCGGACTCCAATGAGATCAACACCACCGGAATCGGATCCGGTGACTCCACTGGGCTGGTCGGGACAGGCTTCTTGATGCACGCCGAAAGGATGAGGGTGCAGATGATCATCAGTAGGCGCATGAGGGGTTCCTCCACGGGTAGCCACCCTCCCTTGCGTATAGGGGGAATACCGGGTCGGGTAATACTTCTCCTATACCTCCCGTGGGGGTGAACAGGAGATCCTGCCATGCTCAACCGCCGCCTCATTCTGAACCTCGCACTCCAGCACCCAGAATACCGTTCTGCCCTTGTGCGTCTGGCTTCCGACCTCACCGCATATTCAGGTGTTCCTACGCCCGAGGAGATCGAAAAGGCAGTCGCGAGCGCAGGCAAGCTGGACGCAGTTGACCCCACAGTGGCCAAATACATTGTCCAGTCGGGACTGAGTGACGGCAACTCGGGGGACGATGTGGTCAGCGCCGGGAAGGGATCCTGGGCAGCTACCGCCCTCAACCCATCCCAGAAGACAATGGTTCTCCCCAAGGCTATCGGGATGGCCTTGGGGATGTTGAAGAAAGACAAGATTGGTGGTGACCTTGGAGCTATCGTCTCAAAAGACAAACACATTCTGGACGGTCACCATCGTTGGGCAGCGACCATCCTCGCGGGCGGCTCCAAAGGCAAGGTTGGAGGATACGCTGCGGGCCTTCCCGGTAAGGAGTTGCTGAAAGTCCTCAACATCATCAGCAAGGGCAAGTTCAAGGTCCGCAACGGCAACGCGGGGAAGGGAGCAATCGCTGACTTCAAGCCGGGGAACGTCCGAAAGCTGCTGGAAGAGTACACGACAACGGGCATCGGAGGGGAGTTCCCTGTTACCGCCGATGCCGTGAAGGCCACCCTGGAAAAAGCCTTCGGATCCGTAGAGGCGGGCATCGACCAGATGGCGGAAAACGTCAAGCTGATGAGCCAGAAGGTTCCCGGTTGGGCACCCGACCGGAAGCAGATGCCTGTCATTGACCCCAAACAAGTGCCCTCGGCTGCCAAACTCCTCAACGAAGGGGTTGTGGACTTCTCCAAGCCCCATGCCCCAGGCAAGACAGCAGGCCACCACCAAGGTTCCGACCGCAAGTGGTATGTGGACACCGCGTTCATCAACAAGTGCCAGCGTGTCTCTGGAGTCTCCGTGCATCACATGGGCTTCGGAGAGTTCTACGCCGAAACCCCCAAGGGCCGCGTGGACTTCGACCGGATGCGAGGCAAGAAGTTTGAGGGTCAGTCAGGGAGATCCCACCAGATGTACGGCGACGGTGCCGACTGGCTCGTGAAGCAAGCAGAGAAAGGCGGCCACTCGGAAAGGATGGCAGCAACACGAACGGCTGGCCGACACGAACGGGGGCTCTCCCCCCGAACACTTGATTGGTTGGCCGAAGGGGCGGCGGAATCCGCTGACCTTGACAACAGCCGTGATGCGGAAGCTACCAGCGCCGTGAAGGCTCTCGCCAAGAAGTTTGAGCAGGATTTGGAAAAGGCGATGGAGGAGTGGCACCGCAAGAACGCCGATGCTCTCGTTGAAGACATGGAGGTCGATGATCTCTTGGACGACGGGGCCGCCTACCTCGTGCTGATGACCCTCCGTGGTGAGGGAGTCGGCATCTGGGACGGTGACTGGGACCACTACTTCGTAGATGGGGACCGGGGCATCAAGGTTCTGGAACGGTATCTGAAACAGAAACTCGGCCAGTACGCCGACGACACTGGTGGGGGTTCGATCAACGAAGCCCTGGAAGAAGCCGCCTACGAAACCACCGGCTCGATGGACAAGTACGGGTCGAAGCGCCGTGACCCCACCGCTCGGGCCGCCCGCATCCGACTCGCCTCGCGCCTCCCCAAAGGGTCAGAGGAACGGCGATCCATCCTCGCTGCCCTGAAGACCGCTTCCAGTGCCAAGGTCGATTTCCCCTCCGTGAGTGACCCAGATCGTAGGGCTGTGGATTCTCTCCACAAGACGATGAAAGCCTTTGCCCGAAAGCATGGGGAGTCCTCCGAGGTGGGGAGGGTTCTCGATACCTTGGTCACCTTGAACGCAGTCCTACACCGCGCTGAAGAGAGCCTGTACTAATGTCCAAGAGCCTGACCGCCGCTGACCGAAGCCGATTGATCCGCCGAGCATCCTTCCCCAAGGGGTCAAAATGAGCCTCCGAAAGATTCTTGCCGCCGAGGGTTTGGTCCAGAAGATCGACCGCAGCCTCCGCATGAAGATCAACAAGGCGATGGAGCGGGCAGGTCTGGACGGGAATGGCCGCTTTGCCAGCCCCACCAGAGGCTACGCAAAGGCCGCCGAGATCATGCAGAAGTTCGGGGTCACCGTGGATGGGCTTACCTCATCCCACCAGTTCACCCCACGCCCCAGCGGAACAGTGAGGTCGGACATCGAGTTCGTCAGCACTGACCCCAACCCCTTCATGCCGGGAGCAGCGATCTCCAACTCGATGCTCTATCTCCAGTATCACGAACTTGATGAACACAGATTTGAGGTCGTGGCCTACCTCTCGTAGCCCAAAGAAGTGAGGAACCGATGAACCGCCGAACCCTTATCCGAAAAGCTGCCTCCTTCCCCAAGGGGTCAGAGGAGCGCCGGGAAATCCTCGCTGCCCTGAAGCGGGGAGGTCGGTCTGACCCGCCTTCCCGCGAGATCCAGAAACTCAATGCCGAGTTCTACAAGGGGGTCGTCAAGGCTGTGCATGATGCGGCCAAGTGGACCTACCTCGATGACCCCGAGGATGGTTTAGCCCTCTGGATTGAGGAACACGGCAGCGACCAGAAAGGGCTCCGCGCACTCCGAGAGGAGATCATCAGCAACCTCGACTCCGCGCTGAAGAAACTCGCCCCTATCGCCAGGGACATTGACGACAAGATCAAGGGGCTGTGATGAGCACTGACCGGAGAACCCTCATTCGTAAGGCCGCCACACTTCCGGTGGGGTCAGAGGAGCGGCGAGAGATCCTGTCCGGGCTGCACCAGAGGACTGCCCTCAAAGCAGAAACCTCCCAGTTCATTGATTGGGTCGTCCTCAACCAAGACCCCATGTCCCCACGCGCCATGGAAACGTATCTGGAGAAGATCCTCGGCAGAGAGCCGACCCCGTACACCAAGAAGACCAAGCGCGGGCCGAACATTCAGGTGGGCGACATGCTCCTACCCAAGCCCGACAAGGCCCCGCCCCAAAACCAAGACGTAGCCGACCAGTTCAAGTACAAGCCCTGTACCGTCGAGAAGATTGATGAGGATGGCGTTCTCGTCAAGTTTGAGAACGGCCAGACCGCTCGCTTCTTCGGACACTCCACCGGAACCAAGACCGGCCTCTACCGCTACAGCCCCAAGAGCCAGTACAGCGAAGGCACCGCGAAGCAGCACATGGAAGTGGTCTACTTCGCCAAGGCTGGCGAGGTCGAACCCTACCGCAAGCACGTCGTCCAACAGTATCAGGAACGAGGCACGGCGAAGGGTGAGGACCGCAAGGGACCGTACTACTCCGGCTACATCATGGGCTTCAAGTACACCAAAGGCGGTGACGTGATCTTCACCATCATGTCCCAGCAACGCCCCTACCCAGTCAGCATCAATCCCAAGAAAGGGCGGCTGCTGTACCTGGGCCTTATGCGGAAGCGCCCCAACTGGAAGTCCGACTTTGAGCAGGACGTAGCCGAAATGACCGCTGCGTAGCTACGGGGCTTCCAACTCGGAGGTCTGACGGTAGTGGATAGAACCGTCGTAGAGACGGGTGAGGGTTACGTTCCCATCATCCCAGATGGTCTTCACCGTAAATGTGGCCACCTTGCTTGGCGAGCCTACGAGATAGACCGACCCCCCGACGGGAACGGTCTTACCTGCGGGAGTCGTGAACGAGGACTCCTCACGCACGAACCTCTCCGTGTCCATGACCATCTCAAATGTCTCCGAGGATCTGATCGACCGTCGAGAACACCTGCTCCTCACCCTCATATCCGGTCCACGGAGGGAAAGGGGTCGTGGGCGGCTCGGTCTTCTCTTTCTCTTTCTCTTTCTCTTTCGCCTTGGGCTTGGGCTTGGGCTTGGGCTTGGGCTTCGCCTTTCGCTTGGGCTTGGGTGGGGGAGGGGTGACCCCCACTTCCACAGGGGGAGTCTCAACCACCTCCGGCTCCACTACCGGCTCGGGGGCCTCGGGAACCCCAGGAGCGCCGTCAGCCTTGGCCCAGGTGCCCCACTTGACCCTGTTCACCAATCCACGCTTGGCGAGGCTTGTGAGGGTCGTGGAGAGGGCGGGGACGGCAAGACCAATCTCCTCCGAGATCCACTTCGTTGGGCGGTGCGCCCCATCAGCAAGGGCACGCAACACAGCTACTTGGCGTTTGCCCAACCCCGTAATGGACTCTTGGTCCTCGGGAACCTCCAACACCGGGGCATCGGAACTCCCATTGACAGGCACCTCGCGCTGGGGAGCAACAACCTCTTGGCTCATCTGCTCCCGGCAAAATGCCCGCATCTCCTCCATCGACCGGAACTCCAGAATCAGCTTCATGTTCTCTCCCTCGGAGGGTTGTGACAGTCAAGTTTCCAAATCGGTATTACCGGATTCGGAAACCCCACAACCCCCCTCCAGGGTGTGAAAGTCACGATTGGAAATGTGATTACAAGGAATGGGGTTCGTGAATACAAGGAACTGGCCGTCTTGGTGAACACACCCCCACCCTACCCTTCGTGGAGCCAGGATAGGTCCAGGGTCCACTCTGCTTGCGACCGCTTCGCCCAGAGCGAGAACGCATCGTCTATGTACTCCAAGGCACGGTCAGCTTCCCAACCATTCACCTTCATCAGATGGGCGACAGCGTGCTCCAACCGACCCACGGCACCGGCACGGCCAATGTGCTTGACCTCGTGGCACGCAGGGCACAGGGCGATCAACCCCTCCAACACCTGGGTCTTGGTGTCGTCGTCGTAGCGCCATCGCTCGTGGCACTCCACTGGATGCTTGCTGCCCACACCACCACAGACCTCGCAGTGGTAGTCAGCCGCCTTGTAGGTGTCCCTGCGGAGCCGGTTCCAGGCTGCCCGTGGCAACTCGCTTCGTAGGTTCATGCCCCACTGGCCCTTGGGCACAAGTTCGATGGTGAGTTTGGGGGTGGTCATTTGTCCATGTCCATCAAGCATTGTTCAATGAGGTTGTCGGCCTTGTGTGTTGCCCCCGACACGGGGATCACCGTTCCCTCGGGGACGTAGCCGACCCCATGTGCTGCCTGGGCCAGCCCGTAGCGGAACCGGTCACCGTGGTTTTCCTCCGGGGGCAGCACCGCATGAACCATCTCGTGAAGCAGCGTCTCGCGAACACAGGCCCAGTTGGAATGGTCCGAAACCGAGATGTTGATCTGGCGACCGTACACGTTGCAGTAGCCGCTCTGGCTTCGTGTTCCCTTCGACCGATACGAGGTGGTCAACGTCCAGCCCTTCCACCACCTCATCAGGGTGGGCTTCCCTCGGATGGATGCCCAGACCCGAGTGAAGCGAGTCAGCCGAACGAACTCCTCGCGAATGTCGTGGCCCTCCACGAACCAACGGGACTCCTCCCGCTCATGCCGTGCCTTGGCCTCGGCTTCGGCCTTGCGCTTGGCGGTAGCCCGCTTCTTCTTGTCCTGCTCGCTCCGGCTCACACGGCGCTGTTCACGCTTCTTGTCCAGGGAAGGACATGTCCGCTCAACCATCCGACCCGTCTCGGCAGAGCACGGCAGACAGAACCTCCGCACATCATCACGCCGAGGCTTGCTCGGAGCCAGCACCCCTGCCTCGCAGGTAGGGCAGACCCACCTATGACGCTTGGCAGTCACGGCTGACCCTGTGCCTTTGCCACGAGAGCCTGGATGCGGTTCCGGTTGCCGGGTGCGTCCAAGTCACGAAGACCAACGGGCGAGGCCACCGTCTCCCCGTGGGCCGAGTAGAGGACCGCATAAGAAGCCATCCGGTACAGGGCACTTTCTACTGTGTCCGTGGGCTTGAAGTGGTCAACGACCTGCTCAATGTCCCCACAGTGAGAGTCCGTGTCATCGAGCACCGCCAGCACGTCCGCAACCCTGGCCCCCTTCCAGTGGGGATTGAGGCCCGTGAACCTGTCGAGGAAAGCCAAACACTCCCCCTCGGTGAGTGCGTGCTCGATCAGCAGGGAGGGGTCATTCATGGGAGGGCTCCTTCATAAGTCAGTAGAGAGCCGTGATTGACACAAGCCATGTCAAACCACAGCATCCGAGAACCATCGTGGGCGATGCTCACGTTCTTGACCCCGAACCGAACCCAGTGCTCCTCCAACGCGGCGGCTGCCGCATCGGTCTGCGTTGGGGTCAGGTCAGTTCCAAGCGGGAACGGCTGGAGAGTCACCACCGCGTTGGAACCCAACGCCGCGACGATCTCCTTCATCACATAGTGGGAGATCCCCAGCCCCCGATACGCGGGCAACAGTTCGATCTGACCCAGGTGCAGCCAGCCCGAAGACATGGGTTCTACTTCCCCCTCCCGTCGAAGGGAGTCGTACAGGGCACCGCCCCTGGCAGCAGCCACGTCCAATGCGTCAGCGATCTCCCCCACCCCAACCTCGATGGCTTCCCCGTCCTCATAAGAAAGGGTGTGGGGGGCGTAGAGCCCCTTCCTGACGGTTCCTACGGGCTTGTCTTCGGTATCCCCGAGCAGGATCACCTGGGCCGACACCCGATACAGGTTCACTGGAGACTCCGAGATGCGGGTGAGGCCAATCTCCACCGCGATGCAATCACCGTAGAGGTTGGCCAGCCACTCGGGAGCCATCTGGGATCGTATCTTCCGGTAGACAGCGCGGGCTGTCCGCAGGTCGCCGCCTTGGAGCAACGCATGGAGATTATCGAACAGCACGGATCACCTCCAGGCCATCACGGAACGCCAGGGCCTCCCGCATCCGCTCGATGTGGGGCTGCATACTGTCAGCGACGTGGGGGTTGTCGGCCACGGCTTCCTTGGTCCATGTCGCGCCCAGGAGAGCACCCGGATCGATCTCGTCGCCCACCAGCCATTGAGTGTGAGCACGATACTTCCCCTCGCAGATGGCGAAGTTCATCAGCGAGATGGAGGGGTCCAGACCAACCATGGCGATGGTGCCGTTCGACTCGGGGTCAAACAGCCCCACCCGCGTAATCGCCTCGACCGGAATCCAGCCGAAGTGGGCGCAGTTCCCAATGCCGTCGATAGACTTCTTCCAGAAGTCGCCGTTCCCCCACCAAGGGCCGAAGAACTCGATGTGGTCACGAATCCAACGAGTCCGTTCCGCCATGGACGCATCCATGGCAAGCACATCCTCGGGGTCATGTTCCAGGCCCATGGCGTGAAATGCCTTCCGGTTCTCCTCCGAGCGGGATGCCTGCTCCAAGAAGTCCTCGTCCGGGCGCAGGTTGTCCTCGTCCAAGCGGTCGGAGTCGATCTCGATGATCCCCCACCGCTCACCCTCTTTCGTGGCGTTGAGAGCGAAGAACCCAGCGTAGGCAGTCGTCAGGTAGACCATCGCCCCACATGACGGGTGCTCCTCCCAGTTGCCGTCCTCATCCAGTTCGTTCCGAGGGGACAACCCCTCCTTCAAAGCAAGGCGAGCAACACGCTCCGATGTGCCGTGGTACAAAAGCATGACTTCCCCTCAAACAGTGATTGACCCGAGGTGGTCGTAGTTGGATGTGCCACCGTTCTTGTAGCGGTTGCGCTGGCCCTCACAGAATCGCCACTTGATGTTGTAGAAAGCCTCCCACAACTTGTTGTCCTCTTTGGCGAAGCCATAGCCAACCAGTTCGGCATCGGACGGGAACCCAAAGCCCTCGCATGATTGAGTGAAGTTGCTGTTGGTGAGTTTGTCTGGGTAATCCAACAGAGCCGTTTCCTCTGGAGTGGGGTCAGCGGGCTCAATCACCCCTTTCCCCCGGTGAAACGTAATGACCGACTCTACGCCGCTGCCCATCGTCCCGTAGTCGTCGTACTCATCTTCGGAGGCATGGAGGGTTTCCCCTTTCCGGTGCATCTGATTGAGAATGTCATCAATGCTCACCTGCCCCTTGGCGTACAGGTATCGAATGACGAACTCGGAGATGTTTCCTAAATGCGCGTGACCCATCAGATTTCCTCCCCGTTGAGGACACCCGGTCCCTCAAACTCTTCATCTCCGAGCCACCACTCAATGGTCGTGGAAGGGCTGTTCGTCGTGACGTAGACTTTGCCGTCCTTCCATGAGGTCACGAGCCCCTCATCGCGGAGGGTCATCAACATGTCGAGGGAGTAGAGCAACCCTTTGGGAGTCGGGCCTTCGCCCACTGCTACGTCGTTGTGTCCCTCGGTGGACATGAAGGGCTTGGGGTGCTTGCCCCCACAAGAGCGTTCCAAGTGTCGCAGGATCATCTCCCGGTCGGAGATCACTACGTCCCAGGTCTGGTGGTCCCACTTCGCCGCATGTTTCTCGGCAAGAGCAGCCGCGATCTTTGGGTCAGGGGGAGGAAGGTCTTTCAACCAAGAGAAGTCAGGGATCTTTTCTGCCATAGGGGAGTCCTCCGTGTCAGAATCCCCTTACCGGAACGGAGCAACAATGGACCCCCCTCCTCTTGGCTACGTTGACATCAACTCGGCATAGTTGAACTTCTTGCCCAGAGTGTCCTGTACAGCCACGTCCTTTCCAATGAGGTCTTCTACAACACCCCGGTAGGTAACCGCACGCTCCGGCACCTTGATGCGACCATGAGCGAAATCCACACCCTTCTGCGTCGGACACCAAAGGCCCTCATGCTTCAAGGCCGGATCGTTACTCGGAGGACGCTTGACCAAACCCCACCACCGTACCGTCGGAAGCTGGTTAGACCGAACAAGCCAACGAGGACCGTGTTTGGGCACCTCTACCCAGGTGTTCCCGTTGTCCTCCCACTCCCGAACCAGCCAGATGAGGGAACGGGTCATCGTAGCGTTGAACCTCCGCTTGTAACGACGGGCATACTGATTGCAGCAAGGACACTCCACACCATCATCGAGATTGGCTTGCACAAAGGCTACAGCATCCTCCAACGTCGCCCACGCTGGAGGTGGCGCGTGGACAACCCGAGGCTCGGGCTTCGCATCCGAAGGGTCAGGCATACTGAAAATCTCGAAAATGTCCTGATGGCTCATGGCTCAACTCCTGGGGTCAGATAGACTCCCTCCATTACTCGGTGAAAGGTCTTCTCCACCCCCCTTCCGGTGAGCCAGGATCTTCTCCATGTGGGCGTACCACTCGTCCGTGGAGAGATCGACCTTGCAGCGGTTACACCGCCAGCAACACGAAACCACGTTGCCGGGGGTGTACCCCTTCATGCTGTCGATGCGGTCGAGGGCAAGTCGAGTCTCCACCTCTCCCCCGCAATAGTGGCAGGGAGCATCCAGATACCCACGCAAACCCTCGGGAGACTTGAACCCCCACCGATGCCCCCGTCGTAGCGCACCCTTTCGGATCATTCTGTAGCGATACTGCAAGGGGGTGTCTCGGACCTTGTGGCGTTCAAGGTTCCTGTGACGGATACGAGCACAACCACGGCACTCCTTCCGATGGGAGACGATCCGGGTCTTCTGGCGGTTCTTGTTGGCTGGGAAAAACTCGTCTGTGAGGGGGTACACCTCGTCGCACACTACGCACTGGCGACACGGACCTGCCCTTTCCGAAGGAAAGACCACACGGGGAGGCCACGGCCACGCCCGTCGAAGCCCGTTCCCTGTCGCGGCGACCTCTCGGTGTTTCCGCATCCATACGCGGTGGGAATCAGACTCGCCCTCGACCACAGCGTCCTCAATGAGCATGTTGAGGGTGAGGACTTCGCGGTCACTCACAACCGCTTCCTGATTGAGAGGTGTGATCCAACACCCGCCGCATGTGAGCCAGCCACTCGTCTACGGCGAGTTCCCTTTTCATCCAGTTGCACCTCGCACAACATTGAACCACGTTGCCGGGAACGTAGCCTTTGTCGTTGTCCACCCGGTCCAGACCAAGACGGTGCTCGACCTCGCCCCCGCAGTAATGACAGGGAGCACCGTAGAACTCGCGTAGGACTTCGGGGGAATCGAAGGCCCACTCGATCCCACGCCTCTTTGCTTCCCCGTGAATCCTCCTACAGCGAAAGGGAAGTGTCTTCTGCGCGGTGAAGTGGCGGGTTCGCTGGTTTTGGCACTCCCGACACTCCGTTCCCGCATATCCTTTCCTCGGGCCGCTTTGACGTATGACGTAGAACTCGGGGGTTTCGGGGTACGTCCCCCGACACGTCTTGCATGTCCGGGTCGAACCACTGGCGAGTTCTTCCTCCGTGACCTCGCGGGGAGGCCAAGGGAGTGGGGCTGGGCCACTGCCTTTTGTACCACGCTCGACGGGGGCTTCAGCAGCCTCGCGCCTACGGGCCTCTGCCTCGTCCTGCCAATCGAACAGTAAATCCACAACGTCATTCATGGGTCAATCTCGCGCCGAAGCCCAACGCCACAAGATCGGGAACGTAAGGGTCTTGCCCTTTGTGCAACCGCGTCTCAAAGAACCCGTCGAGGTCGGGGACGGTCGCCATCACCAACCGGGCGTAGTACGCCGTGTAGTTGTTGTTGAGCTTGAACTCGTCCCCTTGCGTCTGGAGGGCGTAGAGCCACCGCAGGCGGTTGAAGATGAGCCAGATGCTACAGCGACCGAAACCCCGGCCTTTGAGGTCAAGGGCGATCTCAACAATGTGGCCGTAGACATGCGGGTTCATCCTGTGGAACGCCTCAAACCTTTGTTCCGTGTCGCCTTTTGTTCGCACAGGGATGACGGGTTGGACTTCGACCCCGAGGCCATCATCACGGCCAAACAAGGTGAATATGTCGAGAGTGATGAGGTCAGGCATGGGTGCTTCTGGTGAGGGGTGCGCTTCATCTGTACCCAGACCCCAGACGACACCACCCCCCGATAGAAAGCGCCTATGTTTCAACTGCTTGCCTGTCATTTCCTATGGGTTCCTGTCGGTTCCCATGGTGCCCTGGACCGTACCGGCGACGAAAGGGATCGTGGGATCACGCCCGGACACCTGTGACCGGGGGGAGGACACCTGTGACCGCCAGATAAGAAAGGGCCACCAACAGCCACTTGCCATTCGGGGAGTCGCCCCTCGGACGCACACAGAAAGGGGGGCCTTCCAGCGAAGGGGGGTCTGTGTGGAGGTCAACCCTTCAAAGGGTTTGTCCAAGGGGGGTTGGGATTAGCGTTCCGATTTTGGACGCGGTTTCAATGTGGCCAACAGGGGGGGCCGGTACCCCCCCAGGGGTTTTGTCGTCGGTTCTGACAGGTCGGCGTTGGGGTGTGTTTGTGACTGTTAGGTTTGCATACCTAACTGTTACGTTTGCATACCATACTGTTACGTTTACCGAGTGTGACTGTTACGTTTACGTTTGTGACAGTCACACCCTCCGTGTATTGAGTAACGACTAATGCCACTCGCCTGACGCGAGCATGGCCTTGTAGGCCAGGAGGGTGGAGAGGGCTGGCATCTGCCTGTAGTACCTCTCTCCTTCCTCTGGTCCGAGGATAGAATGGCAGACGGCCCTTGCCCATACCTGGGCAGCGTCGAGGGAGTCCTTGCTCCCCATGATGCCGGTCGGCTTGGAGAGAGTGAGGAGCAAGTCCTGTGGTGAGTCCTTCATGTGGACCTCCCTGGTAGGTGTCACCCCATATTACCCGGTCCCCCGTGGGGGCCTACCCCCCTATGCGTGGGCGCGGCGGGCAGATACAGAGAAAGGGGCACAGGACCGAGAATGGTCCTGTGCCCCTTATGGGTGGGAGGGAATGACCATGACGGTCAGCCCTATGCGGGAGGGTCAGTCGATGTTGACGTAGTGGCCAACGTAACCTGGGATGGCCTTCATGTCTGCGGCCAGGGTGCCCGTGAGGTCCAGGCCGTTGCTGGAGAAGCACGCCTTGACCAGCCTCTTGCTGGGGTTGCCCTTTGGGGTCACGGCAGGGCCAGTGACCCAGACGTAGCAGCAGACACCACGGCCACCCTCCATGAAGTGAGTGCGAGCCTCATGCTTGGCCATGACTGCACAGACAGCAGCCTTGAAGGTGGGGCACATGGTAGCCATTGGATCCTCCGGTAAGGTGGTGAGTGGTTAGGTGTCGTTGGTCGTGGTGAGGTGCCATGCGTCGAGAGCGGCACAGATGTGGATGACCCATCCGAAGAAGCCCACAGGACATGAGCCACGCCAGGACCATGAGGGAGAAGAAGTAGATGGCCCTCCCTGGCCTCCCGGCGAGGAACTGGCCCGAGCCAGGGAGGATGAGGGAGAGTGCAGCCGCCATCATCGGAGGTACGCTGCGCCGTAGTCGGTCACGCCAGCCAGCGGGTCAGCGTCACGGATGTTGCCGCGAGCGTGCTTGGCCGGGGCTCGCCAGTTGGCTGCCTTCATAATGTCCCCGTTGCTTCGGACCACGAAGCAGTAGACCGAGCCACCACGGACGACCTTGGCGTACTTGCGGCCCCACTCGATGGTGCGACTGCCAGGGTACTTGGCGTTGACCTTGGCGACCCACTCCTCGATCTCCGCGTCGAGGCCGTCCCTCGCGGGGGCCATCGTGCTGACCGTGGGGGTCACGGGGGTCAGGGAGTGCAGGTCACGGCGGCGGCAGAACCAGAGGACTCCATCGAGGTCCATGATCTCCGAGCACTTGGGCAGCGAGCCCCAGCCACGGGGAGCGTTCACGCGGGCGCGTGTGACAGTGTAGGTGCCGCTGGTGTCACGGCGGTAGACAGACCTGGGTGGCAGCTTGCTCTCGCCAGCGCAGTCCATCCCCTTACTCTCGGGGGATGCGTACCACTCTGCCGTCTCCTCGGCAGTGACGGGTCGCCAGAGGTCAGCGTGCTCGCGCACGACGACGGTGAGTCCTTTCTTCATGGGGTGTCTCCTATGGCCCCTCGATGGGGCGCGGGAATCGGTGGGGGGTGTCCTTCCACTTCTATACGGAGATACCGGCCCGAGTTGAACCCCCCTTCGGCAAGAAAAGTAACGGTTACCCCAGGGGGGTAGGCCCCGTCCCTGCATATTCGGTGCATACGGGACACTGAACAGAGGGGTGTTCAGTGTGAACAGGTGTTCACCTGAACGGACGGCGAAAACCCAGGTTCGCCCGTTCCCGCTACTTGACATAATGTACGTTATCGGACGTTGTGGCACTGAACAGACCGTGCATGAGTATGCGTGGGGGTGCATACTCATGCACCGGAGGGGGGACGGGCCGCACGGCTGGCACCCCCGGCTGGCACCCCCGGTCGGGGAGAACCGTCCATCCCCTTTAGGGGGATGGACGGTTCTCCCCTTGGGCTACGCCCGAGGGTCGGGGGGCTTGTCGCACACAGGGGGTCAGCCACCACCACTTATTTTGGGCCTCCAGCAGAAAACTTGCCGGAGGGGGGTTCAACTACCCCTGGCATTTCCGTATAGGGGTGCGGGGGTCATCTACACCCCCACCCCTTTCACCTTTTCCCACGCCTCACCGAGAGGCCCGGAGACACCCCATGGCTGAACTCACCATCAACGGCAAGAAGTGGGCCGCGAGCCATCAGGCTTCGGTCAACGCTATCCTTGACCCTCGGACAGCGGATGCTCGTAAGGTACTCGCACGAGGCTCCTCCTTCTTCAACAAGGACAAGTGGACTTGCCGCGTGATGCAGGGGAAGCTGTGTGAATCGGTGTCTTATGGCAACGAGTTCAGCTATGAGATGGTCGAGGATGCCCTCAACGCTGCCAACGCCACCTATGTCTCTGACCCCCACATCGTCGTGGCGACCAACCCCGACCGCATCCCCCTCTGGCTGGCGCGTGCGGGGATCGGTGGTGACTACCACGAGGCGTGGCACACCGAATACTCCTGCCGTCGTGACCTCACCATAGAAGACGTGTGGGGTCCGCTGTCCGAGCGTTGGACACTCCTGGCTGACTGGCGACCCTACATCGGTGCCGTGTTGACCTGGGGCAACATCATTGAGGACATTCGCATCGAGCGGTGTGGGTGTGCCAAGTACCCTGGTGCCCCTGACAAGATGGCTGACTTGCAGGATTTGATCTTGAAGATGGAGTCCGAGGGTCGTGAGGCTTCCGAGCACCGAGGGATTGACCCCCACAACGACCTCTCGGTCGTGATGGGTGCTTTCCGTGATCTCGGACTCGGCTACGACACCGACCGCCAGAACGAAGCCCTGGCTGGTTACCGTGAGCGGTCCCCGGCTGGTTGGCGTCTGGTGACGGAGGGTCCGTTGAAGCCCTTGCTCGACCGTGCGATTGCACTGACCCCCGAGGATGACCTTGGGCACTGGTGGCTGGCGATGGAAATCGTTGCCCTGCTGGTGGCGTTGGGCCACGACACACCCCCGGCTTCCCCACCCCCCTCCAACGATGGTGGTGGTGAGAGTGAGCCTGGACCTCCCGGTCCCCCGTCGGAAGGCGAGGGTGAGGGCGGCTCTGGCAAGGCCCCGAAGTTCCCCGTCTTCCGGGTGGGTGACAGGGCTCGCGCCAAGGTCGGACCCCACGCTGGCGAGATTGTCGAGGTGACCTTCGCTGGTCTGCCGGATGCTGATGGCCGTCAGGGCTTGAAGTTTGCGGTGGTCATAGACGACTAAAAAACCTATGCCCAGGGGGGTTCAACTCCCTTGGGTATCTCCGTATAGAAGTGTAGGGGTGAGCACACCCCCGGTCGTTTCTCGGGTTCGACCTAAATAAGACCCGACTCCTTTCCTTTCTTCCCCGCCTCATCGAGAGGCCCCGGAGACACAGATGGCTCTTTTCGATTACATGCTCCGACTCGGAACCGAGTTGGTGGGGTCCAACATGGACCTCGCTCCGCTGCCCCGCGAGGATGACAGCGACGGGTCCGGCGACGGCGACGGCGACGGTGAGAAGTCCGACGAGACCGACGGCACCCCCGAGGGTGGCGAGGGCTCGGAGGGTGATGACACCGAGGATACCGACGAAGACACCGAGGATACCGACGAAGACACCGACGGTGAAGGCGACGGTGAAGGCGACGGTGAAGGCGACGGTGAAGATGCCGACACTGATGCCGACGGTGAAGGCTCCGACGGTGAAGGCTCCGACGGTGAGGGCGGTGAGGATACCGACGAAGACACCGACGGTGAAGGCTCCGGTGATGGCGACTCCGAGGGTGATGACTCCGACGGTGAGGGCGAAGGCTCGGGCGACGGAGACGGAGACGGTGACGGCGACTCCGATGGCGACTCCGGTGGTGACTCCGGTGGCGACTCCGGTGGTGACTCCGATGGCGCAGCCGGTGACGGTTCCGATGACTTCGGTGACCCCGGTGCCGAGGGTGCCGGTTCGGATGCACTGGCTGGGGGTCACTGCGACCTGGGCGATGATCCCAAGGCGTTTCTCGATGGCCTCCTGGCTGCTCTGGAAGCGAACGACACGGACCTGCTCGACAACAACGAGGCGATGGGTAGTGCCACCGAGGGTGAGCGCGATGACGATTGCCTCGATTATGAGCAGGTTTGGCGACCCTTCGACCCGAGCCTGGATGAGATCGTTCGTCCCAGCGGGGGCTACAATGGCATGGCCAAGATTTACCGGGATGATGCCCGACTCCTGACTGCGGGCATCCGCTCGCAGTTCCGGGCGAAGTTCCTGATGGCCAAGACCAAGAAGGTCATTCATGGCACCCGCCGTGGAAAGGATCTCTCGGAGCGTCGTCTGGTTGAGTCGTTCATCGAGATCAAGTCGGGTATCCGGCCCAGCCGCCCCTACTTCCAGAACGTCAAGTCGGACGATGTGTCCATCGCGGTCGCAGTCGTTGGTGACCAGTCGGGCTCGATGCGTGGTAGTCGCGCTCGGTCGGCAGCGACAGCGATGGTCGCTATGGCCGAGGCGTTCGACACCCTGGGTTCTCCGGTCATGTGCTGTGGTCCTCGGAACGGTCGTCGGGCTCCCTACACGACGACCGAGCAGTACAACGAAGACGACGCTTCGTTCCACCGGATCTCGGGTGCTCGGATCGATCTTTTCAAGGATTGGGATGAGCCCTTCCGAACCTGCAAGGACCGCTTCGGTAGCTACACGGCTTCTGGGGGCACGCCTCTGTCTGACGGCATCCAGTTCGCCATGCAGGAGTTGTCCACTCGCGAGGAGCGGTATCGGGTGATTCTGGTGCTCACTGACGGTCAGCCCGACTGCCCCCGCGTCGTTCGTCGCCAGATTCGGCTCGCTGCCGAGGCTGGCATCTTCGTCATCGGCGTGGGCATTGGCGAGGACGGGTACGCTGTGACCAACCTGTTCCCGTTGCACGTCACGGTCCCGAGTTTGGATACCCTGGCCAAGCGCATGATGGAGACTATCTCGACCATCGTGTTCCCGAAGCACGCCAAGAAGGCCGCATTGGACGGCCTGATGGCCAGTGGCGGGTTCCGCTAATCTCACTGACCCCCTCCGGGGGGTCAGTTTTCTTACCTTTTCTTCCTCCAGGGGGGTTCAACTCACCCCCCTATCTCCGTATATGGGTGCAGGGGGTGAGCACACCCCCCCATCCTGTTCCCTTTCATCTTCCCTATGCCTCATCGAGAGGCCAACTGGAGACTCCCAATGCCTGCTGCTGCAACTGCTCTCGCGCCCAACCTCACGGTGGTTGATGGTCGCGTCGAGTGCATCGAGTGTGGACACCGCGCCCACTCCCTGCTCGACCATGTGGTCGAGGCTCACGGGATGACCCCCGAGGCGTACCTCGATGCTCACCCTGGCGCTCTCACCGTCAGCACCAAGGCTCTGGATGCCTTTGACCGCGCCCTCAAAGGGAAGCGGCGTAAGGCGGCTCCCGAGGTCACCGACCTGACCCGCGATCTCCTCGGAGTCGTGTGTCGAGTGGACCATGGGATTCCCCTCCACTTCTGCCTGCCCCTCCCCTGGGCCTATGCGTTCCCCACCAAAGGGAAGGCACGCACCGCTTACCAGCGTGCGCTCCTGGCCCTCGCCAAGAAGCGTGCCGTGTTCATCTGGGGTGGCCCCGGAACCGGTAAGGATGCGGTGGTTCACGCCTTCTCCAGCTACACCCGCACTCCGGCGTTCGCCTACACCTTCACTCCGGGTACGGAAGTGAAGCGGTGGTTCTACTCCCGCGAGATCACCGACGCTGGCACCTCATGGTCCTACGGGACTCTCTGGAACGCCATCGTCAACGGTGTTGTTGGAACCGACGGTGTTGCGCGTCCCGCGCTGATCCTGTTCTCCGATGTTGACCGGGGCACCCCCGAGCAGATTGAGGAGTTCCGGTTGACCCTGGACACCACCTCCAAGCGGATCGTTGGTCCGACGGGTGAAGTCCACACCTTGTTCCCTGGAACGCAGTTCGCTTTCACCGCGAACTCCTGCGGTACGGGTGACGAGACGGGTCGTATGTCGAGTCAGCGGATGGATGCTTCGATCCTCGACCGGATGGGTCGGTTCGTTGAGTTCACCCACATGCACTGGGATGATGAGTCCGCGATCCTGCGGTCGAAGTACCCGGCGCTGGTAGAAGCGGCACCTGCCGTCATCGACCAGTTGGGCAAGGCTACGGACAAGATTCGTGCGGCTATCGAGTCGGAAGAACTCTACGCGGAGTTCACCCACCGTGGTCTGTGTGAAGTCCTGTCGGAGTGCGAAGACGTGCTCTGGCTGTCCGACGGCACCCCTCCTGCCAACCTCTTGAAGAGGGGTTTCGCAGCGTGGTTGCACCGGCTGGACAAGGACTCTCGGACCATCGCGATGCGCCTGATCGACGCTGTGGTGACCGGCGGTTGCTTCACTGACGAGGAAACTGACTGAAACCAACAGGCAGGGGGGTTCAACCCCCCCTTGCTTCTCCGTATAGAAGTGTAGGGGCGTCCCCGCACCCTTTCACCCCATCCCCATGACCCGCATCGAGCGAGGCAACTGGAGACACCCCATGAACTTCCCGACCACCCTGGAAACCACGGCTTGGATGCCCTATGTCCTGGCCGCGCTCCGCGCCCTCGGACCCCGAGGGGAGGAAGTACGGTTCCGCGACGTGATCGCCCATATCGAGTCCCTGACCGATTTCCCTGGCTGGGGTACCTGGGGCACGAAGATGAAGCGGGGCAAGCCCTACTTCGCCGGACACCGAGCCGTCACCCTCGCGGGTGGGCGCTTGAAGAAGGACGGTATGGCCGTCAACCCACGTCGCGGGTACTACGCCTTGGCCTCCGAGTTGGCTGCTGCGCCAGCACCGGAAGTCACCGAGGCTACCGAGGTAGAGACGATGGCAGCGGTCACCCTGACCGAGATGGTCACCGAGGAAGCCACCGAGGAAGCCCCAGCGGCGATCTCCGTGATCACCGAGGATTCGGGGATGGCTTACCTGCCCCCCGTCGGTGCCGTGACTGCCGGGTCCTACGCTACGGAGGCTGACCTCCGGCGCGTGGCCATCGACAACACCCACTGCTTCAGCCTGTGGTCCTCACGGTCTTCGCAGTGCGAGGGGTGCCCTCTGGCTGGGCTGTGCCAAGCATCGACCATCACCACCCTGGCGACGGTGGCCTCCGAACTCGATGCTGAGTTCGCTGCCGAGGTCGCCAAGGCCGAGGCCGAACTCGCTGCCGAACGTGCGCGGTTGGTAGCTGCCCTGAAAACGTCCATGGCTCCGACTCCCGAGGCCACCACTTCCTCGGTTGACTACTCGACCGTCGTGGTCCCCTTCGCCTGCGTCTGCTCGGCAGAGGGATGCAAGGGCACCATCGAGGCCAACGCCACCGCTGCCCATGTTGAAGGGCGTGGAGTCTTCCACACGGAGTGCGCCATCGCGCTGTAGACACCTGACCCACTTTTGGGTCGGTGTCCAACCGGCCCCTGGAGTATCCCCATGAAAGACCTGACCCCCCTCATTACCGAAGCCACTGACCTCGCCAAGCGCGGGGGCAGCGCCCAGGAAATCGCCCGCGTGGCTTGCCGCCTCGCGGGCCATATCTCTAACGCCCAGGAGGCTCTGGACCCCCTGAAGGCTCTCCTTCGTGACCTTGCGTCTACCCAGCGGGGGGACGAGAGCCACGTCCACTACGACACCGATGCTGGAAGCGTGTCCGTGACGTTCCCGTCGCCCCGGTTCAAGGCTCGCAAGGGCACTGATTGGGACGTGGTGCGCCACGTCCTCGGAGACTGCTTCGACACTTACTTCGTGACGAACGTGCGGTACGACGCTCGCAAGGACATTGATGCGGTCATCAAGACCCGCAAGGCTTCTGGCGAGGTGCCAGACGTGCTCAAAGCCATCGAACGAGCCGAACCCACTCCCAGGGTGGGCTTCAAGCCTACCTGACCTCCTGCCCGCCCTCACGGCCCCCCAGATGCCTTGTTCGGGGTCGTGGGCGGTGGGTTTCAGCCCCCATCCCCCCGACTACACATCCGCCGCCCCCACTCCCGCCTGGGAGTGGGGGCTTTTGTCGTTTCTGGCCCCCCAAGTGTGCGAAGTGGACACCCCCCTGCGTCTACCCCTGTGGAGGTGCCCGATGACTACCCCTATCCGCGTCCTGTTCCCCCTCTCCGAGATGGAGATCAACACCGTGCTGGAAACCCGGCACGCCGAACGGCTGGAGAGTGCCGCAAACCTCGACAGCTTCCCGCCCGATTCGACCCTCGGCACGTTCCGACGGACCCTGCTCGTCAGGGACGTGGGAGGAGATGCCCTCATCCGGGGCCACCTCCAGACCCACCCCTACCTCCGGCTGTCCCGTGAGGTGTGGTGGTGGTGGAACGTCGAGGTGAACGGCACCGATGTAGACACCGGCAAGGAAGTCCCCTCGGTCTTCTCCCAAGAGGAGATAGAGCAGGCCGAGGAGGAAGGGCTCTCCATGGCTCCGTGGCTCCGCAGAGCCCTACGGGCGATTCAGGACGTAGACTTCGACCTCGCCTTCAACATCATTCGCGACCTGAACACCGCGCTCGGTGGGATAGTGCCAGGACAACTGGACCTGAACACCGAGATGTGGTCCGACGTGGCCTTCATCGGTGGGGGCGAGTGGGTGTCGTAGATCGGAAGGGCACCGTTGACCCGTGTTCCACGGGGAACGGCTGCCGTCCGAGACGGCGGTAGTCTCACCCGTGGGGTCACCGATCTGACCCCACAAGCCTCCCACAGCGATGTCGTCCGAGGTCTCGGGGATGTCCTCGGGGCCGCCCGATTCGCTAAACCCTTGCCTTCACTGGGGTTTTCGCGCACGCCGTTCTGATGACACCCCGATCAGGGGTTTTTACAACAACGGGGGAGCGCCCCTGGACCTGTGGTTCCAGAACTGGACCTGTGGTTCCACCCCCCGCAAGTTGGGGCGAAAGACCTTTCCGGTTGAGTAAGCCCAACGGGGCTCTGCCTATCTACGACACCCGAGGCTACTCCTCGGTGGGGCGAAAGACCTTTCCGGTTGAGTAAGCCCGACGGTGCCCTTCCGATTTACGACACCCGCCCGAGGCTACTCTCCGGTGGGGCGAAAGACCTTTCTGGTTGAGTAAGGCCGACGGCGCTCTACCTATTTACGACAGGGGGGGTTCAACTCGGCCTCCTATCTCCGTATAGGGGGTGAGAGAACCTTCCCTCATCCCCACGAGCCTCATCGAGAGGCCAACAGGAGCGCCCATGTCCATCGCAGTCTTTCACGCCACTCGCCCCACCTTCGGGTCCGGGCCGGAGCCCACCGAGTTCATCCACGTCGCTGATGTGGACCTGCCCGACGCGGACTACCCCCGCGTCTTTGAACTGACCAACACCATCGAACACTACTGGTGGGAGAACGCTCTGGTCACCTCGACCTTCCCTGGTGAGGGATGCCGCTCCACCTCCGTCGGTGACCGCATCCGCCTGTCGGATGGACGTGTCCTCCGATGCGCTTCCTTCGGCTGGGAAGAGGTCGAGGCCACCGCAGGGACCGCTTGACCCCCACACCCCCTAAACGTGACTGTCACACCCCCTAAACGTGACAGTCACGTTTTCAAACGTGACTGTCACAGGCAAAACCGCGCCCAAAACGTGACTGTCACACCCGAATACTTGGTTTTGGGGGGTTCAACTCACCCCCCTATCTCCGTATAAGGGTGGAGGCCCTACTATGACCCACATCCACCCAGCCATCATCGAGCGCGAACGCCGCGAGCGTGAGGAACGCGAGAGCGAGCGCCGACGGCTCCCCCTCTATGCACCTCGTCCTGTGCCTCCCCGTCCTGTGCTGGAACGACCGGACCCCGCCCCCGAGCGGGGGGTGGTCGAGATCGACTACACCCTTTGACCCTCTCTGGAACCTCCCATGACCGGCACCATGACCATCAAGACCAAGTGCCAACAGTGCGGTAAGAAAAAGGCCATCAAGAACGTCGTGACCTTCCTCCCCAAAGGAGAGGTGGGCATCTACACGAGGAAGGGCTGCTTCAAGTGTGGATGGCACCCTGACGCACCTTCGCCCGAACAGACCACCCCCGGAGCCACATGACCCACGCTGAACTGCTCTCCACCATCCGCGAGGCGTACTTCGCCCTCGCTGGCTACCGCTCACCCTCCCTGCTCCCAGAGCAGCAGGAAGCCGAACTCGCACGGTGCCACGACCTCCTGGCTGCTGTGGTCTACGGACCCGAACCGGACGAGGACGAGCGGGAGCCCACTGCCGCCGAAATCTACGGGTACACGCCGTCGGGGGATGACATTGTGGTGCCCCAGGACCAACCCGTCATCCCCGCCTGGGCCGCAGACGACCAAGACATGCCGTTCTAAACCCTCAACTTTCTCGACGGAGGGGGGTTCAACTCCCCCTTGCTTCTCCGTATAGGAGTGTAGGGAGCCCCGCTACCCACACAAAACACCCCCCACGAGCCCGAATGACGGGCCAATGGAGACTTCTCATGGACCTCACTTCCCTCTCCCCCGCGACCATCGCGGCACTTCATAAGGCGCTCGCCGCTGCGAAATCCGCGACCCGCGCTGACCTCCCCGTCGGGGATAACGACGTGGACGAGATCGTCACCCTGCACACGGTCGCCACTACCCGTTGCGGTGATGACTACACCCAGCCCATCGTGGCCAAGGCTGACCCCTGGACGCTCCTGGCTGCGGCATTGAGCCACCTCAACGGCGTGACCGTCGATTCCCTCACCCGCGAAGCCCTCACCGCCGACCCCAAGCTGATCGCGTCCCTCAAGAAGAGGGCCAAGGTCGCTATCGCTGCGGTCAAGGGACCGACCCTGACCGACTGCAAGGGCAAGGTGACCTTCCCGGCTCTGTCGGTTTCAGTGGTCAGTGCCACCGAGGTCGCGGCTGCGGAGGACGAGGAGTCCGCTGCCTGATCCCCCCCTCACCGGTCCCCCTCCCCCCTGGAGGGGGCCTTTGGTGTATTGGGCGGTCCCACTTTGTAACAGTCACAGATGCACTTGTGACTGTTACAGGCACCCCTTGTGACAGTCACGTTTACGAACCGAGTATTCACATTCGGTGTTTGACACACTTTCAAACTGGAGGGCTCTCATGCCTACCGCAACCTCTACATACGTCAACGCCTACGCGGTCACCCGCCATTTCGGTGGACCCGAGGAAGGCGGGTGGTGGTACAACGCTGGGGAACCCCTCGCGTCCGTGCCGCTCCCGTTCACCCCCACCGGTCCCGACGATGGGCGCGTGGGCACCATGGTCAACCAACTCAAACAGCGGTACGCCGATCACGCGGAGGGAGACATTTACTCTGTCCTCGGCGGGGTCGCCGTCGAGGTCTACGTCGAAGACCACCCCGCTCGGACCTTCCCCACCGAGACTCCGCACTACGAGTAGGCCCACGAACTGACGGACCCTCGGACTGACCCGAGACAGCCGCCGCTGACCCAACCCCCAACAACCCCCGACCCCCGACTGCCTCCGTGGCGGTCGGGGGTTTTTTGCGTTTGGGGTTTTGGGTGTGACAGTCACGAACGCCAATCGTGACTGTCACAAACGCAACCAATACAGTTACGTTTGCATACCATGTAGTTACGTTTGCAAACCTAACAGTTACATTTACCCAATACAGTATTTTCCCATGCAAACCCCATGCCAGAAAAATCTCCGGGGGCTTGACTTGTTCTCTGGATTGGCGGGCCTCACAGGGAGGGATCGTGTTCGTGATAATCACAACCACCTTGTATTCGGCCTCCCCAACCCCCCGCTAACGGTGGGCGAAACCCGATACCCAGGAGCCCCAATACTTCATTCACGATTGTGACTGTCACATGGGCCATGTATCGAGTAGTCACAAGTACGTTTCAAGTATTGCGTTTCGGGGGCGGGGACTCCTACAGGGGGGTGCGAGAGGGGGTGTTGGCCGGTACAGGTAGAGGAACCCAGAACCCAGCAGAGGACGTTCCCATGGACCCCACGGTCACCCCGACCCCAGGCCCCGCCACTCGCCCTCTTCCCGACGAGCGGGAAGGGCTCTGGGTTCCCCTCATCGAAGGGGTACTCCGTGCGATGTGGGGCGGTTTCGGTGAAGCCCACCAAGACAAGTGGGGTGATGAGGTCCAAGTCAGGCACGGATCTGGCAACAGGCTTTTTGGGCACGGCCACTTGAAGTACCGGGACACACTCACGACCCGGTTGGACGTGGAGTATCGGGAGCGGATCCCCGCTACGGTCTTCACCCTCCGTGTGGTGTCTACGGAACAGGTGGTGTCTACGGAACAGGATGCTCCCATCTACTCGGTGTCCTTCACGGTCACTGATCGGGAGTACGCCATGAGCCACCACCTTCCTGACGTGGGAAGGCGGTTGGCCACGGAGATGGCTCCGCACGTCTATCACTTGGACCCTCGGAGGGGGATACCCCTCTACGTCAGGTCCAAACAGCGACCTCATGTGTCCCCGTTGTTGCCGTTGCCCCTCTTTGACCGACCCGACGGTTCACACCGGTATCAGACGGAGTTGTTGTTGGGGGTGTGGCGTTCGGGTCTTGCGGTTGCGGAGAGCCTTGCGGACTTGGCCGACCATTCGCCTACGCGGTGTCCTTTCTGTGGGGAGTCCTTACTGGACCCCACGCACGGAGTGATTCCCGTGTGGGGTGGTGGGAACCTGGGCTGGGTTCATCCTGGCTGCATGGATCGAAGGAGTGAGTGATGAGTAAGATCAAACCGAGCACGACCGTCCGCATCAAGCGAGGGGTGCGCCCTTATGGCGGGCGGCGTATGCGGCTGCTTGAACGCGAAACGCTCCCCAACGGGCGAGAGGTCGTCAACCTATGGCTGGACGGGCAGCACGTCCTGGGGACGGTGCGCCAGTACAACGCCGATGAGGTCGAGGATGAGCGGGATGAGTAAGCGAACGATGTTCGGTGGTCCCGAGTCCATCATGGGCGAGGCTTGCCAAAAGGACTTGGACGACATGGTGATGGAGAAGATGCTCGGGTATGCCGAGGTCGAGGAGCAGCGACCATCCACCTACAAGGTGGTGTGGTCCACCGAGCACGCTTCCGGTGAACTCCCCTACGAGTTTGTCGGGATGGACCTTGCCCTCCAGGGAGGTCGTGAGTGGAAGGCCGAGATGGTCGCCATTGACCCTGACCCTGTATCAGCCATAGAAGAGTACCAATGGGAGGTTGTCCGTATCGACCCTCCGCTGTTGGAGAGAAACGGCCCGGAGGGGCAGGAGAGGTGAGGGATGAGCAGATGGATGAAGTTGGTGTTTGTAAACCCGGAGCGTGTGCGTTCTGACGAGGAGAGTGTTCACCTGTTGTTCGACATGACGGACCCGGCCCAGGAGGGTGAGGTACGGCGGTTGGGGGAGGAGTTAGCGCAAGCCTTGGTGACAGCGGACGAGTACCGTGCGTCTGGCGGTCACCTTCAGGTTGCTTCCCAGAACCCGCAGGGCACCTTCCCGTGGGCTTTGGCTGGTCGTTGTGAGACGTGTGGCCCGGAGAAGCCATGCGAGCGGTGCTCTACAGTCGAGGACGGCAGAGGTAGGCTGTCTATCGTTCCCGATCAGGTATAGAGACGGGGTTGGTCAATGGGTGATGCTTGCCAAGCAGCGGTTCGGCAGATGGTTTTACGGGCTGGTCGGTATGACCTCATCGTGTTGGTGGTAGCGGATGATGCTACTCCCTACGAGGTGGAGGAGGTTCGTGAGATCGCGACCTCCATCCATGAGGACACGCAATCGACCATCGCGGTGTTCCCCGAGAGTGTGTTGAAGGATGCTCGTGTGTTCACGCTGACGGAACTCATCGAGTTCCGTGACGAGATTGATGCCCTCATCCAGTACAAGGCTTCGGACGTGGTTGGAGAGGCGTAGGGCGTTACGCTGCCTACCACTTATTGCCCGTCTTGTGTTCGTACTCGGCCTTTGCAAAGTCAGCGAGTGCTTTGTTGAAGGGTGCGCGGGCATGGAAAGCCGCTGGGTCTCTGCGGTGGTCGTCTTCCAGCCGCATCTGGATCTGTATGAGGGCATTACTCACGCGCCCGAAGTCGGGGTCGCCTCGCAACGCCGCCCGCAGCCCTCGCAGTTCCTTTTGGATCTCGGGGGCAAACTCGGGCCACTTTCGCAGCACATCCTTCAACGAAGCTGAAGCCTTCTTGTTGGGTCCGGCCCGTAAGACCTTGATCAACTCGGTCAGGGAGCGGTCATACCCCCCATACGGAGCAGTGCCCCATCCGGGGACTCCCGAGAGAATACGCTGGGCCTTCACCAGATAGTCCACGGCTTTGTCGATAGCGCGGTCAGCAACCCTCAACCCAGCGAGGATGGCTTTCCGCTCATCGGAGCCTACGGGCATCGAGGAAGCGAGCCGGATCAATCGGGATCGGTCGGCAGCGGTAATGGTCTTGGGCATGGTGGGATCTCCTAATCAGTCTGGCATCAGGTATCGGTGCCAGTAGGGCTCCTTACCGCTCACCTGACGGGCGTAGTCGTTGATGGCACCGAGAACATCTTTTGTTCTTTTCATGCGTTCGATCTCCCTACGGTTCTGGTTGACGTAGGCCATCGCCGCTCTGTACGCCTTCACCCGTCCGGGCTTCTTTATCAGGATAAAGCCCGAATATGTCTGGTTGTAGGGGGGGTCAACAGGGACCGTCGTGAATGAGAAACCGTCCCGAAAGTTGAACCGAAGACCAAACTTGTCGCTGTAGGCCGTCTTCGACGCACCCCCTTGCTTCTCCAAGCCCGCGAGGATCGCTTTCCGTTCGGGAGAGCCAGCAGCCATAGTGGAAGCGAGCCGGATCAATCGGGATCGGTCAGTTGCGGTGAGGGTCTTGGGCATGGTGTATCTCCTGACCCTACGGGTCCGATAGGGTGTCTTCTTCGCAGTTCGCAGGGTCCGACCCTTGGCGACCCACCGCTTCATGGCCTGCCCTTGTTTCTTATGCAGGTCTGCACTGTCGGGCCGTTCCTCCAAGCTGACCTTTTTGACTCCTGGCATCTTCTTGATCCTGTCCAGAACCTTGTGGATCTTTGCCAAGTGGGCCTTGTCGTTATGCCACCGCTCATAGGACAGATTGTTTGGGGGGATCGCTGTGATGGAGTAGCCTGTCCCCCAGAGGTACTGACCCTCAAAGTCGCGGCTTTCCTTACCCCCACGACCGAACTCCTTGTGGAGTAGGAGGAGCCCATCCTTCGCTGAATCCACGCGGCCAGAGACGTTCACATCGTAGTGGCGTGTGGTCCCTTCCTCAAAGAGAGTGATGTAGTCATCTTCATCCTTTGGGTCTTCAAAGACGTAATCGGGGGAATCCCACGGCTCCATGGCTGCCGTCTTCTGGAGCCCAGCCAGGATTGCCTTCCGCTCTACGGGTAGACAGGAAGCGAGCCGGATCAAGCTGGCTCGGTCAGAAGCGGTAATGGTCTTGGGCATGGTTAGTTTCTCCTGACCCTACGGGTCCGATAGGGATTACTTGTGGTCGGACAGCCACTCGTCCCAATCACCCTCTGCACGGGAGTGCTCACCGTAGAAAGCCTGATTTTGTCCCACGCCCTCCGGGTGGAGGCGAAAGTCCCGTGCCTCAACGTACTGAACGCCCGTGTCGATGTTATCGTCACCGCCAGTGTGGTTCTTGTTGATTACGTCATTGGCTTTCTTGACCTCTGCCCACGAGTTCACTGGGAACTTGCAGACAAGTGCGCCGTCGGGGCCATGCCCCTCGTTGCTGATTCGCTGTCCGAACATGCGGGACAGGTTTTTGAGAGCGTCACCCTCCAACTTGTTCATACCTCGACCACCATCATCCATGAGGCTCTGTGCGAACTCGTCACCGTTTTCCGCGTCCTCCTCAATGTTGTAAGCCTCAATGATCAAATCGAAGTAGACGATTGCCATGCGGCCCAGCGGGTGTTCTCCAGCGGTCTTTGACAACCCAGCGAGGATGGCCTTCCGCTCGGGAGAGCCAGCAGACATTGTTGAAGCGAGTCGAATCAATCGGCTCCGGTCAGAAGCGGTAATGGTCTTGGACATGGTTAGTTTCTCCTGACCCTACGGGTCCGATAGGGAAGTCACCGGGTCATTTCAGGCGCAAGTAATCCGAGAGTAGGACGGCTCCGACCACGATTGCTATCAGCACTATGAGTACCCACGAGGGGATTTCATGGGGTTCCGGTTTCATGGGTGGGGTGACTTGCTTACTCGACCTCGACCTTTTTGATCTTGGCGTTCCTGGGTGAAAACACGGCGACCTCGGGCCAGCCATCGACCAGCCGAGAGCCGTGGAAGACCACGCTGTCGTAGCCATTGGCTCTTGCCTTGCGGGCTTCGGATGCGCTTGCGGTGATGAGGGGGTTCTGTACGGTGACCCCAACGGTGTAGACCTTGGGTCGGTACGCCGAGGAGTCGAGGCCCACTTCATCGAGGGTGTCGTAGAGCCAGTAGGGGGCACCGCTACTGGTCGAGAAGATGTTGGTTGAGCCGCCCCCGCGTGGTGGGACTGCACTCCCTTCGATGTACCCCGCTATGTCACCGAGGGTGTTCCCGTCCACCCCGTTGAGGAAGTCCTCGTGCTCGTAGGGTTCGTGCCCTGCGGCTTTGGCTTCTGCGAGCATGGGTTCCCAGGCATCGGATCCCTGGGAGTAGAGGCTTTCCAGAAAGGCTCCGGCCTGGGGCTTCTTGCGTTTCAGTTCGCCAATGATGCTGGGGTCGAGGCCGATGTTCCGGTTGGCGTTGGCGTACTTCCAGGCGACGTTCTTGGATGGGGTCAGGAAGATCCCCTTGCCGTAGAAGTCGTTGACGAGTTCGTCCCTGGACTTGGTGAGGTCAAAGCGGTCGAAGGATCGTGTGGTGCCGTGGTACAGGGTCACGGTCCTTCCCTCGTCCAGACCTTTCAGTCCGTTCATGGCGAGGTCGAAGGGTCGCTTCGCATACCGCTGCGCCACAGCTTCTTTTCGGACACCGGACCACTCGGGATGCTCACCTTCAAAGAGCCTGCCCTCACGCTCCAGTGAGCCCGTCACTCCGCGACCGTCCTTGACGTACCGATAGTCCAAGGACTCAAACACACCGGGACCAGTATCTTCATAATGATAGCCGCACGCCCGATCATCACGAATGGAGGGGTCATCCCACAAAGGGTGTGCGGTCACATCACGGCGGCGTTTCGTGAGGTAGTGGAACCAAACACGAGCGGAGTCTTCCGATACCTGACTTCGATCCGGCATCACCCCATAACGACCCGCATCCTCCATCATCAGGTCATAGAGCATCGGACCCCAACCGGAGGGTGCCCATACTTGACGCACCGTATAGGCCCCACCACAGGAGGAGTTCGGGGTCGCTCGGATATACCCGACCTCTTTCTTTCCGTCGTACAACTGGAATGACCTCGACGGGCCGACCCAGCGGGCAACCACATACCACCCATCGGGCAGATCCGAAGGTGTCTTCGCCGCCGCATCCCGAACCTTGAAGGGAGGGACAGAGCGGCCCGCATACCGGGAGGCAACACGGCTGGCAGAGGGTTTGATCATCCGTCGAGGTCTCTCACCACGAGGGCGGGGAAGGTTCGTTTCGACAGGGTGTGCAGTGCGGCGAGTCGGTGTGCTCCTTCCAGAATGTACGGCTTGGGGTCATCGTCTATGACCACGATGAGAGGTGCAATCCAGCCGTTGTGTTCGATGGCTTCCGCGAGTTCTCGGACCCTCCCCAGGTCACTTGCCGAGTAGAACATGTCATGTGGTGCGGCATCGAAGTCGGAGAGGGGTACCTCTCGCACGTCGGGGAGCACTTCATAGTCGGAGAACGAGGCGCTGATGGAGTTCTGGTTGGGGGCATCCCCTTTGACCCGCAGCCCACTCACGGAGCCTCCGGCTTTCGGGTAGTCACGCTTCGCATACCGGGTAGCTACACGGCGGGCGAGTTTGGTGGTGCGGGCGATCTCCTTGTAAAAGGTCGCCACGGCATCTGCCCACCGCTCCCGGTCGCCCTTGATGTGCGTAAAGAACTCGGACGGCTTGATCTTGCCTGGGTTCCAGTCAGGGCGTTTGAAGTCACGCGGAAGGGTGGGGAACCGTGCTCGCCCTTCACCGACGAAGGTGCGAACAGCCCACCGAAGCACCTTGCCCTTGTCGCGGTCATTGAGGTCCGTCTCGTCCAACCATCGTTGCACCGGAGGTAGGGAGTCGGACTCCCAATCGCCCACGGCATCGGTGAGGGAGGTCTGGTACTCCAGATCAGAGCGGTAATACCGATCTCGCCGTCGGTCGTCGCGTGGGCTGGACGTGTCTGGTGGAAAGCGGAAGGTTTCACGCGATGCGGATGCGTTGTCCTCAATCTGCTTCTGGCGTTGTTCCTCGATGCTGTGAGGCTGCCTCACCTTCCGTTTCGGGAGGCCCCCGTAATCCTGACCCGTCAAGGCACCGAGGATGACTTGGGTGGCGTGCTGCAACTCGTGGCGAACGGTTTTCGGGATGAGTTTGTCGTGCTTCTCCACAAGGTCGGGGATGACTTCTGGCATCCAGACATCGGCGGGGAGCCACACTTGGAACTCATGTCTCTTGTCTGACCAAGCACCCATGGCACCCGAACGTCCCTCATCAAAAGCGTTGGTCACGGTGATCGGACGGAGAGGGCCTTTGCGGAGAGCACGTTGCTCGCCTGCATTGAGGTTGTCCCAGAGGTGCCGATACCGCCAACCATCAAGGTAGTCGGTGAGGTCGAACGTAGTGGACACCTCACCCCCTTTCCCAGCGGAGGTGCGCTTCCAAGGCTTCATGCTCTTGAACCACAGATCGAGGGTGTCCTGACCCCCGATGATTCCGGCTCCTGTCCGGTCGAACTTGGCCTGTTTGGCCAGGGCGTTGTGGTGGGCGCGGTCAGCGAAGGTGGCCTGTGCCCATTCGGTCACGGCTTTGACGAGTTTCGGCGGGGCTTGTAGGAGCCCCGCTTCCATCCTGCGGAACCGGGAGGCAACTCGGCACGGACTGTTGCCCGAAGGTGGGGCCTCCGACCGCACGTCGAGGTCGGGAATGAACTGGTGAAGCTCGGCCTTCGCCTCATCGAACGGTTTGCCTGCCCGCTTACCTAACCAGACGTATTCGATGGCATCCGGGGTAAACGATAGGCCCTTCTTGCCTTTCCACTCACACTCGCCAGGGTAATCCCCTTCAGCGTGACGCAGCGCGTCTCGCTCGCTCACAAACAAGCCATCCTCCACCAGATGGGCCACGGCCTGTTGCTTTGTGAAGCCCTTGCGGATGTACCAGACGGGGTGGACTCCCTTCATCCGCATCTTCGTGAAGCTGAAGGCGATGCCGCCACCGAAGTACGGGACATAGCCGTCCTTCGTTCGCAAATGCGCGTCCCCGCGCCATTTCTGCGTCAACAACAGATTGCGGAGGTGGTCGTAGCTGGGCACCTCGACGTAGAGCAATCCGTCAGTCGGCCAGCAGATGCAGTAGGCTCGGCCTGCGTACCGGGAGGCGACACGGCTGGCGGCGGCCCGTGGGAGGTCGAAAGAGTAATCGTCAGACTCCAACTGACCTTGGAGCGCCAGTTGCCGCATGAACGGGTTTCCAGTGGTCTTCCGGTAAGAGTATGACAGGGGGGAATCAGGTTCATATCGGTCCAAGTGTGTGCGAACGTGCCCTGAACCCGCGAGTTCATGTACCCACTCTGGCAAGAGGGTCGCTTCAACGTCCGAACGGCGATTGAGGTAGTGCTCCCAGACCGCCCGTGCTTCACGCGAAACCGAGGAACGGTCGGGCATTAGTCCCTCGTCATTGAACTCGTTTGCGACTTCCATAGCCAGATCGTAAAGAAGCGGCCCCCACCCCTGACGTGCCTGAATCTCGTTGATTTGGAGGAAGTCCCCTGTCCGGTGGATGTCCAAACTTCCTACGGTGTTGTCATCACCGTCCAGCAGATAGATGCCGAGATTCGACAGTGAACCGGTGATCTCGACGTACCAGTCGTCAGGAAGGTCTTTGACGGTCCTCATTCCCGCTTCCATCCTGCGGAACCGGGAGGCTACTCGGCTGGCTGATGCCATCTTCCGCAAGTCGATCAAGGGACCATGCTTCGGGTACATCGAGCGTAGGCTTTTCCAGACCCGCTGTGCATCCGGTGATGTGTTTCCCCCGGAGCAACGGTTCGGACCCACAACGCCCTTCTTGGAGGCGATGTGGGAGAACAATGCCTTGTAGAGCAGCTTGCCGAACCCCTTGCCTCGGAGCCACCAACTCAGCAGGGCTCCTCGGACAATCCAGACTGGCGGCTCCCCTATCTGACCCCACGCCTCTTTGCAGTCCAGAGGAGCCCCCTTCCATTGGAAGCTGTTTGGGTCTACCGTCGAGGCTCGGAAGTAGCCGACTATCTTCGTCCCGCGCTTCAACTCGATCTTGATGTTGTCAGCCCCGGCCTCGACCTTGGCCTCCAAGCCTGTCTTGTCTTCGATCTCATCAATGATCCGACGGAACCCTCCAGCGGTCCTGCTCGCGGCCTTGGTGAGCCCTTGGTCTTGGAGGTGGGTGTAGACCCCTTTGAGGATGGTCTTCTGGTTCTTCGGAGTCAGGTAGGGCTCAATGTCCGGCCACTGGGTTTCCTTCAGTGCCTCGCGGAAAGCCGTGTTGAAGTCCATGCCGTAGCCCATCAACTCGCGGACGTACTCGCCATCTTCAAGGTGCGTCACCACGTCCCGCATCAGTGCCTTGACCTCTGCCGGGTGGTTGTGGTGGGAACCCGGCCCCAGCCCTTCCAGTGCGCCCACCGCCGAGCCTTTGCCCAGCCATGTGTCTGCGGCATGGGTGAGTTCGTGAGCAAGGATTTCGTACAACTCGCTCTCGACAATCCTGCGAGGTCGCATCTCAAACGTCCGGGTGCCCAAGTCCGGGTTCACAAAGATCCGCACCAAAGGATTATCGGACCTCTTATGCGTCAGAGCGAATCCGCCTTGGACCAGTTCGCTGCTGAACGGGTCACGCCACTTATTGGGCGTACCCGTCAGTAGAATCTCGACCTCCACCTCGTCACCCATGACGTTGGTGAGAGGCAGGTACTCCTGTGCGATCACCCGACCGGGCTTCGGCAGCCCCCACTGGTAGAGCCGCTGCGCCAACTTCTTGGCGAGAGCCTTGATCTCCCGTGTCGGGAGACGGATGGGACGGGCTGCGGTCTTGACCCTCTCGTTCGACATGATCCATTCGTCAGCGGCGTTGGGACCACGGCGAACAACCTCCAGGGGCGGCACACCGGAGTTGGTTAGCTTCCACCCCTGCGGGTTGTACTGCTTGGGTGTGTACCCAGCCTTCAACAGAGCAAGGAGGTCAGGCCACAGGTCTTTGTCGAAGTTGCGGGACTTGACCCGCACGGGGATCTCAATGTCGAGCAGTGTTCCCGCCATGACTCGATGGTGGCCGTCCGTAAACCCCACGCCCCCGTCCGAGTACACGGTGACCTCAACGGGCTCGCGGATACCAGAGCCAACGTATTCCTTCGCCCACGCGATCTGCTCTCTTTTGGGCTTGCGTCGGAATGAAGGCCAGTCCGCGAAGCCTCCCTTGTTCCATTCCCACCCCCCTGCGTAGACAGTCTTTGCGGGGATCTTGGTAGAGGTCGCGGTGCGTAAGGCTGCTCCGAGACGACTCCCCCGTAAATCCCAAAGGTATTTCCCGAACTGTTGGGCGAAGTCACGTTCGTCGGAGCCCCATCTGGAGCACAGAGATCGGTTCTCTTTCTTGGTCAGGGGACGGACACTTTCGGCACCGATTACCCCATCCATCATATCTTCGGGGTCTACCTCACCCCGAGCATCCAAGCCCTTTCGGATGCGGGGGTTGTACGCGAAGGCGTGGGCGATGATACCGTCTTCATCAATCACCCCCCATACGGGAAACCCGCCTTCATCGTGAAGGAACCCCGCCAAGTCGTAACAGGCTCCTCTCATGTAGGGGCCTATTCGTGCTCTCCATGCCCTGAACCACTCATCGGCCTTGGGGCCATTGGGACCGTGGGGGAACCTCTCTGCTTCACTCGCGGTGCGGGAAGCGTAACGACGGGCGACTCGTTTATGGGAGGGCCTGGGCATCATTCAAAGCTGTGCTCATCGAACTCGTCAGGTAGCTTCCCACCCCCCAGAGCCGACTGGACCTCCCGAGCCAATCCCACGGGTAGGGAAGCAGCTTTTCGGATGAGGGTTCTTCGGTTGGTGGCGGTAATAGGCATGGACGAGTCTCCGTCTACCCTGTGACGAGTCCATAGCCACCTTACCGATGCAGGGGTCATATGGGTGATGGATCTATGTCCTTCATCTCCCAGATGGGTGTGCTCATGCTCATGGGATCTCCGGGGGTTGTATAGGTAGAGACGGAGTGGGTGCCCCCAAGCGGATACGAAGGGGTCACGAGGGCCATGCTCGGGCATCGACCACAGGGGGTACGTCCACGTCCTCCCAAATCTCCCCGTGGAGAACATCAAGGCCCTCGGGGACTTGAACGCCCGAAGCCAGTGCTTCCCGCAGGACGAGGACGGCTTTCCAGAAGTCGTCCCTTCGCAGTGCCCGCTGGGCACTGTAGATCCAGGGGAGGAGGGGGTAGTCGTTGGGCTCCTCCCGGTCTTCCATCAACCTCTCCTCCGTCCGCTGCCAGAAGTCCAACTCGTTCCGTAGGCGGTCCTCGGGGGACACGCGGTAGATGCGACGGAGCCCTTCCATCTCGACTTCCCAACGCTTCTTGGCGCGGGGAGAGTCCATGTGGGCACGGATGCGGTCGGCCCACTCTCCCTCTACTCGGTCGAGGGATTCCCGTGTCTTGCGGTAGGTCCGCTCACGGTCTTTGATGACGGCTTCGATCTCCGCTTCGGAGAGGGGGTAGCGCAGGGTGATAAGGGTTCCGATGATGGTCATGGGTCGTTCCTCCATAGGTGGAAACGAAACGAGAACCGCCAAACGGACACGAGTCGGTCAGTTTTTTGGGGTGGGTAGGTTTTCTATAGGGCGGGGAGGGTAAGCAGCATCCCGCACTGGAGCCTTCCATGCCTACTGACCCCGACCGTTTCGCACTCATCCACAAAGCCGCTGGGCTTCCCAAGGGTGACCCCACGCGCCGGAAGATCCTGGCGAAGTTGGCTGGCAACTGGGACTACGTTTGGGCCACGGCCAAGCCCAAACTCACCAAAGCAGAAGACGCTTTGACGGATACCGCACGCTACTTGGAATCCCAGGGCATGAGCGGAGAGGTCAATGACCTTGTGGGAGATGCGCTGTCTATGGTGGGCAAGGCTCTCCGGGGGATGAAGCGTACCGCATCCAAGTGTCCCGGCACCGCAACGGCGAAGCATGATTCCCGTCGGGAGAGACTGGCCCGTCTCGCTGGTATGTCGGCGCAATACGCCCCAGATCGCATCTTCCCCTTCATGGCAAAGATGAAGCTGAAACTCTCGTTCGACCAGTTGGCCGCCCGAGAAAAGGGGTACAAGCTGACGGACCAGATTCCAGACAAGCAAATCTTCAAGAACATCAAGGATCTCACCGAGATCCGCCTCCCCACGAACGTCAAGATCCCGATGCAGAAGTCGTTGGAAGCCTACCTGCTGTGGCTGGCAAAGTGGGCTGTCAAGCACGGGCAGATGGATTGGGATGAGCCCTACGCATGGGCGGTCCCAGCCGGGGTCCAACTCGGTTTTATGGCTGACTGAAACAGTCCCTACTCGATTGAGTGTGCCGACAGAGAGGACACCGCTGTACGGGTGAGGAGTTTGCCCTTGTCGGTGAGGGTCCATCCGGCTTTCCGGTTGCCGCTCACGAGCCCTTTCTTCTCCAGGCGTTCCAAGCTGCTCCGAGGCCGGTAGATGCGGTCAGTGCCCCGCATGGTTTCCAACACCGCCCATTGAACTTCCGTGACCTTGATCATTCCTCTGTGGCGGCCTTTTGGCACGCTGTCAACGCGGCCTTGGAGGTTGCCAGTTCGGCTTCCAGTTCGGTGATCCGCGCTTGAAGTTCCTCGCGTGTCGGACCTTGGGGGACAGGTAGGTTCTGCCCGTATTGCTGGATGCGTTCTTCCAGAGACTTCACGTCCTGTTGCAAGGTGTCTTCGCTATCCTGGGCGTACACTGGTGGGGGCAGGAAGGCAGCGATGAGCCCACCTGTGACCACCGCAAGGGAGAGTCCGAGCACAAGAACAAAGGAAGGGGTTTTGGTGGGCATGGTGGACCTCTATTGGGGGGTGTTGAGGGCGGCGACCACCCTACTGCAATCCGCTACGATCTCCTCCAGCACCCCTACCCGGCCTTCCAAGCCTTCGACTTGGGCTTCCAAGTTGGAAGCCCGTTCGGTAAGGGTCGCATTGGCTACCCGGAGGGCAGTTGTTTCCTCTGGTTCGATAGTGAAACCGAGGACGGATCCGCCCGCAAGGGCTCCTGCCACCACCACAACGGCAGCCATCAGGGTCTTTGGGTCTTTGGGATTGACTTCCATAGCCACCTCCTTCCTATGGGGGAAGGGATAGACACCTCACCGGATGGGTAGGGTGGTGCCATGTGAGGTTCCTCCCGTGCGTCAAACGAGTGGTCTACTCCCCGCTTGCTGGGATCTCGCTATCTCCCCCCACTGGTCCCAGGAGTGATCCCATGCGAGGTAACCGCCGCCGACCCCGTTCACGTTTCCAGTGCCCTCGGGTGAAGAAGATCCTCTACATTCCGGTCCATCTGGGGTTGTGCGTGGGGGTTCTCATTGTCGTTGGGATCGTGATGGTGCGCCAGCACGGCCAGCCGGTGCCTCGCACTGACTCCATCTGGTAGTGGGGGGTTGTGGCTCCCTCCCTCTCGGGTACAGATGGCACACCCTCTGACCTCGGAACAAGCCATGAGCCTGCGCGATTACGGACTCCCTGACCCCGAACCCACAGGCACCCCTACTTGGGAGCGTGCTCCAGCAGACACCCCTCCGTGTCCCAACTGTGGGGGCCACTTGTGTTCCGTGGTTGTGGATGCCGAGATGCCCCAACTCCGTGGAGGCAAGGGCATCTGTACCTACTTGGGGTGCCCCGCGTGCCCCTACGCTTCGCCCTCGGTGACCCGAGCGGTGATGACGGAAGAAGCGTGGGGAGAACCCGTCATGGATGTGCTGAAAGAACTCTTGAAGCCCAAGGGGGGCGCATGAGCCTGCACTTTGAACTGGTGGACTACTTGCGGACGATGATCACCCCTGGCGACCCAGAGGGGATCGATGGGGTCTTCATCCATGCAACTCCTGGCTATGACTGGTCCGGGCATGAGGATGAGAGCGTCCACGGCATCGTGTTGGAGAGCCCTCTCGATGACCTCCAGGCGATCAAGGAAGCGCACCGCGTCCTGAAACCAGGGGGTCACCTGATGTTGGCGGCACCCGACGACGAGCCCACGGGACACACGGGGGCTTGCTACGCCGAGGACGGAGGCTTTGAGGTCCGTGATTGCATCATGGTCCCCGACCAGCCCGGTGATGGGGACCACCTTCATTACGTCGCCAAGGCCAGCCGTTCCGAGCGAGAGGAAGGGCTCGACCATCTCCCCGAGCAGGTGTTCGGCATGTCAGGGGGAGCACAAGGGGCCATCTCTGATGGTGAGGACTACGAAGCGGCCCAAGGCATCGGCCTGAACCGAGTCCAGAAACGCCGGAACATCCACCCGACCGTGAAGCCCATCGGGATCATGGAGAGGCTGTTGGCAGACGTGCCCCAGGATGCTGTGGTGGCCGACCCCTTCATGGGGTCAGGGACGACAGGTATCGCTTGTCTCCGAACGGGGCATGAGTTCATCGGTATCGAGATGGGGGAGGAATACCTCACCATCGCGGAAGGCCGCGTTCGTCATTGGAACACCCGTGAAGCTGGGTGGAACGCTGCGAAGGTCACGTCGGATCTGGACACCATCAAGAAAGCCCAGGAGGGGAAACCCGTGACGTTGACTCTTGACGATCTGTTTGGCTTTTGAGGGGGGTGGGATGCAGACGTTGACTTTACGATACGGAGATTGCGTGAAGGTGCTCCGAGAATATGAGGAAGGGTCAGTTGGGGCTGTGGTCTGCGACCCCCCCTATGACCTGACCTCGGTGAGCCGTGGGGGGTCTTCCCGTCAGTTCGTGGACAACCCGTATGGACGCGCTCGTGTGGGCACGGATCGTCGGGGGTTCATGGGCAAGACTTGGGATGGTACTGGCATCGCGTTTTCCCTGACGCTGTGGGATGAGATTTACCGTGTCCTTCGCCCCGGAGGGGTGGTCAAGGCGTTCAGTGGGACTCGCACGTTTCACCGTATGACAGCGGCGATGGCCGAGGTTGGCCTCGTGGACCTGCGCCTGGAAGCATGGACCTACGGAAGCGGGTTCCCGAAATCCATGTCCATAGGAAAGGCTCTCGATAAGCACCAGGGCCGGATCCATGTCTCTATCGTGGTCTTGAAAAAGGAACTACGCGCCCTGTTCGATGCTTCGGGCAAGAGCCGCAAGGCCATTGATCGGGAGTGTGGGTTCCGTGCCTGCAACTACCTGTCGTACCCGGAGCCGGGAAAGCAGCCCGATCCGTGGTTCAACGTGCTGCCCTCACAAGCCAAGTGGCAGGTGATGAAGCAGGTGTTGGGGGTTGAAGGCACCGACAGGGAGGCAGAACTCGACGGGTTCTTTGCCGAAGCCGAGCGCGAGGTCATCGGTTTCAAGAAAGTCGTCCCCGGTGTGGCCTTCAGCAGTGATGGGCCGAGCGAGATGCCGGTGACGCTGCCTCATACACCCGAAGCCCGTCAGTGGACTTCGTGGGGAACCGCCTTGAAACCGAGTTGGGAGCCTGTTGTCGTTGGCCGGAAGCCCGCATGAAGGTAATCCACGTCCTACGGAAACCCCTGTCCGAGAAGACGGTTGCCGCCAACACCGTGAAGCACGGTACGGGAGGCTTGAACATTGGCGTTTCTCGTATCTCGACCGATGACAACCTCAACGGGGGGGCCTACGCGGAGAACCCCACGGAGCGTTGGGATGGTGCCGAGAACTGGCGGTACAAGCGGGGGGAGCAAGGCAACGCTGGGAGTTTCCAGCAACCCACAGGGCGGTGGCCGGGGAACCTCATCCTTCAACACCTCGATGGCTGTGAGGGTGTTTGCGCTGGAGGGTGCCCTGTTGCTGCACTGGGTGAATCGCGGTTCTTCAAGCAGGTTGGGGGTGGCAAGTGAGGTTCATTGACCTCACCGACCCGGACCCGTTGCCGGACCACAAGGCCGAAAAGGTGCTGCTGCTCATCGAGTTCGTCCCCGAGGAGTCGGACCACTGGGGGGCGCTGGAGTCGGTGCGGGGCACGTCATGGGAAGGCGGGATCAAGGAGATCCCCGCCGAGGCGTTGTCTCATGCCCTACATGGGCGGCTTCATCCGTTGGTACAGGAACTCGGGCGTGATCCCCGAGCGAGTGCGCGTCGGGTCAGTGCCGAGGAAGGGGAGTGTGCTCTCAAAGGCAACTGCATTGGGTGGAAGGCCCCCCTCTGCCGACCGGGGGGATTCAGCGGGAGGGGGTATCGGCGGAAGGAAGGCCCCCCCGAATGTTACGAACCCCCTCTCTCGGAGGGCACCCCGAGAGGGGTAGCCGAGACTTTCCTGCGGGTATTGTCAGCATGGCGGGAAGGCCGCCATGTGATCGTTGTGCGTGGCGACGGATTCAACTTGGGGTGATGCAGAAATGGACATAAAGCAAGCTGTATGCCCCCACTGTGGGATGCTCAACGAATACCGTCAGATCAGTTCTTTTTCGGATGCGCTTCCTAACTGTCGCTTCTGCGGGAAGGACATGGGTGATCGTCAGAGACGAGACTTCATCCCGCTGGGGCAGAACAGCCACCTTCAACTGCGACATATTTCTGGTCGCGGGATGGGGGTGGTAACTTCGCTCCTTATCCCCGAGAAGTCACTCGTAGAACGCTGCCCCGCGTTCGTCGTGGAAGTCAACCCCCACTTACTCGCTCTGGCGATGGCTCCGTATTCGGATTCAAAAGACAACATCAGGCTTGGGCACATGTTGTTCCCTTGGATCGTGGACGAAGCAGAGGACACAACGAAGAAGTATCGGGTTCTCCTGCTGGGCTACGGGATGCTCTACAACCACGAACGGTCCATGCACTCCAACCTCCGGCACGAACCCTACATTGACCCTGACACCAATCGTCGGTTTGTGGACTTCTATGCCAAGCGGAACATTGATGCTGGGGAGGAACTCACCCACACCTACACGAACCCTGACCGTCTCTGGTTTCTGGAGAAGCCAGGACTCGGCCAATGAGGGTTGTCCACGTCCTACGGAAGCCCTTGTCCGAGGGCACTGTCGCGGCCAACACCCTCCGGCATGGGTGTGGGGGGCTGAACATTGATGCTTCTCGGATCGCCTGTCGGACAGGTGAAGTGCTGACGACCCATACACAGGGAGCCGGAGCCGCCACCGCCGATGACAAGGTGTACGGCAAGTATGAGGGTGGGTTCACCACCCACCAGACCAAAGGCCAGAAGCAAGGCAGGTGGCCGGGGAATCTCATCCTCCAGCACCTTCCAGGGTGCCGACGGGGGTGCGTCCCCCGTTGTCCTGTGGGTGTGTTGGATGAACAGAGCGGCACGAGTCGTTTCTACAAGCAGGTGGGTGGGTGATGTTGGAAGTGATTGCTGGTTGCATGTATTCGGGGAAGTCCGAGGAACTGATCCGTCGGCTCCGACGATGTGTGATCGCGGGTCAGCATGTCCAAGCGTTCAAGCCTTCGCTGGATGACCGCTATGTGACCGAGGGCATCGCCACGCACCCTGTCGTGGTGAGCGGTGTGGAAACACCTTCCGAGTCCTTTCGGGCGATCCCTGTCTCTACCGTGGCTGAACTCAAAGCGGCGTTGGCTATCCATCCTTTCTCGCTCACGGGTGAGGTAGTGGGCGTAGACGAGGTGCAGTTCATGGACCCCGAGGTCGTAGAGGTGTTGGAGGACCAAGCCAACCGAGGGCGTAGGGTCATTGTGGCGGGGCTCGATCTCGATTCCAATGGCGAGCCCTTTGGGCCGATGGCCGAACTCCTCGCTCGTGCTGACAAGGTGACCAAACTGACCGCCGTGTGCGTGGCTGTGGTCGATAAGTATGACCGTCCCGTGTGCGGGAACCCAGCCACGCGCTCGTACAGGATCCCCGAACGCTCGACGGGGGAACTGGTACAGGTTGGGGCAGCGGGAGTCTATGAGGCCCGTTGCCGTCTCTGTTGGGCGAGGGGGAGGAGAGGCTGATGGCCAAGAAGACCCTCCCCGACCTATGGGACGGTTGCTACGACGGTGAGCACCGGAAGCTGTTGGCCCCCGAGCAGTTCAAGCAGATGTTCTGCAACGTCTGTCTGAACCCAGGCTGTAGCAACAGTCGGGGAGGGGGATCGAAGTGGAGCCAACGGATGCTGACCCAGGAAGACCGCCTACTCCACAATCCGCAGTTCGCCCCTCCGGGGACTGCCGAGGACATGGGCCTTCCCGACTTCCGAGACATGATGCGCCACGCTATCGCGTTGGAGATTTCAGACAGGAAGGGAGACTGGGAACCCGTCACCGATGCCGAGGTAGGCCGAGCGGCTGCGGAGATGATGGGAGTGGTGACTCCCCCCGCTGCATTTCAGGCGGAATCCCCTCCAGTTGACGAGCCTGATCCCGAGCCCCAGGCTGACCCCACTAATGACCCCACGCCCCCTACAACAGTGACCCCACAGTCGGACAAGTCCGACTCTTCGGCAGCACAAGAAATCTTACCCGAGGATAAGAAATCTTATCCCTCCCCGAAAGCGGAGGTTGAACGCCGAGAATCGGAAGTGTCGGAATCGACACAGCCCCAGATCGAGGGGAAATGGAAGGTTCGGGGAGACTCCGTGGGGAAGGATGGCAAGCACCCCATCTACGAGGTGGTGCTCCATGCCGATGAGCGGTGGGAATGTGGGTGCCCGTCACGGGAGAACCCATGCAAGCACGCTCGCGATCTCGCCTTTCGGATCGCGAACGCACCCCGCGAGGTAGTGGAGCCCGCCAATGATCCTTCCCCGCCCCCTGTGGCTGCCCCGGTTCAACCCGTCCCCACGAGGATGAACACCTCTGTTCCCCAAGGGGGGATCATGGTCGGAGGGGAGGCCCCTCCCCCTGTTGCCGAGGAGACTGACCCATGGGCTCCGGCCAAGCCAAAGGATCGCGTCATTGAAGTGGGGGGTCGCGTGACCTTCGGCTCCGGTAAGAAGAAGAAATAAGGAGGGCACACATGGGTCAAAGCGTCAGCGAGAAAGAAGTCATCAAGGCTCTCTCTGTGCTCCCCGGATGGGTGGACGTGTGCATCGTTGGAGAAACGGTGCTCGGACGTGACCTGACCAAGCGTGAGGCATGGGAGGTCGGAAGCCGTATGGCCTCGCGGTGGAAAGAACGCACAGGGCTGTCGCACCCTCCTTTCGCCCTCATCCAGAAGCGGTTTGGCAACGGCACCCATCTCAAAGCGGTCTACCCCCCGTCATGGGTCGAGGAGATCAGTCTGATGGTGAAGGTGATCGCCAGTCGCAGGTCGGTCGCCAACGACTTCCAAGAGCACCCTATGGATGGGGAAGGATCTCCATTGGAAGGCACCCTTTTGTTGGACCTGTTCGGTCCAGGGCAGGAAATGTGATGGAACTCGTGCTGGAACATGATGAGATTGAAGCCCTCTTGCGGGAAGCATTGGAGGCCCGAGGGATGGCTTTCCCCCCCGAGAGCGAAATCCGTATCCGACGGAATAACAAACGAGGCACCCTTCGCGCCGTATTCGTGACACGCGGCCACACAGTCGCGCCTTTCCCCTGGGGCCGTGGGAAAGACAAGGAGCAGAGAGATGGACAATAAGACCCGCGAAGCCTTGAAGGTGATGGCTGAAGTGACCCGCTTGCTGGAAGGCACCCCCGGTGCCGTTCCTGTGTTGGATGCGCTTCGCACCGGCACGATTGACCCGATGGAGGCGATGACCAAGCTGTCCGAACTGGCTTTGGAAGCAGGTCATGGGGAGGCTCTGGTCCGAGCATCGAGCAAGCTGACCGATACCTTCAACATCACGGTGAAGGGGGCCGACAACCCTGATGGCATCCCTGTCCTGATGAAGCACGACAACGGGATGGACATGCTCAACCCGTTGCTGGAGGCTGCTCTGGCAGAGCGGTCCACCCTTGATGGCGATGTACCCGAGGCACGAGTAGGAGCGATCCCCGAGGGGGGTTACCCGGCTGTGCCTGTCCTTACCGATTCCCATGACCCGGTGGTCGTAGGGATGCAGTTGGAACGAGCCTCCAAAGAAGTGGAGGGGGAGATCAAGCAAGCCATTGAGGACCACTCTGACGTGTGCTTGCGGATCATGGGCAGGGTCGAGAAAGAGATTGATGGGAAGGACCAAGACTACCGGAAGACGGCGTTGGAGGTTGCCAAGAAGAACCTCCCACCCGTCCCGGTCGGCGTTCCCAAATACATGGCGGGCCAGAAGCCTGCGCTCCGAAAGGTGGTCCTCAATCCAGCTTCCGCCCTCGCCTTGAACAAGGAACAACGGGCGCGGTACGTCTACATGTCCCTGGGGACTACGCAAGGGCGTGTGTCTATTTCCCCTGTGGTGCAGAAAGGGGTGATCGACCAACTCCGAGCACGGGGAGTCAATGCCGTGGCTGGAGAGCCCCATGTAGACACCGCTGTCTCGACCCAGTGGGCCATGGAGGTGTGGGGAGCCGAGGATTTGAGCGGGGACTTCAACCCAATCTCGCTGGCCATTGGCTCCCTGTGCGACGACGTGTACAAGTTCATCCAAGACCACTCGGAGGTTTGCATCCGAGTTGGTCCCTACAATGGAATCGCTGACAGACGATTCGGTTGGACCCTCGTAGCGGGTCCGAGGAGTAAGCCATGAATGACCATCACCATGCGACCAGTTGCGCGTGCCGTATTGCTCGGAACGCGCTCCGTAAGAGCGTCCGTCAACTCGTTCTCCTTACGTCCTCGGAAGACGTGACGGAGGTCCGTAAGGTTCTGGGCTCGGTGCTCCCTGACGGGTCTTCCTGTACGGGTTCTGTGTGGCGCACACCTGATGGCCGCACCTTTTCCGTCAAGCGGTACGAAGACCCGGTGCCCGCGTATCGGGGTTCCGTGGGTGTGGTGGTGTGCAACGGGGGTAGGGTACTGACGACAGAGGAGACGGATCATGTCAAACGATGGAGAAAAGCCGCCACCCAACCTCTTTCGTTTGTGGGTCCGAAAGGGCAGCCCTTTCCAAATCCAAGTCCCGTATAACCCTCCCATCGAACATGGCGGGGGGAGTACGGTAGTTCCTTTAGTCTTGGGGACCGCCCACGTTTCTCGGCTCCTCGACACCATCCGATCCTTTGGGTGTGAGGTAGACCTCATCCCTGCGGAGAGGCAGACCCCGGAGCAAGAGGCCGAACGACTGGCACTTCTCGGGGTCGGCAGGGAAGACGTTGTGTGGCCCAGTACCGCGTGTCCTGAATGTGCGTGGTTTGATCCCCTATTGGCCGGTACGCCATGTGGACGTGTTGGTTGGATCCCCGAAGCCATCACTGTCCTACTGGAGACACCCAAACCCCGACAGGACGCGGAGGCGTGTCCTGTCCCCCACCTATGGACTGCGTGATGGACCACTGGAAGTACCTCTTGGATGCGTGTTCAGACCTCCGATTTTACCCCAACAACCCTGACCGTATTGCCTCGGTGTTGGAAGCCCTCTCCTATGTGGTGGAGGAGGAAAGGCCCGAGGGGGGTTCAGCCTCGTTGCTCTTGATGAGGCAGGCCCAAGACCTCCGCAGGGATGAAACCATCATCCCTCCCCCTGTTGAGGAGGCCGAGGAGGATGAGGAATACGACGATGAGACATGGGATGGGGAACACGACGATGAGGGCACGAAAGAGGACGGGAGTTTTGAGGGTCTGGTCCAGAACCTACGGTGGTTTGTCCGTCAGATTCAGTCCCCCTCGTCTGGGGGTTAGTGGCTGCGGTTGACCGAGCCATAAGACCATGATTTCTTTCAAGATTTCTCGCTGCGGGGGGTTCAACTCGCCCCCCTATCTCCGTATATAAGTGGAGGGGTTCTCCCTTCGCCTTTTTGGAGATTCCCCATGCTCTACGCACGCAACATTCGATGCTGGCTCCGCTCCGGCTCCCTCTCCTCGCGACCCTACTGTGGTCCCACACGGGGGGCGTTGGTCCTGGCCGATGGCACCTTGATCCCGATGGACTACTCTGATGTGACTGGCATCCTGCGGCTGCTCGCCACTGACCATGGGGCTATCGCCCATGTCACCCTCGCTCCGGCTACGGGTGAATGGGGAGGGACGGCAATGAACCCCGTCACCCGTCACCTCGTTTACTCGACGGGAGCGACTGCTGCCGACGCTGCCGCTGCGGTTCTCTCACTCCTGGCCGATGCTGATGCCGAGTCGGCGCGGCGAGCCGCTGAACCGGCCTACCGTGCCCGACGGTTGCTGGAAGGCATGGACTGGTACTCGCACATGTCTGATGACCATAGGTGTTGGGCAGCGGGCGAGCGTGAGATGCGCGAACTCCGGGCTGCGCTGGATGAACTGTCCCCCCGCGATGCCCGTGCGATCTGGCTCACCTATGCCCCTGCCGACACGACCTGCCCTGTCTGACATTTCTTCCCCGAAGGGGGTTCAACTCGCCCCCCTATCTCCGTATATAAGTGGAGGGGGCTCCCTTCCCCTCTACTCTTTCTGCCCACTGGAGGTTACCAATGACGACCAAAACCCTAACGGTTGCGGTCGAATACCGGGGCGACGAAGCCACCGGATATGCGACTGTCACCCCCGGTCGAGGGACCGGAGCCGAAATCACTCTCCACGGTACCAAGCCCCGATGGATGGCCGAAATCGGTGAGATGGTGACCCACCCCTACACGCGCACGTTCCGGGTCGGGGATACGGTCGAGTACGACAGCTACAACCTGTCGTACACGGGAACCATCGTGAGCGTCGGCAAGAAGACTGTCACTGTTGACCCTGGACGGGGTGGTCGGACGAGACGGCTCACATTCCACACCTTCAACTGGAGAAACTGGAACTTTGATGCCGAGGATACGGCACGGCGAAACAGCGAAATGATGATGACCCTCTGATTTTCGCGAAAAAAACGCTGTAGGGGGGTTCAACTCACCCCCCCTATCTCCCTATAAGAGTGGACGGGGGATTCAACGACCAGCCAAAGCCCCCTGCTTGACGGTTGCCAGAGCAGGGATGACGGTAGAGCAACGCCCGGTGCCTCAAGCGGGTTGATACCTTGAAGCGACATTTATGCGGGATGCACACGACGACACCCAAGATGCCCGAGGCATCGGGCTGGGTGGCGGCATCTGCGCTTTCTTTGACCCCCTGCTTTGGAGACTGACATGGGAATCATCGCCCGCCGTGAAGGCGACCGGCTCACCGTCAACTGCGTTGGTGGTGACCTCACTATCCTCCACGAAGCCGCCAACGGTGTGCTCGTGGTGTCCTGGCCGCGTCGTAAGCACTACGACAAGGGCCGACCGGACTTCCCGGTGCGCTACGAACTGGCCCGTCTCTTGACCGGAGACGAAGCCGTCGAGGGTCGGCTCACGACCCTGTGCAACTCCGCGCACTACGACTCCTACCCTGACGTGTTCGTCGGCCTCGGCCTCGGCAGCGAGGGCCGGTCTTGGGAGGGACGAGTGGCTGGCCGTAACTGGCGAGCCGCCCGAGCCGAGATGGTCGCACTGGCCGAAGCCTGTACCATCTGAACCCTTATCGCGAAGGGGGCCGTTGAGCCTCGGTAGTTGAGCCGTGTAAGCCCAGCCCCCTTCGCCTGTTATCTCCCGCGCTTGCGGGTCCACGATCTGGGAGGGGACTGTCCTCCGTCCCAGTGACCAGTAGACCACCTCGCGAGGGAACCCACCCCACCCCCATTTTGGGGAGGGGTGGGTTTTCTTCGTTTGGGGGGGTTCAACTCCCCCGTGCTTCTCCGTATAGGAGAAACCCCCATCCAGTTCCGCATTGAGCGGTCAAGGAACACTATGAGCACTGCACTCAACGAAATCCGAATGATGCCCCGCGAAGTACCTCGGGATGAGTTTCACGAGCGGATCATCGACGGTTTGGTCAGAGGGGAGGTTGACCCTCGTTCTCTCCAGGCCCTTTTCAACGTGCCAGGAGTGGGCTTTCACCGATCCCTCTACTGCCTGACGCTGCACCTCGCCCACTACCGGCTGTCAGGGAATCAGTCGTTCGTGATCCCGGCCCCTATGCAGGAAGCACTGGCGCGTACCTCACTGGAAGAGGTGGGGGTGGAGGACATTCGGATCCCCTACACGAGCCAGTACATCGCGCTGCCGGGATGTGAGCACGAGATATGGGGCGGCGAAGACACCCGTTGGCATAAGGTGGGGGGAGTCTTCCTTCGCCACAGCCATGGCGAGGAAGGGTACAAGATGGGTGCAGACGGGAAGTCTGCACTCGTGATTCCCCCCTCCCCCGACCAAGACAAGGGAGTGATTCACTTCTACCTTTGGGGCATGGAAAATGACGCATCCATGATGCCAGGGGATGATGCGTCGATCTGGTTGGCCCTGGACCTCAACGAGATGGGAAAGATGGACGTGGAAACCTATCTCCTCTCCGTCTTGGCGAAGGGCGGCAGGGACCAGACTGATGCGCTCCGGGGGCTGTACCGCAACGAACAGGGTGAGCCCACGGTCGCCTTGGGGGGAACTGCCCCTATGACTCTCGACCCCATGGCTCTCGGCCCTGTGGATGCACCGGGACTCGCGGCTACCTGGGGTCGCGGAACTGACCACGACCAGAAGATCGCGGACAGTGTGTTCACGGTGGTCCGTATCATCCTCAACGCGCTGCTCTACCTCGACTCCGAGGGTGCCGATCAACAGGTGGACCCGGAATGTGTCGAAGCAACCCAGGAACGCTCAAAGATTCAAGCCGCCCTGGACCGCATGAAGAATCAGCGGAAGCGTAAGGGACGGCATCTCCGTAAGCGTCTCGCTGCCCTGCCCGTGGACAACGTGGTCTGGATAGGTCGCTCTGTGGCCTTTGGGGGGACGACAGGCTCCAAGAACGCCTCTGGGTCACCCCAGCGTAGGCATTGGGTCCGTGGTCACTGGTGGCCTCGTCGGGATACCATCCGCCGTCGCATCGCGGCAGCAGAAGCCCAGGTCCAGGCAGCTTCCGAAGCATACGACGAGATGGTGCAGAGTACCGAGGGGCTGTCAGAGCCCGAAGACCTTGCGGTCCATCTCCCTCACCTGACGGCGTTGCGGAAGGCCCATGAACAGGCCCAAAAGAGCGCCAATGAGCAGCGGGAAAAACTCGCAGCCAAGCGTCGGTGGGTAATGCCTTATCAGAAAGGTTCCCGCACAGAAGCCGGAGCCGTTGAGTCCCACACCTACATGTTGGGCGAGGAGACAGCGAATGATGCCGGATAAGACCATCACCCTCCGACGGGGGGACCAACGTCTGACCGTTCACCTTGCCGTCGGTGACCAGTTCCCCTGGGCCGTCTGCAACGGGCGTGTGGTCCTTGGACCCCCCGATGGCACCCACACCTCTGATGGGGTGCCTCTGGACTCCCTGGAGTGGAAGACGGCCCCCTATTGGGTCATGGCAGCGACAGACCCTAATGGCAACGAGGTCGAACTGTCACCTGCTGAATACGCCCAGGCTGTGGTGAGGCCCCTGGACGACCAACCTCCCCTGTTCATCTGACGGGAGCAGAGCCCCCCTCACCACTTCCTGACACCCCAGGCGTTCGGAACAAACGGGAAGCGGGAGAGGGACTGGATCTTTTCTCACCCCCTGCCTGTCCCTCTCTCATGGAGAGGGACCGACCAGTCGTGGAGCCGGTTGCCCGCTTCCTCACACCCGAACTGGAACAGGATCTCGGACAAGGGATGAGCGATGAGGTTGTGGAAAGCCCACTGAAACCTCTTTGGGAGCCGTGCAAAGAGAGGGTTCCCTACGGATGGTGCCCACATCTGGCTCTTGGTCATGCACCCCCCTCAACACGCAGGTCGGACTACGTTCTGGGGCCATTGACTGAAGGCTGTGCGGAGCATGACGGATGCCACTTCGTAGGGGCAAGCGTTTGCGTTGGGCCTACGGTCTTCCAAGTACCCGTAACCATCCTTGGCTGTTCCCATCGGGATTCGGATGCTGGCGGTGCGGTCACTCACCCCCCACTTGAACTGGTGGTAGGAACACGTTTCGTGCTTCCCGGTGAGACGGGCTTCGATGCCGTCTCCGTAGGCCGCGAGGTGTCCCTCGACGTGATCCCGCGCCCGGAGGCACCAATCTTCGATGTGTTGGATGCCGCCTGCCTCTCGCATCGCCGCCGTAGAAAAGTTGGTGTGCATCCCGGCACCGTTCCAGTCTCCAGCTACAGGCTTGGGGTCAAGTGTGGCGTGGATTCCGTGCTTCTCACCGAGTCGGTAGAGGAGCCAGCGGGCCACCCAGAGATGATCCCCTGCCTCCAGCGGGGGCAACGGCCCCACTTGGAACTCCCACTGTCCGGGCATCACCTCGGCGTTTATGCCACTGATTCTGATGCCCGCCTCGACACATGCCCGCATGTGTTCCTCAATGAGATCGCGCCCATAGACCTCATCGGCTCCGACCCCACAGTAGTAGGGGCCTTGCGATGGGGGGAAACGGCGGTCATCCCCGAAACCCAGAGGGCGTGAACCTCGGAACAGGGTGTGCTCCTGCTCCATGCCGAACCAGCACTTTTGGGCTTCCACCCCAACGCAGTCAATGACCTCACGCAGCAGGGCTCGGGAGTTGGACTCGTGAGGGGTGCCGTCTGCATCAGTGACCTCGCACATGATGAGGACATGGTTGCCCCCTCGGATGGGATCCTTGAAGACCCGGACGGGGACCAACCCGCAATCGGAGTCACCGCCCTCGGCCTGTCCGGTACTGGAGCCGTCATGCCCCCAATGGGGGTAGCAGTCAGGATCGAGGGGGTTGTCGCAAAAGACTTCCCCGTCGTTGTGCCCCCAGAGCACCTTGGTTTTCGACCGTACCGTTTGTGTGGGCTGGACCCCATCGATCCAGATGTACTCGGCGTAAACAGTCATTGAACCTCCTGTGCCCCAGGCACACTACCCTTGGCTATCTCCCCCAAGGATGAAACACACCCACACAAGGCGAATAGGGCTGCCTCCACCTCTACGCACAGGTCAACTGGCATATCCATCCGCTGCCCAACCCCCTCCTTTGAGAGCGAACGAGGTCTGCGAGATGAGTTTCTGGGTGTGCTTTGCCTTGCACTTGGGGCACTCTTGGGGCTTGTCACGCTCGGTGTGGCCAACAAGGCGCTCAAATCTGTGGTCGCAAGCCTTGTTCTCGCAACGGTATTCAAACAGGGGCATCGGGAACTCTCTTCAGGACAGCCGCGTATCCTCGCGACACTTCCTTGCAGACATACACTTTCTATTGAAACCAGTAGGTGAGGGCACCAGTAAACAGCAAGAGGATGATGATGGTGGGGAGGATGACCTTCCAGTCGGGTCGGATGACCCCTTCTCCACGCGGGCCGTAGAACTTCATGCCACACACGGGAGGGTGAAGTTCGACGCAGGGCACACGGCGTAGTCGTTACCCGCAGGCACCTCACCCCCACATCGCGTACACACACCTTGGGCAGCTTTCTTGTCCCGATCTTTTCGGGACTGGAGGGCTGCCCTAACGTGCTTTTGGAGCACGTCGGGGAACTGCCGTTGGGTTTGCTTCCGTGTGGGGCAGGTAGGTTGTGCGTTGATCCACGCTTCTACTTGCGCTCGTTGATCCCGACTCTCATACACTGGGCTTCCTCCTGGGTGGGCCTCTACTCTACCCGTGAGACGACTCGGTAAAGCGGTATCCTCCCTATCGGTGAGGTAGATCAACAGGAGTTCCCTCTATGCCACGCTCTCTCACAGCATCTACCCGAAAGACTCTCGTGCGGGTGGCTCTTGCCCTCCCGCCCGGTGATGCCGAGCGCCGGGTCATTCTCGCCACCTTGCGCCACCCCGACCTCCACAGTGATGCCCTCGCTGAAGGGTTCAACGTCGATGGGCTCACCGAACAGCAACGCCAGGAGATCGAAGATTCCGCCAACCGTAGGTGGGACGCATCGAAGGATGCTGATCTCATCAAGCGAGCCCTCAAAGGAGATGTGTCCGAGGCAGAACGCAAGGCTCTCCTCACGAGCCCTTACTACTTCGATGTTGCCAAGCGCGGTTCCCGAGTCGCTGTCCATCTCAACCTCGGCTACAAGAAGAAGCACTACAACCTCAAATCCTTTTCCGTCAAAGAGAACCCCAACCTCTCGGGCCGCACCGTTGCCCACGTCCCTTCCACCGTCATCAGTGATGCGACCTTCATCGTCCGAGCCGGAGGTCAAAAGATGGCAGAGGACGATGGGAACAAGACCGTTCACGCGGGAATCATTGGGAAGTACGGCGGTATGGGCGGGGGTCGTAAGACCGACACTCAACTTCGGTACAACCCCCATGAAGGGATGACTTGGTTCATGCGCCAGGATCCCGAAACCGGGGACTGGAACATCCCTGTGGAGAGCGCCAAGCGCGTCTATCTCACACCCACCGGAAAGGTCGGAGAGGTGTGGGCGCAGGGCGTGGTCGATATGCCTGAAAGAGAAGCCGCCAAGCATCGTCGCGCTTCCCGCCAAGCCCGCCAAGCCCTCATTCGACTGGCTTCTGCTCTCCCCAAAGGCAGCCAATCCCGAAGGACGGTGCTCACCTCACTGGTGACCGAGTAACACAGGTCAGATGTTTATTCTGACCACTCTCCATGCGCGTCGATCTCCACCGTGTAGTGGACCCCACGGCCCGGACGAGCCGCAGCCGAGTTGATGCTGCTCCCTGCGTCCCACTCGATAGAGAGATGGTGGGGATGACCTTGCCCCTGTTCCGCGCCGTGGTCAGCCAGGATGGCTTTGATCTTGGGCTGGAGAGCCGTCAGGATGCGCTCGCCTTCCTTGGAATCGAAAAGGGCGTGAAGCAGCTTCCGTGACGAGTGCTTGGCGAGGTGCCGTTCCAGGGTCCGTTGCTGGACCCCGAGCACCTTTGCCAGAGGCTTCCCGTCCAACAGGAACTCGGCGGTGATCACCGTCGCGAAGTCAATGTCGGGGGAGGCGGGTTCCTGGCCAGGGGTGATCTCCAACTCGGTCAACTGGAAGTCCCGAGCGGTCTTGTGGACCGACGCATACCGTTGCCGGTAGACAACGCGGCCCCGCACGGCAGGCCCATCGTAGAAGTATTCACCGGGGTTGGAGGCTTCATACACGTCTGCTGCCTTGACCATGGCTTTGAGGACGACTGCTTCGTCTTCCTCCACCGCAGCCACATGGTCAGCATGGCCCTGCGCCCATTTCTTGGTGCGGGTCACATAGTCCATCGGCTCGATGGTGGTGACCCCAGCGGGAACGGCACGATAGATGGAAGCTACGGAGAGGGTGTACCCCGTCTCGGGCAGACTCTTTCCCTTGGTTCGTGCTCCTTCACGGGGGAGGGCAGCGTTCGATGTGCCGTAGTCGGGTTGGAGCATGAGCGGACTTCCGTCAGCCATCCGCGACTCGTAGTGTTTCCGATCCTCGATGATCTTGCGGTGCTTGCGCTTCGCCTCACCTTCGGTTTCAGCGAGGATGGCACTCCCGTCTGGGGCCACCCCCACAAAGAAGTACACGTCCCCCTTCCGGTCTTGCACAGAATCCAGTAGTTGCAGGGTCGGCCTGTTGTGGGGTCGTGCCTCACCGAAAAACACATCCACAGGGGTAAGCCCCTGCTTTTTGAGCATGGTGGCTGACCCCATCTGCATGGGAGGTGCCTTCCTCACGGCGAACCGGAGAGCCACCCGGACGGAACTCGCCATCCGCGCTCCAGGCAGAGGTGCTTCCTTCCAGCCCGTGATCCGAGAGTCCAGGGTCCGAATGTCTTGCTCAAGGTCGGAGACAGCTTTGGTCCCCTGCTTGATAGATATGTCTTGATACCGGGAATACTCGGGGTCGCCGGGTTGGAGTGTCCTCTCCCAACGACGACCCTTATCCACTGTGATGGGGTCGGCCCCCCGCTTCACGCGGGCCAGTTCGTTCTCCACGCTGCCCTTGTAGGGGATCACAACTTGGTCCCGGTAGTCCTTGGTCCCGTCGGGGCTCAACTCAAAAGCAACGTAGCCCGTGCCGAAACAGGGACCGGTGTGCCATGTGTTCCCGTAGGAACCCCATTGGCGTTGACCCTGTACCTGCCAGCCATGCCGCATGATTCTCTCGCCCCGCCGCAGCTTCACATTATTGAAGCACGCGGGGCACGTCCCAGTGCCGTCGAGGGACCGGGCGCTGGCGGGTGCTGTGACCCGCGCCACTTCCTCGGCCCCGATGGTATCGAGGTATGCGGCTGCGTCGTCTTGGATGCCGTTCTTGTAGGCCCAGGTCCAGAACGTGGCCATCTTCCAGCGTAGGAGATCGACCTTGAACCGACCCCGGTAGTCAGGTTTGAGGGGCAAGAGGACCGAGGCTCCCGAGGGGTTCGTGACCTCATAGGCTTCCACCCCGAGCCACAGGCCCATAATGTCGAAGAAGTAGCCCGTCTTGAATCGGGAGCCGCCCGCTCTCTCCTCCACCGGGTAGAGAGCCTGGGTGTAGTAGAACTTCTTGAAGGTGGGGTGACGGGGAGGCTTCCCTTTCTGGGCTTCCCTCTGCCATTTCCGCAGCCCTGCTTCGGCCTCCTCCACGCTATCAAAGTCAACGCGCTTGGGCTCTTTGGTCCCACTGTACCCCCAGATGAAAGAGGGGTTCAGCATGGCTTCCAGTAGGGGCTTCACCGAGTCAGGATCAGCGATGCGGAGGGGTGCTGTGGTCTTGGTGATTGACCAGCCCAGAAGCGGGAGGGCTTCTTCCAACACATTGATGTTCAGAGCCCCCTTGCCCTTCCCCCGAAGTCGTTGGAGGAACTTCAATACGGGTGCGGATGCGCTTGCCATTCGGGCTCCAGAAAACCATTCCTCGGCCACGCGCTCTGCGCTGGCCCTTTTTTTGATCTTGCCCTTCCAGTAGGACTTGGCATCGGAGCGAGCGTCAGGAGACTCTTTCTTGTTCTTCTGTCTCCATCCAGGCATCTGCCAGTCGGCCAGCCCACCACAGAAAGCACCCGCACCATCTCCGAAGGGCTTGGTCATCTTGTCGATGCAGTCCCAGACCTTGTGCTCCGGGGTGCCCCCCGTCAGCGTGTCCCAGAACTTCTCGACGGACTCCTCTGTCCACCCCTTCGGGAGTTTCTTCCACTTCTTGGCTACCCGCGAGGGCGATGGTTGGCGACGTTTCCCAGACACCGTGGCTTCCTCACAGGAGGTTTGTGTCCTTGGAGGGTTATCGACTACCTACCGTCAGGGGGGTCAGAGCGCATTGTTCGTGTCGCCATCCCCGTCGTCTATCAGGAAGGGGAATGATCCCAGAGCAGCCGTGTTCGGCTCCGCATCCTCGGGGACACGACCGTCTTCCTCGGCCACACGCCATGTCTTGTCAAAGAGGAAAACCAACGACGGGATACTGTGGCTCTCCTGATACTCGTCAGTGGTGTAGGGCTCTTTCATCCCTTCCCCCCGGACGGCACGGGTGAGATCAATGAGTTCTTGCTGCAACTGCTCATAGAGGTCAGACAGTTTGATGATGCGTTCCTCGATGAGAATACGCTTGTAGTACATCTCCTTGGTGACCCAAGAGCGGATGAGTTGCATGTTCGTCGTCAGAAGTTCGGAGCCTGTTTCGATGGTCCCCCCCACCACGCTCGGCTTGTACTTGTCGATGTTGGAATCAGAGTCGGTTTCCGCACCCTGCATCGAGTAGGTGTACCCCGTTGGATAGGCAAAGCCCCCTCCAGGGCACTCGGCATCGTTGGAGTAGAGGAAAAGGCTAATGTCGAGGGGGTTGCCCCCAAACGACACATACGCCTGCATGAGTTTGACCAGAGAAGCGTTGGGGTTTCCTTCAACTGCAATACCAAAACGGGTCTGGCTGACCACTCCTGTCTCCGAGTCCGTGGCGTAGAGGAGTCGAATCTTCCCGATGCGGTCCAACTCGGCAGCGATAGCGGCTTCGCGGCTCCCAGCGTCACGACGCTCATCCAGCACGAAACGCCGCAAGGCCCTCCATTGGCCTTCGCGGAAGGTGTCCATATAGGTGAAGGACGGCATTAGTCACCTCCGCTGGGGGGAAAGAGTAGAGCCAGGATCTCCAAGATGACGGTGGGCAACCCGCCTGCGATGGCGACCACCCCGCCGCCGTATGCGGCGGCCCCGTCATCAGGCTTGTTCTCTGCTGTGATGAGCCCTGTGATGAGCCCGTCTGTCCCGTTCTCTACCAGCACCAGGGCGTTGAAGGAGGGCAGGTCAAACACTTTGAGGGAGTTGAGGATCGACCGGATCAACTCGATGAGGGCCTGGATCTGGTAGATGCGGGCCTGGATAGCGTCAATGTAGGCAACGATCTTGTCGATCATCCCTTGGAGGCCGTCGAGAATCCCCAAGAGGAACTTCTCAATGTCTGTCAGTATGCCGTCCAGAGGTTCAAGGGCTGCGTCAAAGAAGCGCACGGTAATCCACTCCCCCTCGGAGGGAGAGCGGGATCCGGTGGCTCCTGCCACCTGCAAGACTGCCTGGGCTTGCTGGAGGATTTTCCCATCCTCGTAGTCGAGCAGCAGCTTGCGGATGTACGCGATGTTGAGGGGACTATCAACCACCCCCCAACTGTCGAAGGGCTCCGTCCATTCGTAGAGGACCGGAGCCCAATCGGAATACCCCATGTCGTTGAAGAACCCGCCGGACTTTGCTGCCAGGGATTCTCCCCGTGGGGTCAGTGGGAATACATTTGTGCGGCTAATCCACAGGGCTTCCGAAGTGGTGAGCCGACCCTGACGCAACCGGGCGGGGGAGCGCCCCCCGATCCCAAGAGGGTTTGCTGCGATCCCGAACATCGTTTGGTTGGAGCGCATCGTCTCCATGATGGTCATGTCAGGCCACCCGCTGTTTATGTCCGACCACTTGAAGGTGAGGAGGTCGGCTCCAACCTCTGCAACATGGGCGCAGACTGATTCGGGGGGAGGCTGGGAAAGGAAGCGCATCGTGTGTCCCGCGATGCGCTTGCGGATCTTCCGTCGGAAGGAAGGAGCATCCCTGTTCTTGTACAGGGTGCTCATGGGGTCACCGTACTTGGCGAGCATGTCGGTGAACCCTTCCAGACCTGTCTCGGCTCCCGCTACATAGGTGTTCACGGCTGCTTTCTGGTCCCCTTCTTCCTCGATGACCTCTGTGAAGTCGGATCGGGTGAGGTAGAGGAGAGCCAGAGCCGCCTTGGTCGCCTCTATGAAGTCGAGCATCGAGTCGGTGGGGAAAGAGGCTATTCCCGCTTCGGACGCTTCCCCGAAGTTGCTGGCTGACACAGCAGTCTTTGGGTTGATGGGTTTGAGGATCATCCCCGTGGTTTCTGTGAGGGTGCTGCCCAGGATGCGGTAGGGCTTGATCTCACTGCTCCCGATAATGGAAGGGGCGAAAGGACCGCCCGTCAGGGATGACCCCCCGTCTACATAGGTCTTGGTCAAGGCGCGGACCCGGACGTAGAAAGTGTAGGCATCCTCCTCTTCAATGTCGGGCTTGGCCCCACCGTTGTTGGTCACGGTGATCTTCTTGGGGAGTTGATCCCACTGGAGAGTGGTTGAGAGGGTCTGGCCAGGGCCAAGTTTCGCCAGACCCCCCGGAGGCTTCATAAAGTAGGTCGCTGCCCCAAGGGGAATGTCCCCTTCCAGTTGGGAGGGCCAGATGAGCGGAGAGTTGGACCCCAACGTGAGGTAGAGTTTGTTCCCTTGTTCGGCCTCGTAGACCGAATCTGGGATGTCACACTCCAAATCACACACCCCACCGTACAGGCGTAGGGGGGTGCCGGTGTTTGGGTTGATCCCCACGGGGAACAGTGCCGGTAGATTCTCGATCTTGTCCGTCGTGTCGGCTTTGACTTTGAGTCCCTGCACGCCGAATCCATCTGGTTCCGTGGAGACATGGATAAGGAAACCGGTGGGGCCTGGGGAAAAGAGGGCTCCCGTGCTCGGCATCGTCCATTCTATTGTCATCGAGTCAGGAGCGTTTCCGAACGATGCTCCCAGGTTCTTGAAGGACGCGAGCCCAGCCGAATAGGAGCCAAACTTGATCTCCGGGGTTGTGGGTGCTGGGAAGAGTTGGCCACTCGTCGGGGCCTTGGCTCCGAAAAACGCCTTCAGCCGCATGATGAACTCGACCATCAGGGTCACATCTTCCAGCGAGAGGTACGCGAAGATGGCCAAGGCTGCCGAGGAACTGGAGAAGTCCGGGCGGTTGGGGTCACGTCGGTCCAGCAAGCGTTTGAGCATCCGCCGCTCGTATGCCTGGAACCCTCCGCGCAACTCATCAAAGGGCTTCTTTGTCAGATCCCAATCCCCGTGGAGGTAGAACCCCATCTGCCGGAGGTCATGGATGATGTTCCTGATCTCCTCGATGATGGCTTCTACGATGGCGCGGATGGGGTCAAGCAACCCAACGAGGAACACCTTGACGATGTTCAGGATGGTCTGGACGATGTTCAGGATGACAATGAGGGCCGAGAGCACCGAGTCAATCGTTTCGATGACTGCGATGACTGGCCCCATGATGGGCTCCAGGCTGGGCTGGATAGTGATCCATTCCTTTTCAGCCATAAATCACCCTCCCCCGCCGTGCTTCAATCGCTGGAGGGCCGCATGGGCGGTCGCCATCTTCTCTTGCTCTTGCCTCAACTCGGCATCAAGGAGCACTTCGATTTTGGAGAGGGCTTCCTTTTGACGCTTCAAGACGGGAGATTCCAGATTGTCCCTCGCGGTCGTTTGACCGAACTCACCCACAGGGATGCCCATGTCCTTCAACCTCTTCTTGATTTCGTCTGCGTTCATGGTGCTCTCTCCCTGTTGCTCCGATACAGCCACATTACCGGCTACGACTCATCCAAGGCTTTCTTCCGAAGCAACGCTTCTCGCTGCTTCTGGAGGCGGCCAGGAAGGCGGTTCTCGGCTCGGCGGGCGGTTTGAATGGAGCCATCCTCTCGGTTGGCACGGAAGGACACCCACGAGTACCGCTGGTCGCGGAAGCGGTCGTCAAGGTTCAACACCCCGTCGATGAGGTCGGGGAGGACAGGACGTTGCCCCCACGTATCATCTACGAACTGGGTGTAGCCCAGGGCATCCAAACGGAAGTCGAGGATCCAGAAGCGTCGGTCAAGCACACTCAAACAGTCGGATACGTTGGCGAACGGGGTCGTCGCGGTGAGCCCCGCAAGGCTCTCTGCCACGATGTTGGAGATCAACCCGAGTCCCGCAAGGGGGTCCGTCGCGGAGCCCACGTCGATGATGTGGTCGTCCCGCTGGAAGACGAAGTAGTCGCCGCTCTGGGAGCGGGAAATCACGATCTCCTCCATCCATGAGAACATCCTCTCCCGCATGAACAACACCAGTTCCAGTGCGTCCTCGGAGAAAATGTTGTTGGGCCGGATGATCTCGTACCCGAAAGGCTCGATGCTCTTGAAGTCATCGGGGGTAACCCGGTCCAAGTAAGAGCCGCCTACAGGGACGGGCTCTGCGGTGGGTCGGAGGTCTTGCTGGCCCTCGGCCCCGCCTGTTAGGTCAGATTGCGTGATGAGGGGCAGCACGACGTACCCTTCCGTAGTGGGGTCTTCCCCGAAAATGCTCCCGTCCGAGAAGCGAGACTCGCCGTCCACGGCAAGAGTTCCCGGTAAGCTGGCCCCTGACGAGTCTTTATCGACTGCCGTGACCTTGTAGAAGCCTCGGTTATCATCCAGCTTGGTGGGGCCACCTGCGATGTGGATTGCGCGTCCGGTGACGCTCTGATCGCCAAGAGGTCTGCCTCCCCTCTCGGTGTCTTCGTAGAGGACACCGGCTGGGTCGATGATCACATAGTCACCTTCCTCGACCCCCTCCTCTGCCCAGGTGGTAATCGCACCCGGTCCCGTCGTGGTGTCGGACAGTTCACCCGTGGCGACGACCTTGCCGCCCTCTGTCTCCGCTGCGGCGTAGTCCACGGTGCGGCGGAACACAACAGAGTCCGTCACGAGGTCCATCAACTGCTCATTGGATTGCTCATGGGGGATGATGGGCTGGTTCAGGTAAATCTCAAAGGGCTCACCGCCCACGATGGTTTCGGTCAGGCCAGGACGCTTCAACCGTAGAGTGGCGGTGCCCTCAACGGACTCGATTTCAGCCGTGTCGAGAAGAAGCCCCGTGGTGGAGTCAAAGACCCGAAGCATGTCCCCGGCGTGGATGTTCACGTCCTCGTTGGTGAAGGCTCCCAGGTTGGTGGCGGCTCCATACGTCGCCAGATCGGCCACGAAGGTCCGTGAGGTTGATGCTGTCGAGTAGGAAGCGGTGACCCCACGGCGGATCTCATAGGCGAACCGCAAAGGATCCAACCCCGAGATGATCTCATTCTGGGCATCGTGCCATCGTCGGACACGCCGCACGAAGTAGTGGACCCCCTCATTGTCCAAGTTGGGGGAGCCAGTGGGGGTGTAGTCGTGGACGTTTCGTGTTCCAACGTCGGCTGTGGTGAGTGCCCCGTAAGAAGCCGCCACCACCCGAGGGGCCGTCAAATGAAGGTTCGCGGTGGGAAGGGGGAAGGATGGCTCCAAGAAGATCCCTGCCAGGGCAAAGAAGCCAGGAGCCGCTGTTGCCGGGTCTATGTCGTCCCCGAACACGATCCGGTCCCCCGGCAACAGGCACGGAACGATGGGAGGCTGGGGGAGGGGGATCGTACCCATGAGGGTGTTTGTGGAGTCGTAGAATACGATGCCGTGAGTGTCTGTGTCGCCAAAGTGAATGAGGCTCCAGGCATCGTCCACGAGCAGCGAGGCCCATTGGGACAGGTCCAAGTAGGTCGCTACCCCGGACATTTCAGTCTGTTGAGTCCCCGCCCCCGTGTTGTCGTAGATCCTGCCGTACACCGCCTCCCCGCGTACTGGGTAGAAGTCGGTATTGTCTTTGGGAAGTGGGATCCCCACCCCAAGACTGTTGGGGTCAACAGCCCCCAATACGGTGTTCTGAAGATTGCCTGTGATGGGGGTGTTGAAGTCCTTGAACACATCATCGCCTACATCACTGATGTATGCGTCGATAATGTCGGGGTTCCGGTTCCCCACAAGCACGTTTCGGAAACCTGCGATGAGGCTTATTCCGAGCCCGAATCCATCATCGACCTCATTGGGTCCAACCACATTATTGGCTGGGAGATGCGTCCCCATCTGTTGCATGGGAAGGTAGTTGATCCCGCTGACACGAGTGCCACTAACCGCCAAGGTGTACCAGTCAACATCGGTGGTGGGCTGCCCTTCCTTGGTGTTGAGGTTGTCTGTCCAGTATGGGGTGGCTCCCGGTGACATGTTGAGGACCAACGTCCCAGCATCCGGGTCGTAGGCCCCCAGACTGTCGTACTCCAAACGGACAGTGACTTGCTTGATGTGCCATGCGGAGGTTGCACTGTCGTATTCCGCGTATTTATCCCCCAAAATCAAGTGAACATGGCGGTTGTTGGGCACCGTTGCCGGATCTGCCCATCCGTGGCCGTTCGGGGTTCCAGGCACGGGGACTACGCCCTGTAGGGTCACCTCATTGGTTACGGAGTCCACTTCCAAGATGGTGGGGAAGTCCACGTTCACACAGTCAAAGCCCCCGGACCCGGAAGGGGTGCCCGCCAACTTTGCTTCAGCCTTGGGGACCGGAGCGGTCGCATCGTCCCATTGACGAGCGGGACGGAGCGGGGCCTGAACGAAGGGGATGCTCGCAGCAGGGGTCGCGTATGCGTCCCCTGCATCATAGGACACGGCATGACGAACAAGGTACGTCCCAGCTTTGACGGCTTCGGATGATGTGGTTCCGGCATCCACCACCACAATGTCTCCCGCCTCCACGTCCGGTACGAGGGGGAAGAACAAAGCCGCCCCGTAGATGTAGTCGCGGTTGCCATCGAGGTCCAGCCCCATGGTGGTGTCGATGAAGCCCTTGTCTGCCATGACTCCAAACCCAGCCGCAATCTCGGCGGTTTCATTGGCGTTGGATGAAGGGACTCCGGCGAACTTGATGGTGGACACGTCGGCGGCGAGGGGGGTGTTCTCGTACCCTTCCCATGCCATGAGTCGGAGGGAGCCGTCAGAGCCGTCCCAGGTGCCCGTGTACTCCACCAAGGCGCTGACACTTGCATCGGGACTCGGACCCATGCGCTCCAACAAGGTGAGGTAGTGGGTTCCGAACCCAGCCGCCCCCGGAGCCGGGGCTCCGTTGATCGCAGCGGGGGAGTTCACCGTGAAGCCCTGGACACCCTGGCAGGTGACCTCATGCACGGCAATCTGGACACCGAGTTCGTGTCCGTGGTTGGTATTCCCTGGGTCGTTGGCGGGGCTGTATCCCCGAGGCTTGGCGAGGTTGAAGGCCAGCGCCTCTTTGAAGGTCAGACGATCTCGCCCGACCTCACAGGTCAAGGAGCCCAGACCAGCACCTCCGACAAGTACCCCGGACGTGAAGGCCACTGTATCAGGGTCGAAGTAGGTGTCGAAGTCCAACGTGAAGTCGTAGTGGGTGGAAACCACGAGCCCCAAGGCAACCATGATTGACGGCTGTGCCACTACACACTGGATAGAAACAGTGTCGGCGGTGAATACAACCCCGACCCCGGCAGGGTCCGTGGTGATGGCTGTTGTCGCTGCTGCGGCCTCATTCCAGGCGTACATGACCTCGCCCGGATCGTCCCAGGGGATGACAAGGGCTCCGATGAAGGGGTCCGTCGCAGGAGCCAGTGAGGGGTCCGCGTCATAGATGCGGATCACCAGGGCGTTTCCCACACCTGCGGCGGGAGGCGTGCCGGGGATGAGGGCTGCGAGTTCTGTGAGTCGGATGAGGGGAACCGTCCCGAAGTGGAAAACGGTATCCCGCTGTCCACCGCCCGAGACTTCGGTGATGTGGAACCCGTTGTCCCCTGTGTCGTCAGCCACATTCGCTGCGAACCCACGGATGGTGTACTTATGTTCCATCCCTGTGGCAGTTGGGGTCACGAACCGTGGGGTTTCCAGCGTCGAAGGACGGTTGGGGTCAGTTGAAGGAGCGGTTTGCTCCACGTCGCCCACGGTCAAGATGCCGGTCATTCCAGCCGGGATGCTTCCTGCCCCTACGAGGGCTTGGTCAGCTTGCGACAAGATGAGGTCGAAACGCCGCACGTCTCCGATGCCCGAGTTCGCGGTGTAGGCCCCCGCTGTCTCCACAGGGCGAAGGTCACCGTCAGCGGCGGCAGCCCCCACATAGAGAGTGGCAGGGTTGAGGGCATAGCCAGGATAGTCGGTGGCCTGGACGATGGTGCCGTTGTTGACGACGATCTCGTTGGGGTAGACCGCCAGTGAAAGGTCTTGCTGCTCGATGGCAGGAACACCTGCCGGGAGGGGCAGGGCTGCTGACGTGTCGATGAACAACAGGACCAGTGAGGCAGCTACTTCCCCGAGCACCACGAGTTCGGTGTTCGTGGTCCGCATGTAGGGGATCTGGTAGTCACCGCTGTCGTCCTTGTCCTCGCCCAACAGGCACGGGAGTTGGAGCGGCTGCGTTGACGTGTTGACGAACTCGACCACTCCCTCGACGCAGGACAGCGGAGAGGGAGGGTTCTGGCCGAACCACTTTTGCAGAGGGAACGGGAACGCATCGTCAGCGGTGGGAAGCGATGCGTCGATGAAGGTGCCTGACCGACGGCCCACTTTGAGGTCGAACTGGATGCGGTAGTCGGGAAGCCCCTGGGTAGCTTCAGCAGTTTCATCCAGGGTGGGCTGTGTCGGGACGGAAGTGGGGTCCAGGGTTCCGCTGGTAGGACCACAGAACACCGTGTCTCCGTACCCACCATCGGCGGAAATCACGTCTTCCAGGGGGATAGTTTCATTGACGAAGACGCTGGACCCAGCCAACGGTGCCCCCGTCACATCAACGAGCACCAAAACACAACCGGCCTGGACCTCTCCGATATAGACCCCGTTGAGGTCCGAGTCCGCTGTCAGGGAATAGATGGTGCCGTCCGGCTTTCCGAAGTTGATTCGGGGTGCCTCCCCAGCGGTGGTTGACCCCACAAAGGCTGGCGTGGACAGGGCTGCATCTCCTGACTCCAAGTCAGAAATGCCCCCACCTTGCGAAAGCAACTGCGTAATGTCAGGGAACCCCGTGTCCGGGTTGATCGGGAACTCGCTCAACGGAACCGGCGTGGCTACGAATGTCGCAGATGGAGGGCTTGCAGTGGTGGTTCCCAAAGCCGCGTCCAACTCCGCACTACCCAACGGATAGTAAGCCCACACGCGAGCGCGGGGATGCCGGTCCTCGGCAGTCACATCCGAGATGTTCTGAATGTCGCCCAGGGCTGGGTTGCAGATGACCCCATTGACGGTCTTGCGTGTCTTGACCTTTTGCTCGGTGGTTTCTCCGGGCTCCGGTCCAGGCACCTCGATCTTACGACCAGAGGAGTAGTAGCCCGGATCTGTGAAGCCCGTTGCCCCCATGACCGCTTCCAGGCCGGGGAACAACCGCGTGAAGTGGGTGGTCTTCTCTGGGAACAGGCGGCTGTACTCGTGGTCCTGCCACATGTCCTTGAACTTCCCAGGCACGTCGAACTTTGGGAACAGGAAAGCGAGCCCACGAGGCCGACCGAACCCGATCAACAGGCGGTCGTCCATGTCGTTCTTCACCCGATGGCGCTGCCGACCCGTGTAGAAAGAGAGGGAGTGGGGGTCCGGGGTTATTCCATCGGGAGCGCCAGGGCGTTCCCCCGTGTCGGGGATCTCCGCTGTCGTGGGGTCAAATACCGGATCCGCCTCCATGTACCACCCATCGTTGTCGGTGTAGTCGGAGGGGGACCAGTTCTCGATGACCTCGCGCCAGATGAGGCGAGGGTTCAACTCCCCGCTGATGGAGTCCTCGTAGCCGGGAGGTGGATACCGCTTGTCACGCCCGAGGAAGAAAAGGAACTTCCCGTCTCTGTCCCCGATGATGCGACCATCCATGGCTTCAAGCACTTGCTCAAAGGCCACAATGACCCCGTTGAAGAACTCGACGTAGACACGTCCTCCCCGGTCTTGGTCACGGTAGTCCTGTGCTTCCCCCCGCAACCCCATGGCTCCCTGGCTTCCCATGTTGGACTCGCCGGGGAACGCCAGGACAGGGCCTCCCGAGGGTGCTGACCCGCCCTTGGCGGCGGATACCTTGGCCACGTCTCCCAGGTAGTTCCTCATAGGAAGGGTGGAGAAGTAGAAAGAATCGGGGTTCCGGTAGGTGTACTTGGCCCGCAACACGCTCCCGAGGAGCCTGTTGGGGACCGAGGGGACCGTCATATAGAGGTAGCTGCCCTTGTAGAGCGGGTATAGGAGCGCGTCATCCTTCACCAAGGGGTTCACCACTACCTGCCGTGTGTAGCGGAAGTGGAGCCATTCTCCGGGGTTCAACGGGGGCTGTGTGGGGGTCTGGAAGATGATCTCCCCCGTAGCTGCGTCCGTCGTGTAGTGGGTTCCCTCGATCAACTCCTTGCCCGGTACGCCGACCCCGCTCTCTGTCGCCCCCATGAGGAAGAGGTTGTATTCCTCGCTGGTCACGAAAGGGGCAATCCCAGCAAACTCCATGGGGCTGGGCTGGTAAACGGGGCGCATACTGATCCGCACCGTGTTGCTGTTGTCGTGGGCTTTGTAGGCTGGGGTGGCGATCTCAACGATGGTGTTGCGACCATCATCAGACATGGAGGAGTTGATGATGATGTAGGGGCACTCCTCAATCTCCAGCAGGTGATTGGGCTTGGTGTACTGCCGCACATCCCCGTAGAAGACCACCTCCAACTGACCCCGATCCACGGCAAGCAAGGGAGTCCCTGTTGCAGTAGAGGTGTCCAGCGTGGGCATGAAGCCCTCTGTGTCTGTTGGAGAGAGGGTCACAGACACCGGGAAATCGGAGACGGTAAGCCCTGAATCCCGTCCCACCGCACGGCTCCCGAGTTCCCCCAAGGGATCCGGGGTGATGGTGACTGTCGTGAGGTCAGTGGTGATGTCGTAGGCCACCGTCTTGATGTAGAGGGGCTGCGGTCCCAGCATGAGGAGATGCCCCACCGGGAAATCCGCTGACCGGTCAGTCTCCAAGTCGAAGGACGTTTGACCCTCCAACAGAAAAAACGGCTTCCGGTACACCGGAGGTGTGGAGACGGTGTACGCTGACTCGCCTCCAAAGGCTTCCAGCACGCCGTAGTTGATCTTCACCTCGTCCGTGGATTCCACGGCACTCGTCAACTTGATGAGGTAGATGCCGAGGTCTTCGTCTACCTCGATGAAGGCTGTCTCTATGCCTGCGAAGTTCTGGAGTTCCACGCCGACCCACATGAAGGGATCGACTACCTCGGAGTACGTTCTCCCGGTCGGGTTGAAGGAGAACGTGTAGTCATCAATCCGAGTCGCCACCTCCAGCTTCACGATGAGGGGAAGGAACTCGGTGACCTCGATGTAGTTGCCGTCGGTGTCGGTGGCCTTGTCCCCGTTCGTGTCAGCCTGGAAGTAGTTGGTTTCAACGATCTGCATGGCCCGCAAGGGCTTCTTGAAGAGGATGCTCCCGCTGACGGGAGAGGTCTTCACGTCGAGATCGTTGACCGTGACCATCTCCTCCACGAAGTACGCCGTCTCACCGGCATAGGTGCCTGCATCGGAAGTCGAGATGTTGATGCTTCCGTCGGAGGCGTTGATCTCACACTCACCTGCGGTGAGATCGTCTGGGTTGAGGAACTGTTGGTCGTAGAAGACGGTGCTCCCAGAGAGGTCCGAAACCACATCGTCGGCAAAGACGACTTCTCCGCTGCCCGCGACGATCTCTACGGTTCCCGCAGCCGGTGTCCCTGCTACGGCCACCATGACGAGGTTGACCCCGCTCGTGAACTCCGCAGCGCCCACCCGGAAACTGAAGTACGCCGTCCCACCCGCAAGGGAGGTTTGAAAGTGAAGGTCTGAAGTGTCGGGGATTTCCAGGCCGGTGGCGACCACGGTGCCCATCTTTACCCCGCGCACCAGATAGGCAGGGGTGGCCTCATTGGCGTTTCCACCCTCCCCCAACCCGAAACGCAACGAGATCACGCGGTTGGAGGAGATGGCATCGGCCACCTCGGCCACAAGGGATCCCCCCACGGTGCCGGTGGAGGTGAGCAGCCGGATCTTGAAAGGCTCGGAGGGCAGGTGGTTCATCACCTGCTGTTGCACATCAGCTACGAGAGTGTTGTCGATCTCGTCCCGAGGCTTGGCTTCGTATACGCGCCATTGGGCAGTCGTCTGGCTGCTCGGGAAAGCCGGAAACACGTTGAGTACGGTCGGGGGTCCGCTTGTGACCTTTGTGATCTGGTAGACCCCTTCGGCTTCCCCGGTGAGGACGTGGAGGAGATAGCCAACCAACACCTCGGCAGCCAGATCGTCTTGGTCTGGGACATTGGGGTCTTCAAACGTGGTGGTGCCTGCGGTGAACTGGCCGCACCCCCCGCTTGCCTTGACCCCACCTTCGACAGACACCAAGAGTGCCTGACCCGGTTGACCCCCTCCAGGCATGAGGAAATCCTCACCCCGGATCTTGGTGGCATAGGAGTCATCCAGCGGTCCCTTCACCCGAAGGCCGAAAGCGGTGTCGTCCATGGCGAGGGCCGAGACTGTCTCGGGAAGGATGGCAGGGTGGTCCAACTGAAGGGTTGAGGTGGGGAACGCCACCTGGGTTGCAGAGGTTTCTCCTTCCTCGGTCCAGACCAGCCGGTCAAACACCCAGTCGTACTTGATCCCAACCCCGAGAGTGGTGTGGTAGTTCTTCAAGTCCACCGTGAGGAGCCCGATAGCCATACGGAAGTGAACTCCCTCGTCGTACCCTGGCATGTCCTCCAACGGCGGCTGGTTGATGCTGAAGAAAGGCATCCCTGTGATGTTGTCCGTGAGGAGCAGGTCATCGAACTGGCTCTTGGCACGAATGTCCGGGGTGTCATCTCTCCGGTCCATGTTGACCGGGCTGCGGAACACTCCCATCGCGGCCCCGTTGTCTGGGAGCCAACAGAAGTTAGGTGCTGGGGCTGCGGGAAGGGGGAGGGATACGCGCCATCCGGGCAAGAAACCGAGGGCAGCAGGTCCAGACAGGTCGGTCGCGTCTGACTGATCCCATCCAATCTCCACCTTCCCTATTTTGAGGTCAGCGTCACGGATAAAGATACGACCTCGTAGCGACCCGACGGACCCTGCGGGGACACCGGAGGTGGCCTGTATGTCAGCCGCTACCTCGGCAGCAGAGAACTCTCCCGCACCCAATGTGGTGGCCACCCACTTGTAGCCCCCCGCGAAGTCATCCACATTGAAGGTGAGCGTTTCCGTTCCCAGGAGGGTGAAGGGCTCCCCGAAGCGGGAGAAGATGCGGGCCTCGTCGGCATAGACCGAGGGAGTAATCTGGGCCTGTAGGAAGTAGAGGGCTTCCCCCTTGACGAGCCTCCGGCGCATCTGGAGGCGGGAGTATTCTTCCAACGGGGAGCCTGTCATATCCGGGTCTTGCAGCCGGGATACGGCGACTGTGTTCTTGGGCACCTTGAACTTCAGAACGGGGAGGTCTTCGTCGTACTCCTCTACATCGGTTTTCTCGTAGGCATAGGATTCACCGAAGAAGAACGTGTCCCCGATACCCTCGATCTCACGCATCATTCCGCACCCGTTGGGGCGCGTAAGAGGGATGGTTTTTTCATCAATGGAAGGTGTGTCCCCCGAGCCGTCCGGCACCCACAGCACCCCACTGATCCCAGGAGGGGGAAGGGGAACCGCACGCGGGATGTAGAGTTTCCCAAAGATAGGGACCGTCTCGGGGTCGCCGTCCAACGGGAGCCCCGCTTCATCGAAGACCGGGGTGGGTGCCTTTACCGGGAGGGGCTGCGTGTTGAGAGACACCCCGTCGTAGTAGAGCCGAGCCCCCAGGTAGAAAATGTCGTAGTCAGAAAAGTCAGGGGTGGGGTTCGTGGTGGATGCCCCAGGCGTGCAACGGTCAATGTCGTGTTTGGACAACACGATGCGGCCTGTCATACGGGACCAGTAGAAGTTCCCCGCCGGGAAGTCCGCAGGAGTGGGGAGATCAGCATCCGTGTCCACGGCGTATGGGGTCAAGTAACGGCGCGACCCGATCCGCAGGAAGGGACGGTCAGTTGGACCGGGAACTGGAGACAGGGCTGGAAAGCCGATGGAAGTGGGGACCAACGCGAGAGGGTAGAAGTCGGCCACTTCCCCCAGATCCCCATCCGCGTCAACGACGAAGGTTTCCGGGTTGTACCAGAGGGTGCGTCCAGCATTGGCCTCGATGTAAGTGGGGTTCAGGAGAAGATCCCCGCTGTAGACCCCCACCACAGCATCCGCAGCGGTGCCGGTCGCGGGGTCTATCCATGACCCGCTCCATGTGCCGCTTGCGGCTTCCTCGTCTGTCACCACGAGGATGGTCAGTGGGGTCGAGATGGAGTCGGGGTAGAGCCCAGACCGAACCAACGCATAAGAATCCGTAGTGGTGTCGTCATAAGGGAGCATGTCCCCCACAGCGAAGCGGGTGAGGGGTGGGGTCAACTTGAACTCATCCTCACCATTGACGGCCCCCAGGTCACGGGGGAGGCTGCCCTGGAGAGGGCTCCATCGTTGGTTCTTGCCGTCCCACCCGAAACGGGTCACGTCTTGGTCATTCCGCGTCCACCAAAAGGTTGGCCCTCCCAGGATGTAGGTGACGAGGAGGATTTGGTCCCCACGTTCCTTGGAGAATCCGCCATTGAGGTAGGCGGGGTCCAAGGCGGTGGAGTCAAGGACGACCTTCCCAATCGAGGGGTCTTGGCTCAAAAAGCCCGGACTCCCCCCATCTGTGATCGTGACGTAGGTGGGAGGAGCCCCCGGAACAATCGGTCCCTTGATGATGACCAGGGAGGACACGGAACTAATGTCTCGCCCCCCAGGGTCCAAGACGAGGAAGGTGTCGGTCCCATCGTTCCAAACGCCACCCTCTACGGCGAGGGTTCCAGGGACGACGGTAACCGCATCACTCGATGCAGACTGCGCCAGGAACTCGCTTTCCACTGTGCTCAACGAACCAGTGGTGGCCGCGAACACACAGTACGTCTCCTCTGCTTCGCGGCTCTCGGGCTTCTGGAGGACGGCTGCCCGGTACATATCGCCGTAGGGTTCTACGGCTGTCGTAAAACGACCACCCGTGGGTGCCACGGTGTAGCCGAGGGTCGCCATTTCCGCCCCGTCCATTTGACTGCGATCCACGCCCGTAGTCGCCTCGTTCGTGTCAGGGGAGTTCCCTGAAGCCACGCGAGCCGGACGTAGGACATAGCCATCGAGATTGAAGCCCACTTATTTGTACTCCTTTTAGACCACACCACTGGTGCTTGTACCAGTACCCGCCATCGGCCCACCACCGCCCGTTGCGGCACCAGATCCGACTCCTGTAAGGAATAGAGTAGCTATGCCGGGAGAGAGCCCTGCCGCCAGTAAGGATGCTTGGGTTCCAGTGAGGCCCTGGCCTGCCATGGCCGACACCAGCAACGGGGTCAGAGAAGCGGAAATCGCTGTTGAAACCTTGGAAACGTCAGCCCCAACCCCCCATCCGGCGCTTTGGCCCTTGTACGTCGCTGATGCAGAGTAGGAGTTCCCAATCCCGATTCCCACGGCTGCGCCGATTTTCGGGGCCGAGAGCCCCTTGAATCCTGCTGATGCGAGCGACCCAGTGACAGGGACAGCGTTAGGTACGATGGTGAGGGTGCCATTGACCGTACCCGCACCCATCACGCCACCCCCACTCCCCGTGAGTGCCACATTGGCCCTGTTGGTAGACCACTTGACGACCGCAATCCCGATAGCCGACGACAACTTCATCCATGTCGGGCCTGTGAGGGTCGGGCCTGCTGCCCTGATGGCGTTCGTGACTGCTGTGGCTGTGATTGGCATTACGCTACCCTGAAACCGGAACACCCGACCGATCCTGCTGCGAGGAAAGTCCCGCCTGTGAGGGGATCGGTACACCCATCAGTAAGGACTCCCCCCTTTGGGCCGGGGGCTTGGGTTACGGACACATAGGTGGCTTGAAGGGTCACCTTGGCCTGGGATTTCAGTGTGGCTCCCGTGGTGCCCGACACTGTGGTAGCCCCCTTCGTCGCTTTGAGGGAGGCGCTTCCCGCGTTTGCAATCACGTCGATGGCCGTGAGCCCCGCATCGATCTTGTTATCTGCCCCTGTCGCCCCTGTACTGACAGTAAAGCCCGAACCAGGGCCAGTGGAGGTCGGGGCTGTCCCCATAGTGAAGACCCCAAAGTGGCCTACAGTACACACGGTAGTACGCCGCCCCGAGGTAAACGTCTCTTTCAGGTCGCCATAGGTGATCTCATACTTATCAACGGTCCCTCCGATGCCCCCAGATGCGGGAGTAGCGGTGAAACTCGTGGACCGGGATTCTCCGTTGGTGGAGTCGGAGTCGAGGGGACCGCCATAGGTGTACTCGGCCTTCCCGGCGATGGTCACCCCGATCTTCTTGGCAGCCATTGTGATGCTGTCCCCGATACTCATTTCCAGGGTCGAGGAAGCGCGGATCCCGACGACGCTGGCGTCCTCGATAGCCACCTCTTTCGCCGTTACCTTGACCCTATCCTTTGCTGACAGGATGGCGCTCTGGGCACTGATGAGGGACAAGGCGGTCTTGGAGCCCGCAGGGGTGGCATTGGGATTGTCCTTATCCGCGCTCGCTGCCCCGGCTGTGGTGGCACCTCCCCCGAAGATTTCGACGGCCCCTCCAGCAGATCGAATGTCGATGCCAACATTATCTTTTGACCGCCCGACCCCAGTGTTGGCGATGGTGACGGAGCCTGTTGCTTCCATGCGCCTGCTCTCGCCATCAGGCCCGAGTCCGTAGAAGCTGATCTTTCCGGTTCGCAGGTCTTCCTGGGTCGTCATCGACCCCGACCCTTGAAAGTTGGTCAGCCATGCCCCGCCCTTGGAAAGCGCGATGAACGATTCCTTCGTGGGATCAGACGGGTCACGGGACCGGATGAGGAACGCCAGTTGAGACGACAGGGGGTCGTCGGGTGTGGCGGCCCGCAAAGAGGTTTGCCTTTTTCCTGACTCGGTGGTGATCTTGGCCACAAGGGGCACGCCGTACTGGTCGGGGTAGTTGAAAGGGTCGTTCCCCACGGCTGTTCCCAAGACGAACTCCACCAACGGCGAGGCAGGGGACATGTTGAGGGGGTCAAGGGTTCCCCCTGCCGGTCCTCCTGATCCCTCTGGGTCTTGGTTGGGGACGTTGGGAAGGAAACGATCAATGTCGATGCCGTCGGTCTGCTCCGTGACGGGCAACGTACCATCCGAGGTGTGGGCCACCTCGATCCGGTACTCGGTGAAGACCCCTGCTCCTGTGTTGGTGATCCCGTTCATGTGCTTCGCGGAGTTGGACATTTTGTCCACGGATACGCGGTACATGGGCTTCCCACCGTAGGTGGTCCCCGAGGCACCCCCCAGAGTCATCACCCCATCCCCGTCAACGAATAGACCTCGCCGGAGGATCTGGGCCGGGTCAAAGTTCACATCGGCGGCGAAATCGGTGCCGTCATAGACCGTGTTTGCTCGTATTGATCCTGCGTTCTCGGTCGCATCGAGCCCGAGGATGGGGAGAGGCACCCCTGCTTCATCTACCTGTCGTGTAGAACAGTAGTCGATGGCGGTTTCCACCAGTTGCGTGGGGAGGAGGTTGGCATCCCTTTGGATCATGCCGCTGTAGGTGCGGAACCCAGCCCCCGCGTGGAACTGTTGCAGGCTTCTGACGATGAGGGCTTGGTCTTGGTCCCGTAGGATGACCTCGTTGCCACGTCTGTTGGCGAGGGTGGCACTCTCGGTCAACAGGAGGTCTGCCCCTTGGGAGGAAGACGCAACCACGTTCCCTTTTTCCATCTGGCGCAACTTGTGTCGGCGTTCGCTTGCCACGCCTTCCAGGGCAATCTTCTCTTTGGCGGTGAGGCCGAGTTCTGCCGGGGAGTGGGAGCGGACGTTGAGCCAATCATATCCAGACTGGGTGCTGGGCACATACCACCCCAAGACCACTGGCCTTTGACCTGCTCCTGACTCGGTGGGGGCGTATCCAACGACGCACATGTCCCCCACTTCGGGCATCGCACCGATGAAGTGACGGGCTCCCGCCGCAGGGAAGGTGATGGGGATGTTGGATGAAGGGGAACCACCGCCTGAAAGGGGCTTCAGGTCCACCACCATCTTCTTCGGGTCCACCCGTGTCACCACGGCGAAGCGGATAGGGAAAGACCGTTGGTCGCGGCTAATGTTGGCCTTCGCCAATCCTGTGGGTGCGACTTCAAGATTGATGCGCCCCGTTGTGACCGGGGGTCCGTTTCCGTTGCTCATCCTTCCTCCTCGGCCTCGCTGGCATCAATGCGGTCTTGCTCTATCTGATCGGACGCTTTTGAGATCCCTCTGGCGGCTTTCCGGGCTGCCTGCTTGGCTTCTTCCCAATCCGCGCCACTCTCCTTTTGGGCTTCAGTGATCGCTCCACCCACTGCCGTTTGTCCGAACAAACCCGTGTCCTGCGTGCTCTGGATCACTTCCGCCAGTTTATTGGTGGCACGAGTATCAAGCATCTGGCCCGCAAGGGCTTGCTTGGTGAGGGACCAACCAGCACCTACATGCTCGGCCTCACTCGACAGGAAGTCGTTGACGCTCTCGTCCCCAGCCAGTTCCACGAACTCACCCGTGAAGGCTTGGAGCCAGAAAGACCCGTCTGTTCCTTTGCACAGGCACACCTCATTCCCTTCCCCCTGGAGGGAGGCCAAGGCGGATGCGGCTACGTCACCTGTGACGGACATGCCTCTGCTGCGTGAGGTCACGGGGGTATTCCGTATAAATACCGAGGGGGAGTCGTCTTCTGTGGCGATTGCAGCGAGGGCGTTCTCCAGATCACCGACTGCCACATCCACGGATTCTGCCAGCTTGGCCTTTGCCTCGTTACTCATCTCCCCCAACACCTTTGACACGGAGGCCCCACCAGAGAGGGAGGCAAAGAACGTCTCCACGGCAAGCATGGAAGAGTTGGTGGTGGGTGACCCTGCGGTGCTCAAAAGGCTCTTGTACCTCGTGATGTCGAGCCCGCGCCCATAGGGGAGGGTGCCGTAGACCTCGTAGCCACCATTGTCCGAGACAGGCAGGACCGGGGTGAAGGAACCCTTGCCGCCCTCCTCGTATTCTCGGGAGACGATGCGGATTGCACCAGTCCCGTCCTCCTCGTAGGAGTCGAAGTGGGTAAGCAACTCCGCTCGGGCTGCCCCAGCTTTGTCACTGATCACCCCCCACACCCCGTCGGGGTCATCCAACGCGACGGTCGCGAGATACAGTTGTTGGGCTGCGTCGAGGTAAGCTGCGAGTTTTTCCCCGCTCTGGGCCGAGATGTTTTCGATTGCCTTGGCATCGCCCTCCCTCCACAGCCGTCCGGTCTTGATTTCGGAATCCGCTTCGACGCGGAGTCGTTGCTGTGGGTGGAGGGATCCACCAAAGGTGCTTACCTGCTCCGTTATCGTAGCGAGAGAGGTGATCAATGCCTGCACGTTGGAGTCCTCGCTGCTCCCAGAGGTGCTAATCTCACAACCTGTGATGTACGTGTCAATCCAAGCCTTGATAGCCCCATATCCGGCTTCCGTCTCCGTCTCCCCGAAACGAACAGTGGCGGCTTCATCCGCGTCTACTGTCTGGGCATAGACTCGGAGATGGGAGGCAAACACCTCGGCCATCTTCTCTTTGATGAGGGGGAACCTCGCAAACTCCGATGCTCCCTGGGTGATGTTGTTGACTCCTTTCCGCACCAGAATCTTCTGGAAGGTAAAGAAGCGAATGTCCTTTGTGGTCACGTCGGAGTAGGCGTTGGTGCCGGAGATTTTGCCTGTCTGGTCATCCGCGTCATCCGCATCGATCCCGTAGATGCGGAACCCGCGCTTCGGCATGTCCGACTCTATCCTGATTCGGTCCCCATCCTGACGGAGCACGGTGATCCCATCGCTGTGGCTGTCTTTGGCCTCCCCAATCCGCGTCACGGATTTAGTTGAGGCTTCCTCATCTATGATGACTTCCGAGGGGGACTGATCAGACTCATCAGGGGCAGAGGATGAGAAGTACCGGTATTGCCCGGTGATACCGGACTCACCGAACATCTGTTTGAGGCCGGTTTGGAGAGCAAGGTAGTTGCCGAGGTTCGCGCTGTCCTCGATGTTGTTGGCACTCTTTTGCTGCACAGCCACCAGAAGCGCCCCGAAGTTCGGGGATTCGTCTTTGACCGCTTCAAGGGTGCCCTGTGTGTTCGTGCCCGAGAAAACGGTGTTGGAGATGACTTCCGAGTACGAGTCGTAAGAGGTAACGATCTCATCTCGGGAGATTTTGATGGCCTGGGAGGGGTCGTTGCCCTCACTCAACAGATAGGTGGGACTGCTTTCGACTGAATCGGGGTCACGGCGCAGGATGCCCATGGTGAGGGCAAAATCCATCAGCGTGTCTGCTGATGAGAATGACAGCCCCCCAGGCACCGACCGCATGTTGAGTCGGTCTGGGTCAAGGGCCAGAACGACGTTCGGGTAGCCCTGGATGCGTGGTGGCCCGGATGACCCGCCCTCGGCCCCTTCAATGTCTTCTGGAAAAACGTACAGGGGCATAGGCGGGTATTCCCCAGGAGCCGATAGCTTCACATCATCGAGAGTGGGGAGCCTCTGGGAGCCGTCCCCCTCGGATCGGTCAGGGTTCCCAGGGGGAAGGAACTTCGGACGCTTGGCCACGCAGGTAAGTGTTGACTGGCACGCTGACCCCACTGCGAAGGAGTGGGAGATCCCCTTGACGTAGAAGAAGCAATCCAGGCACTCGACCCACACGGGGTAGCCCGGTCGCATCTCTGGCCGGAGAGGGATGGTGATGCTGGCTGTTCGCATCTCTGCGTTTGCCAGATCCATCCGCATGATCCCACTGATATACATGGCCTTGCTGGAGGAGAGGTAGTTCGACTCAAAGGTCGTCTCTCTCCAACCGAACTTCGCTACGAGCCGCCAGTCAACGAACTTGCCCTGGCGTGTCCCGAACTCACCCGACAGGACTCCCTTGAAGTTCTGGAAGAGGCTTCCTGACCCCTTGACATAGGTGGCCTCGGGCTCGGACTCGGACTCCGAGATGGAAACGAGATCCCGATCCCTGATGCAGTACACCTCGTCCCCGGAAGTGTCGAGGTTGTACATGGGTGGCTTGAAAACAATGTCTCCGTCTACGTCTTGGTAGAACTCAAAGCCACAGACCTCCAGCGTAGTGTTGGCGATCTCCAACTTGGACATGTACTCGCCCTCAAACATATTCACTGACCCCAGTGAGCCGAGGTCCAGGGTGTACGCCTGCATCTTCAGCGCGTCGAGTTTGGTGCCATCCTTGTTCATCACCGCGCCTTGCGTGGCCATCCCCCGGTAGCCAACGCTACGGGCTGCTTCCTTGAAGTCGCTCACCGCGTCAAGGTTGTACTCGTCGGGGAGTTCGATGTTGAAGGAGTTGATGAAGTCTTGGGCCGAGGTGCCTCCGGTGTTGTCGAACATACCGAGGTATGCCTGCTCAAAGGCGTTGAAGATGGAGCCGTCCATGCCGTACATGCGGAGACGCATGGAGGACTCCTCCCACCGCTTCTGCCACCACAAGGCTGCGTGCTTGTAGAGGCTCTGGCCAGAGCCCTCATCGACTGCTGCGAGGTTGGACTCCTGGGCGATGGTCCAGTTCTGGCCGAAGGCTGCACCAAACCCGATCCGCATGAGGGTGTAGATGATGCTGTAAGGGCTCATCCCAGTGAACTTGTGGCCCGTCAGGTTGATCCCTGTCCCGCTACCCGGCAGCTTTTCTCCGAACACAGACCCGTTGGTGGAGACGTAGTGGTACTGCCAGAAGTGGAGGATGTTCGCGCAGGTCACGCTGGCGGTGTAGAAGCCCCCAGAGAACTCGTGGCTGACCTCGGTGACCACCCCCCGGAAGACTTGATAGTAGGGGTAGACAGGCACACTGTCGTCGGTGGCCCCGCCCCCCTTTGGGGGATCTTGCCCCTTGGCCGCGTATCCGGTGATGGGGAAGTAGCCCCGCATGAGGATGACGACTTCAAGCCCAGGCTCCAGTACATAGTTGCCGTCATGCCGGAACACATCGGAGGCAGCGGCGGGAACGGTCAGGGAGAAGTTTGCCCCGGTGATGGGGTCCGTCGTGGGGTCACAGGAGATGGAGGTGATGTACTTGTTGAAGTCCAGCTTCTTGTTGCACGTCATACAGGACGCGAACTCGGCGTGCCCATTGATGAGCACTTTTGCGTCGGGGGTGTAGCGGACAACCGTGCGGTTCATCTGCCATGTTCCGACGTATGGCCGGTCTTTGATACTCATGCAGCACCTTACCCAAGCAGCCCTGTGGGGGTGAAATAGTCGAGGACGGGGTTGGGGGCAGTAGAGACAGGCTGGCCATCCTCATCCGTCTCCCTCTGAAACTGGGTAGTCCCCGAGATCCCTGCGAACCCAGCGCCCCACCCAGCCCCGTCAATGTCTGTCCGGCTCGGGGTGGCCGCCGCGATACGGTTCAACTGCTCGGTGGACAGTGACCCTGGTGCGGGGGTGGGGGAGGACTCCGGCAGCACCACGACAGGTGCCTCGGCATGGTCATACATGCGATCTACCGTGAAGGTCATGGACCACTCGATGCGATGCTGCATCTCCTCGGTGTAGGAGTATTCAAATGAGTCGATGTGGCCGACGTAGGTCATCTGGTCGTAGTCGATAGCGAGCGCCCCAATCATCAGGTGGGCCTCGGTGCCGTTCACGGTGTCGTAGATGTAGCCGTTGTTCCGGTAGAACTGGTAGAGCGCCACGAAGTTCTGGAAGGCTGCGGAGTCTCGCTTCGATGCGAACTGCACCCCCGAGGGCGTGTTCGTTGTGCCGTCGTTGGCAACGACCCCAGTGACGGTGGAGGGGTTGACCCCAGCGCAGAACGCTCCCGTGCTCCCAGAGAAAGAAATCGTCGGCTGCACCTCACCCCACCGCTCAAAGATGAACCCATGACGTGACCGGGCCGAGAACTGCTGGACGGTCTGGTACGAGATCGACATTTCGCTGGGGTTCACGAACAGGGTCAGTGGTGGCACCTGAAGGGCCACCTCCACTTGGTACTTGATGTCAGCGACCGTCGTGAGGTCAGCCATCATCGCCCTCGCATCCGTTCCCAGGGTGCCCTGGAGTTGCTGCCCAGCGGAGATGGTGGAGAGCAGTGTAACGAGATTGGATTCCCCCGAAGCCGCCCCCGTTACCTGGGGGATGCCCAACGCATCCCTGATCGCGTTCGCTTGGTTAGTTTTTTCACTGGACTCCTGCCCCGCTCGGCCCAGGAGGTTCACGTCTACATCGGTGCCCACAATGTCCGCGATGGGGTCGGGGATGACGATGCGGATGGTGAAGGGAGAGAGTTGGCGGGCGAGTTTGTTCGTGCCGTCGTAAGGCACCCCTTCCTGCACCTCAAAAGTGGAGGAGAGTCCCGGCCCCGACGTGACCGCTTCATATCGACTTGCGATGTACTGGGACTCGTCGCTGCTTTCGGTATCAGAAGACATAGGGGGCTCCTTATAGGCTGAAAGGGTTGGTGGTGACGGAGATGGCGGTCCTCCACACTTGGACTTCGCTGCTCACCTCAAAGTTGGCCGACATGGTGAACTGGAAAGGCTTGCTTGAACTCTCGGTCACCGTGAAGTTGGTGAACCAGCCGTAGTACACGCCCCCATCGAAGGACACCTTGATCATCCCTTGGAGGGCAACCTGCCCGTTTATGTCGTAGACGCTGCCGTTGTTGTGGAACAGGGCGAGCAGATCGAGATAGGAATCGTAGGCGAGTGTCTCCCGTCGCGTGCCTTCCGTCATGTCGGGAGAGGTGTTGTTGGCGAGTCCTGCATACAGCCGCATGAAGCCGCCCGTGGCCGCCTCAAAGTCAATGGTCTGGGTGCCGTCCCCCCAATGCTGTTCTACGAACCCGCGTTTCGTCTGCATCCGCTCCACCACCCGTTGATAGGAGAGTTTCATGCTTGTGGGGTTCACATGGAGGACCAGTTTCAGGTCTTCGGGGAGGATGGAAGTGACCCCATCCGGGGCGATAATGTCGAACACGACCGGCCTGACCCCACGCCCAGAGAACTCGTCATCGACCCCCGAGGGGAACGCGCCTGTAAAGATGGGAGGCTGTTCAGCCATGATTCACCTCTGGGGTCATACTTTCGCTGCCTTGATGGCTGCTTTCACCATCGCGAAGGTCTTGTTGGCATCACCCGACTCATGGATGGTGAGGTTGGTGATGGTCACGTTGCCCCCACCCCCCATGGCGCTCCAGCTTTCTGGGAGTGCCCCCACAACATCACGCCCATTGATGGGGTGGATGGTGCCGCCAGGACCACCGGACCCACGGTAGATGAAGTCGTCGTAGGATTTCCCGTACTGGGCCTCAAAGTATTCTTTGTACGCCCCCATGTAAGAAGCGTAGGCCGGGTCGGCTGCCATCTCCTTCATCCGCGCCCTTGCCGCCACCTCGTCGTCTCCAACGACTCCTGCCTCTGCAAGAAACAACTGACCCGCCCAGTCCGGGTCGTTTACCGCTGACTCCACACCAGCTAAACCAGTGACCGTCTTCTTGCCCTCACTCTCAATGCCTTCCAGGGATTGAGACTGTTCGGGTAGTTCTTTGTCGAGCCACGCGGTGATTACATCGGCCTCACCTCCGCTCAGGTCCATCCCGAGCGCGTCCAAGTCGAGAAGCGGTATCCCACCAAGGGTATTCCCAGTGGCACCAGCGCCAGGGTCATCCCAGTATGTCGAAACCTGTCGGTTTTCGTGCCAGTCTGCGATTTTAGTAATCTGGCTGGGGTCCAAGTCCGACGAAGTAACCATCCTGCCGCCATATCCGATCCCGGTCGGCACCCCATCGATCTTGGGATAGTGCGTTGACCGCTCCCGCGTTCCCGCGTAGATGGGAACACCGCTTGTCAAGACCCCCTCGTAGCCGTACTGCTGCGACCAGCCGCCAACAGTCAAGGGGTCATCGACCGCGTTGCCTTCAAAGTCGGTGAAGGTGACGGGGTTTTGTCCCGTCACAATCCCAAGACCGGACATGACCCCATCCGGTCCCAGGGTGACCCCAGCCGCCTCCAACATCATTGTGCGGAGTTCCTGCATACCTTCCACATCGCCCGAACGACTTACCTCCCGAGCCAACGCTGACCCTTCGGTGATCTTCTCTTGCCGTAAGTCGAACTCCGCTGCTTTAGAGAAGTCTCCCTTCTCCTCTGCCGCCTCCCGTTCTCTGTCCAAGGCGGCTTGTCTGTCGCCAAACTGTTGAGCCATCTCGGCGGCATCCTGCTTCCGCGTCTGTTTGCTGTCCACCCCGAACAACGAGGATACCGATTCGACCCATCCATTGATGGAGTTGAGTATCGACACCACCTCGTTTTTGAGGGTTTGGAGGATGCTGGTCGTCTCCTTCAACTGCATCTGGGCGAGAGTTTCCATCTCCGACATGCCCGCCTCTTGGGCTGCCCCCAAGGCCGCCTTGTCCTCGGGAGACAACATGTCCCCCGCCGCGATGACCTCGGCAACCATCGAGGTCGTGATCTCCTTTCCTTTGAACTTCTCAAAGCCTTCCTCCCCCGCTGTCATTCGACCTGCCAAGCGGTTGAAGATTTCTTGGTACTGTTCAAACTGCTGGCCGGAAATGCCCGTTTGCTCCTCAAAGGCCATCCGGTCAACGCCTTCCATGTCCCCGATAGCGCGGTCCCCCAGAGCAGACACCATGCTGAAAGCGAGGGTGGATGATTCGTCAAGGCTCCCCAAGGCTGCTGCTCGCCGTCCAGTGGATGTGGTGTCCACCCCACGGGCAAGCTGGGACATGTCTCCGAGTTGACGGGCAAGTTGCTCAAACTCCGGCCCCAACGCCGCCATCGTGTTCTGCAACACCCCCAAATCTTGGCCTTTGAGGGCTCCCAAACCAGCCATGTTTATGGTGCCGTCGGCATTTCGGACTTGTGAGAGTTGTTCGCGTGCCTTCTTCCGGTCACCTACTTTCATGTTGTCCAGGGCTTCGTTCAACTTGTCCATGTACCCGGCCCCCTGGCGCGTGGCAGCGGCCCCGATGATTCTCCCCCCCGAGGCTCCAGCCAGCATGGTGGTCTTGTACCGCTCTTGGAAGCCCATGTCGGCATACTTCCCGCGCAGGCCCCCCAACTGTTCCTTCGCCAAGTCTTCCCCGAGGATCTTCTCCATCCCCAAGAGGAGTTCAACGGTGTCTTCCAGGCGGAAGTTCATCAGCGCCATGCCGGAAGTGGCCTCACTGATAGAAGTGAAGAACGATGCAACGCCCATACCTGACATTTGGGCTCCAGCGAAAATCTTACTGAAGCCATCCTCGATGCCTTGCAACTGCAAGCCCATGTTCTTGGTCATGGTTTCCAGCATCCCAGCCACTTCACCCCCGCCTACCCCAAAGGATTGGGTGGCCTTCAGCGCCAACTCGATTGATTCCGTGTAGTTCCCAAACAGGCTCCTTTGTTCCTTGTAGGTAAGCCCTGCTCTGTTCATCTCGTTGGCGAGCCCGAGCGCCTGCTCTGCGGAGTACCGGAACTCCAAGGCTACGTCGATAGCTGCCGTGCGGAGATCCCCCAACTCGTTTGCGAACGCTGCCGTATTTGAGAGAGCGTTGCCCGAGAGCAGGTCTACTGCGGAAGCTCCTTCCAGAATGGCCTTGTTGAACTCTTTGGTCTGCCCATAGGCAGCCATAAAGAGGGCGATGACTGCTCCCACAGCGGCAGCGACTCCCGCGATGACCCCGGCAGCCGCTCCCAGCTTGCCGATCACCTTCCCGAGCCCACCCATCATGCCGCTCTTTCCGCCTTGTTTCGCGCCGAACTTCACCATGCTGGGGGCAGCGTCTTTGAGTGCCCCGCCGATGTTCTTGACGAGATCCCCGACGTTCAGGTTCTCCGCAGACAGGGCTTGGCTCATAATGCTGGAGAAGTTATCTGCTCCACTTTCCAGCTTGTCCCCGAAGGATTTAGCAGATTGCTTCATCCCCTCATCCAGCAACGCCAACTGGTCCTTTTGAGCCGCAGCCATGTCCGAAATGAGCTTGTCTTGTCCATCTTGTTGAGCCCGAATGATTTTTTTCGTAGCCGCTATGCGCTCCCGTAGATTGTGGGCTCGCCTGCCTTGCCCCGCTTGGTCTTTGATCCGCTCCAGCTTTTCTTCCATCTTCTGTTGGAGGCCAGCGGCACGCTTGATTCTCTTTTCGCGCTCCTTGAAAGAGGCTTGCAACTGCTTGGCTTCTTCCTTGGCCCCCAAGCGGATAGAGTTGATGTAGGCATCCCCGAAAGCCGATTCCAACTTCTTTGCGGTGCTTTTGACCGCACCCGTCAGTCCCTTGGACGCACCACCCCCCGTGGCCGACTCGATCATGTTCTCCAAGCGGGCTTGGCCAGTGATGCTCCCAAGCATGAAGTCCAGGCCGACGGTAGTGGTAACTGACATGTGATCTCCTACCGGGGACGGGTCATAGAGAGACTATGATTTCAGGCGTGGTTTACGACGAGCAACACGCTCTTGGAGGGAACCCCCATCATCGGATGGTTTCTTGGGGGCAGGGGCAGCCTTGGCTGATTCCGGCATCCCCCCAGTCCCGATCCATCCCACCTGTTCATCACTTGTGAGGTAGCGGTCGAACACCTCACGGCTGGGGTGGGTGCTATCGCGACGTGTGGTGGGCTTGTGTTTGAGCAGGTCTGGGTTGAGTTCTGCCAACTGATCCGGGGTGTAGCCCACCATCTCGCTCGTACCCGTGACCCCAACTTCGCCCCCACCCTCGGTGGCCTTGGTCCATGCTTCCTCGCGTGCTTTCCTGGCTTCCACGAGACGAGCACGGTGGAACGCCTTGTACTGGTCCACCATCACATCGTGGTAGTCCTTTTCGCCGCGCATCGCCCGGTCCATCTCGGCTTGCAAGTCCTCGACCGTCTGGGCTGAATGGACGGTGGGAACATCGTAAGTCTTCCCGCCAAGGGTGACAGTCAACGGCTTCTGTTCGTTCTTGTCCCCCTGGATGACCCAGTTGACCGCCTCCTCGATGACGCGCTGTCCAAGATCCTCGTTCCTTTTGACCCAATCGTCTTGGGATTTACGAAGTGCCTTGGCAGCCTTGTGGGACATTGACCCCGCGATGGCTCGCGTGTGTGCCCACTTCCGCTGGTCTGCATCGAACTCATCTTGGGCCTCATTGTGGGCAACCCATAGGTCTTGGATAAAGTTGCGCTCACCCTCGGGGGCTCCCCTCAACCGCCAACGTCCCCTGGAGTAGTTCTCGTGGCAATAGGCTCGGGTGATTTTGGAGGCCCTGTCCTCGCGTTTTCTCAACCCCATCGCGCATGTAAAGAGGATTTCCACATACTCCAATCGGAGATCCCTCACCGTCTGGAAAAGATGGTATGGCCCGTTTACCCGGTCTTCGATGATGTACCCGCCTATCATCCTGACGGAGTGGCAGAGATACCATCTCTTCCAGTCATATCCTCTGGAGTTTTGGGTGCGCGGTAGGAGATTGTGCAAGTCCGAGGGCAGCATCGTCCGTAGGGTGAAGTTAGTCTCCTCTACCTCTACGGTGTGGGAGAGGAACCCTGGGTCCAATAAAGTCTCTACATCAACGTAGAGGAAACGCCGTCTGTCTGCCTCACGAAGTAGGGACTCCTCGGCGGCCTCCCGTAGAATGGCCTTCCGATCCATGGTCCCCCCTCATTGTCGTGGCTTGTAGTGAGGATTCGCTGTCCCTTGTGATTCTTGGTCAACCTGGGTTTTGGACTCCCTGCCCTTGCTCCCGCCTTTGGGCTTGGTTTTCCCTCGGGGGGAAACTTCTTCAGAGGGAAGGCGGTATGCCTCCACCCCATCCACGGTGCCTACTGGAGTTGCGCGGGAGAGGGGGTCACGGGATTCTTCTTCCTGGCGAGCCTTCATGGCTTGTTTACGGGCTGCCATGATTCGGGCTTCCTCGGCGGCCACTATTTCGGGGTCTTCCCCATCCTCAAAGGATGAACGGACTTCACCGGGGACTGCTGTTGCCTGTGGTGGTGCCCACCCTGATGTAGAGGGTGGAGGGGAGGAGGGAGGGATGACCGACTTTCGGGGCGCGGTTTCTGGTGGAGGCGCGGGCTCTTGTGTGGGAGGCGCGGGCGCGTCTGCTTGGGCGGCTAAATGTTGAGCACGGGCCAATGAAGCGGATCGGGAAGCCTGCTGCTTCATCTCGTCCCCGGCACGAATCAGATCCGTGATCTGCTTTGCGGTGACAGTGGGATCACCCTTGGCTCGGGTTTCCCGGTCTTCCTTCAGCATTTGCAGACGTTCCTCAACGCGCTCGATTTCTGCATCAATGTCAGAGATAGAGGAACTGGCGATCTTGTCAGCTTCGGTCGCGATCTTCTGTACGAGGTCACCGTACTTCGCGAAACAGACAGTGAGCATGGCGCGGGACCAGTCGTAGACCACTTCCCTCATCGCCCTCATGCGGCTCATCTGGATGGGGGTGCCATTCTCCAACGTCTCCCCCGTGGGGATCTTATCCACGTCGCGGAGGTTCAAGTCGTCAATCTGGACCAGGGCGTAGGCGATGATCTCGATGCGGAAACGGTCAAAGTAGTCGAGAGCAGCGGCTCGGCTCATCTGGTCGGTTGGGTTCAACCCCTCGTCCGTCTGGATCTTGTCCAAGACGGAGGCCGCATAGCGTTGAACCGCAACCTCTTCCATGGGAAGGAGTGGGCGCAGGGTCAACTGCATCCCGCCCGATTCAAAAGTCAGTTCGTCCCGACCGATCTTGGCGAGCGGTGCGAGAGCTTCTTTTAGGGCATTGAGATCCAACATGAGTCCTCCGTCAAAGTACACTACCCGACGGAAGACTCTACCCGACTACCAAGAGGTAGAGGGCGTTGAACTATGAACTGAAAGTCGTCCCAAAGATATTGGACGAGAACTCACCGATGCTCGGGTCGTTACCTGTTGCCAGGAACTCACCGTAGGTGACGCTGGAGAAGTCGTGAACGTCGGTGATAGTCACCGTGCCCGACTCCATGACCATAGCGGAGTCCTTTTGGTAAGCGGTGCTCCAGTCTCCCCACCAGCAACCTTCGTAATAGGTGATGAGGATGTTGTGGGAGCCTGGGTCGCTTCCGTTTCCAAGGGGGCCGCCACCTCCGATGGCACCGGAGTATTCCAAGGTGCCATACGAACCGAAGTCCGTTGAGGAGGTCGTTCCTCCACCCATCTCTGTGTCTGCGATGACACTGAACACAATCTGTTGCTCAATGTCGAAGGGCCAACGGTGATGCCGAAGAGATCGGACAGGACCGCTAACACCCGAAGCGTAGCCCGTCGCTTGCCAGAGGTTTGATAGGTAGAGCATGGTGCGTTCAATAGAAGCCGTCATGGGCTCCGTATTTCCCGGCACCAGTTCCGCGATGATGTCACCAAAGCCGATTCCGCGCACGTTCTCGATAGTACGGCTCTCGGTCGGTCCAAAGTTGGACAAGACCCCAATCTGAAACAGTGTCGGATTGGTAGCGCCGTAGGCAGGAGCAAGTACACGCACCTTTTGAGTCACCACACTCCGGGTATTGGGTGAGGTTCCGAACTTGTAAATCTGTGAGGATCCTTGAACTCCAAGGCCCGGTGAATGGTCGGTGTTGGCCATGATGAAATCTCCGTCGGGTGCTACTTACAGTTGGGTATAGTCGGACTATCGAAAACGGGGAATCAGCCCCAGGGTTGGCGGGTGCCCCCATCATAGACGCGGGCTAACCCCTCGTCCAACAACACCCCATTGACGTACCCGTGCTCGTCGCTCCAGACCTTCACGGTCAGTCGGCCATACTTGTCGGGCTTGACGACGGAGTGCAGGGTCACCTCTTTGTCGAGGACCATCCCCCGCAACCGATCTCGTGCCTCATAGGCAAGTTTCTTCTCGGAAGCGGACTTGGTGCGGATCTCCGGGGTGTCTATCCCCAGTAACCGACAAGAGGCTTTGACCTTGATGCTCAACCCCAGGTCGATCATCACCGTGATGGTGTCCCCGTCGTAGACCGACAAGACCTGGGCTCGGTAGACGTATGGGGTAGGTGTCTCGGCCATACAAGAAAAGCCCTCCTACCCCCAGAGAGGGGATAGGAGGGCTAACGGGATCAGTGAAGGGGCTGGGGTGGTGAATCAGGGCTCGGCAGTCTCCGGGGCCATGAGTTGGTCACACAGGGACTTGAACGCAGCCATCAGGAAAGGACGATGGTGCCGGTCACACCATCTCCAGAACGGCCCTTCGGTGTCCTCGTCCCAGACACCCTCCCCTTCCAGGGGCTCCCCATTCCTGGCGCGGCCCAGGTTGAACCATCGGCGCTGGGCTTCTTGGTACTCGGGGTCTGCCTGGGCCGCACGGAGTCCTGTGAGGTAGGAGTGTTCCCACAACCCAGCCGTGAGGACTTTATCTACGGTGTCCTCTTCGTGGGTTGTCGCTGGGTCGAGGATGAAGACGGGTTTTTCCGGTGCCCCCAACGCGCAGACCACACATACGATGGACTCATCGTCCGTGAGGACGTAAGGGTCAGGACCGTTCCCCCCCACTTCGTGGTCGCACTTCTCGCAAGAGTGCCCGTGGAAGTCCCCATCGTCGGTCATAGTGCAGCGTTTGAGGATAGTTTTCATCATGCCTCTCGGGGGTTGAGGGTTGCGCGGAGAGCGCCGTGGACGGCACCACACAGTTCTTCCACGTCAGTCCATCCCATGACCTGACCACGGGGCGACCCAGCGATACCTGCGTGGCCCCCCGCTTCTGGACCCCAGAGGGACTGGACCAGATCGCAACAGTTCACACCCTCGATGGGGTTCGCCAGGGAAACCGTGACGCTGTTCATCGTGGTGTTGAGAGCGACGACAGCGGAGCCGACGATGCCTGTGGGGGTGCGGTAGAGGTGGTTGACGAACTGACCTGCCTCACGCGCCACGATGTACGCATCGCACACGGGATCCGTGGTGGAACGGAAGGAAGCCTCGTTGAGAGTATCTTCCGCATCCGCCATCGCCTGACCTGCGGCGAGGAAGTCCTCGTTCCCGGCGAGGATGGCCTGGAGAACGTCACCGAATGCCAACACGAGGTCCGTGACTTCCACGATCTCGTCGCGAGGGTAGCGGGGACGGTGCTCTTGGAGCCACGCCCAGACTGCTCGGAGGCGTGGGGCCTCGGGGTGATCAGGAGCCATGTGGTGAGGACCGGTCACGTCCACGAACTCGGCCAACTCCCAAAAGGAGCCGAACTCACCTGCAAAGAGGGAGTTGTGGCGACCCGTGGCACGGAGACAGCCGCCCAGGGTGTCGAGGTCGATGTGGGAAACCACAACCACGTCTTCCTCACCAATCATGGTGATTCCGTCGTCGTTACAGGGCGCGGGACGACCCGTACCCTCGTGGCCGGGGAGGTGGCGACCCGCAAAGGGGCCTTCCCCTTGGTGGTGCGCTGCCGTGTAGAAGCGACCTTCGCAGACGTAGGAACCGTACTCGGCCTCGACGGTGAGGACAGGCAGTACGATGGAACGGGCGAGGTCGGCTGTGGGTGCGTGAAGAACGTGCATGAGAGAAGACTCCTGGGGGTTGCTACTTGTGTGAACGACGTGATGGGTGGAAATCGGACACGAAAAACTCATATTTCTGACAGTTGGCGATCAGCACAGCAGTCCGGGGTGTGCCCTATACCGGTGCTGCACGATGAAAGACCCCCCTCGGGGTCAGTGACCTGACGCACCTACCGAAGCATCGAACTCGGGCATACGAGGATGGTGCCAACGATGTTCGCGCCTTCGCCGTAGTGAGCCGATGCCATCGCGTTGCGCGGGAGTCCAATGAGAAGACCGTCCTCGTGGACGATCATCAAGCGACCATCAGCCATCCCGACGGTTTGAACGTAGCCGCCCACCGCTGTTTGCATCTCTTCAAGGGTGAAGTGGGTGCCGTTCGCGGGTGGGTACGGGGTGACGGTGCCGTCAGGGGCAACAGTGAAAGAGGGTGACATGGCTTCTCCGGTTGGCCCCTCGGTGGGGCGCAGGATTGGGGGTACACGCACATACGGAGATACCAGGGGGAGTTGAACCCCCCTCGGGAGATTTTTTTGGGAGGGGGGGTCGGTTCCGTGTCCTTTCGGGTAAACCTTGGTGCCACACATAGGGAGGCCACACATGGAGTTTCGCGTCTACGATTGTGACTGCGTGGGATTTGAGGTCGAAGGCCCGGAAGGGCGCGTGGCCTTCTGTGTCCATCCCTGTGACGGGGACGGCTACTCTCCCGGCACCACTCTTTACCAGCGGGATGGCTTGCTGGAAAAGGAGAGCAAGCCCCTCGATGCCGACAAGGCCCTCGCGTTGTTGAAGCGTTTGGGTGGCCTTATCGCGGATGGGAATGGCCTCCGTGAACTCCAATCTCTCCACCGCAGACTCGGGCTCGCTGCCCCACGCGGGTAGACTTCCCCATGAGCGACGATCCCCCCAAAGTAGTTGATCTCGACCAACACCGCATCCGACTCGCCCTGGAAGGGAAGCCGGGAGCCCCGGACCTCGACACCGAACCCCTGGCTTATGTTGAAGTCATCTGGGGTCCAGAGGTGTACGGGTGGAACGCCTTGGTCGTTGATCTGGAGGCTCGCCGTCGAGGGGGAGAGAGCCTTCCCCTCCGACCTCCCGAGACACAGTACGAGGCTGAACTTCTTGTCACCCATGTACGGGGGCTCGCAAACGACCTTGCTCGCCAGTTCGGATTGGAGCACCTGATCAGGGGGGAGGAGTGACCCCTACCTACAAGATCGTGTGGAGCACCGAGAGCACGTCAGGGGAACTCCCCTGCACCTACATCGGCTTGGAAGCGGCTCTCACCGCTGCTTCCGAGTGGTTGGAGGGTATGATCGGCAGCAACGAGGAACCGTATGCCACGGCACGCGATTACCGCACCGAGGTCATTCGGACCAACCCGATCCCAAAACCGGGGCTTTCGCCCTATTACCAGAGAGAGTGCCCCATGAGCATCACCGATAAGTTGAACGAGATCATCCACCACCTCCAGGCCGCCGTCGAGGACGCTGAAAAGGTAGACAGCGGAAAGGCCGGAAGTCCCGGCACCCGGCTCCGTAAAGTCGCCACACGAGCGGGGAAGGACTTGTCCGAACTTCGCAAAGCCGTTCTGGAGGCTCGTAAGGGCTGAACCTCGGTAATGGTCCTATGAGAAGTGAAAGTTGAACCCTTTGGCCCGAAAGTGAAGGATTTACTTTCGGGCTGGGGGGGTTTAGAGGTATCCTCGACGTGGAGGTAACCATGCTTTCAGAATGGACCGCCAGCCGTAACCTTGTAGGGTTGGGCTCACGAGAAATCACCATCTACCTGATGATCCTGGCCCAACGCCATGCAAAATCGCTGCCCGTAGAGGCATGGGAGTTGCTTTTGCGCTGTTGGGGAGGCAACCCCTGTGTGGGGTCTGTCTGGCACTGACCTACTTGTCAGTGTGTCGGTGAACCTCTACCGTCGTGCCCGCCACGGATTCCGCCTCTGCGTTCCCCTGCCCAAGCGTTACTACCCCTTCCGTGGCCTTTGGCCCCTTTGCCTGGGCAGTCGCCTTTGCTACTTGTCGTTGGGTGTCTTGGCGACTTCCCGCTTCGCCGCTCCGTAGTTTGTGGACCAACTGGCGTTGCTCGGAGGTCATGCGAGTGTTGCCGAGCACAGTCAGGTCCCCGGTGTCCCGGTCTGTCCAACGAGAGGTCAATCCGGTGGCTCCGGGTTTGAGCATCTTCACCAGCTTCGGGTCCATGGCTGTGATGGCTATGTCCCAGGCCATGTCGAAGAACAACCCGTCCCCCACCATGATGGGCTTCCCGTCGTAAACGACTGATTGCCGTTCCTTGAACAAGAGGATCCCGGCCCCCGTGCGGAGTTCAAGGTCGAAGAAATGGACAGGCACAGGGATTTCCGGCTTCGTAATGTTCAGCCGGAAGTGGAGTGCAAGGCGCAGATCGCCCACAATCACTCGGGGCTGGTCAATCGTAGCCCACCCCTTCACGATGATCCGAAAGTCGTTGGCGGCTTTCAACCGGGACAGGACTTCCTGCTCGTCTTCGGACATGGGGGTGTAGAGGCTGGTTGCCAAGCCGCCGAATGGGTTTTGTTCTTTCATGGGATCTCCCTCTTTGTACACCCTACCCGTCTCGATGGACGTAGCAGGCGCGAGGTCGTTGCCGCCGTGAGCCAGCGTAGAATGAGATAGTGGTTCCGATCACCGGGAGGAAAGGCTCTTGAAGGTCACTCCGATGGAGGAAGTAGACCTCCGAGCCAACCTCAACAAACCCCCATCCCTTATTGGAGTCGAAAGACCTTACCCGTCCGCGTAGAAGTAGGGGCTCCGTGACCCGCAGAACTGTCCTGGCTCGTGGAGACGGGCTACCCTCGATCACTTCGGGAACTTCTACCTCTTCCCCACTGATAGGGAGTGGGCCACCCGCCTTCAACCGCGTGAAGTCCTCGACCCGGAAGAACACACGGGGGCTGTCCCCCTGGAGTGGGAGGCAGAAGCCATAACCCTGGTCCACGGAGTATAGGTCTATCCGCATCAAGGGCACGGACTCCTCCGATTAGGAGTCCGGGTAGAGGGCTGCAAGGATCTGGGCCTTGGTGTCCGAAGAACCCACATCGATCCCAGCGGCTTCGGCTGCGGCGGTCAGTTCGGCCTTGGTGTTGGCCATGGTCAACTGCTCGGCTGCCGGTGCTGCCGGAGCGGGAGCGGGAGCCGGTGCTGCTGCTGCCGGAGCGGGAGCCGGTGCTGCTGCGGGAGCCGGTGCTGCCGTTGGGCGGATACGGGAAACCCGGCTGGGCCGGGACATTGTGACTGACGGGATACGGGCCATGATTGCTCCTATCGGTGTCGGTTGACACCACTTTGTAGGCGTTTGAGATCCACATGGAGGCCCGCTTGGGCTTCCTTACGCTGGATGTTGTCGGAAGTGGTCGTCTCATCAGGACGAGGTTGAAAAGAAGCGGGGTGCCTCGCCAGAAGACCTTGTAGTCGCTCTTGGCTCACAGCATCCATGGTGGGTAGCAGTTGGTGGAACTGGGTGAGGGCTTGATGGTCGTTTCGCACGGCGAACAAGATGAACTCATCCTCCAATACGCACGGGTGATCTGGGTCTTTCTTCAACCATTCGGTCCCGTCGGGGAGTTCTTCGATGGTGGACTCCGCGCCTTCCAGCCCGTTCTTCCCCCCATAGTTCCAATAGCCATATTCAGACATAGTGACTCCCCCTGTTGATTCCCATAGACGTACTACCGACCGGGCAACTTCGTCGTGTGGAGGGGAGTGCTTGTCGTGACCTCATCCCGTAGTCGTGGGGGGGGTTCTTCCATTGTCTTTGGGGAGTCTGGGGGGAGAGAGGCTTCCGCCAACCTCCGCATGATCTTGCGCTTCTGGCGACCCAGGTCGGAAATGTCTACCCCCAACTCGCCCGCCCTCTCACGCAAGGCCGAGAGGAGAGGGAGGCCCGCACCCCCAGGAGCACTCGGAGGCTCGGGGGGAAGGGGATCCTGGGGGTCCGTGTACTGAACCCGAAACACCACTTCACCGTCAGCACGGATGGAGATGGAAGAGTGTCCTCTGCGCCGATACTGGCGGGCCATGTCCTGGGCTGCAAGGGCAACCAGGGCGTTGGTGGAGAGGACTTCGTTCGCTCTGCCCAACGCACGCTGCGCTTCTTCAATCAGGGTGCCTACGGTCGTGAACGTGCCATCGCCAATAGGAACGGCCACGGAGAACACAGCCTCCCTGATCGTCCCTGGTACTGGGATCTCGATGGGTTTCATTTTCCGAGTCAAGGATACTCCTCTCCCTCTCCCTCTTTACCCGCTGTGCGCCAACTCCAACCCCCCAACCCCCACAGGGAGCCTTGCAAGGGGGGGTCCGTGGGCGAGGCTTTTCGTGTAATAAGGAACACAGGAGGGTTCTTGATAAAGGCCATTACGTTCATAGACACTGAAACCACCGGGCTCGATTCTTCCGTAGCCGAGGTCATCGAAGTCGCTGCTATCCGGGTGGAAGGGGGGAACGAGCGTGTCTTCCACACTCTCATCCGCCCGGAGCACATCCACACAGCCCATCCCAAAGCACTGGAAATCAATGGGTACGCCGCTGCCCCCGAACGATGGGAGGATGCCCCCACCATGAAGGAAGTGGGGGTTGACCTCTTGGCCTTCCTCAAAGGAAGTGCGCTGTGCGGTCACAACGTCTCCTTTGACGAGGAGATGATCAACTCCAACCTGAAACGGGCTGGATTCCAGAAGCGTGTTCCCTACCACAAGGTAGATACCGTGACTCTCGCCCATGAGCATCTGACCCCCTTGGGGCTTCCTCGGTTGGGGTTAGACCCGATCCGCGACTTCCTCGGATGGGGAAAGGAAGGGGCACACACCGCCCTCAAAGATGCCCGAGATACCCAACGGCTCTACAACCTCACTTGTCGTATGGGCTGGAAGGGAAAGACCCGTCTTCGCCTGTACCTGTGGAAGCGTAGGATTCTACCGTTCAGTCCTCATACTCTTGCATAGCCTGGATGAGCAGACCTCGGGCGACGGCGTTCATGGGATCGCTCGCGTGCCGAATCTCGCTGATCTCGATGGGGAACTTCCGACGCTTCTTCTCAAAGACCTGCTCAAAGAACGGCAGGAAGTTGCCTGCGAGGCTTGTTCCACCCGACACCACGATGGGGATTGGTCGGGGGAGAGAGAAGCGGTCCTTGATCTTGATGAACTCACGGGTCGTCTGGTCCAGGGCGTACTCGATGAGACTCTTGTAGTAGAGAATGAGGGCTTCCTCTTCCCGAGACTTCGGGTCCATGAGGTCCACCCCCCGTTCTTTGATGGCGCACATCCGGCTTTGGGTTGACCCAGTGGCCTTCGCGGCTCCAGCATCAATCCAGTCACCACCCCGAGCCACGCTGAACACCATCCCCTCGACCCCAGATACAGCGAGGGCGAGGTTGCACATCCCTGACCCGAAAGAGATGCCAAGGCCCGAGAACCCGTCGGCGGCTGTTTCGGCGTAGATGATCGCCATCGCTTCGTTGGAGGCGTAGGGCTCGTATCCGCACTCGGTCACGATGCGTTCAAACACGCCTCGGTGGTACACCACATCACGGCTCTCATCCACGGGGGCTGCGGGGACAGAGAAGTAGCAGACTTCATCTGCCTTGGCGGGCTCACCGATGACGTTCTTGACCAGAACGCCCAACACATCAAGGGCATCCATCTCCCCTGCCGAGATCAAACCCTGCGACAAAGGTCGTCGGGCCTCGCGTCCGAACACGTTGGCCATCTCCATGGCTGCATCTCCAACGACGATGATCCCGTCCTCCCCATGGTCGATGAAGTTGACCCCAGAGAGCTTCAACATCTTCTTGGCGCTGGCATCCAGATCGAGGAACGCATCCCGCATCCGGGTCGTCTCCACCGAGCCGTCCGCTGTGCGACGAGCCGAGACAAGATTCATGGTGCCGATGTCTAAACCGACACCCAATGGGGCTGCTTTCTTTGATGCCATGGGAAATCTCCTACTTCTTCCGTTTTCGATTGCGAAGGGCCTTCAGGGCCGAGGCCGCGTCGTCCAGTCCCCCATCATCTTCCGATGACTTGGACTGCACATCCAGACTCTCCGCGTCAGCTTTCACGATACCCGTCGGGATGAACACGGGCTCGTCAGGGCCGTCCGTTGGGGCTGCCTTTCCATCCGTGCCCGCGATGTGGCCGATCTGAACTGACCCCAAGGCTCGGGCCATGGCTTGCTCGATGCGGGCTTCAAAATCCTCGGGGGTTGCAGAGGGAGTCTGCGACTTCTGCATCGTGTCCAACATGGACTGCATGAGCGGGGTCATCGAAGCAATCGCTTGTTTGGCGGCCTCCTCGGCTGCGGTTTGCGCCATTTTGGCTGCTTCTTCTGGCGTGATCCCAGTGTGGACAATGGTTGTTGTGGGCGATGCGGCTGGGGTCGCGGGAGGGGTCGCGGGAGGGGTCGCGGCTGCTGCGGGGATTGAGGTGGATGTTGTGGGGGTGGTTCGCGCTACCCGCGAGGGGCGTGACATGAGAACGGCCCGAGCAACTGGTCTTTTCGGTTCTTTGGCCACTCTACACCTCTGTCCTGACCATACCCTCACTTTTCCCATGCGTAGGAGAGCCTGGAGGCAGTCGGAACCCTGCATGTCTTCCCGGCTCACCCACACAGGTTCCTTCCCAACCATAAGGTTGAGATCCTTCACCAGCACGGGCTCTGGCGCATCCAATCGGTATCCTTGGGTCATGGTGGGAACAAAGCTCCTTGGTTGAGGAACGTCTGCACAAGATCGTCTTTGAGTTCATGGACGGCTTTGATCTTGCCCTTACGGATGCCCCGTTCGATGAAGGTGTAGCGCATAAACCCCGGATGAATCCAAGCCTTGTCCAAGGAAAGCGGGGCTGTCCGAAAGATGACCTGTCCATCACGGGTGATGATGGGGACAATCTTGACCTTGGGTTGAACGAGCCACTTCATGGGGATGCCCGCGCCAAAACGGGCGCGGGTGGTCCTTGGGGGGTTTCGCTTTGCCAAGCCGGTTGTCGTGGGCTTTTCCGTATGAGCAACGGCTGTGGGCCACGACGAGGCGAACTCGACGGTGGAGACTCCGCTGATCCTCCAGAAGAAAGACCGGACGAAGCGTTCCGTCTGGGGGAGAGGAACAGGGTCGCGATCCGTGTAGGGTTGGGGATAGGTGCCCCCGCGCAGCCCCCTGGATTTGGCTATGTCACGACGAATCTCGGCCTTGATTGCCTTCAAGATGATGGCAGCAGCCTTTTTGAGATTGTCTTGGCTGACCTGGGCTGTAGTCCCTTGGGCTAACAGGGGCTTTCCGTACAGGCCCCGGAGGCGGCTAATCTTCTTGGTCATAAAGCACCCCACAAGGAAAGGAGGATGCTCACCACCGAGATGATTGCCCCCAGGATGGCGAGACGTTTGGAGAACCGCGCTGTGCGGTAGGCATCTCCGATGTTGTCCCGCTGAATCTTGTACTTGAAGTGGTCAAACGCATGGAGGCCAGGGATGCGTTCAAAGAAATCCGAGCACTCACGGGGTTCCCAAACGTCCGTCTCTTGGAGTCGGATCTGATACCACATGCACACGCCCGCGTGCTTCTGCTCGTGGTGGTCGTCTGGATACTTGTTCCACAACCCGCATCGTCCGCATCGTGCCATGGTTACGCCCTCCCATGGGTGAAGGAAGCTGTACGAGCGGGTGGCGTTCGACTTCCGCCAGGGTAGCGAATCATAGACGACGAGTCGCCGTAGTCAGGCCGCCGAATCCAGCCGTGCCTCTTGTACCAACCAATGAGGTCAGACTTTTTCAGTTGGTTGTCGATGGTGCTGAAGGGCTTGGCATCGAGCGTCATGGACACACCATGCTTGTCTGCTATCGCCGTCAGTTTCTTGATAACGCCGCTCGCGAGCCCCGCTCCCTGCTTGTCCGGGGAGTAGATGGCATGGAATGAGATGTAGCCATCGAAGGGTTTGAGTTCTGTCATCACGAAAGGAGCGTCTGGGTCTTTTGGGTCGTCTGTCCAGATCCTCATGTCCTGCATGAATGGCGGGTAGGTCATGCCCTTGTAGTCTGACATGAAGGCGTTGAGTTTCCCCTTGTCCACCTGACCGGGGTAATGCTCGCGACCGGCACGTCTCGCCACTCGGCCCGGACCCATCTTCTTCAACACCCACACCACTCCTGGGTGAGTCCCTGACCCCACGTCTCCAATGTCCTCGACCTTCCAGTCGGTGTGCTCCCAGTTGAGCCGGGGCGTGAACTGGTCCAGAGAGTCCGGGTCCGTCTCCCACACGAAGGTCGTGAAGGAGAAACCAGAAGGCTTGCGGAACACATGCTTGCCGACCACAGAGCCAGACGGGATGCCCCGCATCTCCTCACGGGCCTCGTCCAGTGCAGACTTCTTGGCGTCCTTCCGCTTCCCGGTGTCGTAGTCCACCGGGACGGCTCCACCGGGGATTCCCCACAAGCCGGGGTCTTGAACGTAGGGCGACCGTTTGAGCAGGAGCACCCGGTCGCCGTCCGTGACGAGCAGACCGGAGGCGGACGACCCCCAATCCTCTCCGACCATGCCTTCGTCCACGAAGGGGGCAGCGGTCTTTCCGTAGATGTAATCGCCACCGACGTACTCGTTGCCCAGATACCCCGTCTCCTCTGCGATGGCGTGCTCCACCGGGATCACGCGCTTGACCCGAACGAACTCCGGGTCGAGGATCGTCTGTGGACGCAAGGGGTTTTCCCGCTTGACCGGAGGGTGACCGGGCAACAGTTCCAGTTCCGCTGCCCATGCACGACCCTTCGTCCACGGACCCTCACCCCCACCACTCACTCTGTGCCAGTAGAGTGGGCTGGTCGTCGCGTAGATCATGGGCTTTCGGGCTGTGTCCCAACCCCCTCCCGAGACAGGTCGGAAGTCGGGGTCAGGCCGGAAGTTCCGATCCTTTGTGATGTGCCACAAGGTCTTGCCACGGGCCGTGGCGAACCGGAGAGCAACACGGGAGGCAGAGGCTCTGCGGTGGAGAGGGTCTTTACTGTCCGGCTTCAACGACCCCGTGCCAAGGTACTTCCATGTCGTAGACCCCGCAGGGAAGTCATCGGGGTACGAGATCCAATCGTACTTGTCTGCCAAGACTTCCTCCACATCTGGAACACCCCGCTCCAAGTGTTCAAGGACATGGAACACAAAGATGAGGCCGCTACCCTGCCAGAAGCGTGCGAGAAGGTGGGCGGTCGGGGGTTCACCCAGTTTGTAGTCCCACTCCCACTTCTGGTCGTCATCGAGCAGGTCGAGGTAGGCTTCTGCGAGGTCTTCCCGATCGCCAACTTCCAGAGCGTTCCGGGGGCTCACCCGATACGAATACACGGTGGAACCCCCGAATCCGGGGTTGTCCGTGTACGCGACGGCATCCTCAAGGTGCTCGGTGAAATGAGCACCTTGGCGGGCAATAGAGTCGGTCGTGGCCCTGTAGAGGATCACCGCAACACCTTCCCGATCTGTTTCGTCATTCGGGCTGTCTTGGGCGTGGTGAAAAGGTCCGCGAGGGTGTCAGAGAGCCCTCTGTCTTGCTTGATTCCACTTTTCAGCGCGTAGCGTCCGGGCACCGGGTAGACCGGCTGATCCAAATGGTATTTGTTATCCAAGATGGTTTGAATGTCGTCAAGGCTCCGATGGAAGCCGAGGGCATCAAGGTAGCCGCCCCCGTGAGTGACAACGACATGGACTACATCATCACCCGGCTTCTCCCCACCATCTGCATCCAAGCCAATGAGTTTCCCCCCATAGATGTTCTGGATGGCCTCTGCGGCGATCAGACACCCACCCAGCATCCAGGGGGAACCTCCACTCCGGGTTGCGGGTGGTGCAAGAGCACGAATCTCGGGGGAGTGGAAAAACTGCTGGAGACGTTTCCCGACAGCGCGGGACGCGACTCGACGGGCAGAGGCTCCGCTCATCACAGCCCCATCCCGATCTGGTCGTACTGACTTGTGAGGTAGTCAAGTTGACCCAGGAACGACGTGGTGCGGGGATCATGGCCATCGAGCGACTGAACCGCTCTGGACAACCCCTGCCGAATGTCCCGGTGCATCGAGGAACCCGCCAGTGACTTATCCAGAGCACCAACCGCCCGTCGAATGTCTCCGATCTGCTTGCGGTAGCCCTGTCGGAGCACCCGCAGGTTCTCGACCTGTGACCGCAGGTCTGCCACCTGACCGTGCCAGTCAATCTTGTCTCGGACGTGTCGGGCTACGACTCGTGCTGCCATACGTCGTGTGAGGGCTACCTTCATTGGGATACTCCTGTTCGCTGCTCGTGCGTGACCAACGACCTTCCCTTCGACGGTCGGACCCCAGTAGCCCCACTCCACGAGGTCATCTCCAGCAAATCGAAGGGTTCGGGCTGGAACAGTGGCCTTGATGATGTGCCATCCCTCCTCACCCGCAGCGTGATCCTGTGCGTAGCGGAGGGAGGGGGTGACCCAATCTCCCGAAGAAAACGTGGTGTGCTGACCGGGAAGTGCTCGGTAAACCGAGATGCGTGACCCCGGCTTGCCTTGCGCTTTGAGAATGGAGTCCCAGAACGACCGTAAATGACCCCGAAATCCGGTGTACCACTCGGGGTGGGTCAGAATGTCCGCTGGGAAATGGGTGCCCGCACCAAGATCGTGTGCCTGTGCGCCGTCGTCGGGGGGCGTGTGTCCCCCTTGATAGGCGAAGCGGTGAGTCATGGAGGCTCGGCCCACCTTCATCTGGGGGATGCTCCGCTTGAACTCGGCCCGTACTCGTGGTGAAAGGGTGCGAGGACCGTGGGCGATGTAGTGGGCGAACACTTCCGCGAACAACTCCGATGGGTTGGTCGCGGAGTAGGCGGTAACGGGCTCCGCGAAAACCTTGACCTCATCCTTCCGGTCTTCCAGCACGTCCAAAGCGGCTACCGAGGTGGGGGTAGGGTTCCCACGGTACGAGTCGAACTTCTCCCCTTTCTGGATCCCCAGTGATCGGACTGCCATGAGCAACCATTGAGCCGCTTCCGCGTCCTGGCCTGACAACTCGGGGAACCACATGCCGAAATGGCTGCGTCGGCGCTGTTCCTTGGGGTCATTGGCTTGCTGCACCCATGCCTTCCACCGTCGGATCATCCCATCCACATCGGGAGGGCTCTGCATGGCTTCAAAGAACCCTTCCCAGGCCCCGCGACCTGTGTTCCCGATGATCTGGTAGTAGGCTCGATGACCCAACTCGTGAACCATGGTTTGAACCATCCGGTTCACGGAAGATTTGCGGAACCAGTTGGACCCTGCGGCGATGGCAGCAATATCTTTTGCCCGGTTGTAGAAGGCGTTTGCCGAACCGATGCCAGGGATCCCAGAGGTGGGGTACGCAAAGACGAGAAGACCCTTGGTCAGCACTCCGAGCCCTCGTCCTTTGAGGAAAGCATCGGTCTTTGCGAGGACCGCCTTCAACTTCTCGATCATCTCGTCGTTCCATGACGCACCCCCTTGCTGGATCAAGGCGACCCTCATCCCCCCGACGCGGAATCCTCCGGCTGGCTCCGAGTCGAAAGTGGTGAGGAGAGAAATGACCTCGCTGGTGTAGTCCCTGATCTTCTCCCAGGCATCCTTGGTCTTGGATGACTGTGCTCGGTAGACCTCCTCCAACTCCTCTGCGTCGGCCACCTGACGGTACTGCCCCACCAGTTTCCGCAGGTTCTTGGCCCTGCGGAGGTACTTCTTCAACCGGGCAGCGTCGTACTCGCGCTCAAACTGAATGTCGAGCAGGTCATAGAGGGTGGATGCAGCAGCCCGCATAGCAGCCGGGGTGCCTGGGGGCATTGGCTTGCGCCTCCACCCTCCGATGGCTCGCCCCGTTTCCCGCAGAGCGTCCATGAAGGCTGTGACGGCACTCTCCAGCCGTTGGGTCTGTTGGGTGAGTGTGCGGTTCGCGTACCGAGTCGCAACGCCTACCGTCGAAGCGACCCGGAGGTTCTTGGGGATGACAACCACCCCTTCGGTGCTATGGCGTTTCCCTACGGAGTCCCACACTCGCTGTGCCATCGGAGTAGTGGACCCTCCTGTGGCGCACCATGCAGGGAACACGACAGCCCCAAACTTGCCCGCGTCTTTGAGGATCTGTTCGTAGGCCATCTTGCCAAGCCCGTGACCCCACAGGGCCTTGTCCTTCAGGAAAGCCCATTGGACTGACCATAGACCTGCGCCTTTGTTCTTGCGCCGCACCTTACGGTATGCCTTCAAGCATGGATCGGAGATCCCCCGCAAGGTGCTCGGAGATTCCCACCCATCCGCGTGCTTGGACGTGAAGAAGTGACCAGCGTAGTCACCGGGGCGACCGTCTTTGAGGAGTTGAATCTCGACGTTCCCACTACCACTGGGGCCGAAGTACCGGACCTCGATGGGGTAGTCGATGACACCCTCATTGTAGAGCCGGTCCACAGCGGATTGCATAGCAGGAAACGACCCACCTGCCCGAATGTACCGGGAAGCGACCCGAGCGGCTGATGCGGTCGGTTTGAGGATGACCTCCTTCTCGTGCCCGTATCGTTGGTTGTTGAAGATGTCCTCGAAGCCCGGAGTCTTGTAGGAGATCAACACATCACCCACGGGCACACGCACCGCGTAGCCTTCGTCGCCCCACAAGCTCTTGTCCGTCGTGAAGGAGGCCCCTGCATGATCGGTGTGCTCTGTTCCGGTGGGGGTTCGGTAGAGGGTCAGCGTAGATCCTTGATGGGCGGCTTCGTTGGCGATGTCGAGGGCTTCCTTCTGTTCTGGGGGGAGCGCACGCCAAGCCTTGAACAGCATATCTTTGTGCGAGCCTCTATACACCCACCATGCGGCATGATCCTTCAACTTTGCGGGAACCCGCTGGTAGTCGAAATACACATCCATGTGAGGCCACAACACCCCGTCTATATGAAGCCGATCTACAACGGCCTGCATTTTGGGTAGGGATTCCATTCACACTCCTGCCACCCTACCTTCCCATAAAGGAAGTACCGCCCCGAGGGGGGCGCTCTGGGTCATTCCTCGCCGTGTGAGCGGAACGTCGGAGTGCCCTCCCCAGCCCATGCCCCGGAAGTGTTGTGGCCGAACCAGTCAGCGGCATCGCTGTAACCACACTCATGCCATTCCATGATGGCTTCCAGGCACAGTTCCTCGTCATACACCGCTACCCAGATGCCGTTAGTGCGCGGCCAATGGTCGTCAGGGGTGTTCGTGACCCCAACCAGAGCCTTGTCGTAGACCTCGCGGGGCTCCAAGAGCAGCGCCTCGGGGTTGTGTTGCTGGAGTTGGTTCAGGATTTCAGTAGCAGTCATGCGGCATCTCCCAGAAGAAACCGCTTTGCAACACGCACAGCCGACGCTCCTCTCCCTATGAATACCGGCAAGTCCAGCCCAAGACCCCCCATGAGTGATTCCGCGTGTCCCTTGCTGCGCTCATCGGGGACGAGAAGCCCCGTGATTGCCCCGCCTACAGAGAGAGGAGCGCCCTCCCGCTTCGTGAGCCATTCAGCTTCGTCGGATTTCCAAAGGAAAGAGTCAACCTCGGCCTCGTGGTACGCCCGTTCCATGCACTCGTCGTCTTCCCAGCCTTCCTCGTCAACGCAGTCCTCTGGGTAAGTGAACTGCTCTCGCCACCCCTCGCCTGCGATGTAGGAAGTCTGCTCGGGGTTGGCTTCGGCCCAACGCTCGGTGTACTCCACCTTGACCAGTTGACCTTTGATCCCACCCGCATCGAGGACCAGAGCCACGTCGCCGTGGCGAATGTCTCCCCCGAACAGGGGCTTCTCGGACAAGGAGATGAAGGGAGAGATGCTGGTGATCTTGCCTGTCTTCAACGCCTTTTCAGCTTCCCTCCATGATGTAGTGTGGAACAGCCTTGGCGCTGGCATTACCCACCCCCGCCATAAGTGATGTTGGCCCACACGGGAGTCCGACCCCGCTGCTCACGAGCATCATCGATCTTGTTGACCTCTGTCCCCATGGGGGATGCTTGGTAGTCGTACCCCACCGGATACGGTTCAGCGGTCTTGCAGGGCGCGTCTTCCGGTCGAGTGTACCGAGTCTGGGGCCAAGGCAGTCGTTCCAACTGGCCCATCGGCACCTTGTACCGAATGTCGGTGGTGTCGAGGTAGCCGATCTGGAAGGACTGTTGGAGGATGACCCCACGGACCTGGGTGCGGCGGGTAGGCCCAATGCTGTAGCGTTCGCCGTTCTGCTTGACGATGAAGTCCCGTTGGCTGACCGTGGGGGTCGGTCCAATCCAGACCTCGTACTGATGCTGCAACTGCCGTCCATTGGCCGTCTGCGTCACTCGCCGTTCGGTGTCGTCTGGTCCGACGATAATGTCGATGGGGCCTTCGTACCCCCCGCGCCAGCCAGTGCCATAGCACTTCACGCAAGAGTTCAGGGGTTGCTGGGAGTATTCCTCCAGCCTGGGATCCCAGATGCAGTCGCACTTGACCCCAGTGATACGCCGGATGAACAACTTGACCCTCTCGCCCCCCTGCTCCAGAATCCAGCGGTTGCGCCGGATGGCCTCACGCCAGATGTAGTCCATCTTCTCGCTGTTCATCGGAGAGATGGGTTCCGAGTACCCCATCGGTGTCTCGATCAAGCCCGTCGTGCTCGACGTGTCGATGGCAACGGTGGTGAGTCGATAGAAGACCTTGGAGCGTTTGTCGAGGGTGTTGACCAGCTTGTTCCCACGCTTCCAGAAGTAGCTGACCGTCACCGAACTGGTGTCTGTGGGGGCCGTGAACTCATCCCACGAATCCGTGCCTTGGTTCCAAACAGGCATGGTGTCGAGAGTGATCTCCCCCACTGACCCCGATACCTGGGCAACCGGCACCCGTGCTCCGTCGATGTAAACCTCCACATCGAAGGAGGAGTCAGCCGCAACCGCGTTCCCGGTTCGCTTGACCATCTCATGGTTTTTGACCCGGAGCCGCCACACATTGGGCTGGTTCGGCGCACTCCCTCGGAAGACCCACCCCGTAGCCCAAGCGATCCCCTCGCCGGTCACTTCCACAACATCGGTGCGATCCCGGTAGAAGTTGGTCATCACAGGGATGCTGTTCACCCGGAAATAGGGGCCTCGCTCCCCAGTGTCCGACCGGTAGACGTTGACCCCAAGGATCTCCCACACGGTATTGGACTTCCCAGTGCAGGCAACTCCCTCTCCCCCGGTGGTCTGCGAGTCACTGGTCACCAGGGCGGTCGTATTGGTGGTCGAGATGATGATCCCATCGCCCATCGTCCCGTCGAGGAACGCGGCGATGAGCACTATGTCACCCGATACGGTGGCGCTGATGAACCCCAACGTGTTGTCCGAGTCGTTGATCGCATCGGTGATGCTCTGGGCAGTGTCAAAGTTGGAGGGGCCAACTGCGAAGTCCATGCCCCCCGCTGTGCGTGTGGTAACCGCTGACAGCACCTCGCCCCCGATGGTAAGGGTGTCGGGGTCAGCACCACCAGAGAACGTGCTCCCAGATGCGGTGATGAGAGCCGAGTCCGACGAAAGAGTCGTGCTGTTTGCAGCCTCGCCTGCCGTTCCTGCGGTAAGGGTGATGACCCCGAGTGCAGCCTCGGCGGTGGCGATACCCCATCCTCCGACGCTGCCATCGTTGAGGGCAGCAGCGATGTTGGTGGCAACGGTCGCCACCACACCAGAGGAACCGTCGAACTCGTCCACCCCAGGCACACCGGCAACGGCAGTCACGACAACCCCACCTACCTCGATGGTGTCCCCTGCCGTGATGGGAGCCCCGACCACTGTAAAGGACGCTGTAGCGGCGGTGAGTACGTCAGGAATCCCCGCCACCGTGACCGACACCGTAGCCCGTGTAGAGGGAGTGGTGGGGCCTGTGATGAGGGTAGAGGGATCGTCCCAACGAATGTCGGTATCCGAACTGTGGAACGCAGACATGGCCGTACCGTTGGCCGGAGGCCAAGGGAATGTGCCGTCAACTGGTTCCCACCCTGTCGTCATGGTTGGCTCCCGTCAGTCATACTGGTCGGGAACCATAGGCCAGATACCGGACCAGCCTTACATGCTCCGGGCTTCTTCCCGAATGAACTTCATAACGTCGGCCTCAAACTCACCGCCCAACTGGCGAACGAGGTTGTCCACCAACAACTTGCCCCATGCTCCCCGCCCGTGGGCTTCATCCCACTTTTTCGCGACCTCTTTGGGGTTGTGAAGCCACAGGGTGCGGGAGGAGTAGTCATTAGCTACCCCCATCTCCTCCCGTAAGACTTCCATGAGATCATCTTGGGATGCTTTGAGCAGGCTTGTGCTCCATTCCTTCGGAGGCGGCACAGCCATGACTTTCTTGTCTCTCCAGTCATCTTCGGTGACGTAAACCTTCATGCCGCCGAAGTTGATAAGGTACTGGTCAGGCTCATCGTTCTGCCACGCAGCGGGACCGAGTTGGTCCATCATGGCAGATGATGGGTTCGACTTGTAGCCCTTGATCATGTCGATGACGAACCCGTTTGGAACGCTGCCGGGACGCATTTTGATCTTACGGCCTTGCACCATCCCCCCCGCGTAGGGTTCCGTCCCAGCCTCAAAAGGCTTCATCACCACCACCTTGTCCCCCTTTCCCTTGATGGGGAAATGGGGGAGCTTGAAGGCCATGGCGGTCTTGGCAGTCTTGGCCTCGACCTTGACCAACCCACGGAGGATAGCCTTCCGTTCCTTGCTTCCCACGGGGAGTGTGGAAGCAAGGCGGATGAGAGCAGAACGGTCAGCGGCAGTAAAGGTGCGGGACATAGCTGGTCCTCCCCGACGAAGGGTCTTGATACCCCTGTGGAGCGATAGTCAGCCTACCGGTCCTCGACAGCCATCGCGGTTCCCTCGGGGGTGAGCCGCCACGAGGTTCCGTTGGGGATTCCGAGACGCTGGGCTTCCTGTTGGAGAAGACTCTGCGCCTTTTGGTTGATCTCGACAGCCTCACGGGTGAGAGCGGCCTTGTGGATCTCCATCCTACCGACCTCGGCCACAAGGGCCTCGCTACGGGCACGGAGTTGGGTCACAGCGTTGAGCACTTCTGGTGCGAGTTCGCCGTAAGATCCATTCTCACTACCGTTTTCGGTGGTGGGAGTGGGGTTCGTGGGGGTTGCTTCGGTCGTAGGGGTTTGCATGATTATGCCTCCGAGTCACACCGTACCCGGTCACTCATCTTTGAGGATGACTTGAATCTCGTTGAGGTTGGAGTTGACCTCATCCATGTCTTGATGAATCTCCAACAGGAGTTGAGTCTGTTGGTCCATCTTCCGGTCTAACTGCTGTGTGGGGTCAACTTCCTGCGGTGGTTCAGGCACAGGCTCGGTGGCGTTCGCTGCCGCTGGCGCATGGCACACCCACAACTTGTAGAAGTTGGTCGCAGTCAGGATGGTGACGACCACAAGGCACGCAGCGCATACCTTACCTGTCGAGAAGCAAGTTGCGGATTTCATCCAATCTCCCATTTGCAGTGTCCAGCTTGCCTTCCAAGCGGGCTAACTGGAGGGCGTTCTCTTGAACTCGGTCATCAATGTCCTTCATCTCGCCTATGCGTTCCTCTAACCGTGAGATTTCCGCATCCGATTGGGCGATAAGCATGTCCCGCTCCGCGTTCCCGATCTCCAGCTTGACGGTCCAGATGAGCACAGGGAAGACGAGAATAACAAGAACGTCCTTCCCCCAGGTCAGTGCTCTGTGCCATCCATCGGGGCTACTTTCGGTCATCGGGACAATCTCCTAATCACTGGTGAAGGGGTATAGCGAAGCCACCGACCCCAGATGCGCCCACCCCGGTATCGAGGAACCTGTGTCCCAAATCCTAAATCGAGGCCAAGACCTCTATATCATTCAGATGGACACTACGGGCGCTGTGAAGGTGGGAAGGTCAAAGGATGTTCACCGAAGATTGAAGCAACTACAGACCGCGTGCCCCCATCGCTTCCGTCTGATCCTGCACGCTCCCGACCAGGGTCACCGGGAACACGGCATTCACCGTGCCATGCGCCATCGGGGCACTCGCAACGATGGTGAATGGTTTGAGGAAGGAGCCCTGGCGGAACTCCCGGTCGAACTTTACGACCTCATCACGAACTTGGATGACCCTGACTGGTGGAAACCGGGAGCCCAAACGAGAAAAACCCCGCCCCCCCAGCCCGAACCGCATTGGTTCGATGTGCTGGAGGAGCGGGGTTTTTGGGGTTGATACAACAAAAGCCCTCCCCGGAGGGAGGGCTGGGGGTCAGTGACCCTCTATGTCAGCATGAAGCGGAAAGGAGCCATTGGACGGCTGGGGACGGACACGAAGGACCGCTCACCCGCATCGTCAATGACCAAGGCCGTCAACGATCCACCGAACACCGCTCCCGTATCCACACCAGTAGCGTGGGGGAACAATGCGGGACCAGCCAGGAAAGGCTCGTGCCCGAAGACAACGTGCCCGAACCGCCCATCCCAGACCCCGGCCCAGAACGGGTCTTCCGGTCCCTCTTTGCCCAACTGGAGAAACTTGCCAGTCTCTCCCGAAAGGTAGCGTGTCCGCAGGGTCTTGGACAGTGCTCTCTTGGCCTTGCCTGTCAACGCAGCGGCTTCCTCGGGGGTGGCTGGGAACTCGACCATATCGCCAGGGATGCCACCGTGAACCACGAGCACCCCATGGTCGGGGACTCGGTGGAACATGACCGCACCGTCGAGGAAAGCCACGTCTTCTTCGGACAAGCCTTCCGTGATGGTAGCCAGTTCAGGTTGCCGCTCGGCTTGACCCGCAGCCACTTCGGGCCGCACGGTCAGGTTCTTACGGAACCGTCGGTGCTTGTCCTCGTGGTTGCCCTCTACGAGCACCACAGGCACCGTGTCGGCCAGTTCGCGCACTCGCCGGACCACCCCAACGCTATCGGGGCCTTTGTCCACGAGGTCACCGACAAAGACAACCTCGTCGTCCGTCGTAGGTTGGAGTCGCCCCAAGAGGCTTTCCAGTTCGGGCAACATTCCGTGAACGTCGCCAATGATTATTGTTCGGGTCATGTGTATCCAATGCCTCCGCGCTTATACGGAGATACCGGGGCGAGTTGAACCCCCCCTGGACGAAAAAAAGTCGCCCTCTCGGGCGACTGTGAAAGGGGGAGGGGGCCACCCTTTCGGATGACCCCCTCATAAGGGAACAAACAAGCAGCACATCGGCCTGCTCCCATGCCGTGACCTCCAAGCCTTTTGAGCCTGTCCCCTCTCGGGTTAGGAGTGTGAACACCCGTAAGTAAAACGGTTCACAGCGTTCCTCCCTGTTCTTCGCAGTCTCCTACGACGGAACAGCACGCGATACTGCTGCCTACATTCTGCGCTCCGGGTTGTGGAGTGTACCTTCCCCAACCCTTCACACGACAACCTTTGATCCCTTGGGAAGATCGCCAGTTGCCCCCTTTCGGGACGGCCACCAAGTTGCCCCGATGACCAGAGAGGCTTCTGCATTCAGCAGTCCGATTCTGGGGAACGACCCCCTTCCCAAGACTTTCGTCATGGTTTGTGCCCTGCAACCGTTGTCCCGTTGAACCGACAAGTACGGGACTTCCCTTTGCAGCACTCCGACGGTGGAACGTCGGCTCATGCGCCGGGACACTGGACGGTTCTCGCGGTTTCCACACCGCATAACTCGTCCCCCCTCACAGATTGGGCGGCATGACCTGTGAAGGCCACCTTCCCAATCGGGGTTCTGCCTATCTCCCGAGGGAGCCAACGACCCGGCAAGGGTACATCGGTTTGGGAACCCGTCAGCAAGGGTTCACTCTGCCACGCCCCGAAAGGCGTGTTGAGATTCGTTTGAGATGTAAAAGAACTCTTGGCCCCCCTTACTCGACCGAGCCAGGAGTTGACCCCCCTCCCTTATCGGGAGAGGTGAAAAAGGTCAGATGCCCTCCGTGCGGGTCCGTTTGTAGTGGGCCATCCATTTGGTGATCACGTCATCGGGGGTTTGGCCTCCCCACCGCTTGCCGTGGCAAGCAGGACAATGACCGTTGGCGACCAACCAGACGAGGTATTCGATCTCGGTAGCGTCGTTCTCGGCTTTCCAAGCCCTCGCCGTGAGAGCGCCGTCTTGGTCTTCCTCCACCAGCCCGTTCAGGCTGGGAGCATCCTCCCCGCACACCTCGCAGAGAATGGCGAGGCGAATCCGAGGGGCTTGTTGTAGGAGCATTCTCATCGCACACCCCCACCACGGCGGGATTTGATGAGTTGGACCCATTTCTCCCTCCAGACCATGAACTCGTCTACGGATGCAGGAGAGAGATCACGCACCCAATGGTGGACTATTCCACTGGTTATTGGCTCGCTGTAGCCTCTTTCCTTGACGATGGGGTTGACTTGCCCACAGCCACACATCAGCTTGTCATCGGTGCTGTCTTTGACACAGGCCGAGATGCGTTCGCTGTTGGGGCAACGGTAGAAGTCGAAGCGGGCCAACAGCCATTCTCGTTGGAGGATCATGGTTTTTCCGGGGTTGGAGTGTCCTGGGTGGCGGCATCCCCCCGGAGCCGTAGAAGTTCCTCGCGCTTCGTAGCGCGGTAGCGGTTGGCAACAGCAACAGAGTGCTTGCAGGGCAAGTTCCGTCGGTGGTTGTCATCACAGTCACAGCGCACCCAACCTCGCCGTCCCCTCACGTCGAGGGAGATCACGGTGTTGTAGGTCTTCGCCTTGTCTTCCGACCGGACGGTAGCGATGAGGCGGTCCCCTCGCTCGGTGGCGTTGATCACGTCGATGCGGTTGGCGCGTTCACGCCGACGCTCATCGACAGACTCCACGAGACGACGAGCAGCGGTCCCGCGCTCGATGATGGTGGTTTCTCGGGTCATGGTTTCTCCAGTTGGCCCGTCAGTCGGGCACAGGGAAAAGGATGCGGTTCTATACGGAGATAGGTGGGGGAGTTGAACCCCCCCTGGGCCTTTTTATGACCCATCTTCCTCGGGAGGGGTGCCCTCAACCTCGGTGGCCTCGGCCTCACGGGCCTTGGCTGCTGCCTTGGAACGTGCTTTCAGCCGGTGGAAGTAGCCGCTCCGCACACCGTTGGGGTGGTAGTACAACCCCTCGTGCATCTTCCAGCCATGGTCGAGCAACGTGGCCCTTTCCTCGGCTGTCAGTTTTGCGCCGGGTAGGACGGCGGGGCTCTCCATTCGGATCCCGCATTTCGTGACGGCTAACGTCACCGTGTACGGGTCACCCCGTGCGAATGTCAACATGATTGCCTCCTATGTGGGCAGTTACGGAGATCAAGGCTGGGCCTGACCCCCCAGGCGTGTCCACATCTCGGCTGGGTCAATGACCTCGATGCCGTGGGACCGCGCTTTCTTCGCCTTCCCCGACGTGCTGTTGGGGTCTTTGGCGACCAACAATCCGAGAGCCTTGCTGACGCTGGACTTCACAGTCCCCCCGGCAGCACTGATGGCGTTCTCCATGGACTTGTCACGGAAGCCTGTCATGCAGACGGACACACCGGAGAGGACCCCCGAGGTAGCGGTCTTGGGCTGGGGGGGAGCCACGGTGACTCCGACGGCGTACAGGCCAATGATGGTGTCCCTGCACTCATCGAACCCGACCCGGAATGCCCTGGCCTTGTCCACGCCGAATCCAGGGGCGAGAGCCAGTTGGGCCTCGGTAGCCTCGGACAGCATGTTGAGGTCACAGATACCAGCATCCATGAGCATCCCCACCATGCGGCGACCACACAACGGGATGCCCAACGATCCCACGAAGGTATCGAGGGGGAGGGTCTTGTGAGCATGAAGTGAACCCAGAGCCCGCTTTGCAGCCCCACCGACACGACGACCGTTGAGCGAAAGCGCAGCCATCGCTTGTTCGTCCAGCCGATAAAGGTCGGGGATGGTCTTGACCATCCCTGCCTCGACAACCGCTTCAATGAGCCGGTCCCCGAAGTGGAGCACACCGATCTTCTTGATCCAGCGTCGGATACCACCAAGGATTTGTGCGGGGCACCCCAGATCACCTGGGCCGTCGCCTCCGTTACCGCAGACGAGGTATTCCCCGTCCATCGCCAAGTCGAACCCACACTCGGGGCAGTCGTGGGGTGCCTCAAACTCATCTTCCTGGGGATGCTGGGACAGCAACGCCTCGACATAAGGGATTACGTCGTTGCGCCGAGATACGAGGATGGTGGCGTTCTCCATGAACCCAGCACCGTTAGTCAACTTCTCGATGTTGGCGAGGTTGTGGAGGCTGGCCTGTTTGACCGACGCGCCCGCAAGGTCCACAGCATCGAACTCGGCCACAGGGGTCACGCGACCCGTCGTGCCGACCTGCCAACGAATGTTTCGCAGGGTGGTCTGCTGGGCTTCATGCGGGAACTTGTACGCCACTGCGCCTTTCGGACGCATACCATCTGGGGTCGTGCCAAGGGATTCGCGGGAAGCCGTGTCGTTCACCTCCACCACCAGACCGTCTATCTCGTAGTCTCGCGACTCACGCTTACCGCTGGTGTAGAGGTCGTGGAAAGCCTGGATACGGTCGGTCGAGGTGGTTCCCCCACCTCCCTCAAACGCGGTCGCCTCGGTCCAGGGGACATTGAACCCCCATTTCGCCAGGGTAATCATCTCCGAAGTGCGCTTGTCGGCATCGGCAGGGACACCGGCTCCGAACAGGTTGTAGGCGTAGACCGTCAGGTGGCGGCACTTCTGCCATCCGCTATGACGCTTGGAGGTTCCCGAAGCCGTGTTGCGGGGGTTGCTGTACCCATCTGCCGCGAACTCTCGGAGAAAGTCGGACTTCTTGCAGATGATCTCGCCACGGATATGAACGTCCCCACGAGGGAGCGTTGGCAGCGTGGCCGGGACACCCTTCATTACTCGCACGTTGCGCGTAATGTCTTCCCCCGTGGTTCCGTCACCACGGGTGGCGGCTCGGACAAGAACACCGTCCGTGTATGTCAGGAGAACGGAAATCCCGTCCATCTTCTCGGTGACGCACCAGCCCTGGTTCCCTTCGCGGAGTTTGGACCCATTAGAGTTCCATCCCCCGATTCTGCTGTTGCGGACAAGAGGGGTGACCCAGGAGTCCAACTCGGCATTGTTCTGAACCTTCGCCAGCGATCCCATGGTGATGGGATGGGTGACCTTGGGCCAGCCGGAGGACGGAGGCGCACCCACCTCTGCGAGCGCAGGATGCTTGGGGTCACGCTTGCGGAGGTCGGCTTCCAGTGCATCGAACTCGGCATCGGACATAGAGGGCTTGCCCCCGCTGTAGTAGGCAGCGGAGGCTTCACGAAGACGCTGGGCCAGAGCAAGGGTGTCGAGATTCTTGGACATGCTTGCTCCTATGCCAGCGTGTAGGTTGCGATGATTTCTGCTGCCGTGTCCGCAGCCAGGGTGACCACGACGTTCCCTTCGCTGTCATAGGCGTTCCATGTCCCAATCGGTGCCTCATGGACCATGCGGATGTGGCAGAAAGGGGCAGGGAGCATCTTGGAGATCAGGGGCCTTACCCTCGGGTCGGGGTGGTCGGACTGCCCAGCGGGAGCGACAACGGAAGCGAAGGAGAGGACGTACCCCTTTTTTTCCTTTCCCCGACCTTGGAGCAGCCCGCTCGCGACACTCGGAATCAGTTGACGCTGGCCGTTGGCTCCTTTCTTGCCGAACCGTCGGTACACCTCACCGTTTTTGCAGGTGCGCTCAATCAGCCAGAACTTGTCGGACGTGCCGGATTTGTTCTTGCCATTGGCACCAGAGAACTCCCAGCAAATCGTGAAGGGAAGTCCCTCATTAGCTGCGGCAACAGCCTCGGGATACTCGACATTTCGGTAGGTCATAGGGGCTCCTTGCCTGCTCGATGCAGGGCTGGAAAAGGGTATAGATGGGGGCCTCACTCCTATACGGAGATAGGGGGGCGAGTTGAACCCCCCTGGGGCACTAAAGTTCAGCGGTGGTGGGTGTTTTCTCCGCAGAATCTTCTCCAACAGGAAGCCAGAAACCCTCCCCCAACAGGGCAAGGTTAGCCGTGAAAATGTCCCGCCACTTACACGAGATCCGGTGGTGCCCCTTGATCGCTCCTGCTCGGGTGCTGTAGCGGTCCATCTCTCTGTCGGCATTGGAATCCCCGACAAACACCATCGTCTCATAAGGGCACGGGCCAAGCGCAAGAAAGACCGTTGATATGGTGTAGGGGCCATGGGTGGATTCCATCGCCCAGAGGTCGCTGAAAGCTGCCATGGCTTCCTGGGGGCTCCCAGGGGTGTATTTCTCGACCGTTACTGACCCATCCTCATGCTCGATTTCTCGGACGTACATCAGACCTCCAAGGTCTTGGCGCGATCTTGTTCACGGATGACGGCAGCACGGATGCGCTTCCAGTCGTCATGGCCGATGAGTGCGATAGCATGGAACATGGGGTAGCCGTTGATCGACCGGGGAAAGGTGTCCTTCATGTTGCCCGCGACGACGGCGATGTTGTTCCGCCACTCGTCAAAGACCACATCGAAACGGGCCACCCACTCGTCGTGGGCAGATTGGCGTTCGGCTTGGCGATCCGTGTGGACGGCCAGTTTGGCCTTCCACGCCTCGATTGCAGCTTCATGGGTCGCGTCTATCTCACAACGGACCTTCCCCTCGGCCTCGATTGCGCGTTCCCACGCCATCAGGGCTGCGTCCCACTCCCGAACCAGCCGGGAGTTTCCGGCCTCCACGATGGCCTTGGCTTCATTCACCTCGATCTCCGTAGTCTCCCCCCAATCAAGGTCAGAGAGGATCTGGGGATTGATCTTGCCCAGGACAGGTTTGGTGGGAGGTTCCCCTACTCCCTCTGGGTAGCCAGGATGTTCCGGCTTGGGGGGATCCCCGTCGAGGGTTTCGGGGGGAGTCGCACTCCCCATGTGTTTGACGATCACCTCGTCCGGGGGAGACAGGGCTCCCATGATCAGAGGCATGAAGACCATGCCTATGTCCCGAGCACGAACTTGGTCGCTCGTGAGCACCTGACCCGACAGAATGTCGAGGACGTACTGCCGGAGTCGATCCTCGTTCAATGGAGCGACGGACAAGCGGGGCTTGGGGTCAGTCATGGGAGGCTCCATCACGAGAGGTCATAGGCAGAGAGGATGTTGTTCACCGACTCTGGGGGGAGGGTGACGAGCACGTCGCCCTGGTAGTTCCGGGCGGTGCCGTCTTCGTCAATCCTGCGGATCCCGGCGAAGGGGGGCGGCAGGCACTTGGAGATGGGGGGAAGGGTAGTCTCCCACTCCATGCTCACAGAGATGCTGTAGTAGCCGTTGCTGGCCCCGCACCAACGGATCTGGGCATCAGCCTTGTCCGTCACGATGTTGTAGAACGTCCACATCTGGACCCAGGACTCACTGGTGTCAGGGTGGTCCTTGGTGTCTTCGCGGAAGTCACGGATGATCGCACCGATCAAGTCGGCAGGGTCACCGGTCACGTCTTCCACCGCCACGGATTCACAGCAATCCTGATGGTGGTGCAGACGCAGCACCCCTCGGTCGGTCGTAAGGGTGACGGTTTCCGAGGAAGGGGCCATGCCCTCAATGGCAAGGATTTTCGCACCGCGAAGGACGTTGGTATCCACGAAACTCTCCATGCTCGCTCGGTGCGAGTCCGGGGGTCAAAAGGTCAGCAGGAAGGACAGGGCTCAATCGTCTTGTACCGTCGCCGCCAGCCTGGAGCGAAGCGGTAAGGGATAGACTCGTAGGTGGTCCAATCGAAGTCGGCAGGGAGGTTGCCGCCATCGGTGCCTTCCTCCCACACCTTCAACACCTCGCGTTGCTTGTCCGTGGTGGGGGCAGCGACGAGGACTGTGGGGGACAGGTGCGAGTAGGAAGGCAGTTCCCCCAGGTAGTGAGCCAGCGAGAACTGGAGATGGTAGTTGAGGGTGCCACCCCCTTCGGGGAGGGCACCCCACCGGTCATCAAAAGCGGTCACCGCCTCGGTTATCGAGAGACTTCCCTTGGCATAGATGCGGCGAAGGAAGGCGATACTGATTTCGGTGGTGGGGGACATAGAAGACTCCGGGGTTAGTAGTCCTTCACGGTGACGCGACACGCATTACGGGACGCATCCCGCTTGCGGTTTCGCGTCACCGTCTTGGGTCCACCCCAATACTGAACGAGATCGCCACCCTTGGCGAAGTGTTCAGCCCTGTCGAGCCCACGCTGGGCCTTGATGCTGGCGTGGATACGGTCAGCCCGTTTGCCCTTGGCACGTTGACGGCGGATTTTGCGGCCCATGACGATCTCCGGGGCTCCTCAATGGAGCATGGAAGGGGTGAGTAAAGAGCGTAGGTCACCCTACGGTTCACGCCTATACGGAGATACCGGCCCGAGTTGAACCCCCCTCCAGAAGAAAAACCTACCTTTTTATTGGGAGGTTAGGTTCCGCCCGGTGAGTCAGCAGGTCAGAAACTTCCGGTACTGATTGAAGTTGGCCGCCACCCAGTTCACGGCATCCCCCTCTGTGCCTCCCTGTCTTGCGTCCCGAAGAATCGTTCGGCATAGCGACGAGCGGTGAGAGGTTCCCACACCACTTCAAGCTGCTTCGCCACCCAGCGGGCGTTCTTCCCTTGCTCCACCCAACGACCAAGCACTTTTTGGATGCGGGCGACGGGTGACTCAAAGAGAGTTGCGCTGGCTTCTATGAAGTCCTCCCACGAAAGGCTGGGATCAGAAACATCCACTCCGAGATCGCGCATAGGGCGACGGCGAGGGGTTTTGAGGTCTTCCCAGTCGAGGGCGAGGAAGTCTTTACGGGAGTACCATTTCCCGTCATAAAGCACGCGGCGGATCTGCCTGGGCGAAACGAGGCCAAGAACCAATGCCTGTGGTTCCCCGGCTTCCAGCATGTAAGAGAGGTCGGGGCGGAACGACTCGGGGAACATCCCTTCCGCTTCCTCTTGTAGTTTGGGGTGTAAGGGTTTTCCGGCCCAATCGCGCCCATGCAGGAAACGGGCGGGGATTTCCAGTTCAAGGATCACCTGACCGAACTTCTTTGCAGTGGCAAGGTCGGGTGAGACAAACATCCCTTTGTGGGGGCGCGTGTTGTAGCTTCGGCCTTTCATCTTGGTTGCATCAAACCCATTGATCAACTGGGGGAGTTGGCCGATGCCTGTCCCGTGGTAGACGGTGTGCCGGTCTGTTTTTCGGAGATTTTCAAAGCGAGCAACGACCCGGACGGCAGAGGCGCTTCGGAGGCCGACTTCCTCGTCGGTGTAGCCGCCCCAGTTCTTTCCCCGGACGTTGATCCCCCGCGACTGCCAGTCGCGGAAAATCTTGTAGACCGCCTTGTGCGCGATGCGTCCGAAATCGTAGTGGGAGTCCTTGCCGTGCTTCCGCAGCATCTCCTCAAACAGCTTCCGAGCGTGCCCCTGACCGAGCCGGTCATGCCGAGTCGATACATAGTCGAGGTAAAGGTAGAGTTTCCCGTCCCCGTAGTAGTTTGGGAACTCGTGGTAGTCGAGGAAGGCAACCGTCCCAGGTTCCGCACCAGGGATTGTTTCGTACCGAGGCTTTTTGTACCGCTGGCGGTTCTTCTTGCGGAGTTCCTTTTGGGTTTCCGCGAAGTAAGTCTCCCACTCATCGGGGTCACCTGCTTCCGAGTCGAGGAGTCCGAGCCGCTTCGCAGTCCCGCTCACGTTGTAGGAGAGGGGAGAGCGCGTCCACTGGAACTTCTGGGAAGCGTATCGACGCGCAACCCGCTGGGAGGATCCCCATCGGAACAGAGCCGCGAGATGCTTTTCCATGAGCCCAGCGGCTCGGGTCACCTTGGGGTCCGCAAAGGGGTTCCCCATAGAGTCGGGCCAGTCATTCACGGCCTTCACCGCAGCCTCGGCCAACGCGATCACCATGAGGTAGGTGGCCTCAACGGTGTTCACCCACTCGACAGGGGCATCCTCCGTTTCCAGATTTTCCACAAAAGCCGATGCCCTACCCTTGGCGAGAGAGGCCAACTTGGGTCCAGCCTGTTGAATGTCCTCGACCTGCCTCTCCGCAGACTCCCGCATCCTCTCCTGCCACTCGGGCTTGTACTGGGAGAAGTCGAGCATCTGCTCGCGGTAGACAGGTCGAGCATACTCACGGAGGGCGTCCTTGATGATCCCAGCTTCCTCGTTCAGATGGCCTTTCTCGACACCGAGCATCGCCACCCAGTCATCCTCTCTCCCCAGATTCTTGCCGAGGGAGCCAAGTAGACAATGAGCGGCCTCAAAGATGGTCCCAAGCCCGACTCCGAACTCCATGATGGATCCGAAGCCCCCGACGGAAGGGAGGCCGCCGTATGCCTGTGACCGAATGGGGCAACTGCTCATGGCTACCTCCCTGTGCAGTAGCGGTATGCGACTTGCTCACACGAAGGGCGACGTTGGGAGGCCAGTCTCACCGGGCCGTACTTGGCCTCATACCAATCCAAGTGACCGTCCTCGTCCAACTTGTCCAAGTTCTTGTCTGCCCTGCCCAACACACGCATGGCGATGGCGTAGATGATCTCACCGATGGGGAGGGTGCCCAAAATAGCCCAGTGGGGGTTGCCCGTCAGCTTGATCATCACGGCTGGCAAGAGGGCGTGCTCAACGATCTCAAAGAGCACAAACCCGATACCGAGTTTCCAACCATGCTTCTTGACGGCCCTGATGATGGCCTTGATGGTGTGGGAGGGTGATAGGGCGTGCCATGTCTTTTCCATGAGGTCAATGACCACTTCTTCTGTGACACGGCTTCGGAACTCCTTGATCTGCTCCTGCACCACCTTTCGCTCGACAGCGGTGGGGAGAGTCTTTCCCTTCCATTCCTCGGCATGAGAAAACCCCCAGTCGTAACCCGCCTGTTCATCGTCGGGGGCCGTGAGGTCAGGGTCAGCAAGGTAGCCTGAAAGGGCATCGAAACGGCCTTCCTGGGCACCTTCCAGAAACTCCTCCACGTCCTCATCGATCTCTCGTTCTCCAATGGCCTTCACAATCTGGGGAGCGATCTGACGGATCACTTCATCCATCAGGCCATCCACGGGTCCGTAGATGAGGTCTTTGTGCCCTTTCAGGATGACGGAAAGAGGCTGTGCCATCCACCCCATCCATTCCTTGATTCCGGCGTTTTTCTCATACATATCGGTGTACCCCAACAGGAAGCCAGGAACCGATCAGTACGTTACTGCATTTCGCGCACATGGTCCGCACCTCTCTGCCCGCAGAGGGGTATAAGACCACTATCGACACATCGCCCCTTTGAGGGCTTGTATGAGGGGGTAAGGTTTCCCTGGAAGTCGGTACTGTGATACCACTATCTACGCTGATGAGGAGGAAGATCGTATGTTGATGAGGACAGAGGGAACCTTTTACGCACGCACAGAACATGGGGGTCATCGCGTGTTGGCCGATACCAATGGTTTTCTCGTCTCGTGGCCCAACGGATCGGTGAGATACCCCTCCGCTCGACAGACCATCATGGCGTTGGTCAACCAAGACCCCAAGCCTCGATCTCATCACCGTGATCCCAAGGTCACTTTTGATCGCTACTTCCGCCAGGGAACCTATCGGCCCCCCGAGCCTGCGATTGACACCCTCCGGCTTTTCAAGAATCGTCCTGACCTCACGGTTGTCAAACCCAAGGCGATGATCCGCACCAGCCGTGTCCTCTCCATTGAGGCTCCCGTTGCCCCCTTGGGGATTGACTTGGAGAAGCGGGGACACGAGGTCCGAAAACTGTTCTATGCGGGATACGGTCGGCGCGTCATCAAGTACGGCTACGACCCGGACGATGTGCTGCAAGAGATTTACAAGGGCCTACTTGTGCGGAATGGTGGGAAGTGCCCTTTTGACCCCCGCAAGAGTTCCTTCGGGCACTATGTCCACATGGTGTGTGGGTGCATCGTATCCAACTACCGTCGTCGGTACTCTCGCCTGGAGCGCAACGAGGTCTTCGGAGTCCCAGGGCTCGATGATGTAATAGAGGACGTTGCGGGTGCAGACATAGCCATAGTCGGCCCCTCCCAGGAAGACGAGACAGACCTCCAAACCCTCACGGATGGGCTGATGACCATGGTCGGGAGTCGGGCCACCGAACGAGGGATGTGCGCCACCCTCTCCCATGAGTGCGTTGGCCTGATGGTCCAGGGCTACCGGAAGTCCGAGATTGCGCGACTCACCAAGTCCAACCCCAACCTCATCGCCAGGATGCTGCGCCTCATCCGCGAGGTAGCAGGGGAATGGCGACTACGAGCAAGTCAGTAGAACTTGCCGCCCATGTGAACCACATCGGGGCGTGCTTTCTTCATCTTCTCAAACAGAGCCATGCTGGTTGGGTTCATAATGCGACCCCAGCGCACAACCGCTCCCTTGGGCACCTTCTTGGAGTAGAACTCTTTGAGTAGCCTTGTGGCGAGCCCTTTCCCTCGGTGGTCTTCTCGCGTGATCACCAGATGAAGATACAGGTCTTTCCCGCCCCCGCCGTAGTCGATGTAGGCAACGTCGCAAGGGTCGGTGACCCCACGGCTCTCCAGCACCGGCTTCTTCAACCGCTTGTATGTCTTGCGGTTGTGGGTTCGGTACTCATCCGTGAACAGGTACTCACGCTTGCGGGGTGGGTCTGCTTCCGAGTCACACAGTGAGAACCGTCGGGCGTACTGCACACGGGGCGAACTCTCATCCCGAAAGGTGATCGCGGCCTCTCGGTAACGGGAGGCTACACGGCTGGGGGAAGGCTTGGTCATCGGCACCGCTCCGCAACCTGAAAGAAGTTGGACCCGTTCTTCTTCAACAGGGGTGCCTTGCTCTTGTGGATCTTCCAGCACTCGGTCGGGGTGATCTTCCCTTCATGGGCGATGTGTGCCCCCAATGAGATCAACTCCAACTCCTGTTCGGAGTCCATCTCACCAAGTAGGATCTTTCCGGCTTCAGCCCAGGCGGCATAGTCACCGTCCATCACGAGGTCGTACAGGTTCCCTTGCTCATATTCCCAAAACCAGTCCTCGTTGTAGGAAGAACCCTCGTCCCAAAACCAACCTTCAAGGGTGATTCGGTCGTCGTGGTAGTCGAACGTACTGGGGTCAATCCCCGTGTCTGAAAAGAACTGCTCTTTGGCCTTGTCATTCAAGTCGCTGTCGAAGTCGAACGAATAGGACAATGCGATAGGCTCGGGTTCTGCTGGGTGTTTCTTCGTAAGGATTTCTTCGGCCAAGTCATCAAGCCAGCCGGGACCAGTCGAGTTTGAGATCATCTCTCCCACGGAATCTTCATCGGGCTGGACTTCTTTGAGAGCCTTCCCCGGCACCACGAACAGGTATCCCCACTCGCTGCCCTGCCAATGCCGCTCAGGATACTCGTGTCCTGCCACGGCCCCCCCGAGAGCGTAGATGACCCCATAGGAGAGTTTGTCAGTCAGGTACACCTTGCCGCCCACAGGGCGAAGCGGACCCTTGCGGGTCGAAAGGTCAGGCGGTTCGATGCCAGAGCGGAGGATGGACTTCCCCGCCTTCTCCGAGGGTGTCCCGTGGTAGTAGACCTTCCGTGGATCAAGATCCACGGCGGGGGCTGCTTTGATCCAGCGGGAGGCCACACGGCTGGGGGATGGGTGGTTCACGGGTACGGTCCTCTGTGGGGAGGAGGGGTATAGACTCCCGACCGGAGGTAGTGATGGCCGAATACTGGGTCTACGTCATTCAGTCCCTTGAACGCAGGGTCGGCAAACGGGGTCACCCGCTGCCTGGGTTCCACTACGTCGGCTGTACGACCGACGTGGCTCGTCGGCTTCGCCAACACAACGGAGAGATCGTGGGTGGGGGGAAGTACACCAGCAAGCACCGACCGTGGGTGATCCGTGCCGTGTACGGACCCTATGAGGGACGCTCCGACGCGATGAAGGCAGAGCGAGCGTTGAAGAAAGGTAAGCGAGGTACGGCCAGGACCAAGTGGGCGCAATCCGACTCCAAGTGGTGCCGTGGCCTGGGACCGGATGACCCGAGGGTCAGCCCGTCCAGATGATCTCGGCGCTGCCCAAGGCGTTTTGGAAACCCCCGCGCATGAGCCTTTCTGACCCATAGCTGGGCATCGAGTACCACTCATCAGAATCGGGGTAGTAGATCATGTTCGTGGCTCGGTCGTAGTTGTCCCCCACGACCCAGCGCGGACCCTTGTCGGAGTCCTCAACATACACATAGAGGCGGTCCTTCCAGAACCCACGGGTGCCCTTGGCCTCGGCCCCGGTTTCCCCTTCCTCTGCGATCACTTCCTCACCTGCCTTGATGGCACTCTGGACCCAAGCCTTCGCCACTTGCTTCACTTGCTTTGGGGCGTTGGAAGGAACCCGCCCTGCTTGGCGTGTCCTCAATGGGCTGGAGGTCAACCCCGTAAGGATGGTCTTCCTGTCTGCGTTCCCGACAGGTAACGCCGAGGCCAATCGGATGAGAGCCGAGCGGTCAGGGTTCATAATACTTCTCCTACCCCCCTGACCTCGATAGGGTGGATACCGGCCAGAGGATGAGGATCTGCGTCGGTGCTCCATGATTGCCCGCGCCCCCTGTGTAGGAGATTGAACATCAGTTCCAGGGATGCGACTGGGGGTGGGCAACCCTACTCCCCGCCCTCGATCATAAGGAGGTCGTTTCTTGAACTGGGAACTCGTGGGGTCAAGCACCTCTCCCGAAGGGGTGGTGAGGTAATAGTGGGGCTCACCTTCATGCACCACGCGGCACAGTTTGTAGCCCGAGAATCCCCGGACTTGGCCCCCAAGAATACGGCGCAGCGCATCCGAAGCCATGCTGCAAAAACCCGTGTGTGGGTGTGCCCCCTCCCCGATGGACTTTTGGTAGTGCTTCTTTAGGTATCTCCTCATTTCGGGCTTCTCGATGATGCTCTGAACGAGATGGACCATCTCAATCTCTTTCTTTGTGGGCATCTTCGATCTCTCCTGTCCTCGGGGATCAATAGGGTAGGTACTGCACCGCCCTTATCCCAAGAGAGGTTCGCCCTGACGGTTGCGGAGCCATTCGGCTGGGTACAGCGTGGCCGGATCGATACGGTTTCCGCTGGGGTCATAGATGGTCAGGTGGAGGTGGGGTCCAGTGCTTTGCCCGGTGGTGCCTACCAAACCGATGGTCTGACCGACAACGACTGCCTCACCCTCGGACACATGAATCTCGTAGAGATGGAGGTAGCAGACTCGGTAACCGTCCACATCGAGGAAGACTGCGTTCCCGTTGACCGCATGGAGTTCTTGGACCTTGCCGACGAGGCCCGACCCGATAGCGATGAGGGGTGTTCCCTGTGCGGCACCGATGTCGATCCCGCTGTGAAACGACTCCTTCCCAGTGATGGGAGAGGTCCGAGGCCCATACGGTGACCCCACAGTCAGGTACGGCTTCCGACTCGGAGAGATCGGGAGCACCAGGGCTGGTCCCGAGAGGAGAGGGTCCGGCGGCGCAACGGCAGGGGTGGGGTCAAGGGCCTTCCACGTCGCGGGTCCGATGATCCCATCCTCGGTGAGCCCGTGCTTCTTCTGGAAGGCTTTAGTGGCAGCCTCGGTCTTCGGGCCGAAGATGCCGTCGGCTCCCACACCCAACAGTTTTTGGGCTTCCTTCACGCTGGGGCCTTGCGACCCAACCTTCAACAGTGCCTTCGCCACTACTCACCTTCCTATAGTTGAACCTACCGATCACTGGAGCCAGCACCCTCTGGGTCTGGGTCGGGGGATGGTGCTCCTGTTGCCGCCTCCGTGGTGATCTTGGCGAGACGGACGTACTTGTCGAGCCACGCTTGTCCTCCAATGAATCCTGCCTCGATGAACCCTGCGATGAGAACTGCGGTGAGCATGACCCAGTGGAGGAGGAGTGGTCCCCCTTCCGCGTCATCAATGAGTTTCACCACGCAGACGATGATGATGATCTTCCACGTCACCTCGGAGAGCAGGAAGGCGAGGAACTTCTTGGATTGTAAGGGTGATTTCTCCACCTCTACTGGTCCTCGTCATAGGTGAGGACAAAGGTGCCCTCCGAGCAATACTCGGCCTCATCCGGGTCAATGTTCTTGGCTCCGGTGTCTTCCCCTACGACATAGGTCACCGCGTAGGTGTGCTCCACGGGGGAATCTCCTGCCTCGACGGAGACGAGAACACGGTTGGCCGTGAGTTCCACCCGACGGGCTTCGGCGGCTGTTGGCGTGACGAAGCCTTCCGCGTAAAGTGTCGCATCGTCCGAGATACCCTCGATGGAACGCCCCTCGGACCCGAGGATATAGACATACCCTACGGCTGACCCCAACGAAGCCAAGGTGGACCCTTCATCCAGTAGGGTCAGCGCAACGTCGTCTTGGAAGACGGACTTGAAGGATCCTTCCGGGCCTCCCCCATCCGTGGTAGCTGCCGACAGTTCTTCTTTGAGGAGGAACACCACCGCCGTATTGGTTGTCAGGCTCGTGACCAGGGTGCTCTCGGTCACAGTGTCGGTGGAGATGACCTCCCGCACGACGGTAGATCCCTCTTGCCGAACCATCTTGGTCAGAGGCACGACTACATAGGACACCCCGTCTGTCTGCTCTATCACGTCGATAATGTCTGACTGACGTACCGGATCTCCGAGACGGAGATTGGCAAAGAAGTTGGCGAGGTTGGTGCGGAGGCTTGTGTCTACCGTTGCTTGGTCCCTGCCCCGAATCAAGATGATGGTGGAATCGAGGTCCAGAGGAACCTCGATTGCTTCCTTGACGACCACATCAGCGGTGACGTGCTTGTCCTCATCCACCGCGTTCTGGGTAAGGGCAACGATCAGGTTGGTGGTGTAGGTAGCCGTGAAGTTCTCATCATGCGAGTAAGACACCAGTACAGTCGCCCCATTCGGGATGGTGCTGGCTTCCGTTCGCGTGAGGGATACCGCTGTGGTCTGTGTTCCCAGTGAGATGGTGTAGTCGGGGTTGCCACCGGGGTCGTTTGGTCCAGCGTAGGTAGTGAGCCCATCCGAGGACATGACCACGATGGTCAAGTAGTTGGCCCCCAGGTTGTCCACATATTCGGGGTACTGACCGATAAGGACGTGTTCCTCGTCGGTGATAGTGATGGTGTCCCCACTGGGAACAGTCTCGCCATCATCATCGGTGTACCCAATGATCTGGAGGTAATCGGTGGCAAGAGAGGAGCGCCCAATGTCGAGGGGCGCATCAGGATGCACCAAGAGGTAAGCGGTTTCGGGGAGAGTTCCCGCCACAGTCCCAACGACGGCGGTGATCGAACTGACAGGTTGGCGTGGGAGAATGAACTCACTTCCGACCCGTCGGCGGTACGACCCCAACAGCACGTCGGTCAAGTCTACGGCTGGTTGGGCAAGATCCGTGTCCAACTGGATGGTGTTGTAGGCGGTGATGGTGACCCCAGTAAGGTCAAAGACCTCCCCTGTGGAGGCGTTTCGGAACTCGTAGCCGACAGCAGCATCGTCCAGCATCTCCACGATGGGGTCACTGTCACTCAACGTCGAGTCCAGCGCACGGAAAGTGTAGTCGGTGACTGCCCCCACAACCTCAAACTGAATGTCCTGGGCTATCTCAAAGGTGAAGGCAAAGGTGTCCGTGATGGTCACCTCGTTGCTGCCCTGAATCCACACATCTACCTTGCCGCCCTTGTGGACCCCCGAGTCGTTTATGTCCCGCTGCATGAGGAGATCCCCGGAAGCAACGACATTAGCCTTGACCACACCGGGTACATCAGCAGCCGTTTGGAGATACCCTCGGGCCGTCCCCGAATCGACAGATGCAAGGCGATTCTGGATACGGGCTGTTAGCGCGAGGTTGGATTCTGCATCCTGTCCCCCCACCATCGCGGCCAAGTTGGTCACGCTGAAAGAACCAGTCACGGATGAGGCGATCTGCTTGATCTGCCCAATCCCGACGTTGGTGGAAGACCCCGTGGTTCCTGCGTTGACGGGCACCGAAATCTGGTAGTTCCCGGTGACAGGGTTGTAGTAGCTGGCGATGGTGGCAGAGGCGATGGTGGCTTCCCGCGTCGTTATGAAGGAGACTCCCCCTCCACTCACTGTTGTCCCCAACGGGATCACCAGGGAAGAGGAAGGCTTCTTGGACGTGTAGAACAGCACTTCCCCTTGGGAAGCGGCTCCTGTCCGGCGACGGATCCCGAGGTTGCTCGCGTAGGCCCCAAAAGCCGAGTCGATCAAGTCTTGGACTTGCTGGGACGAGTCAATGTAGAGCGCCGATTTGAGGCCCAGCTTGTAGGCGCTGTCAGCTACCGCCACGCTTGTACCAGATCCGCTGGGGTCATCGATCTGGAGGAGGAGGGTTGGAGTCCGTGCTCGGTGATAGAAGTCGAGGAGGAACCGAACCCTCTCGCTCTCTGATGAGAACGGGTCAATCACCGTGTCTCGCAGGACACTCCCCACCTCGACCTTGATCTGGGGGTTGGACCTAAAGATGGCCGTGATGAACTCTCGGACGATGCTCTGGCGATTGACTGCGGGGATCGCTCCCAGAGCCGTAGTGACCAGTTCAGGGCTCCCCACCACCTCGGGAGAGAAAGCAGACTCGTATTCAAGGGCCTGGGCGGTGTCGTAGAAAACGGCAGTCACCACATAGTAAAGGGGGTCGCCCGAGTCCATGTTGGAGAAAGAACTGACCCGTACTGTGGCCGGTGTGGAAGTCGGATCCGACCGCCTGTTATGGGTGAACTGGTATGCCGTCACTTCCCGAACCTGCGACATGGTGGACTTCAGTCGGATGGTCCTGGCTTCTTCGGGAACTTCATACCGCTCATCAAGGTCACTCTGGAGGACAGCTTCGTCCTCGTCTTCTTGGAGAGCCATCAGCCGGAAGTAGAGCGGGTCGGCAACAGGCTCGTTGTTGGCATCAACCCTGACCGCAAACTCGGCAGTCTCCGAAGCAAACTCGGAGGTTTCCTGGGTGATAGCGCCCTCTGCGATACGCTCGACATTGATCCGGGTGTACCCTGTGATCCCACCCCCTGCGTAAATCGAGGCGTAGTAGTTCATCCCCGTGAAGTTATCGTCCTCGGGGGCCTCGGCCTGGACCACAACCGCATTGTTTAGTTGGACCACCGAGATGTTGGTGGGAGCAGCTACTACCACTCCAAGGTCCGCAGAGGTGACGAGCCTCACCGTCATAGTTGCCGATCCTGTGGTCGTCCCGCTGGGGAGGATGGCTCTCACTTCAACGGTGTTCTCACCCTCCAAAAGAATCAGCCCATCGGGCTCATAGGAAGGGTTGGGCACCACCCATGAACCGTCCCCCCATTGAGCGAGGGTTTCGTCCGAGGAGAAGCCGCTCCCATTGATAGATACCTGCACCTCGACAGCACTGGGGGGGACCACACCCGTAAAGAACCGAGTGAGGACAGTGGTGCTGAACACGACCGTCTCGCGGAGGGTGCCGTCTGGACCATAGACTTGTGGAGTGTCGGACATGTACTACCTCTACCCGTCCAGCAAGAAGCGTTGAGATTGCGACCGCGACATACCTGACGTTTCCAGCCCAAGGGACTGTCCGTTAGACCCTGCCAGAGCAATAGCCCCCGGAGCCGAGTAAACGATGTTGAGGGTGACAGGGGTGTTGGTCCCGTTGGTGACGGCCACGTCGAGGAGAATCACCGTGGGGTCACTCACGGCTGGCCGCAAGGAAACCCCGCTGACCTTGTAGAGCCGTTCCCGGTCCTTGACCTGCTGGTACTGGCTTTGCTGCTTCTGGACGCTTTGAACACGAGACAAGCAACTCATTACGTCCTCTTGGATCAGAGCCGCCGAAGCCGCCATCCGTTTCCTGCCCACCCGCGACATGATCCGTGAGCCATAGGCCGGGTGATAGGGGTTGGACCCTCGGAGGGTCAAGAGTGCTTTTAGGCACATTTGGTACAGGAGGTCTTCGTTCTGGACGGTGATAACCGCCCCCTCCAGATCGAACCGGTAATCATTCTCGACGTAAGTAGCCTGACACCGTGGGCACCGTTCTGGCATCGCGCTGTAGGTCACCTTTATGTCTGGGTTGCCTCGGACAGCCTTACGGAACCTGGGGTATCGAACAGGGACGGGAAGCAAACCGCGTGGTGTGGCGCTTGGGTACACGCCCTCGCGAGCGACCAGTTCCCAGGCAGGGTAGAGTTCTACTCCACGAGCCCCGAGTTGGGAGAAGCCCAGAGCCTCTGTCCCTTTCCCCTCGACTCGGATGAAGGACTTGGCCCCGGTGGTCTGGCTGTCCCCGAAAGCGATGGCTCCGTTGCGGGAAGTGATGGTGACAAGATCATTGAGAGCGCCCAGCTTCAAGGTCTTCACCAGGGAGGCCACCTTGATGCGGTTCCCCACGGGCAGGGCAACCTCCACAGTCCCTCCCGATGCCGTCACCGTAAGCACGTTAGCGTTGGGGCCTTTGACCCCAACACACCGCTCAATCCGGTAAGGCCCAGGCGCAGCTTGCAGCAGTGCTTGGGAATACAACCCCGAGGAAGGGACGTAGAGCGCATCGTCTATGAGGATGCGAACACTTCCCACGTTAGCCACAGGGGCCTTGGGCTCCAGCGACCTACGATCTTCCCCGAGAGGGACGGGTTCCTCAACGATGAGGTGGGGGCATGGAAACCCGATTTGGACTTCGGTGCTCAAAGGGCTTGACCTCCGTACAGAGAAAGGGCCGATAGCCGCTCTACCGCCACAAAAGGCAGCGAGCGCCTATCGGCCCTCTCCATGATGGTGGTGCTACCGCACCTATTTCTTCTTGCGCTTGGCCCCTTTCTTCCGCCCATGGACCACGCACCGTTCCGGTCCTTCGTGGTAATGGCGGCAGTTGTTACCGAGGCCCCCGATGTAGAGCCCCGTTTCGGAGTCACAGCACAGCCCAGGCCAGCCAGAGCCTTCGTCCTTTTCGACCGTTCGCCTTCGGTTCAGGGGAACCGGGGTGTGCAACCCCTTCACCTGCCAGTTGACGGTTCCCTGCTTCCAGTTGGCGCAGCACTTCCCCTCGGCGTGGGCGGCTTCGTGCTCCTCTTTGGTCCCAAAGGACATGTGCCCACACTCCGGTAGGGTGTGAGGGGGGTTCCAGTTCTCGGGAGGGGTGTAGATGTAGGCATCCTCGACCTCTGGTTTCGGGGGACACCCGAACATGCCAGTGGCGATCTCCTCGACCTCTTCCTCGGTCATGTCAGGCTCGGGGTCCAAGGCCACGAGGATGGGGAAGGAAAGAGTCTCGTCGTCAATACGAAACAAGCCCGCTTCGATGCCAGCATCGAGGACTCCCTTCCACCGCTTTGCGAACAGCCGGGAGACCCCCAACACCTTTGCTGCAACAGGCTTCCATGAGTCCACCTTCAAGCGCCGACCCGTCTTGGCGAGGACAGCCTCACGAACGGCATGAGCAGCTTCCAAGGGTTGTCCCTGGAGAGTCCAGTGCTGGCCATCCAGCGTGTCCTTCGCGCACATGTCGGCAGGGTCAAGGCACTCTGCGGGCACAAAAGCCATCTTGGGCTTGCTCCCGTCCAGGGTCCACTCCTCAAAGCCTTCCAGGGGCTTGTCTGGGTCTTCACGAACCGAGGACTTCATGCCCTTGGCCCAACCTTCGATGAGATCGTCAATCTTACTCATGGTGCTCTCCGATGGGTGGGGCCTCGGAGGCCCGCCCCGTGCGGGTGTTGTAGGAGTCCAGCATCTTCTGTGCCCAACGCGGGGCCTTGTCGCAGTACCAGATGTAGATGGTCTGATTGTGGTCGTCCACCAAGGCAAGCCGCATGGGGGGCTTGCCCTCGCGATGGCAGTGTCCATACGGGTTTGTCAGGAGGAAAAGCCTCCCCATCCCCCGTCTGACACCGAGCATTTCTCCCGAACACGTCCGAGGGAGGGCTCCAGCAGCCTGGGTTTTCACAGTGATAATCATACTCACATGTGCCTCCACGGTTGGCGGGCACCCTCACGGGCACCCGCCTGTTTCGCATCGGCCTCGACATTCTGGAGAAGTCGCCACAGGGCTTGTTGCTCCTGCTCTGACAACTTGTCGAGCATGGGGATAAGCACCTGTCGGTCACATCGAGCACGGTGAAGGAACGCCGCCAAGTGTCGGAGGATCATGCGACACCTCTCAACAGTGCCGCAATCTGGGATGCAGCGTCGGGGGTCAGCGTGACGATGACTTCGCCATGCTCGCCATAGGCGGTCCCCTCACCGTCCACGCCCACAATCTTGTTGAAAGGAGCAGGAAGGTGAGCGAGAGGAAGGGGGGCCTCGACCACAGGAGCGGGGTCCGCGTAGGTGTTGGTGGGGTCCGGCTTGACCGCATCCAACGCCGCCACAGGCACACCCCTCTTGCGAGGGTCGCCGGTCAGAACAACGAACTCACCGATCCCAGCCCAGGAAGCATCCCGGTCCTTTTTGCGGATTTTGAATCCGATGCGAGCCTGACCTTGGCCCTTCTTGGTGATGCCCCGCCAGAACACCTTGCCGATGACAGCTTGATCGTCCTTCAAGCAGACCCAGGTGCCTATCGCTGGGAGGGTGGCGAGGTCAGCCTCGGCCTTGGTCTTCCTATCAGCGGTGATCTTGTCACCCGCAACCTTGCGCTCTCCGCGAATGCGGTCAGCGTAGGCCACCCATCCCTCGGAAGGGGTTTCGCCAGCGGCAAGACCCGGCAGGACTACATCGCAGTTGCCTGCGGTGGTCCAGTGGGTTTCACCTGCATCATCCTTGAAGCCAACGCGGGGGGTTCCGAAATCACCACTGGTGCCAGTCCAGAAGACCTCGCCCTCGGTTCCCTTGGGAGGGGCGTTGCGTCCACGCCGACGTGCAACCACTACCCGGTCGCCTTTGGTGGGGTCATTGAGGTATGCCTTGGCTTCGCGGACGGCCTTCTTCGTTGCCGCTGCTTCGGCCTTGATGCGAGCCGCCTCACGCTCGGGAGCCTTGGCTTCCCATTCCAATCGAGCCGCTTCGGCCTTGGCCTCGCGCCACGCAGCGACCAGCACCTTGACCTCATCGGTCGCATCTGTGTCCGCGTTGTCCACACCATTAGAGACATGGTTCGCGCCCAAACTCACTTCGATGACCTCGGTCCCGGTCCAGACTTCGGCATAGAAGCAATCTGCCCATACGTCGGACATGATGCGCCGGTCCCGCTCAACGTGAGTGGACAGGACGCACCCCTCGTAGGTGGGCTTGGGGGTGCCGTCGTAGTTGGTGGGGTTACGGTAGGTGATAGCCATAATGTCTTGTCTCCATTGGCCCGTCAGTCGGGCTCGTGGGAAAAGGGAAGGGAGGCTTGGGCCTCACTCCTATACGGAGATACCAGGGGTAGTTGAACCCCCCTGGGGAAAGAAAGTCAGCCCTCCCAGCGGATAAGGGCGAATCCTTCGCCTTCCGTGGGAGGGGAGGAAGCGATCTTCCGAGCCATCGCTCGGATTACGTCTGCCGGTACTTGGCGGTCTGGGGACCGTGCCGCGTTGCGCTCGATGCACACCTCCAAAGGGGTGCAGAACCACACGACCTCGACAGAGATGCCCATAGCGCGAGCCTGCTTGATGAACGGCTCCCGCTTCCACGGAAGGTCAAGGCAAGCATCGAAGTAGAGGACCGTCTCATCCTCGTGCTCTGCGAGCCAAGTGGACTTACCACTGGCAGGCATCCCCATGAGGAGCACGACCTTGGAGGGCTTGACCGGCCACGAAAGGACGCGCTGGAACTCTGTACGGGCAGAGTTCCACGCCGCCTTGACGCGAGGCACCGACCAAAGATAAGTGCCGTCCTCGGTGAAAAGGTAGGAATCGGGGGAGATAATCACAGATGCTCCTGGCCCCCTACGGGGCATGGGTCACGCGGTTCACCCCCATACGGAGATAGGGGGGCGAGTTGAACCCCCCCCCAAACGAAAAAAGTCACATTTAGGACCAGCGGGATCAGCGGGGTGGTGGGATACCACACCCCCGTTCCGCCTTTCTTCGCCGCAAAACTCTCGTTGCCCGGTATAGTCCCCCTCGATGCAACTACAGGAGATCCCACATGAAAAACCTCACCATCCTCCTCCTTTTCACTCTCCTGGGAGGTTGTGGTCACCGCTATGTACTGCGTGATGCCAACACCTATCAGGCCGAAATCAACCAGTACGACAACTGGGCCGTCCAGCAAGCGAAGTACCTACGCGGCTTCATCGAGGAACACTGTACTTGCGAATCCGATGCAGAGGGACCGCAGTTCAACGAAGTGAAGTGCGAAGAAGCCGCCGACTATGTGCTGACGGTCGAGTACCGCCATGAGTGGCACAAGCAGATGAGCCTCTACAATGGTGGGCTCGTTGAAGTGGAGCCCGCTGGGCTACCCCCCGCCATTCCCTCCCCCATGTGCCCGCTGCCCGCAGCGCCCACCGAATCTGACATTGATTCCGCCACCGAGGAGGATTAGCCCATGTCCGACATAGCCAACACCCTGGAAGCACTCATCCCCATCCTCGGAGCCGCCGCTGTCTCCAAGGCCGAGAAAGAACTCTCCGATCTCGCCACCGATGCTGATGACCCCACGAAGAAACTCGTGTTCTCGCTCATGGCCGATGCCGTGGAAGAACTCGGTCCCGAGGGGGTCAAGGTCGCCAAGCGTGAGGTCAACAAACTCCTACGAGGGGAGCCCGCTGACATTGACTGGGCAAACCCCCGGACAGCGAGCGATGCCGTCGCTCTCCTCCAGAACGCCGAGTGCCAGCAACGGAAGTCGGCTCGACAGGCTGCCACCAAGGCTGGAAAACTCGTGGGCACCTTTGGGGCCATCTTCTTCAAGGCACTCGTGAGCGGGGCCTTGAAGTAAGGGGTCAGCCCCATCTGTCGTCCGAGAGGTTTTCTGAAAAAACCTGGGCGACGGGGGTTCAACTCGCCCCCCTATCTCCGTATAGGGGTCGGAGGTGTTGACATGACAAAGACTGACTTGATGGAAAACATGAAGGATACGGTGGTGCCCTTCATCCTTGTCCTCGTAGCGATGGTGGTGTGGTACTGCCTGTATGTACGTCCCCAGGACGAGTTCCGCTACGCGGTCATGGACTGCATGGCCGAGAGCGGTGACTCCACAAAGGAAGGGTACAAGGTTTGTGTGGAGTTGCTGGCTGCTACCCGGCGCTGATCTTGTGTCCGCGACCAAGGTTCTGTAGCACCTCTTCTCCCACCACGTCCTCAATCGTATCCGCGATCACGAAGGCCGCTTCATCCAGTTGGCTCCCACGGACTCGGTGTGCGTTGGGGGAAGCTACCCACTGGCTCTGGAACACCTTTCCCCACTCGTCCCGAGCCTCGTTGTACTGTTGAAGGATGGTGCGGATACGGTTCTTCCGGGCCTCGATGCAGCATCGGAGGGGGAGGACGATCTCTTCACCCCCTACCAAATAAGAGGTTTCCACCCACTTCGACTTCTGGCTCATTTCCACCTCTCCGTATTTGATGTACCCGTTGATCTGTCTACCCCACCCCCCATTAGAAAAGCCCCGACCGGAGTCCGGTCGGGGCTTTTCTCTTATCCTCGGGGGGAGTCTGACTCAATCGAACAGGTCGGCCAACCAGCTTTCCCTGTTTGCCTCAATGTCTTCGGCGTTCTTCTGGACGCGCTCGCGGATGCGGTCGAGCCCTTCCTCGGTGAACAGGAGAGTGGCCCACTTGCCGCCTCCCTCGGGCTTCACCCGGATGGCGACGTAGTAGGAGTCGGCACCGAACTTGCGCTGGGTGTTGTCTACCCGAGTGAACTCCCCGCGTGAAAGTCTGGGGAGGTCTTCGGGGTTCTTGCCCGAACGCTCCAGGGCCTCGTCATACTCATGGTCGGTGAGGAGCAGGTACTCCTCCGCGTCCGCGTCCCAATCCGCTTGGACTTTGAGGAACAAGTATTCGGCATTGGCACCGAACTTCTGCTCGGTATTGGCGATTCGTTTGATCTTGCCTCTGGGCATTAGGGTTCTCCTCCCGTTGGGGGCTTCCAAGGCACCCTACCCGCCGCCTCCATCTTTCTCCTTGTCGAGAAGCGGGACGGTCACTCAATGGTGAGGGTCAGGGTGCCCCGGAAGCCGAAGTCACGGAGACGTTCTTTCAGGCTCTCCAGGCTGGCGAACGGGTCGGTCTGGGGGGGAGCCACGGATCCCTCGCGGAGCGTCTTGCCAAGGTCCACCAGACCCTCCGTCAACTCCTGCTGCAACCCAGCCACCGCACCCTTCAAGGTGTCGATCTCCTCCACCATCGAGAGGATGAAGTCAGCGTGTTCTTTGACCTCGGCAGCGAGAGTATCCGAGGGGGGCCTGGGCACGTCTTCGGTCCCCTGGACCCGCAAGGAACGGGAGGCCCCGAGATCCTGGGGGCCGACGCTGCGAACAGTGTCCCGCTCGGCACGCCGCGTCTCTGCTGATACCGTCCGGGCCTTGGTAGCCTCGCCCTTGACAGCAGCCACAGCCTTGACGGGCTCGGGGTGACCCAGGAACCACGACACCGCATCAGGGATGCGGGTATCCATTCCCTTGCCGGTCAGGTGCCGGTAGGTGAGGAAGAAAGTACGCTTTTTCGCTGCGTGGTTTTTGGGGTACAGGAGATAGACGAACGCCGTGTAGGTGAGGGGCTTCCCGGCGAAGATCGACTTTCTGGACGGTGTGGGGGAAACCTTCGCCAATGCGGTGTAGTCGCCCTCCCGCACTCCCGGCGACTCACACGCCAAGTAGAGGCGAGCAAACTTCTTCTTCTTGTTGTCCGTCAGCCCTTCAATGATGTGGGATGCCTCATGGAACGCCCCCTCCAACTTGGGGGCCGTGTAGAGGGTTGCCCATTTGGCTTCGTGGGGGAAAGGACCGCGTGGGGTCGGTGGAGTCAGCATTGGTGCTTGTTCCTTTGACGTGGGTGTTGGGGGGGTGGGGGGAATAGGCTCCAAGCACTCAAAGAACTCATCCAGCACTTGCGGAATCATTCCCAAACACTCGGAGCCTACATCGGGTATCTGCGCTCGTAACGTCTCTTGAAGGGTCGCTTCCGCTTTCCAGCGGGACCAATCAGGGTGCGTTAGTCGAAGGGTGGCAGTCCACTCCATCAGATCCTTACGCACCTTTGCCGGGGAGCGAGGTATCCGGGGGGAGGGGATCGGAGCCCCGTTTTGGCCGTTCAGGGCCTTTAGGTCACGCCGGATGCTGGATAACCCATCGTGGACGATGAGAGGACGACCTGTCTCCCGTGACCACGAGAGAACCGTAGCGGATCCCCCATGGGAACAAGAGGACGTTCGCATGACCACCACCTCGTAGGACGGGGGGATCTTGGTTGGGGAGGCCCCCAAGCAGCGAACATCATAGCCATCCCTGCGTAGAGCAGTGATGTGGCTCTTACAATGCTTCCGGGCCGAAACGATGGCGATCTTCATGGGGTCCGTCCTTTCGTCTGGACCCTCTTACGGAGATGGGGGCAACCCCCCACCCCCCTCAATCCCTATGTTCAGGTTTCAACCCCATCTTCTCGGAAACCTCGATGAATAGGGGACCGTGGGGGTCGCCCCCCTCCGAGGCCACAGCGATGTGGACACACTCATGGATGACACACTGTTCCAGATACTCGGGATCTTTGGCGACCGAGGGCGAGATTGACATGACGGTGTATGGTCGCCGGTCAGTGGGGGGCTCTGTCAGCCCAACCGTCCCTGCTTTGAGCCGCACCACTGAAAACCCCGCTGACACGGCGGAAACGTAAGGCCGCTCCCCCGTGACCTCATAGCGAACATCCAGGGCGCGTTGAAGGGTGCGGCTGACCAGGGGGACAAGAACCTGGGCCGTTGCTGTCGCTCGGGCTTTGATTCCACGAGCAGCCTGTTCCCACGGGAACCCCTCGGCTGCCATCTTTGTCGCAACCGCATACGTCCACGAGAACACTCGTGCCCAGTGATCATCAATGAAGGGCATGGAGAGGACAGCGCCCTCATTGGGGAGCCGTTCCTCTTCAACGATGGCGCGGTAGGGGTAGACCATGGCGGTCGTGGTCCAAAAGTTCTCATGGAGAGCGGCGGGACAGACAACCACCCCGAACTCTCCTGGCATCGGGGCTGGGACAGAGAACTGCCACCCCCACCCATGAGCCTCGACGGCAGCGCGTGGGGTCACCGAGGCCAGATCAAAGCAGAGGGCTTCAAGACCGCTGGTGTCAGTGTGCCAGTAGTCCCGTTGTTGACCCCAATGGGAGAGCCCTTCGCGGAGAGCCGCCGAAGTAGCGGTTGGGGGCTGCGCGTCCTCGACCACGCAACGGTCGAGAAAGAAGTCTTTGGTAGATCCGTGCCGGGTAACCCCGTCAACATCCACCTTGTATCCCACATCCTGCCCAAACCGGGCGATGACCCCAAGCACCTGGGCTTTCTTTCCTCGGAGGTCTTTGAGGGTGCCCCCAGCGATGCACGACACCTCGATGGTGCTCCCGATCAAGGGATGGTCGTAGGACACATCTGCTGTCTGGTCAGCTTCCAGGGGCATCGTGCGGTCCCCGATAGATAGGGAGGCCCCTTGCTTCCATGTCATGCGTTTTCTTCCCATCAGTCCACACTCCCGCGCAGGGCACGTTGAAGTTGCTGCACTACCCGTGGTGGTGGGGTGCGGTCGAGGTTCAACTCGGTGTCGTTCCAATCCCCGATGTACTTTTTCAACCCTTGCAGGGAGTACCGATGTGGGCTTCGTTCTTCACCAGTCAGGGGATCAGTCTCCGTCCAACTGCTTTTGCCCAGGTATTCAAGGATGATGGCCCATTGGGGCTCATAGAGGTTGCTGTTTCCCACGGGCTCAACCCACACCACAGTCCCTTCCTCTTGCTTGGTCTTGGCGCGTGGGGCTTTCGGGATCTCAATCCCCTCGCGCCCCAAGGCCGCCCAGAACTCTCCAACGAGTTTCTGCCACTTGCCCTGGTTCCGCTTGTTCGCCGTGAAGAACTGACGGCGGTCCAGCCAGTCCTTGAAGAACTTACGGCGTAGGGGCTTCGCCACTGACCGCACTTCCTCCTTGAATCGCAACACCTCATCCGACAGCCGTGTGTAGAACTCCACATCTCGCTTGGGGTGGGGGATGCGCTTGCTTGACCATGAGTCTATGCGCGTCCCGCTCGGGTTCACCCCAGGCTCGCGGAGGTCACGCGAAGGAAGCCCCGCATCCTCATTCAACCCCTTGGCGATTCGCAGGGCATCTTGCCCCAGATGGATGCACTCGTGCTTGGCGATGGATGCAATACGCTGCATCCCCCTCCGAAACGACTTCAGGTCGTAGACGCTGGTGGACCAGAGATCCAACTCCATCTTCATCCTGCCTGGGGACCATTGACCCCCTCGACGCTTATGGGCCTTGAACCACAAGATGCACTTGAAGGAAGTGAAGTTCGCAGCTTCCAGGCGTGTTTTCATCAATGCCTGCCAATCAGCGACGTTGAGGTCACCCTCGCTGGCGGGAACTTCATTGAGGTACTTCCAGCCTGTGAGATCAACTGGGATCACCGTCGCAGCCTTGGTCTTGTACGACTTGGCCCGAGAGGTGTGCTTCCGGGCTTCCCGTCGGACGAGTGAGAGTTCCACAAGGTGCTCGGGCTTGAGATGCCGCCGTCGCACCTCACTGGAGGATTCCTGCCGCTTGGCGTACTCCTGTAGTCCTTCAGCGATCTCTGTCGAGATGATGCCTGCTATGTGGTCCAGGGGGTAGCGATCCCCGTACCAATCATCCCACTCGGAGTCGCGGGCGTACTCCCCAGGCATCCGTGGGAACTGCACCCGTTGTTTCTTCCTGACAAGTTCGTAAAAGGCTCGGGCGTAGCCGAAATCGTCTTCATCGGAGGGGGCTTTGACCGCCACGTCGTACCGGGGGTTCACCGGGATGCGGATCATCCGCTGCTTGTCCCACGCTTTCTCCAACGCATCTTTCAGTGCCCTCCGGTCAGACAGGGCTTCCATCTTGCGTATCCGCGCCCCACTGTCGTCTTTGGGGCCATCAAGGGTCTTGTCCATCAGAGCCAGTGCGTGCCCAGCCCACATAGACTGTGCCCAGTCCGTCACCGCCTTCAACACCATGGGGGGAGGCTCAAAGAGCCCCGCATATCGGAGTGCAACCCGATGGGGAGAACACTGGTTAGCCGCCCGGACTCGCTCGGGGTCTTGGTGCTTGATGGTTCTCCTGACCGAAGGCGCAGCCAACCCATCTTCTTCAGCCAAGCCGTAATACTTGATGGTGACCGGCACCTCGCGCAACCCCAACTGTGCCGCTGCCTGCACCCGATGGTTACCTTCCATGAGCAACGGCTCCTTGCCGGGGTCTACCAAGATCCAGAGGGGGGTCTTGATCCCGTTCTTGCGTATGTCCTCCAGAAACTCGTTCCATTTGGCCTCCGGGTAGTTGCCGAAGTACCGCTCCCCCCCTCGCTCATTCCACTCCCTACGTCCATGGTATCGGCGTGGGGGTTCGATTTTCAGGGCTTCAGAGGTAGGGATCGTTCCTTCCTCCCATCTGGTGAGGTGGTCTTTTCTCCCGACCCTCCCCTCAAACTCCTCGACAGTGAGAGAAGCGAAGCGGAGCATGACCCGATGGGGGCACGGCAGATTCATTCCACACCCAGGATCTTCAACCGGGTGCCGTTGACAGCCATCATCAGGGCATCCCTGAAGGGGACCAGGGCTTGTTTGCTCTGGAAGCCCGTGATGTTCCCATAGATGGGGTCCATCCACACGAGTTTGGGTGGTTGGTTGGGGGAGAGTTGGATCTCCGCATTCACCCAAAGCGGTTGCCGGAAACCCGCAACGTCCACCGACAGAGAAATCCGCGCACGCAGAGACACCAGAGGAGAATCCTCTACTACTGGGTTCTGGGGGCGAACGTGGGAAACGTCCACCTCAACCCGAACAGGAACAGTCTTGGTGTAAGCCCGCAAGGCAAACCTCCGTCGCCCTACCGGTTGTATAGCCGCCCTACCGCCTATGAAGAAAGGTCGTCTGTCCAGAGCAAGACTTCACCGGTATCCGCCAGCCAGGAAGGGGGGTAGGCATTGGTCCAAGTGGGCATCTCTCCCTCCTCACACCATGTCTCGTACTTGTCCCGCAGCGCATTTTGGTAGGCCGAGAACACACTCCCCGACTTGGCGTGCCTCTTGGCCGCGTCAGACCACGGCCAGTTCATTGGAAAGTCGAAGACCCCACCCGACATGAGATGCCCTATCTGCCCTGCCACCAAGACGGGGGCGCTCGTTGGGGGGATGGCATCAAAGCGACGATGGTACTCCTCGGTCAAAGCGATCCCGTGGAAGGAAAGCCACATAAAGTTGTCCCAGCCCTTTGCCGCCCACTGGCTGAAAGGAGACTCCATCTTGGTGGGGGGAAGCATTGGTCCTGTGATTCCACGCTCCCGCAGAGCCGCGACCAGGGTTCGGGCGGTCGTGCCCAGTTGGGAACGGATGTGCTGGTCCGAAAGAATGTCAGCACACTCACGGGGGTCTTGGTCGGTGATGAAGATGTTACTCATGGGTTTCCCCTCTCTTATAGGGAGTGGATATGGGCAACCTACCCAAGTTTGCTACCTCCGCGACCCCCTTCAACGGTTCTGGGGGTTCTTGGAAAGGGAGACAGCGTAGACAGGGTATCCAGCCGAACGCTTGGCCAGAGGCTCCCCCTCATGGGTAACCAAGGGACACTTCAAGCACTTGGTTGCCTCCATTTGCCGGAGCCCGCACAGCTTTTCCCACGTCTTGATCCGTTGGTATTTCACATCCGACACGATGTAGCGGACGTGCTCGGCGGTGGGGCCATAGACCTCAATCTCAATCGGCGGCCAGATCGCCTCGTTAGCACACCGGTATTCCTTCCCATCCACTTCAAGTGGACACATGCTTCTCTTACCCATTGGTCTGTACCTCCTGCGCCAAAACCTCGGCCCTGGCCTCCAATGTCATAATGGTACTCACCAACCTGCGGCGGATAGCCGGAACATCGTGCCCCTCCAACGCCTCCAACACCTCCCGACAGGATGCGAGACGTTCTTGGACCTGCTCTCGTTGGAGGGCGATGCGGGCTCGGTGGAGTGTTCCTTTCGGGACTGCTCCAGCTTTCTCGACCTCCCGCGCCCACAGAAGAATCTCTCCTACGGCCTCGGTCAAAGAAGTAAGCCGCTGGAGGATCTGATCGTCCGTGCTTCCTTCGGTGTCCATCATAGCCCCTCGTAGTCAGCGATCACCCTGAACTCCTCGTAGGCTACCCGGATGGGGCCTCCGAGGAGATCGTTGTCCCTTTCATCCTTGATCTGGAGGGTGTCTACCCCTTTACCGATACAGCGGACGACAACCCGTGCCAACCGTTCCGCATTATCCGGGGTCATCAATGCGTTGCTCACCCGGAAGACGTAAGAGTCCCCGTTCATTTCCACGGGGCGGGTGGGAATGTCCTCCGTCATATCCAAGTCGATGTTGGCATCCTCCACCACCAGTTCGGTAGGGACGGTAGGGACGGTAACGGTAGGGACGGTAGGGACGGTGGGAGCAGCAACGGCTACGGAAGCGCCGTCAACAGGAGCCCCACCACAAGAGAGGTAGTGCTGGTATTGGACAGGGAACGCCTTGACCCACCGTTCATCCCATGCTCCCCCTCCCTTGTTCCACATCATCTCGGTGAGGTTGAAGGGGACAGTCCAGTCCTCTCCGAACTCCACATCAACTTTGAGGGGGACAGGCCACTTCAATGCCGCTGTTGCTTCATGGACCATGATCCTTTCAATGACCTCAACGGCCTCCCCTCCCAGCCCCTCCTCAATCTCAAACACGAGTTCATCATGGATGGTAATGACCATCATCACGCGCCGTAGCCACCCCCGCTCCTTGAACTCTTTGTGGAGTTTCGCCATCGCCAGCTTCATTATGTCGGCACTGGTTCCCTGCACGGGGCCGTTCACGGCGTTGCGTTTGGCCTTGGCACGGAAGCCCCCCAACTCATGGGCTATGTCAGGCAACGGGTACTTCCGCCCGTAGGCGGTAACGACGTACTTCCGCTTCTTGACCAGGGCTTCCTGGCTCCTCCACCACCGCTGTAGGGAACGGTACGTCGCATCAAACTGGTTCTTGATACGCCAGCCCTCATCCTTACTCACACCGACAGCCCGTTGGGCTGCCAAGCCACCCCCGCCATAGCACATGGCAAAGTTCAGAGCCTTCGCTTCCTGCCGACGCTGCTTGAACTCGGGGGTGCCACGGATGCCCTCCCCGAAGACCCCAAGGGCAGTCAGAGAGTGGAGATCACCGATCTTGTCGGACCCACACTCCGGGCAGAAAGGGGGAGGTAACGTCCCACGCTCAAAGGTGTGCTCACACCCAGAACAGCGGAAGAACTCGGTGAGCCACTTTGGTTCCCCGGACAAGCAGGTGACGATCCGTAACTCGACCCCAGAGTAGTCGATGGCAAAGAGGATATGTCCTGGCCGCGCTGTAATGCACTCTCGTTGCCTCCGCGCACACTCGGGCATCGACTTGTCATAGGTGGCGGTCGTGCTGTGGACATTCCACCGCACCTGCCCGTGAAAGAACTCTTTGCGTTTCTCCCGTGGGGTGGGGGTGGAAAAGCGCCCCGTATCCACTTTCTGCCCGTTGAAGTTGGCCCAGACACAGCCATCGGGGGAGCGTTCGGGAGTGGTGTCCCAGTAGATCGGGAACAGATTGGTGCCGAGGGCCTTGGCAACCTGCCGAAACCTCTTGATCTTGGCCATGAAGGGGAACTGTGCCCCCGCTTCATCAATGACCCTCTCCAACTCATCCTTCGCTGTCTTGATCTGACCCGACTTCTCGGTGGTGGTGAGTCCCCGGACCCCTATTTCCCGAAGCATCAGACCCAGGCTGGCTGGGATGGTCACGTCGTAGGCGGCGGGGAACTCGACGGACTCCTGGCGCTTGGGGTCATCCAACCTGGGGACTGACCGTTCCGTTGTGGGGAGAGATTTGTCGGTGGTGCCTACCATGGCTTCCTCACGGACTGCCATGTAATGGGGCTCCATCACCGTGGGATCAAACGAATCCCCCATGGTTTTGAACCACGAGGGTCGCACGTCCCTCTCCAACAGATCCGAGGCTTCGGCGTAGACCTCGGTAAGACAGTTCCACCACTCCTGTTGTCCCAGACGAATGAGGTCGGAGAGGCGATCCCGGTCGATGTGGATGCGGCAATCTTCCATCCAGATGGTTGCCACCAAGCAGGCTTTCTCCAACCGGTAGATGTTCTTCTGTTGGAGGCCGTATTCATCCTTTTCAACCACCTCCGGGTGGAGGATCTGGTAGAGGGCCAGGGTGTTCACCGCATCAGCGGCGGCATACCAGACGACGGGCTCCCAGGTGGGGTCAAGCGTCGAGAAATCCAGCTTCTTGGCCTTGACCATCTCGGAGGGAAACAACTCCTCCAACTCAATCATCTCCCGGTCCAGTTCCCTCTTGGACAGCACCTTCAAACTCTTCCTTCGCTCCCGCGTGTTGCGGACATAAGCGAGGATCTGGGTGTCCTCCCAGAGCGAGTAGTCATCCCACTCTCCAGCCCTTCCAGCGGGTTCATGTTGAAGGAACTTCACGTCGAACTTGGCATTGTGGAAGACGGCGACCGCGCCCCCCGCCTGAATCTTGCTGATCAACTCTGCGAGGAGCCGTGGGGGCACGTTCGCGTGGGAGCCCTCATCCCGATGCCGGACAGGGATGTACCACCCCTTTTCCGTGGAAGGGGCGATGCAGTAGCCCACGATCTTGTCCACCGTCTCTCTGCGTCCCGATTGGGAAGGGAAAGACCTCTGGTCCAACCCGGTAGTCTCCAAGTCCAGGCCAAAGATCCCTGCTTCGATGCACTCCTGGGCGATAGTGTCAAGATCCTCACGGGTAGCCAACCGCAGGTCCACACCCTTCATCCATGGCTTCTGCCCGACAGGGGGACGGTTGAGGTCACGGAACTGTTCCAGAATGTCCATGAGGCAATCTCCTTTGGGACGTGTACCCGTTTACCGGGTTTCTCCTACCCCCATGACCATCCGCACATGGGCCAATACACGGAGGGCGGCCTCCTTGGCCGTCTTCTCGGGGGCAGCCTCTTTCTCCAATAGGAGAGACACCCGATCATGGGCCTCCCACAGAGCCGCACACTGGTCGGGAGTACAGGCTCTCTCCCGGCACAAAGAATCGACCAGCCGCTCCACCCGTCGGAGGACTTCTTCGGCGGTCTGTTGGGTGCCTGCCAAAGCCTCACTCACCTTGCGTAACGTCTTGTCCTTGGGTTCCTCCAGGGAAGCAGTCCAGGGAAGGGAGGGGAGCCCATAGCGCCCCTCCAACGCCTTCACGGCAGGCCAGAAGTCAATCCCTTCCTTTTCCCGCACCAAGGTAATGGCATCACGACTTCGACCACAGGCGAAACAGTGGAAGGAGGCCGAGTCCGGGTACACCCGCGCCGATGGTTTGGTGTCCATCCCGTCGCCATGGAGGTCACACGAGAACTGTTGCTCTCTGTCCCCGCCATCAGGATGAACCATGTACCCATAGTCCACCAACACCTGAACGATGGGGATTTCCTCTCGGATACGGTCGGCTGCTTGCTTCGCCCTGCCCACCTCAAATGTCCAAGTCGATTTCAGCGCCGACCCGTTGGGCTTGCTGTGGGGTCACGTCCGTCGTGGTGAAGATACGTCGGGATGGCCATAAGACACCCGAGTAGAAGTCCTCAAAAGGAGCGTTGTCCCGTGACTTCAAGCACTGGAACTTCACGAGGTTTGACTCCATGAGTTCCGTGTCCACCCAGGCTGCGGTCACCACGTCCGACGACCGTTCCGCCTCGTTGGCGTAGGAGAGGTGAGTCAAGTTGTACCGCCCACCTGACTTCACAGCAGACTTGTATCCCTCTCGGCTGATCTGGAACAACGCAACGACAGCGATCCCCATGCCCCGGTTGAAGGACATGGAGAGGCGTTTGAGGTCACGCAGCACCTCATTCAGTCGTTCCGTTGTCGAGCGGTACTTCCCCCTCGACTGCATGAGCCCCGCATGGTCGATGGTGAGCATCTGAATCGCTGGGTCTTTGGTGTAGAGGAGTTCGCTGCGAGTCCGTAGGTCATTGATCGTGAAGTCGGACTTGTCGGGGTCAGCCACCTCGATGTGGATGTGCCCATAGGTGTTGGCAGGGTCATTGAAGTCAGGGACCACATGCTTCACCAAAAAGGTCTTCCCTGCCTCGCTCAACTCCCCGTCGCGGATCTTGGCGTAGTCGAGACTCCTCCCTATGCCGAGGGTCTTCCGCACCTCTGCGAACTTCTCGTGCCCGGAGTGCATGGCGTACAAGATGCGGCGTACCTGCTGGTAGGGCATCTCCAATGAATAGAGGACCGAGGAGTGGCGGTAGTAGACAGCTTGGTTGTAATGCCAGTTCATCGCCAACGTGGACTTCATGCCCCCTGTGAAGGCAGCGTGAGTCCACAGTTCTCCCCGCTTCGCGCCTTTGAGCGTTTCGTCCATCTGCCGGATGCCCGTGAACTGCCCGATCCCCGCCAGGGGATCGGCCTCAACACGCTCATACTCCTTCACAAAGGAGTCCCCGTCGGAGGTCACGTCCCCAGAGAGCCGCACTCCCGTGACAGGCGTGATGACCTCATGGCTCCTGTCGAGGACATACCGCACAGCATGAGCAGGGCCTCGGAGAATACGCTCCTCGCGCCCTTCCTTGATGGTGACCCCAGTGTCCACGATCCGTGCGGCTTCCCGCAGCACCTCCCCCACAATCCGAATCCGGCGATCCTCCACCCGTGAGTCGAGAAGTTGACGGTAATCGCCTTGGGTGCGAGGTCGCTCTATGCAGAGGGTGTCGAGCCGGTCAGTGACCGGTATTTGGTTCACCCGCTCAAAGTGCCCCCGGAGAGTGGAGGATGCAGGAACGTGGTGGTGCTGCGCGATGAAGTCTTGGATGTAGGACCAGATGACCCCATCCTCTTCCAGTTCAAAGCCCAGCCCGCTGTCCCGAAGCGCCTGGGCGTTCCGAAGAAAGAGGTCACCATCGTCGGAAGGACCGTCCAGAAATGTAGAGCGGAGCAAGACCTTCACGAGTCACTTCCTCGGAATGTCTTGTTGGTCATCCATCCTGGCTTGGTGGTTTCCCGTTGGGGGGCCAACTCACCGGGTTCCGGGGTGCCCCCAGACTCCTCCCCTCCCCCACCTTCCGACGAAGTAGAGGGGGCAAGGGATCGCAGGCGCGTCCAACCATTCAGTGCTCGTTCAACCTCGGGGGAGTGGAACAGGTGCCCCACCGTAAGGGGCTGCATCGGGCCATCCCACAACCACGTCGGCTTACCTGCATGGAGCCGCGTGTTCAATGCTTCGGCCAGCACTTCGGATGCAGCCGCGTTGCGTGCCACCTTGATCCCCATACGGATAACCACGAGGTCGGGTGGCTCCACAAGGTCGGGGACCGTGAGGTACTTGGTGGACACCATATACGCATCGGGGTCGATGATCTCGCCGCCTTTGAGGGCTATGGATGCGAGCCATGCAGTCACAAGTTCCGCATCTGACACCACGCGAAACAACCATGTTGCTGGTCGCCTCACCGCCACATGACGGAGATGGGACAAGAAATCATCGTCAGCCGTGACCCAGAGGTTGTTGGTGTGCTGCCCCACCAACGCGGACCCCGAAATGACGGGGGCTCTGGAGAGACCCGTCATCCCACGCTCGACGTTGGCCAGAATGTCTTGGCGAAGGACACACTCACACCGTGAGAAAGAGGGAGGATGCGGGGGCGTGGGATCCCGTTCTACGAGTCCCGTGCCATGGCACTCGGAACACTCGGGGTCAGGCGTGCTCATCGTTCCCCTCGCTTGTCGGATGGTGGTCGCATGTTTCCTCTCACCTCTCGTTACCCGACTTCCACCAATGAAGTACCCCCCTTTGGCTTGGTCCTGCGCCGTTTCCGACGTGGACCCCCACGGGACAGCTTCTTGCGCCCGCTACTCGTCAGATGCTCCACAGACACCAGTACCCCATCTTCCACCACCCCTCGGAACCGAACGGTCCTCTGGGAGCCCGGAGGGGAAGCCTTGGTCGCCTTGATCCCTCGGGCTGTGAGGTCTTGCTTGGAGAGGACCGACTTGATGGACCAGACATGGACACCCTTCGGACTGAGGTTGGTGTTGTAGAAGGGGCCGAGGACAATCTTCCAGCCCGCCTCACGAATGAGACGGGCAGCATCCTGCTCAAACATCACACCCTCACGAGCGCCTGCACCTCGGAGGCACTCAATCGAACCGGCTTGTTTGCCTTTGCCGCTGCCCGAATCTTGTCCAGGGCCTTCGTCTCGGTGGGGTCCGGGGCAATAGAGTACGGCTCCGAAAAGGACGAAGAGAAAACCTGACGAGCGATGTAGAGGTCGAGAAGACAGGGGCGGAAGGCTCCCGGTTCTTCGGTCAGGTATTTCTTGCACTCATCCCACGAATGGAAGTGAGGGAGGTCTTCGGTCATCCCCATCGTGATCCGGTAGTCCACCGCATCCTTATGGTAGACGCGAACGCCGTCATGGCCGTGAAGCACATCCACACGTTCCTCGCCGCTCTCCCGAACCGTAAGGCGGTGGGGAACGACGACCATATGGAGATCCTTCTCGGCCTCCTTCATCCCATGGATGATGCTCCGAGTCCTCGGACTTCGGTGGTACGGGAGCCCTGCTCGACGGCGGGCGTTCCCGATGGTGACCGGCGTGCAACCGAACTGCTCCGCGAGTTCCTTGTCAGACTGAACGCCCAACATCTCCAGCAGTTCCGGGTGCTTGTCCTCGATACGCTTCCTTCCTCGCTGTCCCATGTCAGGCTCCTTCCTTTGGGGTTCCCCCCCTCTACTGGAACAGAGGGGGAGTTGAACCCCCCTCCTTCAAACCCTGCGGCGAGCGTCCTGTACCATCGCATCGAAAACGTCACGGATCTCGGAGCCAGCATTGAACACCACGTCCTCTCCCTTGTGTCCCCGCACCCGCTCACCCAAGACCTGCTCAATCAATCTCATCTTCTTGCGCCTGACCTCTTGGACCCGCTCGTCAATGGTGTCTCGACAGACGAGGTGGACAGCGTACACGGAGTCATGGTCTGACCCAATGCGGATCATGCGCCCGAGAATCTGGAGGTAATCTCCTGCACTCCAGGGGGTGTCATAGAAGATGAGCGCCTTCGCTGCCTGGAGATTGATCGCGTCCCCACCAGCCATCGTGATCCAGATGACTCGGGTGGGGTCGTCTGGGTTCTGAAACGCCTCCATCGCAGCCTTGCGCTGGGCCGAGTCTTCATCACCCGTGACCCGAACGCACTTGACCCCAGCCTTTTCCAAGTGGGGGATAGCGGTGTCAACCATGGTCTTGAAGCGGCTAAAGACAATGACTTTCTCGTCATGGAAGTCACCACCCTCCGTCACCATGTCGAGGAGAGCGTCAAGTTTCTCGCTCTTGTAGTCAGGGTACTCGATCAGGGCCGGGTGGTTCACGATCTCCTGGCAGTAGATCAGAGCCGTGAGGGGGGTCGTCTCGCGCTCATCGCCGTCCCCCATCTCCAACAGGCCCCCGAGGGCTTCTTGGTACTTCTCGGACTGGAACTTCGTGAGCCCCAGGCGCACGTTCTTGGTCGTCAGTACGGGGAGTTCCTGTGCTACCGCGTGCTTGGGCCTCCCCAAGTAGTAAGGGTCAATCACGTCTCGGAACTTCTCAATGTCCGATTGGCGGTAGCCCACAATGACGGGCACCTGTCGCCCATTGGCGACCCGCTGCATCCGCGTGATGCAGTAGTGGTTCATAAAGCCGTTCTTACTCATACCGAACAGGTCTGGGACAACCACCTTGTAGACCCCAAACCCTTCCATCAGGTTGTTCTTGATGAGGGTGGCTGTCAGTCCCCAACACCTTGCCGCTTGGGAGGAAAGGTGACGACAGACCTTATGGACCCGTGTTGAGGGGGTTTTGAACACGGTGGCCTCGTCACAGATAAGGATGTACCCCTCCCAGTGCTGGAGCCTCCCAAAGTCGTTGCAAGCCGAGGAGTAGCCTTGGATCAACACGGCGGGGCCGGAAGCGTTCTCCCACGCTTCGTGGGCTCTCTGACGCTTCTGGGGCGTTCCCACAGCCATGATGACCGTGACCCCCTCTGCGAAACGCTCAAACTCGGACTCCCACTGTGGGACGCTCGACTTCTTGGTGAGGACGACTGCCTTGGTGTCGGGATCTCGTGCCCACAACTGGCAGAGAGCCGCAATCGTCTCGACTGTCTTTCCGAGTCCCGTGTCGTCCCCAACGATGAAGCGCATCATCGCCATGAGATGAAGGACCATTTGCTGTTGGTAAGGGCGAAGGACGAGAGGAACCTTGCTCCCATCACGACGGGTCAAGTGCTCCCGTAGACAGGGAGGGCGAGGGAGGGTGAGGTCCGGCTTTTCACGGACACGTTTCAGCTTCTCGTGGACGGTCAAGTTCATTGGGCACTCCTCTTCCCCGTCGAATACCCGACGCAGAGTGCCTACCACCCCCCATTAGACGTAGACGAGGCGATAGAACTCTTGGAGGAGACGTGCGCCGTCTCGCGACATGCCTTGGATCTGGTTGGTCTTGATGGCCGCATCCACATCCGCATGGACCACATCGACGGCATCGTCTTCACACGACTCTCCAAGCAACCCCTCGCACAGACCCTCAATCTCCTTCCCAACATTTTTGAGCATCGCCTCATAGGCTTTCATCAGGCCGAATGAGATGAATAGGCGCGTGTCCTTCGCCATCATCTTGAACGCCTTTGTCATGTCCTCCTCGGGAGGAGGCATCTCGCGGTTGGGGGCCTTCAAAGATAAGGGCGACCCCAGATCACGGGTTGCCCGCAAGAGGCGAAGCATGTCCTTATCCTCTGCCGACAAGCCTGTGGGCCATGTGCGGGGACGCTGGTAGAGACGTTCCGCAAGCCATTCAGGACTGACCTCGGTCTTGCCCCCGAAAACCCGCAACCACCAAGGTCGGTCCCCATTGACGATCTCCGCAGCCTCATCAACCAAGGACTTCCAGTCTCTCTCCAGCCCCTTTAGACCCTCTTGGACGTGCTTGTGGATCTGGTCTGGGTCCACGATACGCCGAATGTGGGCTGGGACACCTTCAGGGAAATAGAGCGTTGGGCTTGCCATCAATCACCTACCATCAAAACCAAGCGTCCGGGGCCATCCACTGTGAGGGAGTAGCCGTTGCGCGTTCGCACAGTGTGAACGCCTCCTGATGAAAAGGCTTCCATAGACACATCATTCAACACGACATGCCCTCGCTGCCGATCCATGGCTGGGGGCTTCGGGACTTTCATGCGCGTCAAGGCTTCCAAAGCCTCCTCCAGCCCCATCCCCCCGAGCCCCAACGCCTTCAATGAGGAGAGGGTGAGGGTGCCGATCTGTCCGTCTACAGGCCCACAATGGATGCCGAGCCGGTGAAGGTGGGTTTGGACCGACCTCTCGGAGAGGCGATCTCCTTCCCATGTTCCAGCCTCGCATTGGGCTGCCACACACATCGAAGGCCAGGAAAGGTGTCCACGCCCTTCCCCGTGCAGGAAATCTCCCACAGAGGACCAGGGGCCGGGGTAGTGGAACACATGGGAAGTAGGAGAGGGGAGCGGATAGCGGTCCCAGGGCATGAACCCCAACGGGACAGCCAAAGACCACAGAAGCGCAAGACCCCGGAGGGGGTCATCCACTTCGACACGGAGATAAACCTCTCTCCCGGCTGGTCGCATCGAGAACGGAGGGGGCAGTTCGGTTGGCCCCGGCTCATCCTCGACTCCGCGCCAGGAGCAACTGCTCCGATGGACCCCCTCGTACTGGATGACAGAAGACCCCTCATCCTTCGCCGCAATCTCCAGACGGCGCATGGCTTCGTAAGTGTCTTGGGTCACGACAGACGAGCGGTAGGCGATCAAGTTCATCAGAGTCTCTCCGGTGCGTCCTACCTTACCGCGCAGCCTACCTGGGCTGGCGAATAAGCATCTCCTCAATCTCACCCCACTCTGGGTGGATGACCGTTTCAAAGTTGTGTCTTCGATACCACGCGAAAAGTTGGGAGGTAGAGAGGAGGCCACCGCGCTCATCGGGTTCCAGTGAGAGGGACGCACCCGCCTTGTCGGCCAGCTTGATAATCTCCTTCAACACCGCTGACCCCACGCCATGACCTCGCAAATCTCGGTTCACCGTCAGGTACTCAAAGTGAATGTCCCCCTGACCGTCATCTGCATCCCCTTTCCAGAGAACGGTGTTGGCCGCGAACAGGGTGTCCTCGGTCAACCCGGAGGGGTCATTTTTCATCTCAATGAGGTTGCCCTTACGGTCCACCCACCATGAGCGGTAGCGGGAATCCCCCATCAGGTGTGGGAGAGTCCACTTCTTGTACGCTGACAAGAACCCAGAGGCCGAGGCCACCCGCTTGGGAGATGGCTTACCCATCAGCTACCTCACGGGCAAGGATCGTCGTCTGCCGGATCCTCGGGTGGGTACGGAGCGAGTTCAATGTCCGGGTCGGGGAGTGCAGCACGTCCCTTGACGAGCGGTTTCCCTTCCAGCCGGTAACGGTCAGACGCGGAGTACCCCTTGCCGTAGTCGGTCGGGCTGATGATCCCGTCGAGGGAGTACCCCTCTCCACAGAGAGCACCCTTTCCGTAGACCGCACTGGTGACGACCACCATCTGCACCTCGTCCCCGTAGGAGCGAGTCACATTTCCGGCGAACGCTGTTTCAGCTTGGTTGCGGACGAGGTAGGCGCGTCCCGTCAGGACGGCTCCCTTGACCACAGGGTCGATGTTCTCTGGGAACCCGCCAACAGAGAAGTCCACTGGACCTCCAGCAACAGAGTCCAACACATAGGCCGAACCACCGCCCCGGTACAGACGGAACTGCTTGGTCCCGTCGTGTGCGCTGGCGGCGTTGTACGCGGTGTATTCAAGGATCGCCCCATCAGCCATCCCCATGGTGCCTGCGTTGCCGTTGAGGCGAGCATATTCCTCGCCATCGGGGGCAAACGGAATCACCTCTGTAGTGGACTGTGTGCCCCCACCTGAACTCACGTTGTAGGCTTTCCCTCCCAGCATGGGGTCTTCCCCGATGAAGTCAGAGTCGTTCACCAAGATGCCCAGCGGGAGTCGGTCAGTCATGCCCGTCAAGTTGACGGGCGTGGTCGCGTTCCAGTCGAGATTCGCGTTCATGGGAAGATTCTCTCCCCCGACCAAGTGGGATCGGAAGATCGGCATACCAAACGTCTTCTTCCCCATCGGAGCAGGAGGACGCAGGAAAATCCCAAGGGGGGCCGGATTCCCCGTAGCCGGATCGATCAGTACGATTGTACTGTTGCCCGTATGTCCCGGCACAAGGCTGAAAAGATGGACTTCGTTGGCAACCGCCACAGCCCCTACTCCAATCACTCTCCCGGCCACGTCAGAGGCGTTGATCATTCCCGCGAGGTTCGCGGCTGAAGTGGTTGCGTTGGCCCCCACCCACGTTATTCCCGCGAAGATCGCGGTAGCGGTAGTCGGCCCAACGGCTCGTTCAATCCGTACCAGTTCCGTCGTCAAGAGACTGTTATCCGAGATGTGGATAATCATCTGCGCGGCTGGAGCCGATTCCGTTTGGGGAGCCGTGAAAGCACGCACTTCGGGCTGGTAGGGGTTGTCCGTAGCAGTCGCCGGAAGACGTGACCCCACACTTCCCAGGAAGCCGGGATCGGTCATGGTTCCTGCATTGACGGGGCCGCCCATCTTGCCAGTCCCGAGGGTGGTCCAGAAGTCAACACTCGCCAGGATCTCCAAAGACCGAGCATTGGGGATCTCGGGGATCTGCTGGTTATCCGTCGTGTATTGCTGGAGGGGGGCATTGACCGCGAAGCCATCGTCCACAGCGACCTGCCCATACCGATGCTCGTAATCCGCAACCTGAATGGTCGCCCCATCCCGCGTCATGTAGGGATCACCCTGATAGACGGTACGGAGGTACACCGAATAGCCACGAACAGCAGCCGGAGCCGCCATCGGCAGAATCATCCGAACGGTGGACACTACTGACGGGACTGTGGCGGTAGAATCTGCCCGAAGCATGACGTAGTTGTTGCTGTCGATGAACCCACGGGCAAAGCCGAAGACGGTCATCTCAACCACGAACTCCATCGAGTTGAACGTGTCCCCTGCGGTGTAGTCAGGCGACAGCGAAATGTCGATGGCCTCCTCTGGGATCATGTAGGTGTGGTCCCCGGCGTTGCCGGTCACATCCTCCGCACCACCTTTGAGGATGAACATGGTTTGCTTGGAGGCATCCGTGCGAAGGAGGTTTGTTCCTGCTGCCGCACCCGTGTCCGGCGTGAACCCGTTGTCGGTCCAAGCTGACCCATTCGCACCGGTCACATAGTCCCGGTAGTCGTAGACCCCGTAAACCCGGACGATGCCGAGGTTGGGGGGCAACTGGATAGCCCGGAGAGGCTTATTCAAGTCTGCTGACCGTGCGTTCACGTCTTCGTAAAGCCGCCCCTGATACCCGTTCAGAGTGCCAGTGATTGCGCCGTAGTCACCGTAGGTGAATCCCGAAGTTGCCCCGGTCACCAGACCGAGGGTCGTAGTGGTGGTGGGGCCGCCGATAATGTCGAAGACGTTATCGGTGCTTGTCGCGGAATCCCCAAAGAGATGGTTGAGCCCAATATACGGACCACTGGTCCCAGCCGTTGCGCGAATCGGAATGTCCTGCCGACCAAACCGAGGCATGTACTCGGGAGGGACTGCAAGCACATTGAGCGTGGAGGCCCCCCCAAAGAGATTGCCCCCATCAATGTTGCCCCCAGCGGTGTAGGTGCCGATCTGGGCGCTTGTGGCAAGCCGCAACGGCAGGCTCATGTTCACTTGCTGGAAGGGTCGGAACACAACGGTCTTGGACCCTTCATCCGCGAACAACTCGGATTCCCGAAGTGTCTCAAAGTTGTATCGCCCACTCCCGTAAGCAGGTGCGTCGGGCGAGTGCATCCCCAGGCTGGGGAGCCTGTTCCATGCCTGGATGGGCTGGGGTGGGTAATAGTATTCGTTCTCGGGGACTCCGGTACGCGACCGGAACGCCGTGGAGTCAGGATCAACGTCCTCGGGAGCCTCCCGAAGCATGATCTCCCCAGCCGGGTTCTCAACCGTATAGCGGGACAAGGCATCGCCCACTCGGGCCATCGCACCACGCGAGGGTCCATAGAGGATGCTGGTGTCGATGACGAGATCACTGGCGCTAAAGGTAGTCACATCCCCGTGCCAGGGGTTCGCGACCCCACCCCCAACACCCTCAATGTCGGTAATGACGATGACTGCCGAAGCCGTTGCCGACCCTGGGCTGTCCCCGGTGTTCATGTATTGGGTACGGGCTTCAACAGTGACGGTTCGACCAGTAACAAAGGCCCCCGCCGTTTCGCCCACCCGCTCAATGAGGAGGGCATCCGAGGTGGATGCGTTGCGCGAGGTGTACGTGGCTGTTGCCCCGGCCCCTACAACTCGGAAACACCCAGTGTTGCCTCCATTGGTCGTATCGCCCGAGAGGACCACATACAACTCGGAGGATGCGCCGGTATGATCAATGCCCCCTGCGGTCAGCAAGTCGTACAGGTTCCGTTTCCCGTGCAGGAGGGTGTTGGTGATGCCGGTCAACGATAGGGTCTCGATCTCGATGCCATCCCACCATTGGCCCCCAGTGTCAAAGTCCAAGCCCACGCTCTGGAAGCGGATTTCATTCAGCGGCCCGGTCACCACAGTAGTACCGGAAGTGTCCCTCATGTTCGTGTTGGCGAGGCCACCGAGAACGATGAACGGACGCTCAAAGTTGGTTTCGGGAAGGGGGTACATAGGACCAGGGTGGTCGGTCGGGTTTTCCCCCCGCCCTGCCGGATTGCTCCAAGCCTCGGAAATGAACCGGAGCAGAAACGGGCTCTGGTTGCCGTGCAACGGTCCCGTGCCCCCGGCAAAACCGGGCCAACTATCACGGGTCAGCCAGTATTCCTGGGGCGACACGAAACGCATGAACATGTCGCCTGTAGAAGACGTGGCGCGAGCCCCATCGGTTCCGGCTGCCCCTCCCAGGTAGAGTTCAACGGTTGTGCCGTTTGTCCATCCCCGGTCGTCGGGTTGGAACCCAGCGGGGAGGAATCCTGCCGCCGCTTCCCAGTCGTTAGACGAGGTGTAGTCACTCACGGAAGTAGGACTACCACCACCACCAGATGTCGGAGACAAGAGGAGGGACACGTCATTCTGAACCGTGGCCGCATCCGTGAAGACAGTACGGATGCCGTCAAAGCCATCCAACTGCTCGGTCTGGTTCGGGAGAGTTCCCGTGCCCTTACCGAGATAGGTGTCCACTTCAAGGATCTGGAGCCCCTGCGTGTCGGTGCCATTCCCTTGCTTGTAAGAGGTCCGTAGGTTGCCCGTAAGCAACCGTCCAAGGTTGTGCTTCAGCACATCCTCGTAAGACCATTCCCCTGCGGTGACGCCCCGACGCAGGTCGAGAATGTCCTCGGAGGCGATCTCATCCGCATACCGCCCATCAGGTCGGAAGTTGAAGAACTGGATCGAGGTGCCTGCGACATGAGGAACCGCCATGGTTCCGAATCGCCCCCGGCCATGGATAGCCGAGGCCCCTGTGGGGTCAGCGATCTGGATGGTCCCACCAGACACGTCCACGCTTTCGATGACGATGATCTCGTCATCCAGCATGAGGGCCATGGAAGTCCAATCAATGTTCGTGTTGTCGAGTCCTGAATCCGAAAGTCCGGTCACCGCGATGTTGCCCACACCGTCAGCAGCAAGATCAGCCGTGAGGGTGACAGGCTTGAAGCTGCGCGTGGCTTCTACGGGAGTGGTAATCGAAGCAGAGGTGGGGTTGCGGTTGAGGCTCCCATTCTGGTTGGCATTTCCCGAAGAGGTCACGGCCACGAAAGGGTTGGTGTTGCGCCGGAAGATGGCACACACAGGGATGGCATAGGAGTAGCCATCCACCGTTCCCAGATCCGTGCGGCTCGTGGAGTCTCCGTTGCCGGAACGCCAGAGCCCCTTGTCACTCAAAGTATCCCCCATGTTCGTCCACGCATAGCCCGTAACGGCTTCCGTCATGGCTCCCTGGGCGACGACATTGGGGTCATCCAAACCATCCGGGTATTGGGCGAGGTCAACCGAGTCCCCCAGACCTGTGCCGCTTCCGACGACACGGAGACGGTATTGCAACTGGCACCGCTCGGTCGTCTCAAACCCGATAGCCGGGTCTTCCATCTCATCCGTGACGTTGGACCCACCATACTCGGTGTTTCCGAAGCGGTAGATGGTACTCGCAGAGGGCTTATTGCTGGTGCTGGGGTTCGGGGCGATCTGCGCCATCCAAACTTCAAGGAACACGAAGTCGATGCGGGCATCAGTCGAGGGGGGTGGCCAGAGATTGATACGGTTGGACTCGTCGCCGTCCGAGACTCCCGACCCTGTGATGGGCAGAACCCAGCCATTCACATTGGCCCACATAATCGGGTGGTCATCTGTCGCGGTGGTACGTCCCATCTTGAACCAGTTTGACCAACCGGTGGATGTCACGAAGTCCATGTCTGCACCCATGGGGTCCAGTAGGAACCCCGAGTGCATCTGGGAGCGCACGATGTTCGCCGCCCGCTCCCAATCAACCTGTGCCATCAGGTTGAGTTCGGAATCAAGCGGCGGCTTCGATGCTTGCCATACGACAGTCTGGAACTGCCGTTCCAGTGCCGACAAGGTTCGGCTAACGCCGCTTCCGAAATCCTGTGCCATGATCTTTATCTCCGAAGATGATGCCGAGCCGAGGCGTGCCTCACCCTTACCCCCGGAGGGCTCATAGCCGGACTACCGGCGACGGGGTGCATCAATCTCTGCCAGCTTGCGTCGTGCCGTTTCTTTCTGATGGTCCGAAACGGACGGATCCCGTAGAATCTGGCGATACATCCCCTTGCGGGCATCTGCCCAACGACGGTGTGTATCCCCTTGGAGGTCATGGATAGAGAGGTGGCGCATGGGTTAGAGGGGGGCCAAGAGGTCGGGGAAGAGGACACAGAAGCCCAAAACGTAAATCTTGTCCTCCCCGGTGTTGAGAAAAGCAATACGGAGTTCAGTCCCCGCATTGATGAGGTCGATGGGCTCCAAATATGGGATGCGATACCAAGACACCCCGTCGTCTACGCTCGCGTAGACCAGCAACGAGGCATCTTCGCGGTCGATTTCTTGCAGGCTCACGAGAGCAGGGGTGTTCTCACCCGCTGACGGCCCTTGGCTGGCGGATACCTGATCTGCGGAGGTGTTCATCCGAGCCACCTTCCACCACATCATCACTTCATCGGTGCCGGGGTGGCTGACGACCGTGGACAGGCCAGCGGGTGCTGCTCCCAACGTCACTATCGTTGACGTGGATGGGATAGGTCGCAACTGGACTCGGGTGTTGACCACGGGGTCAATCGTAGCCAGCACGAAGGTCGAGAACGAGTTGGCCCCGTCATTGATAGCAGCCACAATGTCAAGCGCGATGGCACTCGTTGGGGCGGCGTTGTTGTAGTTATCGGAACCCGGAGTGCGAACCCCAGCTACCGCCGCAAGAGGGAACCCCGCAATCGAGATCGTGGATGCTGCCGGTGGTGAAGCCGTCACGTCGATGTAGAAAGGGTTGTAAGGCCAGAGGTCGATCACCTCGGTAACGAGTGACCCGTAGACAGGGGAGGCACGGGTCATTGACCGAGGAAGGATCGCCATCGAGTTCGGCACCATCCCCACGGGTGCGGCAGCAGCACGGCCCATCTGGCAGCGTGGGGCGGCATTGTTCAGCGGTATGAGGCTCGTAGGAAGGACGGGGGTGGTATTGGTGGTGGTTGGCTGCGGAGTCGGGACCGTCAACGAGAACGTCGCGGGGTCTTCGTTGTCCAAGTAGAAGTTGTAGAGGATGTGCTCATACATCGGGTAGCGGATAAGGAACTCGGCACCCGTCCGCGACGAGATGGAGTTGATGTCCTCTTGCGGGAAGTAGAAAGAGTCTGCGTCGATGGTAAGAGCGGCCCCTTCCGGCACCTGAAAGATGAACTGCCCATTCGTCGTGGTAGACGAACCGAACTCTGGTGTCGAATCAGTGCGAACGATCCGGCCACCGGGATCAACCGCCGTGGTGTCGTGACTGGCTATGTCAGTAAAGATCCGCATGTCCTATTCCTTCTTGCTGTGCTTCAAGTTCCGCTTGGCCTGATGCTCTGCGATCTTGGCCGAGGCCGGAGCCGTGCCAATCGCTTTGATCGAGGTGCCGGTAATCCTCCCCCCCGTCTTCGCGATGCCCTTGTAGTCCACGGTGGAGGCCACGCCTTTCTCGGCTTCCACCGACACTTTCCCTCGGGCTCGGGCAGCCTCAAACTTGTCATTCTGGACCACCTGCCACCGTGGGTTCGCGACTGGCGTGGTGGTGGTAGTAGAGGTGCGAAAGATGCTGATGTGGGAGAGGTCGGTTTTGAGGACCGAGGAATCCAAAGCTGCGGGGGGCGTTCCGTTGAAGTACGACCCCGTGACCCCAGTGGAGTTGGAGGTCACATAGCCCGCAAGGCGACTCTGGAGACTTGGGTGTTCCAGTCGTGTTTTTGGGGCAACGATGATGAAACCCTTGGGGGCCTTGGAGTCAATCAGTTGGATGAGTTCACGGTCACCAACGTAAGCGGTGTCATCGAAAAGACAGCGCACGGATACGATGAAGTCCCAGTCCCCCGCCACTTCCGTCAGATACTCCCAGAGGTTTGCGGCTTCGATAGAGAGGGTGACGGCGTTCTGGGTCACCGCTGCCTGTTCGGCCAACTCCAGAGAGAGTTCCAACCCTTCGTACTGCACCCCAGGCTTTGCGGCTGCCAAGAGGTGCCCCAACTCGCCGTCGCCACAACCGATCTCCAAAACCTTGGTGACCCCAGCCGGGATGAGGGAGATGACCCCGTTGTAGATGGCGGTCACTTCTGCCTCGTCCCATTCCTTTTCCCAACCTGTGAGCCGAGGATCCCCGGCAGCGTAGGGTTTGTCTTGAATGGCGATGTATTTCAGGACTGTTTCTTCGACCGACAGCATGTCCCCTCCTATCAGTAGTTGCTGTTATGGTGGGTGTTGTCGGCGGTTGCGCCTTGCCACGAGACACCAGCCAGCCAGTTATCGTCATTCCCCGTGTCCTCACAGCGATTGTCATGGACGGTCTTGTGAGTGGGCTCACCTACGCCCGCCCAAGTGTTCACCAACGGCCAAGCGGCGTTCTGTCCACACTTGCCGTCTGTCACGACGCTATAGGTGAGTGTGCCCCCTCGTGCGTCGTTGTCGCAAACCCACCAACCTGTTGACGGTCCCGGTAAATCATCCTTGGCGAGCCCGAAGTAGTAGTTGCAGTGTTCACCCGCCAGATACACAACACTCTGGTTGCCCACGACACGCACATCCTTCACCGTGGATTCGTTGCCTTGCGCTCCAGGGAAAGCAATCCCAATGTTGCAGAAAGGCTCATCGTTGTCCGCGATGTCAGTCATAAAGGAAGCACTCGCCTGAACTTGGTTGCCAGACACCGACCACAACGAGCACGCTGATGCGTTATCCCAGGCACACCTACCGATGGTGAAGACCCCATACTCGGAGATGTTCCGAATCTGGTTCCTGTCCACAGAGATTTCGGAAACATTGTTGTCTGCCAGGAAATAGGTGATGATTCCCGAACTCTTCGTGTCATACGAGGTGTCGGTCTGGTAGACCTTGTTGTCAGAAATGTTGACCATCCGACAGACTTCACTGTTGGCCAGAAAACCACCCACCACCAGAACCCCCGAACCAGGGTCGTTGTTTGTCCCGATAGCCGGAGAGTTGATCTGGTTGCGGCACACACTCAACCCCAAGATGGACTCGCCACTGATGGGGAGGGTTGGGATGAGGAAAAGGAACTCTGTGGCGACGATATGGATGCCATACATCATGGCTTCGATGACGTTTTGATCAGACACCGTTCGATGGCCGCCGATGAGGTTGTCGTCAACGGCCATCTGCTTCATAAATGCAGTAGGGTTGTCAGCATCGGCACGGATACCGTAACCGTAGTTGTCGATGTTGTTGCGAGAGATCGACCCCTCCACCCACTGACCCGCCTGTCCCGTCTGCTTCACGAAGATGCCCTCGGTGGAAGACAACCCGGCAGACGCGGGAACATGGCGTACTACGTTGTCGTTGACGCGCCACTGCTCAATATGGTCGCCCGAAACCTCGATGTGGACACCGTGCTGCACGGAATCTGAGATGTTCGTGACGTTGTTGTTCGACACACTCCAGACGCGGCTGTCTCCCCCACTCGCCATGTAGATTCCTTTCCGACTGGCCGCCTGGATCTGGTTCCTATCCACATGGGTATTGAAGTTGACCGGGGCGACGGCCACATAGATGCCCGTATTCATCCCGTCCTTCTCATTGGGGTCGCCCATGAGGTTGTTGTCGCAGATGCGAACATTGTGGGAGTTGTCCCAGCCAGCCGCGTCCACGAAGATGTAGGTGAGCCCATTGTCTCTTGGCCCCACCTGGGCGATGGTGTTGCGGCTCACCGAAAAGTTCTTCGCGTCACCAGGGTTCCCCGGTGCGGGGACGTGCATCCCAAGTTCAATCACCGGCTCACCCGAAGTTGCCGTCACGTTGAAGATGGTGTTCCCGTCGATGAGGACATTGGCTGCCGAGTCAGTTGCGCTGTCGCCACCCAAGAGGCAGACGATACCTTGTTCCCCCATTTCGCGGAGTTCGTTGTCCCTGATGGTCAAACCAGCGATGGTGGCTTCATACACATGGGCCATGATCCCACGCGGAGTGGTGTAAATCTGGTTCCCCGAGACGGACAAGCTACGGATCTCACCCACGGCGCTGGCGTTGCTCGCGTCAAGGTAGAAAGCCGAGTAGAAGCCCCCGGAAATGATGTTGTCCTTGATGGCAACATCCTTCACATACTGGACGCTACTTACAGGTTTGATCAGGCAACCAGTGGCTCCCCCGATGAGGGTGTTCCCCTGGACTTGGATGCCAAACAGGACAGGCTGAACCCCGAAGCCATCCATGTCGAACCGGACAGGGTTGTGGCCCGTATCCGCAGATACGCAAGTGATATGGTTGTTGCTGACGGAGCAGTCCGAGAGCGAAGCACCGGAGTTGTGAAAGAGCACCCCACCTACCATGGCGTTCCCGTCCACGATAACGTCGCTTACCGAGTTGTCGCTGCTGTTCTTGTACTCGGACCTGACGATAAGGCCGTACCCATCTCGGTTCACGACCCCGGTAGCCTGCAACGTGTTGGAAACAACCTTCAACTTCTCCAACTGGAAGTCAGCGAAGTCCATGACCACCACATCCCGCACACTCCCCGATTTGGACGAGATGATCTCGTTCCCAGAGATCGAGACTTGCGTCCATGCCCCTACGGAGGCTTCCGATGTAGCATCAGCGGAGAAGTACACGATAGCGGGATAGGAGTCCGTCCCTTCGCCCACGATGACGTTGTTATCGACATTGAGGATGTTCACGGGCATCCCGCCAGTGATCCACCGAATCCCTTGGGAGAGAGTGCCCAGATTCCAGTTTCTCATGGTGTTCCGGCTGATCTGGAAGTTGATAAGGCCGGAGGGCCACCATGCGTTTCGGGCTCCCGTTCCCCTGACGTAGATCCCATTGGTGTAGGGTTGGCCAACCGAGAGTTCCAGTTCACTGATCTCGTTGTCGTTGACGTAGATGTTGGCCGCCGCCAGTTCGGTGCCCACCCCGCCAAGACCGTTGAAGTCCAAGTAGACACCAAAGTCAAAGCCGCCGATGATCTTGTTGGAACTGACGCTCCCGTCCACAACAGCGCACGCCGCCGTGGCGCTGGAATCGGCCTTCACCCAGAGGCAACGCTGTGTGTAGCTGTCTCCGGGGTCTGCCCCGTGAAGGGTGTTCCCAACCACCCGGAAAGAGTCGAGCATCACAAAACCTACTACGGCATCGGCAATAATCTGAATGTCAATCCCGCTCAACAGATAGTGGTTCACGATGTTGTCGCGAACGGTGAGGTCAAACATGTCCGCACAACTGAAGAGGCCCACACGGATGCCCTCTACGAGATTCCCCCCCACTCTCGTAATGGTATTGTCTGCGATCAGGACATTCCGCACCCTCATGGGGCTGTCCCCAACGAGGCGCTTCACCAAGAAGTTGATGCCGAAGGAGTCGGTAAGCGCCCCCGTTTGAAGCACGTTGCCCACGATGTTGAAGTTGGATCTCTCGATCCCCACCGTGTCGTTGACGGTATAGACGCTGATGCTCTCGGCTTCCCCAACTCCTTGCGTGATACAACCAGTGCTCATGTTGGACTCGATGGTCAACACCTCACAATCGACTGCCAGGATGGGACGTGGGTGTACGTCCGTCAAAGCCAGACCGGGGGAAGCCCCGATCCCGTCCAACTTGTTGCCTTGAATCGTACACTTCTTGTACCACTCGATGCCGATGCCAATGGAACCAGAAAAGCTATCGGCCACGAGAGCAGCGTCGTTGGCGATGTTCGCCATGACGTTGTGAGCAATCAGCAGGTGGGAGCCCTCATTCGTCTCCTCTCCTCTGGCGAGGATTCCGTTTTGAGCCCTGTAACCAGTGTTTCCAGTGATCGTTCCCCGACTCGGAGGATTCACGGTAGTAGAGTTGGAGAGCACGATAAGTGCTCCCCCATACGCCGCTGGGTCACCCGCGAGGAAGAGGTCAATCGTGTTGTCAGACACCGTGAAGTCGCTGACCGTGTTCTCCAACTCGATACCTGCAAGGGTGGTGGCCTGGATGGTGTTCCCGCTAATGGTCACGTTCGTAGAGGGAGTATTGTCCGCAAGAAACTCACCAACGTAGATACCGGTCGTGGATTTTCCCCTTCCGCGCACGGTGTTTCCGGTGATGGTGGAGTGGGATGCTCCCACCAGATTGATGAGAGGGGCCGCACTGGGACCGACGGAAGGACCATCAAAGGTGTTGCCTGTGATGGTCGTGTTCTCCGCATAGTAAACCGTCAGGGTGTTCCCGTTCAGCACGTTACCTGTGATGGTCGTGTTCACCGCCCAAGCAGTGGGGGTTCCCGCGACGTAGATTCCCTTCCCGAGATCGGGATCTGCCTCATTCAAGAACCCCTCGATGTAGCAACCCGTGATCTGCAAGTCCAGTTGGGTAGCCGCTGACGCAGGGACTCCAGTCAAGGCTCCAACGACGATGCCATAGGGGTTGAACCCACCACCCCAGTTGTTTCGGATCGCCCTGATGTGAGTGTTGGAGATCCCAACCCGCTTCACATCATCCATCCAGATGCCCGCTACCGCGTCATTGTCATCGAGTTCGATGACGCAATCTGAAATCTGAATGTCCTGGCCAATCCCGCCCGCATCGTACTTGATGCCGTTAGCACACTTCTCGATGCGGGTTGTCTCGATGCGAACGTCCGTCAGGCTTTGGGCCAGGAAGATCCCATCGGACCAATCCTCCATCGTGCAACCGGAAATGACGAGGTTCTGGCCCTCCCAGGCCCAGATTCCCTGGATGCCCGCCGCAGCGGAGCCAGGACCGACAAAGGTACACCCAAGCACCTCTGCCCGACGAGGTTGGCGCAACTCCAGCCCAGTGATGGTGGCGTTGACGATGGTGTTGTTCATCCAGAACTGCGTGACCCCGTGGGGACCGGTAGACCGCAGCACAATAGCCTTCGTGAACGTCTTGGCGTTGTAGATGTCGAAAAGGCATGAGTCGATACGGACCTTCCCCAGATCCCCTACTCCATCCGCATAGATCCCTTGGATACCAGCCACATCTGTCTGGAAGGTGATGTTGCGGAAGGAAACGTGCCCACCATCCACTGCGTTGGGGATCTCGATGAGTTGCGAGCCCACGAACCCAGCCTTGGCACGGATGATTCCTTCACCATCCCCGACAAACTCCACATGCTCGGAAGGAACCACCAAGGTAGCTTCCAGTTCATGGAGCCCACGCACGAGAATGGTTCCTTTCTCCTCCTCGGAGGTGCCGGTGTCCCCATAGAACTCCATCCAGAACATCGCCGCGTTCAGAGTGGCGAAACACCCCTCTGACCACGCATCGACATTCTCGCCTTGACGAGAGGAGTAGAGCACCTTCCGGTCAAGGTTCCGCACGAAGAAACGAGCGTCTTGGTAGGCCGTAATGACCCCACCTGCGACAGTGATCTTCGCCAGCATCACATGTTCGATCTCGGGTGAATCACTCTCGACCTGGGGGGGAGCCCCCGTGGTGTACTGGAGGGTGCGATAGTCCGGGCTGCCGGAGTAGGTGTCGCAGTAGACGAAGTAGTCATTCGCCCCTGTAGGCAACGTGATCGTCAGCCCACTCGCGTCAAAGACGTGTCCCCCGATGGCAATCTCGGTGGTGGTTTCCAGGGTCAGTGTGGTTCCCCCTGTGGGAAGCCCAGCCTTGACCTCATTGAAAAGACCGCCTCGGATGAGTCCGTTGAGCCGTCCTGCGGAGTAGCCTCCACAAAGTTCTTGGAGTGCGCCTTCGACCTCATCGGAAATGTAGCAATCTGCCTCATCCACGATCCCAATGGAAGAAGCCATGTGGGCGCGGCTGGGGTCATGGATATGAACGCGGAGAGGGTCTGCATCTCGCTCGGGATACCGGAACGAGTTGTCCTCGACGGTTCCCTCGGGAGCGAGGCCCTTTCCAACGGCAATCTGTCCTGGGTCTACTTTACGAGGCATTGATCACTCCGAGGCCAACAGGAGAAGACCACGAGTGCGGTACACCGCCGCGCAAGTCTCGTTGTCGGTGCTGGTAAACCGAACCACGTTGTCTCCATCTAATAGGGCGTATCGACTGACTACCACGAGAAGAACCTCTCCCTTGCGGAAGTACACCGTGTCCACGGTGGCTTGCGCGAGGAAGGGGAACCAAACCTTGTGGGTAGCCACCCCTGACAAGGGCTGTGCCATAGCAGTCGGTCGGTAAGCGGTGGGATCCCCAGACTTGTAGTGGGCTCGGAAATCCGTATCCCAGTCCAAGTTGGAGAAGGCCAAATCAGTGTTGGGGTCAACGGGAACCATCTGGTGAAGGTTGAGAAGCCCTGTCTCCGCGTCGAAGTCACCGACGCTGATCTTGGCGAGACTCATCAAGGCCCATTCCCCCGGAAAGGCGGGAGAGCCCCCCGTCGTCAGGTCTGCGTTTACCGCGATCTGGTCGGACGGGTTGTTGTAGGGGTACGGCAGGTCAACGGACCCCACCGAAACGGTATCGGTCCACAGGTCACGAGACATGACCAGGGGACGTAGGGTCAGCGGGTCAGGAAGTGGGATACTCGCCGGAGCGCCCGCCTGCACGCCTACCGTCTGGGGGGCATTGGAGCGGTAATAAACACTGACCTGATAGCGCGGGCCAGGGCTACTGAAGTTCGGGACCGGATCTTGGGCAAAGTATTCGATGTTGCAGAGGCTCTGGGCTGCCGTGAGGCCAGCCTGGACTTGCAAGAGCCGGGAAGATGATCCCCAGTAAGTGCTGGTTACGTCCACCAGATGGTTGATGGCAGGGCCAGGATTACCGACCTCGGTGACCGTCGTAAGGGCACTCTTGTTGCCGTTCAAACGTCGAGGGAGTTCCAATAGGAGAGCGGTCTGGCTCACCACCGAGTCAGAGATTGGATCCCCCGAAGCTGGAACAGTCAACCCATCATTGGCCACATACTCCATCCCCAGTTCCCGCTTCCCTGTACGGAACTGCGGGTCCATGAGGTCTTCCCAATCGGTAGGTCGCTTGGAAGTGTCGTTCTCCAAGCCTGCGCCATGGTAGATCGTCACGGTCGGGTCTGCCGAAATGACCTCATCGGGGGTTGCGGAGGAGCCGGAACCAACGGGATAGGTGATCTCCAACTCCACATAGATGCGTCGAGCGGACGTGCCCACAGCAAGAGGGCATAGGTCGTAGTTGGCTGCCCCACTGACCCCACCGTTGGCCTGGAGGATGTTCTCGGCCAAAGTGATCTGGATGTGGGGTGTCCCCATCCCTTGAATGAGGTCAATCTCTACGTCCTGTGAAATGGGAGCCCCATAGTTCCCGTCATCGTGGGTGACCGCCAGGACGTTAGTGATCTTGGTTCCCACAGGCCACAGGTTAGTCACGAAATCGGGTGCCCCGGTAGGAACCCAGTTCCCCAGACCTGTCGCATCGAGATTGTCCAAGTCGATGTTGATTACCGACCCTTGTGCCCACCCCGCTGCACTGGGGTTCATAAAGAGGCCCGGATTGGCAGCAGAGGCAGCGGTAGGGATAATCGGGAAGATTCGTCGTTCCACGACTGACTGGTCACCGAAGCGGCGACGGATATGGTCCCAAGTCCCAATCGTCTCCCCACGCACCGTGTCTGTGTCTCCGATCTCGTTGCAGACGAGGTAAACCGAGGACACATCCCCGGAACCCCCGCCAAGTTCGGTGACCCCTTGGGTGTCGATGGCCCAGGTACGAGTAGTGCCGTCAAGCAGCGCCGTCATCTGGGATTCCAGTTCGGCTTTGAGGTCTACACCACCGGGAGAGACATGCCTCCGTAGGTCGAGAAGATCCCCCCTGACGATAGCGTCATGGAAGTTGCGGTCAGGCCGGTCGGACGTATCCACCGGGATGGACCCGATGCCGTTGGTGTTGGTGTAGAGCGCATGGGTGGCTGCGAGAGCCCCATTGGTGTTGTTTACCGGCGCAAAGCCACCGGTAGTAGTCGCGTCGTTGCGTCGGAAGATGAAGCAGATCGGGATGGCGTAAACGTAGCCCGTGACCGTTCCAAGGGCGGCGGCGGCCTGTGCCGTCCCATCTCCTGCGATGAACAGCCCATTGTCCACGGTGTCATAGGACACAGCCGAGTTGACTGCGGTGTCCACATTAGCGACCGTCACATGAGATAGGGTGACGTTGGTCCCAGCCACAGCGGGAACGATGGTGACGATCCCCGAGGCCGACGAAGCTGCCACGGTTGCCACCGATGCCGTGATGGTAGCTGTGAGGTTGGTGGCCATGGTGGCCGGAACCCCAGAGGAAATGTCGAACTCACCAGCGGCAGGTGCGCCGTTCACAGCGGTCAGCACGGTGCCATTCACGGTGATGGTGTCGCCCGCTGTCATGGCCCCGCTGATCTCAACGTAGGCCAGAACTGTTGTCCCGTCAGCCGGGATGAACCGGTATCGGTTCACAGGAATAGCCTGGGTGCCCTGGGCTTCCAGTTCCGGGTTGCTGAAACCGTTTTCGGTCTTGAAGTTGACTGCCTCGGCCTGTCCAGTGGCTCGGACCCGATACTGGATCTGAACACGCTTGGTGGACTCGGTTCCGATGGTGGGGTCAGCAATCGCTCCCAGCAAGTTCACACCCGCCGGAGCATCCACATTACCGTTCCGGTAGATGGTGCTCTGGCTTGGCTTGTTGGGAGTATCGACACCGCCCGTGAGGAACCCACCCAGAGGGTTGAGGGTGAAGTCTGCGGGTGCCGCTGTGCTGAATACGACGGCGTTGCCCGCAGCCCCAGCAAAAGCATCGGTCGCCCGCAAGTTGACTTGTTCCGCAGTCGTCACATCGATCTCTGCGGTCACAGTCGCCGCGAACCCGTTGGCCACATCGTTGATCGCATCACGAATGTCAGCCGCGATGGCGGCTGCATTTGGACCCGTACCGTTGTAGTCGTTGGCCCCCGAGGTGCGGGGTCCAGCAGCATCGGTGAGGTTCACCCCTCCGATGTTGATGGTGCCCGTCACGGTGTTCTGGATCACCAAGATGGTCCCAGAGGCGTGAGGGGAATGGCTCACAAGCGCCTGGAATACCTCTAAAAAAACGAAATCCGTGCGCTTCACATCGGGGGGAGCACCCCCATTGACCGGCGCTGAATCCAACTGGATGAGGTTGAGTCCCTTGGTTGTCGTGCCCGTGTACTCAACGGTGATGGGCATGTTGGCGACAAGAGCCGTCCGCTTACTCATGTAAAAGGCGTTGGTCACGAAGTCGGCATCCACCGGGGCAGGGAAGTCGAAATCTCCCTCCTCGGCAAATGGCACTGGTCCCCGTAGAAAACCCGAGGGGGTTTCTCGATCCTGAACCAGACGGCGAAGTTCTCGGTTGATCTCCTGGGAAAGATTGAGTTCGGCATCCAGCACGGGCTTCCCGCTCTGGTACACCGCCTCATCCCAGGAGTGCTCCCCTGGTGAGAGATACCGGGAAACCGTCGATCCAGTAAAGTATTTATCTCGGATGGCCATTCAACTCTCCATCAAGGGCTACCCTACCCGGAAGTGTGGGTACATCATTGACGCACCCGCGTTCCACGGGGGAGTCGTTTAGTGACCGGCACCCGAGGAGTTGTTCGCGCAACCCTGATACGCGGAGCAGACGTGTTGCCAGCGTTTGCTTTCTTGGTCGCGTTCTTGTTCTTGCGGCAGCCGCATCCCATAGGAGCCTCCAGCTACGGAGTGGCGATAGAGGGGCTACCGACGGGGAGAGTCCACCCCCCCTCAACTTTTTGCTCCCAGGGGGGTTCAACTCCCCCGTGCTTCTCCGTATAGGGCTACACCCCGACCCTTTAGGAGAATCATGGGAAAGCCTACCGCCACCGTATCCGTCCAAGACGGGCTTGAAGTTCGTCTCAAAGAAGACGAGTGGACCCCATGGGTTCCAGGCGGGAGAAGTACCGATGAGATGAGGGCTCCGGTCTTCCGCAACAGTCGATATATCGTCCATGTCTACCCCCCCAGGAAACAGAGTCCGGGGTTCCCCCGCATCATTCATCTGTCCATCCGCCATGTTTCCAACCTCGCTATCACGGATTTCCGCGACTTCCAGCGCATCAAGAATGAACTTGTGCATCCCGAGGCCGAGTCCATCCAGATTTTCCCCGCTGAATCCAGGCTTGTGGACTCCTGCAACCAGTACCACCTCTTCACCTTCGTCCCTGATGACTTCGATCCGAGATACCCCGACAGTGCATCGTGGGAAACCGCGATGATCCCTATCGGATACTTCTACGGCAGAGATGTGGTTTCCACCCCCCACAGCGAAGGGGCTCAACAAAGGCCCCTCCCCAGCAAAGGCAACTGATCCCAACGCCGGAAAGCCCGGAAGAAAGCCAGGAACCGATAAAGTAAAAGGAAGGAACATCCATGGACCCCGAAATCCGAACTGTGAGCATCCATCGCTCTCTACCTGACAAGAGCGATATGGACATTACCGTAGCCTTCGTCCTTGAAGGAAGGTGGGCCATCACCCACATCCTCGATGAATATGGAAATGAGATCATCCTGACCGAAGCAGAGGAAGCGTTAGCGCACTCCCTGGTTGAGTCCGGGGTCGATGAAACGGGCCGCTAAACCTCCCCACCACCACGGAACCCATCATGTCAAAAGGAGTCCCCGCCGTCGGAGCCGGTTGTTCTGACCTATCCCCCCAAGAGCACAAAGAGATGATGGGGTTCCTGGCCCTGTTTGCCAACACAGCGCCCCCCACGCCCCCCGTGGTCACACAAGCCACAACCCCCAACGTATGCGGCCACCGAGAAATAAGGGGCGGGGAGAATCCCCTCGCACACCTCCCCCCACCCTTCTGCGAAATCCGATCCGTGAAGTGGGTTGGGGGGGAGCATCACGGGTTAGCTGGTGATGGAACCCTGGTTGCACTCCTCCCCAATCTGGTAGCCGAATCTCTCCGCAACCACCTCTTGCGCGGGGCTGGGTGATGGAGTGGGTGGCCGACCACATCTGAAGTAGAGCGGTTATTTCCTAACCCCAACCCTAAACCCCCATCTGGCTCACGCCGGGTGGGGGTTTTTTGCGTTCAGCCCTCAAAAGGAAAGGGCTCAACCACGACGAACCCATGGGGGGACGCGCCCCCCTCTTTGGGGGGAAGCCCCAAGACGTAGGCGAAGATCGTACCGAGATCGGGGGAGTCAGTTGAGAAATCAAAGTCCATGGGGCCTCCTCATCAGTTGGCGGATCTGATGTACCCGCTGGTCACAACGGTAGTGGTGGGAAGTTGGCTGCCGCCAACGAGAATGAACTGGAACCCGTCCAGTTGTGCGCCCCCTCCCAGGAGGGACCGTTTGCTGAAAAACCCGGTCGCAGGGTTGGGTTGGAAAGCAACCCCGTTGCTTAGGGCGAAGGTAAGCTCTCGTGCCGATGAAATACTCACTTGATTGGTCGTAGGGGGTGCATCTACTTGGGCATGGCACAGGCCCACAAAACTGTTTGAGGTGTCGTTGACCGCATCTCGGATGTTTGCCACCGTCTCCGCAGCATCGGCCCCAATCAGAAACTCGTCTGTTCCAGGGGCCGCAGAAGCAGTAAGGGGAAGGCCCGAGAAGGTGATGGTGTCCCCTGCCACGATGGCAGCATTGTTGAGAACAGTGACCACCCCGAACCATGTGTTGGCACCCCATGGTCCCAGACGCGAGACATTCACGGTAGCGCGGTCCACCATCGTATAGGCGCAAGCCCCGTGGCCGTTCCCCGTAGGGACTCCATCGGGGTTCGGATCTATCGTGGGGTCAGCGTAGGTGGGAGGTACGTTGTCCCCGAGGAGAGTCTGGATGGCGAGGTCTTCCTCGCGGGGAGTCACATCCTCCAGACGCAGGACGAAATCTTGATTGATCCCCATCCCCCCCTCGGGCGGCAGCCCGGAAGGACCGCGCTGGTTGGGGTACAAAATCGCCGTACCCGGCCCGAGGTTCCCTCCCAGGACGAACCCGCCTGACGCGACGAGAACCGTAGCAGGGTCGAAGTGCGTGGACGATCCCTTGAAGACGGGGGAAGACCCACCCCAAGGACCGGCTGGGCCTTCGGGGACGGTGAAGTCATCGACAGTGAAATGGCCGTCTATCCCGATGTGGGAGAGCCCTGCACCCGGACCCGGACCATCGCAGATGGTGGAGAGATGGACACTCTCCCCGTCTTCCGTCTCACAAAACTGGAGGTCCGCGTAAAGGGACTCTTCCGTTTCGGTGAAGGTGACAACGCGGTACGGGTCATTGAGGACCATTGACTCCGCAGAGTCCAGCACATCCGCTGGGTCATTGATCTCGCTGCCTGCCTCCACCGCACGAGTAACAGCCTCATCCCGACCCGTCGGGATGGGGGGAGTTCCCTCGTTGAGCACCGTGACCGACTCATCAATGGGCTGGGAGCAGAGATAGGTCTTGGTGACAGGCTTCCCGACGACAAAGGTGACGGTGACGGCGTGCTCATCGGAAGGGAGAGGGCTCGTGGACTGAAACTTTAGATACTGCGTATCACTGTCGAAGTCCCAATCTGCCGGTGCAACGATGCTCCCATCCACTTGGACGACGAACACCCGATCAGCGTAGATGGCACTGTCTGGGATGTAGACAGAGTACGGTGACCTCGATGTGATCACCCTTGTCTCTGGGGTGGCATCGAGGTTGTACTCGCCGGAGGTCAGCGTGACGGCTTGGTTGAGGACCATCCCTTGCGGGGCGACCCCGAAGCCATCTGCGGCTCCCCGAATCCGGTAACGAACCGAAGCCCATCTTTGCTGGGTGATGGCTTTACGGTTGAGTGCCCCAAAGGTTACTGATCCACGGGCTGCCTCATAGGACGGGAGATCGCGATACTCGACATTGATCCAAGCCGCCGATGGATCTGTCGTCTCTGTGATGAAGTCCTCGGAGGCCCCTGGGGGCAACGGAAGATCCGGTCGATAGACCGACACGCCCCATGTGGGGTCAAGGAAAGCCCGAACCCGACAGTGATCGCGCCAGTCCATCTCCTCCACCGTGACGGCGGGGTTGGAGTTCGGGAGAGTCGTCCCGTCTGTACGCGGGATGCGGTACGAGTCAAGGTCAGTGTCGTCCCCTCCACGGAGGAGCACGCCGAAAGTGCGAACCAGCTTCGTCCCTGTTGGGGCTACGGCCCGGAGAGGCACCACATGGAAGGAACCAAGGGTGACCGCACACGCACCCGTCCCCAGGAAGCCCAGGAAGCCCGTGAGGTAAATGTTGGGGGCTTCCACGGCAAGCTGGGAGAACCCCACCATCGGGGTTGAGCCAACCACCACATCATCAATGACAAGGACCACGAGGTCTGCGACAGGATCACACAGCACCCGATAAGTGTGGGCTGCTTTGTCGTCCCAGGCATAAGCAAAGGACTGTACCAACACACCGTCGCGGTCCCGTAGATCAACGGTGCCTGTGCCCAGGGTCAGAACTACTTTGCGCTCTACTACGCTGGCTGGAAGACGGAAGCTACCCCCCAAAGCGATACCGATCCCGTAGCTCCCAACGGTATGGCTCTCGACCGAGAACCTTCCCTCGATGATCGCCCCCTCATCCACATAGGGGAGTGGATCAACTCCTGTGTTGGTCCACTCGGCCACCTGCCCCGTGGCTTTGGTGAACTGGAGGGTTTGCCCACGCACAAAGGGGTTGGGAACCGAGTTGATGTTCGATGCCAACCATCCCGCACTCGCGGGTGCCTGGAGCCCCGACAGAGAGACGTTGGGCCGCACAGGAAGCAACTCGTTGGGGTTCCCCCCTGTCTGGAGATAAATCAGCGTGTTGACGAGGACTTCTCGTTGCCCATCTCGGAGGCGGAAGGTGGCATCTCCAGCCCCCAGAATGCCGGACTCCACCCTGAAGGTAGCCTCCGAATCAGTCCTGACCTTGGAGGTCAGGAAGGGCTCAACTCGCTCGTAGGCAAACTGCAAGGGGATGGAGGTGTCCCCGGAAGTGCTTTTGAGAAGCACATGGTCACCACTGGCATCCACCTCTGCGTAGCCGAAGTCTCCTATGATGTACCAAGGATCGTTCGGGTCATCCTGGGGCAGCGTTCCCATCTCGGTGAGAGCCGTGATGCCCTGTGCCGTATACTTCTGTAGGGCAGGGGTGACGGAGTATTGGGTCAGATCCCAGATCGAAGTGGACGTGGCCCGACGGGACACACTTCCCCAAAAGAGAACCCCTTTCTCGGTTGCGGGGAGGAGGAGGGCGCTTTGGGCTGGGAAAGGAGCGACCTCGGCCACATCCGCGATGAGCCCCGCAATACCTCCTCCCAGGTGTGCCTGTGCCGACCCAGTGGGAAAATCACAGTAGAGGCGGAAAGAGATGAGGTCGGTGGCCCAAGGAGTCTCAAAGTACACCTTGAAGGAGCCCGAGCCGTATTCCGTGACGTTGGCGGGGAAGGAAGTTGTTATCGTGACTTCAACGTCGAGAGTGTCGGAGTCCAGATCAAGCCCGCACTCTGCGATGGTGTAAACCCCCGCCTGCGTCCCAGACGCAATACGGAAACGGTCCCCTGACTCGATTCCTGACGGCAGATCCGCATAAGGCACCGTAAAGGTGGTCTGGGATGTGCCTGTACCTGTGACGGACGGCCCAACTTCCCACCCCTCCTCCAAGTGCGCCTTCGTGGCATCAAGCAGGACACCCACATGAGACACACCATCAATGACCAAGGCTCCAACGAGGACAAGATGCGCCCCATCATGGAGGCCCAAGGCAACGCCTGTGAACACCCCGTCCGCGACGTAAGACACAACACGGAAACGAGCGGTGTCTGTGACTGATGTGGTGATCGAGAGGTCTGCCTCTCGCTTGTAGAAAGCGGCGGTTCCAATGCCATAAGGGCCGGTAGAAGCGTCCACCAAGGAATAGGTGCCATCCCCCATGGAGTGCCCCGTGTCAACCCCGTCCAGTTGCCAGGGGGTCGGGGCATTGGGGGGAGAGACTTGCCCGTCATAGATTCCTATGTCGCTCAAAGCATCAACAGAAAGAGCACCCACGGAGATCGCATGGGGGTTCTGGTTGAGCAGGAGGGTCGTCGGCTGGTTGGTGAGCGCCGAGTAGTCCATCTGCCAACCGATGTACTTGTGGGCGATCCTCTTGGGGGACTTGCGCTCATAAGGGCCGAGAGCGACCCCCATGGGGAACCGATTGGTCTTGGTAGTGCCTGTGCTTCCATCTGGTAGCGGAGACACATCGCCTGCCGTGTGCCCCACGGCACGATCCCAGGTGTTGAGCGTCAGACCCCTCGTGTTCAACCCCGACATTTCCATCGCTGGGTTGACGAACCAGATGTAGTCCACCTCTACGGCGAACCCATCCACCCCACCCGCGAGGAACACCCCTGATACCACGACGTTGGGGTCACCGCTGGTGTTGGCCAGACCGATAAGATTCCCAGCCACCCCGGTAGAGAGAGCGGTGATCTCCACCACGTTCCCCACACCGACTGCTTGGCACCCACAATGAGCAACGACCGCCGCTGCGATGGCAGTAGCCGTGGCCGTGATGCTGACTCCGTTCGCCCACCCCACCCCAACGCCTTCCTGTAGGGTCACGCTGTTCACGGTGATCTGGGCGGCACCTGCAACCGGCTGCCCCGGCCCGATCTCGATGGTCCCCGATGCAGCCATCGGCCCCGCAGCCAGGGGGATGGGGGGCACCGGGTAAATCTCTCCGACGTAGGGGTTGACCCCAGCGATCTCGATGGTCCCGCCATCCAAGCGGACTTCCACATCCTCCTTCGTGGCTGGGGTCGCGTCACCCCAGCCTCGGACGAGAGGACCGTAGTGAGTCTTGATCCGATCTCCGGTCAGAACGTCTGACCCGGTGAAGGAAACAGGAAGCCCATGGATGAAGTTCCACGCACTCGTAAACAAGGTGGTGGTGGCTGTCAGCCCCACTCTCTTCAACTTGAACAGGGACACCGAATGGGCAGGGGAGAGGACAAACGCTGTCCCCGCTGGGTCGGCGGCAGGTCCAAGCCCCGGCGTGGTGGAAGAAAAAGTATGGAGAGGTTCACCGTCAAATAGGACGGTATAGAAAGTGCCCCTCTGGTTGCGGATCAGAACGACCGAGTGCTCACCCGTGTCCCAGGCCGCTGCAACCGAAGCGGTATAGGCCCCGGAAGAGATGCCAATCACCTTGACCCCACCGGAATCCGATAGGGTCAGGTTGATCTGCACCACGCCGTCCGAGACGGAAAGGGTCGCCAAGGTGGAGTTGAGGACAGCCGGGGTGATCGTTGCCGACGTAGGGTCGAAAGTGAACCCTGCCTGGAACGTCGTCCCTGTGATCATCCGCCCAGTCGTGTCCCCGAACCCCCAACCGTATTGAACCGCTGCTCCCTTGGTGAGCAAGAGTCCATGAGTGGTGGTGGCAACACTGGTTCCCGTACCGATCTCGACCCCAGTGAACGTGGGGTCATCGTCGGGAAGGAGAAGTCCCTGGTACTTGTACGCGAGACTCGGACCTGCGGTAACGGTGTAAGTGGTCGAAGTCATGGGGTGAACATCAAGGTCCACCCGCGAAAGAGTTGCGGGATCCTGTGTGGCCGACCCGATGAAGGGGGCCACTGGATACGAAGTAGAGATCCCATACGAAGCCGTGGCATCCACACCGGGGGTGAACTCGGCTTCTGTCAGCAACGCTTGGGCGGCACCCAGAGAGTTCGTGAAGTCCAACCGGACAGTGCGACCATCATCTGGCGATGGGAGAGAGGCGGCTACCGTTGCGGTGTCCCCAAAGGCATAGAAAGCAGCGGAGTCTGTGGGAGGCGGTCCAACAGGGTTGCCCGCTATATCCGTCGGCCCAGCCACCGTCAGTGTGTACTGACCCCCCAGGGTAGATCCTGTGTGGGTCACGATGACTGATGTGTACCCCCCATGGGAGCCACTGGTGCCCTTGGCCACCGATACAGCGGTGATGGCTACACCATGGGCAGCCACAAAAGTATAGGAGCCTGCCGCTACGAGAGCAGCGTTATTGGCCATCTCCTCCGAGAAAAACACCTCTGCCCGGTAGCCGTCGAGGGCTTGGACTCCCGTGACCCGAGGAGGGGTAATGTCTACCGAGCCGTAGGACGAAAATCCGTAGGGTGCCCCGCCATATCCCCCAGTGGTAGGGACGGGAAGTCGAGGATGTACCCCAGACCCATAAGGGGAATACCCGTAAGAGGCCCCGCCATAGCCGAGGCCACCGAAGGTAAGTCCTGGGAGGTAGACGGGCAAAGGAACTCCTTGTCAGAGGCACCAAAGGAGCCTCGACAGAGGCCCCCGATAGGATACCCACCGCCTAATCATCGTCCTCGCTTCCGGGCAGTTGCTCGGCAGTGAACTGGCCCATGCCCCCAAAGCGATGGTGAAGGACCATACCTGTGAACAGGTGCCTCTTGCCACCGGCTGCTGTAATCAAAGCATCCGCGCTCGCGTTTACTTGATTGCCGACTGACCCCCTGGCTTGAAGCTGGACCGTGTACGTCCCAATCACGTCGGGGGTGAAGGGGAAAGTGGGGCCGCCACCCGCGTAGGACGCGGTGTTCTGAAAGTCGTAGATCGTCTGGATTTCGGTTTGGGAAAGGGCACGATTCCACACCGCCACCTCATCGAGTTCCATGTTCGTGCGGTTGGTGTTGTCGGGTCGGGCTCCCATCCAGAACTGCGAAGATGGGACCACCAGACCAGCGATGGTCTGGTTCGCTACCCTCACGCCGTCCAGATAGACTTCAAGGTAGGTAGTGCTGGACCAGACGCAGGCCACATGGTGCCAAGTGCCCACATTCAGCGTCCCGAGATTGGTCGTGTCGTTGTTGTACCCATAGAAGCCCAACTGACCGGCAGTGTTCCCAACGACGAGGAACCGCCATGTGCCGTTCATGGAGGAGACACTGGCCTGACGGTCATCTCCGAAGCCACAGATGATGCGGTATTGGGTGTTCGCCCCCAGCTTGACCCAAGCCGAGATCGTCCCGTCGGTGGTGGGGGCGTTCGGTACAACGCCTTGCACCCACTGGTCGGTCCCGTTGAAAGCCCGAGCATACGCCCCCACCCGACCTGCGACCTGGGTGGTCCCGTAGTTCACGAGGTTCACGCCCTGCCCCGAAGTGTCCCCGAGGATCCCCGCTGCCTGCTCCACATAAATGTCTACGACTTCGGTTTCCGAGATAGCCCGACCCCAAACGGCGACCTCATCGAGTTCCATATCGGTGTAGTTGCTGTTGTGGGGTTCGGCCCCCATCCACAACTCGGCGGGAGGGGGGAGGAGGGTGAGGGTGTGTGAAGCCTGCAACACCCCGTCCAAATACACCTTTACATCATTGGTGTTCTCCCAGGTGACCACGGCGTGGTACCACTGGCCCAAGGTGATGGGGTGGATGTTATTGATGTCGTCGCTGTAGCCCCAGAACTGGAGGAGGTTGTTGTTGACGCTGATCGTCCTCCACGTCCCGTTCTTGGTGACGCGATTGTCGGCCAATCCGACGATGATGCGACTGGCCGTACCCGAAACGCGCTTGAACCAGCATGAGAGGGAGCCACTGTGGAGGCTGACATGGGATCCCTGCTGTTTCCTGTAAATGTCAGCAACTTCGGACGCGGGGAGGGCGCGGGACCAGAGCGCCATCTCATCCATTCTCCCATCGATCATGTAGCCGGAGGCAAAGCTCCCGTTTGATCCTCCGGTGGGGTTCAATAAGTAAGTGCCAACCCCGCTCAACACCCCATCAATGTAGAGCGTGATCGTCTTTGCGGTGGTGTCTCGCACGAACACCAAATGATACCAGACACCTGCTGACAGGTTGGTGTTGAAGACGTGGGATTGAGTCCTCGTGAAGCCGCTACCCGGCCCAGACTGGTGGGTGTACTCTAAATCACCTGCCGTAGTCGCCCAGCGCACAAAGAACAGGACATTATCGGCTTCATCCGCGTATGCCGGATTCCCAAGGAGAATCATGGATTCGGTGTTGTGAGGACCAATAGAATCGGCGTTCAACCAGAAAGAGGCAGTAGCATCTCCCGTGATCTGGAAGGACTTGGGAGCCCCAGGAGGGTAGGGGGTCGAGAGATAATCTGTGTTCGTCCCTGGGAAGTCATAGCAGAAAGACCCGACCTTGCCCGGTACAACTGCGGGCGATCCCACGACCGCCATGTTGTGGCCTTCACCCGAGGTGTCGTTGGCGTTCCCCTCAAAGTGGAACAGGAGTTTGTTGTCCGTCATGTCAATCGGGGTCACAGCCCCGTTATCGGGGAAGGGGACCACTGGGGAGTCCGGGCTCAAAATCGGGCCGTTGATGTACTGGTCCGTCCCGTTGAAGGCACGGGCGAAAGACCCGACCTTGCCTGTGACCTGGGTGGTGCTGTGGTCTACGAGGTTTCCTGCCGACCCGGAGGAGTCCCTGATCTGTCCCGCTGACTGCTTGCTGTAGATGGCAGCGACCTCGGCTTCGGAAATCACGCGATCCCAAATGGCGATCTCGTCACACTCCATCGGGGTGTAGTCAGTGGTGTCGGGACGTGCCCCGATCCAGAACTGATTTGAAGGGGTGTTGAGGCCCGCGTGGGTCATGCTGTAGTACATCGTCCCGTCGAGGTACACCTTCACATTGTCAGTGTTTTCCCAACTCACCGCGAGGTGATGCCACTGACCCAGGACAATCTTGGCGTTGTTCAGGGATTGATCAGCATTGTAGCCCCACCAGTAGAGGTAGCCGCTGTTGTGGTAGAGCAACCCTCGGGCCGTGCCGTTGGGAGAAGTGGACCACGGCGCGAAGCCCGCAATCATATCGTAGGCAGCGACCCCTGCGTTGATCTTGAACCAGCCCGCCCAACTCCCCTCCGTCGTGGGGGCATTGGGGATGTTCCCCTGGATGTACTGGTCGGTGCCATTGAAGGCCCGAGCGAAGGAACCGACCACCCCGGCTGTCTGGGTGGTTCCTACGTCTTGGAGCCAAGCAGACTGACCCGAGGTGTCGTTGATCTGCGGTGCCAACTGCTTGGTGTAAATGTCAGCGATCTCTACGGGGGAGAGAGCACGGGACCAAACGGCGAACTCGTCCAGTATCCCTTCCCAGTACGCCGACGCTCCAGTCTGTCGCCCCATCTCAAAGTCCGCGAGGTCAGCAATCGTCGTAGGGGCCACGTCGGTATACACTGCTACCCCATCGAGGTAGCCGGTGATCACCTGCCCGACTCGGACAAGAGTGATGTGCGACCACCTACCCGGTGGGATGTACATCGTATTGCCGTTAGCGAACCAACTGGAGCCGTCTCCGCTCTGGAATCGGTAGTGGTTGGCAGAGTGGTTCTCAAAGGCGTATCCGTCCCCCGCTCCAGCCCCCTGGCAACCGAAAACCTTGGCCCAACTGACCTGGGAGGCGTTGGGATTCATCCAAAACGAAAACGTGAAGTCACCCGTCGTGAAAGCGAGGATCGCCCCATAGTCGATGTAATCGCTGGTGCCATTGAAATAGTAGGCAAAGGAACCCACCTTGCCCGCGACCTGGGTGGCCCCGGTGACCGTGCCGTTCCGAGCGTTGCCCGAAGTGTCGTTGGCGTTCCCCTCAAAGTGCCAAAGCCCTTCGTTGGCGGTCATGTCAATGGGGGTCGCCACCCCGTTATCGGGGAAAGGAACCTGGGTAAGCCCCGAGGTTGTCTCAAAGTGGTACAGGCCCAGGTTGTCGGTCATGTCAACCGGGGTCGTTGCTCCGTTGTCAGGGTACGGGATCGGGGAGGCCCCGGATGCTGCCTCAAAGTGGAAAAGCGACGTGTTCCACGTCATGTCTAAAGGAGTGGCAGCCCCGTTGTCGGGGAAGGGAACCGGCGTGGCTCCAGAATCCACCTCAAAGTGCCAAAGCCCTTTGTTCCCAGTCATATCAACCGGGAACTGCGCCCCATTGTCGGGGAACGGTAGGATCTGGTTCGCGATGGCACTCCCGCCAGGGACGGACTGCCATGCCCACCGAAGGGTATCCGCTACGGAAGCCGACCCGTCAAAGGTAGCGAGAACTCCGACGTTCCCCGAGATGTTGGAAACTGTCGCTGCAAGGGGGTCACCCGCCACAACCGTTGTGAACAGCCCTTCCAGACGTGTGGGGTCAGGCGGGGACTCGTGAACAACCGTCGTAAACAGCCCTTGGAGTTGGGCATCACTCCCCCAGTTTGCATGAACGACCGTCGTGAACAACCCTTGGAGTTGGGCTGGATCAGGCGGCGATTCATGCACGACCGTAGTGAACAGCCCTTGTAGTTGGGCTGGGTCAGGGGGTGCTTCATGTACGACTGTTGCAAACAGCCCTTGTAGTTGGGCTGTAGCCATCAGACACTTATGATCTCATATTTCGCTTTCGGGGTGTCTGTAGCGGTCCACGCCCCTCCGCTGGGCTTCGTCGGTGCCGTGGCCGTGGCGTAGGTGGTCGTGTTCGACATGGTGCTGGTAACCCCTGGAGTCGTTGTGGCCCCTGCTTGATCTCCGACCTCGGCTCTCGCCGTGTTGGCAAGTCCTGTGCTGAACGAATGAACCGTGACCCCATCCACCGATGGCGGCACCCCGCCCAAGGCGACTCCCAGGTTTCCCGCGAAAGTGGTGATCACATCATCTCCCGCAGAGGGAGGCCCCGAGTTCTCGGTGTAGGTAGCCGCGTCAAAGGGGTCTGACCCCAGCACCGAATGGTTGTTGGGACCAGTGGAGGCCCATGTACCGGTCGTGCTGCTGTCGGTGTCTGGTGCGATGCGGCTCACGAAGCGCACATTTTCAGCCGGGTCCGTGTAGTTGTCATAAATGATGCACTGGCCGATGTAGGTTGCCCTGTCCGCGTTGACGAAACCCTGGCCCATGGTGAAGGAGATGGTGGCCCCGCTGGGTTCCGCAACACGCGCATCAGTTTGCTCTGCGATGGCCTGTACGCCATCGACCCAGACGCTTCCCTTCCACGGGTCCGCACTCATATCGTACTTCAGGGTGACTTGGTGCCACTGCCCACTCCACTGCCACGTCGAAGTCGAAGTAGCTTTGTAGGTGTTGTCCACAAACAGCTTCAGCGCCCCTCCCGATGTGACCTGAACATAGATGTTCCTACCGCTGTTTCCCCCGTATATGTTCAATAAGGTGGTGTTGTTCCAAGGACCAGTTCCCGGCTCCGCGAAAAAAGCAGTGGTTAGGCACCCCATCGCATTGGTAGGCTTCGCGCCAACGGGAGGGGTGACCCAGGCGTTGTGGTCAAGTGCCCAAGACCACCGAGCAGCACCGCCAGACGGCCTGTACTGATAGGTCTGCCTCGGCTCAATACTGTTCGTGCTCGTGCTGCTACAGTCGAAGCCCATAGACTCCAACAAAGTTGGGGATTCTTCGCCTACTCCCCAGGACCAAATCAATGCCATCGCGGCCTCCTACGGGATCAAGCCCGGATAATCACTGTTCACTTCGGCCTTGGTCTTCTCGACCCAACCATTCGGGGGGGTCGTTCCATCAGGGCACACAAGCACAAACCGCTCTGCCACGTCGTCGTACTTCGGAGCCGAGGTTCCCAATGGTGGTTGTGAGTCGATGATGGTCACATCATCGCTATCCAGTTCTCCCGGTTCGATGCTTCCGTAAGGGTTACCCTCTGATGGAGGGACGATGAAAACAGGGGTGTAGTAGTAGAGCGCCATTAGATCGGTCCTCCTGACCCTCGGTACTGAACGTATACGTCGGGAGTCCCGTCGGACCTCAACCCGATGCTGTAATACTGTACCCCTCGGGTGGGTATCGGGGCCACGATCACCAGCCCAGGTCCACCAACCCCTTGCTCAATCTCGTATTTGCTCTGGACAGCTACACCCGCAGTCACATCCTCGGTTTTCACGGAGGACCACTCTGTCGGAGCCGCGCCCCCTGTTGGGCTAAAGAAGACTTCAGCCATGACCTTGGTTGCTCCCCCAAGTGCCAGGAGATGGACAAAGAAGACGACGTACTTGTGCCCATCCACATCCACCGCTGTCGATATGTTGGCGGGAACTATGGTGGCCCCGAGGGTCACGGGTGCCCCCGACGATCCCAGAACGTCGGCAGGTGCCGTTGGGGGTGAGGCGGAAAAATATGGGCGGCTATAGTCAGGCATCACTTACCTCTGCGTATCGACAGATCACCGGGACGTGCGGGGGCATCAGGTCAACTCAAAGGTGAGGTCGATGTAGATCCCTTGACCGTTGAAGCCGGGGTTAGAACTCGCCAAGGCGATGGTCCACTTGTCATCCACGGCGAAGTCCAGATCAGCCAACGCACCTGTCAAGGTGAGGGTTGTTACTGCCCCCGCCCCCAACGAGTTCATATCGAAGGTGGCCGCATTGAGAACGGTGTTCCCCGCTTGATTGGTGATCGCCAGGGTGTAGTTCCCGACCGTGTTGACGGTGGACATGAGCACCTTGATCTTGGTGAGCCGACATGGAAGGACTGCCCACCCGAGGTACTGGACAGTGTTGCCGCCACTCTCGGGCATGTTGATGTGGTGCCGGTCCAGGGAAGGCAGATCGAGGCGAATGTCGCGACCCGCTGGCTGCCCCAAGTAGTAGAGGGCGTTCTGGATCGGGGTGACACCACCCGGTAGTGTTCCTGTCCCATCAGAGACGAACAGTCCCGCCTTGCCCACACCTTCCGAGGCAGGCTTGGACTCTCTGACCTCCATCCCCCGTGTGTTGATGTGAAGGGTGCCCCGAGTTCCCGTTGCGGTGCCTGTGGTAATCAGGACATCCCCACTATTTCCAGCGGATGCCGCTCCAGTCGTAAGAGAAACTGCATTGGTACTCTGACCAAGACCCGTTGTAATGCTCACACCACCACTGGCTCCTGTGAGTGCGTTCCCGCTATATACATTTACTGAGCCCGAAAGAGTCGGGGAAGAACCGGTATTGAGATAGGCACCACCGCTGGCTCCCGTGGCGGCATCGCCGGTGACCACCAAGGCAAGCCCGGAGACTCCAGAGGCGGACCCGCTGCGGAGTTGAGCCTGTCCCGAGTCCCCTCCGGCAGCATCGCCGGAGAAAACCAAAGCCATCCCGGTATTCCCATCCATAAGGGTAGGCCCGGAGAACAGCCGAGCATCGCCGGTATTGCCTGCGGTAGTGCCTGGACCCGTGAACAGAGTAGCGCCACTGGAAAGAGCGACACTTCCAGAGTTTACGCCCGCGCCAGCCGTAACTGTGTTTGTCGCATCTGACATAAGCGCAAGTCCAGCGGCGGTCGCTCCTCCGCTGTAGGCGACCGGTGGGACTGCTGAAACGCCAACAAGGAGTAGGTTCGTTCCAGCGTCGTACACGATGCCAGCGCCCAGGCCGGACGAAAGGTTGCCTGCGTTCGTGCCAAACGCAAGACCCTTATTGTTCTGAAGGAGCACATTGTTGGTTGGGTGGAACTCAATGTCTCCAGCACCACCGGACCTGATGATCACATCCGTCTGACCAGTGATTTCATCCCCTGTGGTCAGTTGAATGTCGGTCCCACCTGACGTGTTCCCGATCCCCAGAGTGGTAGCAAGGCTGGCCCCGCCACCGCCACCGATACTCGACCATGTGTCAGGGTGGACAGCCTTGTCGAGAATCTGCACCGTCTGGTCGAAGATGCTTATGCACACGTCGCCACTGAACAGGGCCGCTTGATTCCGGCCCACACCGAACCGCTTGGCTCCGGGGTCAGCGTTGGGCAAAACCTCGTCATTGAACGAATCGTCCCCAATCCTCCGGTAGTCAGGGGCCTCATCGAACCGCATGTAGCGAGCCACCGTGTTGGTGACGAAGTTGGCGTCCCCAAAGATCCGGTCAGGAAAACTGGCGGCGGTTTGGCTGACCCGATGGATGATGACCACACCATCTGTGGTGGCAGGCGCGAAGTTGATCGAGCCGACATGAAGGGCTGTCCACGGTTGCCCTGCCCCACCATCAGCAACGATGGCGGCGACAAGGTTGTCCAGGGTGAGGGAGACAGTGGCTCCGAGAGTGTACTGAACATCCCCGCCCGCAACGGCCCCATAGACACGGGTCGTCGCTCCATCCGTGATGGTAAAGAGGTCACCGTTGTTTGGCTGGGCCGTCATAAAGAAAGCGGTCGCCTGAAGGATCACCCCTTGTGAGGACTTGATAGCCAGTTGGCTGGAGTGCATGACAGCTATCTGCCACGCCCCCGGAAGGGCTTGGAGAGTGCCGTTATCCGAGACGAACCCCAAACCGTTTGGGTTCTGCCCCGGAGAAACCCAAAGCCTTCCTGTAGTAAGGGAAGCGGAGGGAGGAACGCTTGTCTCGGTGATGATGACTTCTGTGCCTGCCGTGACGGACCCCACCAAGGAAAGGTTCCCTGTGTCGTCCAAGATGGCATTGGAATCTTGGACGAGTTTCCCCGTCAGCCCATCCCACCGAACCACGGCATTATCGGCGGCCACACCCGCTGGTCCGACCACATCCCCAGTGCCTCCCCCGGATATGTCGAGGGCAGCCCCGGTGTCGAAGACGTAGTAGAGGTGGTTGTCGATCAAACCCCCTGTGCCATCGGAGACAAAGAGGGCACCCTGGTTACCAGCCGTCCACCCGGCCACTGCGGCTGTCGTAGCTGCCAAGGTGGACTCGGAGAAGATCATCCCCGTGGGGTCAATCATCCCTGGTACGGTCAACTTCCCGGTTTCGGCGTTGTAGACCAGAGGACCGGTTGTGCCACCAGCACCAATGGTGATCTCGTTCAGAGCAGTAGCATCCACCTTCACGGTGTCAGGCCAAGTACCTGCCACCATCGGCTGACCCGAAAAGGTGCCGATTGAGGCATCCACCCCAGCGCCCGCGTTGAGGAAGAAGACTTCCGCTGTTGGGCCTGCGGCCACCGTCGTCAGGATGATGGGATCATCGGCTGGATTGGTGGTCACAACTCCCGTGGCGTTGAACAGCGCGTGTACGGCTGCCAAGTTCTCGCCGCCCGCCAGGGTGATCTTGAAAGACCCCGAGTCGATGCCGAACTGGATAATCCCCGCCGTCGCCGTCCCCGCACCCATCGCGGCGTTCGCTGTGAGGGTTGCAGAAGTAGCGGTGCGGGGTCTTCCGAGGATGATGGACCCTTCGGTAGCCCCCAGGGTGCTGCCTCCGGGCACAACGTAAATGTCTCCACCCTCGCCGCCCGCTTGGGTTGCCGTGCCTGCCTGGATGTATAGGGAACCCGCGTTGATTGCGGCGTGGGAGTCTCCTGCTCGGAGGAAAAGTTCCCCAACCCCATGGGGAGCCCCGCCATCAGCGTGTTGAGTTCCCACTCGGAGGTTGTAGTTGTGAAACATCGGGGAGCCTGTGGCATCTCCGAGAATCAGCGCGGTGCTTCCGCTTGGGGCATCATTGGCCCAGATTTCGCGTCCCAGATGAACCGCAGGACCGTTCCCAAAAGGGTTGGGGTCAACTGTGATTTCCGGTTTGTTGATGCCTCCAACCTTGATGGCCCCCACCACTTCAAGGCTCCCGTTGGGGTTGTCAGGTGGGATGGGATCGGAGGGGGCAACCGCATCCACGATCTGGACGGCTCCCTGGTCAGCAACGATGGTCCGGCCCACGCCGGTAGCGGTGACCCCACCATCATAGGCATCGTCCAGGGTCCGCACCCCGATGGCGTAGGTGTAAATCTCATCGAGGGCATCTTGGACGTTCGTGGCGGTGAGGTCGCCCCCGATCTCCACCGCGTTCACGATGCGGCTATGAGCCACCAGAGCGTTGTCATAGAAGATGGTGTCGGCAGGGACAGTGGCCACACCGACTGCACCATTCGTGCGCGTGATGGTGCCATGTTCAGTGGAGCCGAGGTCGAGGCGACCCACACCAAAGACATTGGTTCCGTCTGCGGTGAGGTTTCCTACCCGTGACCACCGGATAGTAGTGTCGGTGCTACCCGCAGCCCCAGAAAAAGGTGCCGGGTTGAACGCGACCGAAGTGGTGGAGTTCTGGATGGTGCAGTATTCGACTTCCAAGCTGTCGGCGTTCGTGTTGATGCCGAAGTCACCGCTACCTGTGATGGAGCAGTCTCGGATTTCAGCTTGGACCTGCGTCCCGAGCAACAACCCTGACCGCCCCTCGACCGAGCAACGGTGCATGGCAAGGATGTTGGCCCCGTTCTGGACATGGATGGCGTAGTCGGCAGGAGTGCTGGTGCCCCCATAAATCTGGGACTCAAAGAACTGGGCAACGCCCGCGAACTCCTGATACGCCACGCCTGTACCCTGTGCCCGCAAGGAGCACCGAATAAAGGTAGCCCTTCCACTCCCCGTCTGGCGCAACGTAGAGACGGCACTTGCGACAAGACGCTCAAAAGAGATGTTGACGACATTGATGGAGTGGGTGGGGTTCGGCAGGTGGATAAGATGAGGGAGCCCCGCCGTGGCGTTCCGCACCGTGACAAGGGGGGATTGTTCCCCTCCCGGCCACCCGAAAAGGTTGACCCACGGGTAAAAGGTCAGGTCTTCGACGTAGACCCCAGGACGAACCAGAACAACCCACTGGGTCGCGATAGAGGGTGTCTGGGAATCGGCGTAGTCGATAGCCGCCTGGATGGTCTGGTAGTCCCCATTCACCGGGTCCACATAGAGGACACGGGTGGATGCGGCAGTCACGCTGGCGAGGCCGAGGAGAGCGAGCAGGTTGAAGTTCTGCTCGTCGGCCCACCCGTCAAAGGTGGTGTCCACAGGGACGCGGAGAGTGTCGTACCTCTCTCCCGCCGCCACCAGCTTCAATGCGCCGTAGGCTGTGAGAGCACGGAGACGGACGTACTGCTCCGTCTCCAAGTTGCCTACCGTCACGTCTGCGGCAGGCCAAGTGTGGGTGATGGTGATCGGAACCCCGTCCACGACGGGAGAGAACACCACATCCGGTGAGGCATCCGAAGCGGTGACGATGCCTGTGAAGGAGTTGGCACCATCATTGATGGCGGCCTCGATTTCAGCGGTGATCCCAGCAACGGTGCCACTCCCCACGGAGAAGTCGTTGCTTCCAGGGGTAGACGCTCCGGCAACCGCCGTTAGGTCTACGCCATTGATGGTGAACTTTGACCCCGCCGTGAGGACTGCGTTCACAGTGATCTGGGGAGCCGTGAGGGCAAGCCGGACCAGATACGGTCCTTCCCTGTCTACGGTAAAGGTGCCGGGACTCCGAGCAACCACACTCCCTGAAAACGCCGCAGCGGAACCCTCTGGGATGTAGGCAAGACTCCACTGATAGGCGGTGCCAATCTGAACAGCATTGACCGTGACCACATCCGTAAGGGCGAGGTCGTCCCGACTCGTACCAGTATACGGGTCAGCGCCGTTTCGGAGGCTATGGATACTCGCAACAGCCATCAGATGAACTCCCGCCAGTTGATCGCGGCATAGAAGTCAGTCGGGGAAGTGCCAACGGGGCTGACCGCCAAGGTCAGAATGTCCGTCGTTCCCGCATAATCAGCCCCCAGTAGGATGCCGTCGAGGGGCACGTTGAGAACCTTCCCGGCCTCTCCCCACCCACTACCAACGATATGGCCGCCACCATAAGCGGTAGCCGCTATGTCCCCCTCTACATGGTCCACCCCAGTCGCGAAAGTGGCACCCGTCAGAGTAGGCCGAAGGAGAAGCAGGTAGTAGTAGTTCTCGCTTCCATCGGCCAGGACCGAGAGGGAAGTAGGATGGACTTGTCCCCGCTTGAACGAGGTCTTCAGCCGGATTGACAGGAGAGGCTTCACCCCAACCGCCGTCAATGAGAGAGGAGCGTTGCGAGGCAGCCCCGAAGCGCGTCCCTTGTCGTCAAAGCCCCCCTCGGATTGGACCGAGGCCGAGAAAGCGAACATCTCCCCAACACCCCCGGTGCTCTCCAGTTCCCAACGGACAGGGAGAGAGGGGTGAGGCATCTGGGGGCCTGCGGCTGTGTTGGTCTGGAACTCCTCGTGACAAATAACGATGTTCCCATCGAGGATGAAACCCCATCGCATCACCGAGGGAACCATCCCCCCGAAGACGAAGACCATCGTTTGTGGTTTCGTGGTGTCCAACGTGACCCCAGACGGTCCACCGCCGTTCAACTTGTCCACATTCCAGTTGACCTGATCTACCAGGGTGTCCGATGCACCTACGCGGTGGCCTGTCTTGATCCCACCTGCATCGACATAGAAGTACATCCCCGCGCCGTATCCAGTGGAGTTGTCATCGAAGTAGCCCGCCCTCTTGATCACGTTTGCCGTGCTTCCCTGGAAGTCAACGGAAACCATCACCATCTGGCTCTTTCCGGGGAGATAGCGCACATACTCTCTGGATTGGCGAACCACCCTGTCCCCCGCCGCAGCCGCCGTCTGCATCCTGACCCCAGCTTGGGCACTGATGTAAGAGGTGGTGCCACCGCCTGTGAGCACATCCTCAAATACGAGGAGGTTGAGGCTCTGGTCACAGTCACCAGCAAAGACATCGGTGGGTTGACTCGTCCGTAGACGGAACGCAGCGTCCCGTTGGGCTCCGGGGGCCAGGAAGACGTTAGCGCGAACAGCGGCAGACCATGGTGATGCAGGCATTAGGGCACTCCAAAGACGAGTTCGATGTATATGTCCGACCCATCGAAGGCGGCATCATCGGAAACAAGAGAAACATTCCATCGGCCCGCCGTTGCCCCACCCGGCGCACTAAAGGCAAGATCCGCTGGCGTCCCCGTGAGAGCCACATCAGTCACCCCACCCGCAACGAGGCCGTTCATGTCGAAGGTCGCTGTGGAGAGGCAGGTGTTACCGGAAGCCACGTTGGTCACAGCGAGCGTGTAGTTCCCTTGGGTGTTGAGGGTCACCATCATGGCCCGCACTGCTTGGAGAACACAGGCGGTAGGAACCCACCCTTGGTACTGCACCGTGTCGTTGGGCACATCGGGCATGTTGATGTTGTAGGGGATCAGGTAGGCAGGGTCACCAGCGGGGACGTGGAGGATGCGCCTGTCGTTCCCAGCATCATTCTTGTAGTAGGGCTCGTTTTGTTCCAAACCCCCCGTCCCGTCGGAGACAAAGAGGCCACCCTCGGTGGCGACGACTGTGGGAGAGGCTGCTTCGTTGAGCACGATCCGCGTCTGGTCGATAATCGAATCGCCAGCGGTGATCTGGATGTTGGTCCCACCCGTGGTGTTTCCGGCTGCCAGGACGGCAGACAGGGTGTTCGCAGCGTGGGCATGAGAGAGGTTGACCGCCACGCCAACAGTGGGCTGGAAGTAAAGTTCGTTGGCGACATACGCACCCGACCCATCAGAGACAAAGAGGGCACCCTTGTTCGCCGCCCCTGCTACATCGGGGCCTTCGTCCAAGATAATCTTGGTCTGACCTTGGATCTGCTGGCCTGCCGAAACAACGAGGTCAGTGGCACCCGTGGTGTTTCCGGCTACCAGGGTATCCGCCAGACTCTCCGCTGCATGAGCGTGGGAAAGGTCTACCGGAACACCCGCGCCCGTGGGCTGGTAGTAAAGGTGGTTCTGGGTCAGGGCTCCGCTGCCGTCCGAGACAAAGAGGCCGCCCTTGGTTCCCACCACAGTAGGGCTTGCCGCTTCATCGAAGATGACCCCAGTGGGATCGATGAGTCCGGTGACGGTGAGTTTACCGTTGACGACAACCGACCCTGTGGCATCGGGGTTCAGCACGATGTTGGTGCCTGCCCCGGTAGAGGCGACCACCACATGCGTTTGACCAACGATCCTGTCGCCGGTCGTCATCAGAATGTCGGTCCCGCCCGTGATGTTCCCGACAACGAGAACATCTGCAAGGGGGTCAGTTGCCGCAGCCGTTTCCAAGGCCAAGAGATTGAAGTTCTGCTCGTTGGCCCACCCCTCGGTGTCCACGTCAACGGGAATCACTCCCGTCGCGTCCCGTCGTTCCCCCGCAGCCACCAGTTTGAGGCCCAGAGAAGCGGTCAGCGCCCGGAGACGCACATACTGGGTGCTCTCCGTCGGAAGTCCTGCGTCCACGACAAGGCGAACGAGGTACGACCCCACGCGGTCCACGGTGAAATCCATGGGTCCAGAAGTGGTTACCGCCGCTGGAGGAGTGAGAACAGCCGCGCTGCCCTCGGGGACGTAGACCAAGGTCCACGCCCAAGTTGTCCCCACCACGGGAGGCTTTTGCTCAACGGTAACTACTTCCGCGAGCGCAAGATCGTCCCGGCTAACGCTATCAAGCGTTGGTTTAGCAGGGATACTACTTCGTATTTCGGCTGCCATCGAATCGGGCCTCCAAGACGAACCCTACCCCCGGAGGGGTATAGACGGGCCACCGACAACACCCCGACTGATTTCAACTGATTTGCCGTAGGGGGGTTCAACTCGCCCCGGTATCTCCGTATGGAGGGTAAGCACCCCCCGCCATCAGGAGATTTCATGGGATTCCGCACCCTTTACCACGGCACAAGCCGGGAACGAGCCGCCTCGATCTTGGCAGGGGGCGTGGACTTGGAGGCCCCGAGAACCCGAGATCCGGGCGATTTTGGCTGGGGTTTCTACCTCACCGCCAGTATTTCTCGGGCGCGGGCTTGCGGGGAAGTGGTGCTGGAAGTCGTAGTGGACACCAGCACCTTCGCCTACCTCCCATACCCCTACTTCCTCAAACGGGGGTCACTTACCCCCGTTGAGCCCTCCACCGAGGCCGAACGGCTATTCCACAAGACGGTTTTCACCTTGGCCGACGATCAGTGGTGGAGGATGACCACCGTCAAAGGGACGGCAGAGGAACGAGAACACGCTGCCCGGAAGGTACGGGCGGTCTTTCTCGCACACGGACACGCCGGAATCGAGACTCCCCACGACGAGGGGGAGGTCGTTGTTTTTGACCCTACCTCTATCCACCACATCCACAGCCACACCCACGGAGAAGCCCATGTCCTTTGACCGAGAAACCGCCAAGATTCTTTCCGCCGAAGCCAAGGACGCGCTTGAAGAGGTCGCGTCCAAGTATGGTCTGATGCTCACCCAAGGCCCCTACCGCTGGAGTGGGGATCGACTAACTATGAAGTGGGAGTTCGTCACCGTCGCCACGGACGGGGCTCCTGCTGACTTCGCTGCCACAGCCACACGCCTGGGGATCCCCCCCGATTGCTGGGGAGCACCCTTCCGATGCGGGAACGGAACCATCTACACGGTTTCGGGGATCAAGACGAGCCGCCCCAAGTACCCCCTCGTCGGAATCGGCCCGAGAGGTGGGCGCTACAAGTTCACCGTTGATCAGGTCAGGAACGGCCTGAAAGCACAGGGCGGGAAGATGCCCAAGACAAAGTTCAACTCTTGAACCACAAGGGGGTTCAAACCCCCCACCTATCTCCGTATGGGAGGCACATACCCTGTGCCTCCCATACGTTTACCCGCGCCTCATTGAGAGGCCATCGGAGACTTCATTGAAAACCGACCCCACAAACCTCGCTTCCAGTCTTCCTCGCCACGATTACCGAGGAACGGTCCTGCTCTCCGTACCGGAGGTGCAAGACATTCTGCACCTGATGGCGTTCGATTCGGACAAGACCAGGGGGAGCCGGTGGACCCATGAGGCCATCATCAAATACGAGTGGCCTCTGTTGCTTCGCCGGATTGAACGCCTCTGGGAAGGGCGGAACATGGTGTACACCGAACTTATCGGAGCAGTCTTCCACGCCCTGGACCTCCACGACGATGGCATCATCCCAAAGATGGGTGAGGTGTGGGGTAAGCGTGCCTATGAGGTTCAAGCCCTTGTCATAGGGCGAATCGCGGAAGGCCGGAAACTCCACGACCCCGACGAATACACAGAAGAAGAAGAGATCCTCTACATCCCGCCCCCCATCTTGACGGCGATGTTCTTCCGGGTGCAGAGGGCGCTGGCTGAATCTGTCGAGGATGACCCCCGTTCCCTGTTCTGCCCCCCCGAGATGGAGTGGGTGGCCAAACGAAACACCGAGCACTTGGAAGCCCTCATCGGAGCCTACCGTGAGTTGCTTGCAGGTCGGGGGACTTCCCCCCAATCCCAAGTGTGGTCGGTGTCCTTCCAGCCAGGAGCAGCCCCATGACCATCATTCACACCGACAAAGGCAAGGCCCCTCTCCCAAAGGGGTGGGCCTTGGAGCAAGCCATCGCGGTACTCCGCGAAGCAGGCCACACCATCACCAACATCACCATCGACGGGAAGGCAATCGCCCTCCCGGCAGCATGAATCTGGAGCACCCCATGAAACCCCAAACCATTACCCTCCACCGCTTTTGGTGGATGAACGGAGGCACCCGTCGCTATGCGTTTGACGCAGCCTGCGATTGGGCCGCAGAACAAGTGGAACCCCACGGATGGCAAGAAAACGCCTCCACGGAAGCACCCCACGGCTTCGACAGTGCAGACTTCCCTCTATCGGTGGTCAGCACTAAAGACCAAGCAGTCCTGTTCTTGGTGGAAGAGTATGGCTATCGCCATTGGGTCTGGTGGACCGGTATGTCGGCCAAAGACCTCACCTCTTTCTGGTCTACCCTTCCGTCGGTCGCCCCTCACTTCATTGACCCCTCCAAGACGTTGCCGGGGGAGTTCCGAGAGGTGACCCGCCACGGGAACGGCATCTACAGCGATGCGTCCAATGGGAAGCCCACAAACGTCATCCAGTTGAAGGAACCGTTCTGGAAGGGCCACCTTCACATGGACGAAGACTCCTATCTCGTCTCCCCTGACGGAGAGCGACTGCTCCATCAGGGAGCCCACCATCCCTCCACCTCTCCATCCGAGTAGGAGTTCCTATGTCCGCTGCCGCCAAAGAAACCACCTACAAAGGGGACAGCCCCGGCAAGAAACTGATTCGGTTCCGTGCTTGGGTCGCCCTCCGCGAGTTCGCGGAAGCATCCCGTCTCCCCTACCGAGGGACTTTGGTCCTGGCCGGGGAAGGAGGGGATCTCGCCGTCCTCAACGGACTCGGATTCGACATGAGCACGGTCACCGCTGTAGACCGTGACCCCTTCCTCATCGACTGGTGCAAGGACGGCTATCCCACCATCAATGGAATCACGGGGGATCTGGCAGACGTGGCCTCCATGAGCATCCCCTACAACACCGCCCACATCGACTTCTGCGGGGGGATCTCCGTAGACAACATCCTCACCGCCGCCAACATCATGGGCAACGCCTACACGCACCCAGCGGTGTTCGCCGTCACGATGCTGAAAGGTCGTGAATACCTCGGCTCCACCGGGCTCATGGCAGGAGTGTCCCGTAGTGTTCGGAGACGGCTGTTCCTTGCCGCCAGGAAGAAAGGGGACGCTTTCGGCCAGCACATCTACTCCAACAAGAAGCTGGACCCTCGCCTCTTGCTGGCCTCGGAGGAGACGAGGTTCCGCACGCTGTCCCCAGAGATGTTCTCGGCTGACGAACTCTCCGAGGTCAGGATGATGACCCACAAGGGGAAGTTAGGCCCCCTCGGGACTGCCCTGCTCCGAGTTTCCACGATGCACCACGCCATCGAACTTGTGTGGACCGCCCAAGGAATCGACCGGAAGATCGGACTCCCCCCGCACGAGCAACTGTGCATCCAGCAAGTCGGAACCCTGGCTTACCACTCGGGCACCAAGGAAGGGGGAGGCACCCCCTTCGTGACGGGAATCTACATCGTGTACCGGACCTCCCAATGGCCCCAAGTCTATTGGGCGATGCAGAACGTCCCCCTCCCCTACCGAGCCTTGACCCTACAGGAAGGTCTGGAGGGTCTGAAACCCACGATTGCATCCTTCGCTCGGGTCATGGACCACGCAAAGGTGGCCGAGATGTTCGGCATCAAAGCCTCCTCCATTCCTCCCATCGTGGCCCACGACTCACGGGGATCCTATGCCGGACCCATAATGCGCGGAGTCCGTGTCCAGAAAGAGGTTCCCGAGGACTACGCCGGGGTGTGGGGGAGTGCTGCCGGGGTATAGTGGTGTGCCCCTCCGGGGGCACACACACACACACACACGCGGAGTAAGCTATGCCTTCCCAGATCCCTACGCCCGTTCACGCCAATGAAAATCCTAACGTCGGTGGTCGCCGGAACCCTTACGAGATGAGGTTCGACCTGCTGCATCTGGCCCAGTCCATCCTTGAAACCAACGCACACATGGCGCGGGAGGACAAGGACAAGGATACAGAAAACCCCCACCAGACCTTCTACACCACAGAAGAAGTGATCTCGACGGCCCAGCGCCTCAACGAGTTCGTGTCCCATAGCAAGTAGGCACTCATGCCGCTTGATCCCCGCTACACCACCATCGTTGCCATGCTTGACGACCCACTCAACCGAGTGTGCGTTGAGCGGGAACTGGCACGTCGCGTGGGACCAACGTGGCCCAAGGGATTCATACCGCCCCCCATCCGCAAGTCGGATGGGGGGCTTTCGTTCGTTACGATGCGGGAGTTCCAACGCCACCCAGCCCTCACCGCCAAGAAAGAGGAAGTGACCCCCCTCTTGGATCTCTTCCAAGGATCGGAGGGGTGGTTCATCGTCCAGAACGACCTGTCAGAGATCGGGCCGTTCGACTCTCTCGCCGCTGCCAAGCACCAAGCAGAAGCCATGCTCCGAAAGCAGGGGTACAGATTGCTCTCCGAAGCCCCGTGGGGGGAGGCCGAAGTCCGGGCGTACCCCCTCCGAAGTCGCACGACCCGAAGGTAGGAAGCCTATACCTTCCTCTGGGCAGGACCACCCAACGGGGAGCCCGAGTGAAAGTGTTTTACCTCTACCGCGCTGAAGACGAGAGTGGCATCTCGGGAACAGGGCGTGTGGCACAAGGATTCGTCGCAGACAACGGGCGAGCCGCCTTGTTCTGGCTGTCTGAACATCCCAGCGTGACTGTCTACGACAGTGTAGGGGAAGTCCAGGCCATCCATGGACATAGTGGCAAGACCGAACTCCGCTTTGAGCCTGACTACAAGCGAGCCTTCAACGAGATCAAGTCTGCTCTGGATGCGAGTCTTCTGGATGCTGCCGTTCCTCGCCTCCCCCCCGAGGGGTCAGCCCGCAAGATGTTGGCAGCGGCAGATCCCGAACCACCCAAGAAGTCCAAGAAGTAGACGATCACCAACCGAGGGCAAAGCGGACGGCTACCTGCGTGGGGTCAGCCATGGGCTCCAACGGACCCTCGTAGGAATACTCCCCTTCCGAAGCACGCCGCCACTTCACGGCCAACCGAAGTACCGCCAACACATGCTTACAAACCCAATGCTTGCTCTTGGGGTCGCGGATGATGGGGAACGATGCCGTACCACGGGGCTTGCCGTACAGGAAATCATTGACCTTGGCCCAGTGCTCCGGTCCCTGCCAGCGGAAAAACTCGCAGGTGCAGGACACCTTGACGGGCATCTTTTTCACCAGCTTGACCCGCTTGTCCTTTTGGATGGGTTTGATCCTCACCGTGTAGGAGTTCCCCGTGGAGCCTGTGACGGTCCATGTGGACATGCCACTCGGTGAGAGACGCTTACGCCGGTATTTCAGCCCTTGGGAACGTGTGTGAACGAGGGGGCCACAGTTCTGCTGGATCTGGGGAATGGTGGCTGCGGCTTGCCGCTGGGCGGGCACATAGGTCAACTGCTCCCGTAGCGTCTCCTTCATGGCATCGGGGATGACCCGAGAAGAAGCGGGAGGGACGTTCTCGGTCTGGTTGCTGGGAGCCCGAACCCCTGCCGGGACACCCATCTCCTCATCCGGTGCCATCTCGTAAGTGGTGGGGCTCGTTGCCCGGTAGTTCACATCGAGCCCCGGCTGGTTGATTTGGCCATTGGCCGGATTCCACTGGTCATAGAGGATCACATCCCCCGCCAGACGCTCTACAAACCGAGCGGCCACTTTATCGGGATCGGGACGCTCATACTCCTTCGGAGCACGGCGTTTATACCGCTCTGGATCTTCCTTGTACCGCTCACGACGCTCTCGGACTTTGGGCTTACGCTTCAATCTCGTGTGCCAGTTGATGAGGACGTTCCGCTTGTCACGCATCCGAGTCTTCCGATACCTCATACGGCGTTTCCGTGCCTCGCCCCGCTCTTGCTTGTGCTGGCGTTTGTTGTCCTGCCCCCCCGGACGAGTAGGGGCACCAATGTCCCCTTTCTCGTAGGCGAAGCGGCTGGCTACACGCACTGCCGATGGCACATCACCGCTCAACTTCGACCTCGCCGTAGTACAACCTGGGGTCATATTCCTCGGAAATGTCTTCGTTGGCCGCATCTTCCAGGCTACGGGCATGGCCCGATTCCATGGCTCCGGTGATCACCGACTGGGAAACAGACTCCAGTTGATGGGCCTCCATCGCACCGAGTTCATGCTCCCCTGTCAGTTCAAAGCAGTCGTTCTGAAACTCGCTGGAGTCGGGATCACGGTCATAGAGCCGAGCACACTCCCGTACCCCTTCCTCATCAATGTCGTCGTAGGCTTCGGGACCGATCTCCACGTCCACGAGGTCATAGAACGCATCAATGTCCTCGTCTGTCAGGAAGACCGCCATCCGCAGGAACACATCGACGGGCAGGGAGTCCAAGGGGACCGCATTAGCCTCGTCCAACTCGATGGTGACCATCCCCGACATGGGGGAGACAGACCGAACGTACCCAAGCATCTGCTCGGGGCCGATAGCAAAGGCGATGTCCGGCACCGTCAAGACTCCCGCTGTGCGGTGAGCGTGGGCTACCAACAGGGCACTTGCAGTACGCCGTTTGCGGTTCGACTTCCTACGCCGCTTGTTGCTGCGCTTGAAGGCACTGTTGTTCTTGTTCCTCTTGCGCCAGTTCTTGGAGTACGTCTTCCGTGTCTGTTTGTTGCGGCGGTTGTACATCCTCCGCTTCTCCTTCTTGCGCCCCCGTGACTTGCGCTGCCGTTTGCCCTTCGTCCAGCGTTGCCGGTAGGCTTCCTTGTCCATCCCCTCGTCATCGTCATCATCATCGTCCACCAGTTGACGGACTACATCAGTGACGTAGGAGTTGGACCGGCTCTGACCTGATTCTTCTTCCTCGTCTGCGCCTGTCAACGACCGGCGTGTCGGAGTGTTGTAGTCGAACTTCGTGGGGTCACCGTACTGCTCACCTGGGATCCCCAAGGTACGCGGTAGAATCTTGTCCCCCACGTCAGGTGTGTTGAAGACGAACTGCGGAATGTCTCTGCCCTCTCCCCCCGGAGTGGCTGACCCCGGTAATGGGAGATTCACCTGCTCCTCACGATCAATGTCCGTGGGCAGGTTCTCCTTCGACTTGTCCGTGACATAGGTGGTCATGCCAGGGGTGGGGGCGATCTTCAGTGCGTAACGGGCCGCCACACGAGCAGCAGACTCGTCTGCCACTACTGCGTCGAACGCCCTCTCGTGGTCGGCTCCCAAGGTTCCCATGGCTTTCATGGCCAATGCCTCCGCGAAATGTTCCTCCGCATCACTACTCGCATAGATAGACGGAAAAGCGAGTTGGGCCTCTGCATTCATCACCCACTTCAAGAGTTTACTCTTGGTGACAGTCCCGATCTCCCTGCCTGACCCCACCTCTACGATCTTGGCCCCACCTTCGATGTACTCGCCAACCTCGGCATCCTTGTTGTTCACTTTCAGGGGGAGTTTGACCCCAACATCAGGAAAGCCTGTCGAGGTCGGGTTGGATTTCATCTGGCGATGGTGACGGACCCAGCGGTCCCACATTCCCCGGTCCATCATCTTGCTCTTATAGCGATGACCCAGTTCATGTATGAGGTGCTGGGCAGACTCGTTCTCGGACATTCCACGCACAGTTCGGAGGTAGATGGCATCCTTCCCAGCCATGTACCACGCGGCCCATTTGGGACGACCGATCTTCCCTACGATGTAGAGATTGCCCCCAAGGGTGCGGGCAAAGCCGGGAAGCCCCGTTCCCTTACGGGCGTTCTTGACTGCCTTTTCCACGATACGAACGATCCGCTCCAGAGTCTTCCCGCTCGCTCCGATGGTGTTGTGGACGGTGAAGGGGCCGATTGAAAACGTCCCTTCCTCTCCCTCACCTCGGGGTTCCCAGTTGACGGTCTGCCGCATCAAGGTCCACCGCTTGGCGTTCTTGTCAAACCACTTCACATAGTCTTTGGGTGCCTTGACCCGATTGAACAACCGCGCCAGCATCTCGACGGACTTGGCCTTGGAGGCCGGGATGGCGAGATGGTCAATGACGTAATCCATCCAGACGCGGCTGCTCCGGTAGAACTCGTTGCCGACTTTCTGGAGATCCCAAGGGTCACGGCGGAAATACAAGACCCCAGGGCCAGGAACAGTCCCTTTCTTGCCGCGCCACTTGTCCACCTCGGCAACCATGGCAACCAAGCTGTCCTGCATCCGCGCAGCAGCAACGGTGGAGGCACGGAGGTTGCGGGCCGACGAGTCTTCCAGCATCTCCATGGTGTCCCGGTCTACTCGGACGCGCTTCTTCTGTAGTTGGTCAAAAAGTTCCTTTGGCATGTCAAAGCCCCGTCGAGGTGCGGAGATCCCACGGACCCCAATGTTCATGCTGCATCACCTTGCGGCGGAACTCCTCTGGCTTGTAGACATGGATGTTGTCGTTCCGGTCAATCTGCCCCAAGGCGTAGTACACGTCTTTGGGCATCCTGACGTTCCGGCCATTGGACTTGTCGATCACAGTGTTCCCGTCCTCAATCCAGGCGTGGCCATAGTTGACCCCCGACAGGGAGCCCTGTCCTGTGACCTCACCGTGAACCAGCCGCATCCCCTTATCCGAACCGGGAAAGACCGCTTGGTTCATAAAATACCGCCCGTTGGCCTCGTAGCAATCCCCAGCCCCTCCCGCATGGCGGTGGACCCCACACGACTCCTCGTCCACCGGTCGGGGGTCAGACTGACCTTTCCAGAAAGCAGTCACGAGGCGAACGGTGCCCTTGCTGGCTGTGAAGACGATCTGCAAACCGATACGAGGGTCAACCCACTCGATCTTCTCGCCCCAGGCCATGTCGTCTTCCCACATGCGAGCCTGTACGCTCTGTGTGGAACGTGCGTCGTTCCACGCCTTCGCGAACCCCATGAGGGCAACCCGAAGATCACCTACCGTGATTCCACGTTGGTCCATGCGGTACTGCGCGTGGGGGGTGATGAGGATCTTCTTGAACTTGGAGCGTGGAACTCCTGGCTCTGCCTCCAGTTCATAAACCTTGGCAGCGTTGGAGTTCGACAGGGAAGTGCCGTCCTCTACTTGGTCCACCAGACGGTCACGCAACCCTGGGTCATGGATCTCCTCATCAATCCGCTCGATGACCTGACAGGGACCGCCTGGGAAGCCGAGAGGGGGCGATAGATCGGCGGTCTTACCCTTGGGGTAGCGCACCATCATGTCCCCGTATTCCTGCGCCTGGACCCAACCGTTCCTCTTGTACCAAGACTTTAGTTGGGATGTGGAAAGGAGGTTATCAGCCCCCCAAACAGGCATGGGCTTCGCGGTGAGGTAGACGAGGGTGTCATGCTTGTCTGCCATCGCTGTAATCATCTTCAAGATGGAAGAGGCCATTCCAGTCCCCCTCTTTTGGGGAGAGATGAGAGCCTTCAACCAGATCGCGGGCTCCCCATCAAAGCGGCTGGCTTCTATTTCGGTGGTGATGAGGGGCATATCCTCCCCGTCTCTCTGGAAGGACCACACACGCATCCTGGGGTCCAGGGGGTTATCCCAGGTCTTCCCCTTGTATTCGGACATGAACCCAGAGGGAGAGGCTATGCGATCCGCATACCGAGCCGCTACCCGCTTCGGGAACAGCCGGTCAAGCCCTTGACCACTCGGGTACTCCTTTGACCACCCCTCCCAACCTTGACAGGAACTCTCGGGAACAGGAGACGGGTTCTTGCGCCCCTTCCAGAACGCGGTGTGGACCATCACCTCGATCCTGGCCTTGGTTTTGGTGCGCCCCGACCCGCTGGGAGGCTCAAAGTTCAGCACCCGGAAGGCGACGGTGAGGTTGTTGAGGGTGGCCTTCTGTTGCTTTCCGCGCATTTCCAGCTTGCGTGTCCAGTAGGTGTTCCCCTTTGACCGATCCTTGTTCCACTCCTGTTGGAGCGCCTGGAAGAAGCGTGCAAGATCCTTTAGCGTGACCCCTCGCAGGTCCATGCGGTATTGGGTGTGAGGGGTGATGAGGACTTTCTTGAAGGACGTTCCACGAATCGGCCCTTCATCGAACTCATCATAGATCGCCCTCTCCTCCCCACGAGCGTACCCATCCTCTTGGTTCTGGTGGTTGTCAACCATCACCTCTCGGAGTGAGGGGTTCCGCACCTCCTCGCGTATCCGCTCCATCAGGTGGCATGACCCACCCGGATACCCCAAAGGGGGTGCGAGGTCGGCCACTTTGAGGTAGCGGGCCACGATTTGAACAGGGTCAACAACAGACACGCGGGCTCACTCCAGGGAATCTACCGGGTGTGCGTCGATAGAGGGAGTATCGGTAGACTGCCGATACCGTCCCCATACCTGTGAGCCACCCCGGCTCACATTGGAGATGCACCATGTACAAGTACCTGTTCCTTACGGCGGTTCTCTTGGCAGCGTGTGGAGACAAGGATTCCGACACCGGAACCGAACCCTCTGACACCGCCGAGTCCGACACCGATACGGATACCGATACGGATACCGATACGGACACCGATACGGATACCGATACGGATACCGATACGGACACCGATACGGGCGATACCGCCAGCCAGTAAGTGAGGGCATTGAGCCCAGACAGAGACAGGAACCCCCGTTAGGCGCTTCTGCCCGACGGGGGTTCTTCGCGTGTGGGGTCAGCGATGACCCCACAACAAGGTTTCTTGGGAGGCACCTCTGAGCTTCAGCGAGCTTCAGCGAGAAGTTCTCGTCGCCCCTGCACAGCGAAAAGCCCAGGAAGAACCTGGGCTTTCATCTCACCACTGACGGCGGCCAGAGAAACCACTGCCGGTGGTTTGTCCGATTTCGGACAGTAGGCGCGTCTTACTTGGTTAGTGCGTGATGCGCCAAGTGATGGTGAGCCGAGCGGTGTTCGGCTTGCTGATCACGCTGAAAGTCAGGTAGTTGCCCAGAATGTCGTAGAGGGTCAAGTCCCGAGCGAGATCCCGCGTCGGAAAGGTGTCCGGGTTGGGGTTGGTGATCGCCACGTTGGAAGAGATGGTGCTCACAATGCCCATCTCGTTCAACGGACCCACCGCTTCCCCCTCATCGAACGTGACTGTGTAGTCCACGACATTGGTAGGGATCGCCACAGCCGCCCCGCTCGCATCTCGGAAAGTGGTGCTGGACCAAGCCTTACGCTCAATCTCGGCGTTCAACTTCCGCTGCTTGGGGTCGGCAGCATCGGGAGACAGGATTGCTCCTGTGGCCCCCGTTCCCACCGCCAACATGTTGAACCCATGGGTTCGGGACTCGGGGTCGCGAAGCAGGATAGCCGCGAGGATACCCGCATCAAGCGTGATCACGTTCTGGATGTGCTCCTCATGCAGCACCTCCCCCGTAGGAGCGTCCACCACCTTGATGAACACCTCTCCCTTCACGGGGGCAAGGTCAGCAGCATGGGTGAGGGCAAGACCAATATGGGCCTCCTCTCCAGGGCGCTGGAAACGATCACGATGGGCAACACTCATGGGACTCTCCTGGCCCCTAACTGGAGGCCGATTCGTTCTTCTTGAAGATGTGTTTCAGCACCATCTCCCATCCACCAATAGCCGTCATACCGGCTACAAGCCCCTGCGTCAGAGCCTCGGTGATCGCCACGCCACTCATCAGAGCCGCGCCGATTGCGCCTGCAACCGCGATACCGGAGGTGACCCAGGGCACAGCCTTGGACCCCACCTTGTCCTTCATGCCAAACTTATTGGCAAAAGCAACGAGGAGACAGAGCATCATGCCGATGGCAAGGCCCCACTGTTTGTTCTGGAGAGCCTGGACCAGCATACTGGTGCTATCTGCCGTAGCTTCAAGGTCTTCCTCGGATGGTGCCTCACCTTCCGTGGGAGCCTCATCCGAAGCCTCATCCGAAGCCTCAATAGCGGGTTGGTTCTCTGCGGCTGCTTCCTCGGCCTCGACCTTGGCCTCGTCAGAAACCTCCACCGCATCGGGGGGTGCCCCTTCCTGGGCGTAGGCCACAGGAGCAGAGAGAGCAGAAACGAATAAGATCAGAGCGAACAAGGTGTGTCGCATGGTGCCTCCTTACTTGCCCTGGGGCGGATGATAGGGAATCTACCGTTAGCCCTACTTGTTCCCAGCCATGCGGCTTTCAATGTGCTTTTTCACCGTGTCCGTCTCGACGGACTTGATGTACGCGAGCACAGGCGGGATGTGGCCGTACTTCTCACAGGCAATCTTGGCCCGCTTGGCCCATTGAATGTCCATGTCCCACTCAAAACCAGGGATGAACTGGCGGATGTGAGCGAGAGGGCTTTCCGAGGACGTGTTGATCTGGGCTGCTCGGGAGTCTGCCTCATCTCCCCTCCCCTCACCAGCAACACCAGCCTCGGGAGTTCCAGAGGAAGCAGCATCAGGGAGAAGTTCCGTGAGGTCATGTCCCCCAATGGGTTCATCCACGTCACCTGTAGCGATGGCCGTCCGTTCCGCGTCCACGCTGGTCTTGTTGTCCAACTCTTGCACGATACGCCGATCATCCTTCCCTACCTCGACGGTCGCCGCCTTCGCTGCCGTCTTGAAGGTAGACACAACCACCCCCTCATCAGGGTTCTTGGGCTTGTCCGGCTTCCCCTCGCTACGCAACTCCCCAGCCTTGGAGGCTTTGTGCATGGGCAGGGCGTTATCGGGACGCACCTCGCGCAGATCACCCACATACACGTCTTCTTGTGTGATGGTGGGGATTCCAATCTCCTCCGTTGAGAGCCCATCAGCGCGATGGACCTTGACCCCAGCCGGTTGCGGAACATATTGCGTCTCGGGGGCTTCAACGGGAACGAGCCAGCCTACCTTGACCGCAGCACGCAGAGTGTGGAGAGCATGATCATCCTCCCCACGCTTCATGGTGTAGCCGTCATAGGCGACCTCCTCACCTTCATAGAGGTTATCGCTGATAGCCCCCAGGTGAATCTTGGTGATGGCCCGGAAATGTTGAAACTCGCCCTTGGTGTAGTTCATGGAGGTCTCCTTGTCCCTTACCTTCATAGATACCCGCGAAGTTGCGGTAGTAGATTCAGTTCTCGCCTGTTACCGGTGGGAGGATGAAGAGAGTCTTGCCCTGATCGTCCTCCACTGGGGTTGTGTCCTGTTTCAGACGATCCAAGATCACCCCAAGAAACGCATGGCTTACCCTTACCCTTGACACAAGCCGCGCCTTGTTCCCCTCTTCGGAGTAGACGCAGAAATCAAGCAGAATGTCTTGGCCATCCTGCATGACACGAAAGGCATTGGCGTACTCCCCAAAAGAGGAGCCTCCCAGTTCAACGGGACATAAAATGTTGTCCATCATCTTTCCTCTATCCACCGCAAGGCGGTGTCCAAGGCGTAGCAGAAAGCAGCCGAGGCAAAGGCAAACGTCAGGATGCCAATGGCCCAGACCAAACTCCCAACCACTTCAGGTGACACCCCTACCCACACAACCCATCCTGCGTGAAACCCCGTGCAATACGGGCACGCGAACATCCGGCCAAAGAGGGTCGCCCCCTCCCCGTCCTTGCGTAGTGGGAGGGCGATCAGCCTATCGGTGATCCACTTGGCCTTGTCATTCATCAGGCCAAAGCAGAGGCCGTAGGCCGCAAGCAGGCTCATAAGCGTCATTTAGGTTGCGCCTTGGTCCATTTCTCGTGCTTTCCACTCATCCTGTGGGATCCACTTCCCCCCATCCCAGACCTTCCCGTCATCACGGATTTCCCCGACGGCGGGGGCCGGAAGGTCAACTGGCGTGGGGGGTTCCACGGCAACGCTTGTTTTTCGGAACGCCATGATGCCTCCATCTCTGTACCTACACGCTCACCTATACTTGTACCCGCCACGAGAGGGTGTCGGCTCATACCTTCACACGGCGGGTAACATTTAGCAGTACGCACCCACCAAGAGAACCTTATGATTTACGTCACCGACAACCTCGCCTACTGGCACATGCCAAAGACAGGAGGGACCACCGTCGGGAGGATTATGGTCCGCATCCCTGATGTGGGCGGCATCTGTGTCCAAGGGCCGAAGAAACACGGACCCCCGAGTGAGATCCCGGTCAGCGCGTTGCAGAATCGGATGTTGTTCGGAACCGTCCGCGACCCATGGTCATGGTATCTGTCGTTCTATCAGCACTGTCTATGGGGGATGAAGGACGACCTGATCAAGTTTGGCAACGGGAGCAACGAGTTCCGCGACGTGTTGTTCGGGCTCACCCACCCCCTCGACGTGGAAGAGATGCCCGACAACTTCACTGTGGTCTGGGATGTGATGCAGGACCACTACGAGGGTGCCCTCAACAACTACTTGGGGTCAGGGCTTGGGTTGTGTAGTTGGACCTTCCGGTACGTTTACGGCAGACCTCCCCGCCCAGCCATGTTCCTCGACTCCTCCAGGCTGAAAGAGGGAATGGCCCTCTTACTCAACAGGCCCCGCGAGATGATTGAAGCCATCCAATCCCAGAACTGCGCTTCCCACCGACCCCAACACCACATCCCCGATGCAGCCAAGCTGTACGACGAGGAAATGCTGGGATGGGTTGCGAAGGCGGATGCCCCCCTCATCGAGACGTTCGGGTTCACAGAGCCCTACGGGCCTGCCCGCGAACTCCTGATGGCCACCGAAGACCTACGGCTCCCGCCCTCTCTACGGTAACCAAGACGAGGAAACCCCTACCGGAGCAAGTCCGGTAGGGGTTCCAGGGTCAAAACGACCGAGTAGTCAGGGACTACGGACGGGTGACAGTCAGACGAGCGAGGCCACGCGGGTTGAAACAACCGATGCCCAGGTTCTCAAAGCAACTGAACCCGATGGTCCGCGCCTTGGGATCGTCAGCCGAGAGGACCGTCAACTCGGTACGGACAGGCATCCGACCGAACATCTCGGGCTCACAGCAGACGTACACGGTGCCGACCGGCACGAGGCGGCTGACGATGATCTGGGCTCCCCAAAGGGTTGCCATCAGACCAGTCTTCAACAGGTCGCGCTGGGTTTCGATGTCGAGAATGTCCCGGCCAAACTTCCGCAGATCGGCGTAGTCGCGAGCGTTCATAAAGACGCGAGCAACACGCAGATCGTGGCGTTCGATGAGCGAGAAAGCATCCGCGAGCACGTCACCACTGATCGGTGCGACGACGGCGGTGTCGGCGTTGACCGCACCAACCGAGTCGAAGCCGTTGGCAGCGACAGCATCGAGGGTGGCGAAGACACGCTCGTCTTCAGCAGCCTGGATCTGGGCACGAGCGAGGTCCTGCGACCGCTCGATGAGATCGAAGCGACGTTCCTTCACCTGCGTCAGTGGGATCTCCGGGTTGGAGGCGATCTCAAAGAGAGGGAAGATGACACGACGGGGCTTGGTGACGGCGATGATGTTCTCACCTTCCTCACCGACCACGAATGCCGTAACATCGGGGTCTTTATCGTAGATAGGCAGAGCGCCATCTGGCAACTGCTCGACCAAAAAGGTCTTTCTACCTACACTATGGTAGTCCCGGCGAAGCCGGAGGGGTTGAGTCATTGAGGCGGCCAACTTGGCCCGACCAGCGGCGGTACTAATGTAGTCGCTGATCAGCTTGGCCTTCACAGAGTTCGATACGGACATGATTGTCTCCAAATGTGGGAAGGTGGTTGATCAGATGCGCTGGTCGTAGACCATTTCAGCCTGAACCGCGTCGGCAGGCATCTTCAAGATACCGATGACGGTGGTTTCAGCACCAGCAGGAAGGAAAAGGCCGTAGCGGTCGGTGACGACATTCGTGAGATAGCCGTTCATCGAACTGTACAGATGCTCACCGGTCGTGTAGGTGAGAGCCGCGAAGCCAGCCGCAAGAGTCTGTGACTCAAAGAGACTGTTGGCGTAGGTTCCCTGACCCGAGACATACGGTCCCTTGCCAGAAGCAACACCAGGGGTGTTCTCGTAGGCGAGGCCGACTGCCGTGTTCAGGAACACGCCGAGTGGACGAACGTCATTGACTCCGACGGGGGGAGTGGCGATGCTGGCCGCAGCGCCAGTATTGGAAGGCCCACCGATTTCGTTGGAGCCGCCATCCGGGCGAGCGTAGGCAACAGAACCACCGAGCACACCAAGGGTGGCCGTGTTCATACCGTTGGAGGTTGAGAAAGAACCGCTGCTGCTGATGCCAACGGGGTTTGTCTGGGTGAATGCGTCAGCCGTGAGGATACCGACGGTGTTTCGGATTCCGACATGCAGAATACGAAGCGCCGAAGAACTCTCGGTCCAACCACCCGATGCCTGTCCAAGCAAAGCCATGATGATCTCCTAATGAGGGGGGGCTTGTGCTCCCTGTTTACAGGGGCGAGGGTTTGTAAAAGCCGCAACGATTACCGCTACGACCATGAAAGACGTTTCCGCCTACACATAGGGGGTGGGTATAGGCGGCCTATTGAACCCCCAGGGTAAATCGACCCGGAAAGAGGGAAAGTCCTCCCCCCCGACGTGAAAGACCCCCACCCGGACAAGTCCGAGGGGGGGTCTTCATAGATCGTCGGCCCGGAGGGTCGATTTAGAAGAACTTGCTCACGTCAGGGGCAGACTCCCAAAGCTGGGAGAGGTCACTGATCTCGGAAGCGGCTTCCTTGGAGACACCGCCCAGACGGGTCGCGCCTGCGCTGGCTCGCTTGGGCTGGGGACGACGGGCAGCTTTCTTGCCCTTGGACTCTTCCTTTGCCAAGTCCTCCTTGTCCTCATCCTTGTCTTCCTCCAGATCCGCGATGTGGTCCTCATCATCCTTGATGGCACCCTTGTCGTGGTCTTCCTTTTCAGCCTTGTCCTCGTCAGCCTCGCCGCCTTCCTTTCCGAACAGCTTGGCAAGAACCATCATCTCGTCCTCGGCCATGAGGTCGCCTTCCATGAGTCCCATGGGGTCACCAACGGGATCAATGCTGACCTCGACCATCTCGTCGCCCATGGACTCGTCGGCAGTCTCAACGATGTGACCTTCCTCGTGCATGGACTCCTCGGCAAGCATCTCCTCCAGCAACATCTCGTCCAGCATGGATTCCTCGTCCATGTATCCAGCCGACTTCTTGCCCTTGGCCTCCTCCTCGTCGGAAGCCTCCTCGTCGGAAGCCTCCTCCTCGTCAGCGAGTCGGAGCATACGGAGGGCCTTGGCGCGGAGAGCGCGGGCCTTCTTGCCCTTGGCCTCCTCCTCGTCGGATGCCTCCTCGTCGGAAGCCTCCTCGTCGGAAGCCTCCTCGTCATCAGCGAGTCGGCGGCGGCGGGCTTTCTTGCCCTTGGCCTCCTCCTCGTCGGATGCTTCTTCCTCGTCAGATGCTTCTTCCTCGTCAGCGAGTCGGAGCATACGGAGGGCCTTGGCGCGGAGAGCGCGGGCCTTCTTGCCCTTGGCCTCCTCACCGGGATCTTCGCTGCCGTCGTCGTCGTCATCGCCCTCGGGGTCTTCGCTGTCTGCGAGACGAGTGAGGATACGCTCCATCCGAGCAACGCGCTGCTCCAGCATCCGAACGTAGGCTTTCTTGCCCTTGGCCTCCTCGACACCTTCCGCAGCGGCGGCATCATCGTCGTCCAGATCCTCGTCCATATCGTCGTCTCCGGCGATACGGGAAAGGCTGGCCTTGATGGAGCGGTCAGGGAGGTCCATGAGCACGAGAGCCTGATCTTCGATGGCGGCCACGGTCGCGCCTTCACCAAGCATAGCAGTGGCGATGCGAATGCACTTCGCCGCCTTGCGCTCCAGGGCTGCTGCCTTGGCTGCCGGGTGAGACGATTCCTCGTCGGGGGTGGCCGGGTGCTCTCCGTTCTCGTAAGGGCCAGGATGGGGGTCTTCGCCCCATTCGGCGTTCTTCGTGTTGGGGGTTTCGGTACTGGAGGCCCGACGCTGCCGAGCATCCCCTGTGTCATTCCAAGTCATACGACGGCGCATGGCAGTCTCCTATTCAGATTGGGTGGTTGGAGGGTTGTTGTGTTGCTCCCACCGTGAGAGCAGCGAGCCAAGCCGGACAACAACCCGGATCTCGGCAGAGGACAAATCGCGACCAGCAACCTTGCGGCACGCTCGTCGGAAATGGGTAAGGGAAGGGTATTGGCTATGAGCCCCTACCCGCAAAGCGGTTCGATATACGTCACGACCTACCCGAATCCCGTAGGAAGAGTTGATCGTGGCGACCCCATCAATGAGGGCAATAGGGCTGGATGCGACACGGGTCATCATCTGGAGGGATGCGGCATAGTTCTGCGCTGCTCCTTCCTTGATGATGTTGTCGTTGGGGTCCATTGGGGCCTCGGACCCCATCTCGTCTTCCACGTTCTCTTGTGCGATCTCTCGCTGTAGACGCTCAACCACCCGACTTTTCAAAGCATTGTAGAGGGTGTCTTCAGCCGCTTGGAAAGGAGCAGCGTCATCGGCAGCGGGCTCTCCCCCTCCTTCACCCTCTCCTTCACCCTCCTCGTCCCCAAACTCAAAGGCTTGGACACCACGAAGGTTGGCGGCTTTGACCACAGCTTGTGAAGACCACTCGGTAGGAGGTGAAGCCATGACCTTACGGACTTCGGCTTCAACCACCTCGCCAGGAGCGAGGATGTTCCGCATCACTGCCCCAGCAAACGCTGGCACCGCAACCCATGAGGCTTCAATGAATCTGACCCCACCGGGCGCATCAGGGTTCTCGTCGTAGGTCTGGTGTCCACACAACTCCGCGATGACCCGCTTCTGCCCAGCCTCATCCATGAAGGTATTGAGTTTGGCGTAGCGAACGTGCTCACACAACTGCGTCTCATCGACGGCATAGTGGCCGCACTTGGTACAGACGGTGAAGTCAGTGGTGCAACCCATCGACAGGGTAGCCATCTTTCCAGACTGAATGTCTTGGACCAGAGCGGCGTGCTTGCGGCTGGTGGCGACCAGAATGTCCACATAGAGGGAATCCCCTATGTCACGAGCAACAGCGTCGATGATCCGACCCTTGCTCTGTTCCTCAATCTGGACGTGCTCTTGGAAGTTGTGCCCCCCGATAAACGTGGGGTACGCCATCCGCAACACCGACCGGGACCAAGCGTCACCGTTGTTGTTTACGAACTGGGAGCATTGGGGCTTGATGTAGTAGTCGTCCCACTTCCTGTTGACCGTGGCGCTACCGATCTTGACGTTGCCCAGGCGAACTCCAGGCACCGCATCCACATCCACCGAGGCAACGATGGTGCAGTGGGTGACCAGATAGTCGTCCGAATGAAGGCCCTCACCCAGAATCTCCCGAGCCTGGGCTGTCAGATCCCGCGTGGGACCAGAAGCAGCCTTACGGATACCTCCCCACACACGCCCGCTAATGCGAGGATGGACGACAACTGCCTTCGCCTGCTTCAAGAACGCCATTACTCGCCGCCAAGGTTCATAATGTCGGATCTCTTGATGAGGAACATGCAACCTGGGCATCCCAGGAGACGTTCACTGCTGCCATCACGTCGCTTGTAGACTGCCCGTCGGAGATGGGGCTGTTCTTCACAACGAGGGCATCCAGGCTGGCCCGAGGCCATTTCATCTCGGTTGGCCCTGTACTGTCGGTCCTTGTCAGCCCAGTAGATTGCCTTGCGATAGGCATATGCCACCCGAGCCGCCGACTTGTCAACGGGGCCACCGGGCACCTGTACTGTGGGCTGCCCACCTGGGGCAGAGTCAGTGTAGGGGGGTTCTGAATCACCCTCACTGTCAAATCGCTGGAGGTCTTCGACTGGATACCGCTTGTTGCCCGAGGCCATCTCCACATCAACCATACCGATGGCAGGCCAAACCGCTGTGACGCGGCCCGACTGTGCATCGAATAGGCCAAACGGCCCCACAACGTCCCCAACCTGAAAGGCGAGGGCTCGCTGCTGCCAGTTGACATTATTTACGGCGTTACGGCGCAAAGGACACCCCTCGGGTCACTTGGTGAGATTGAACCCGTGGTCAGCAACCTGCGACGGGGCCGACGAGAGAGAAGAAGCGATGGCGGAAGCCGCCTTTTCCAGTTTCTCCGCGATGTCGGTCAACTCGGTAAAGGATTCCTGCGTGAACTGACCCTTCAGGTCAGGGCTCGCATCCTCCTCATAGACGGGACCGGTTGTCTCGGCTCCGATTTCCTGTACTGCCGCCTCACCCTGCTTGGGGAAGTTGGAGACAGCCTTTGTCTCAACCGCATCCGAAATCAGATCGCAGCGATAGGCGAAATCCTTGGCGATCTTGGGATCAATGCCCAACATCGTGGGGTTGTCTTGAACTGCGGAAGCGATCCGGTCGATAGCCGCAGTTAGATTGCGGGCACCGTGGCGAGTGAGCGTGCTCATGTTGTTTTTCTCCGACGTAGGAATCCCAAAAGGGAGTATGACAAGTCTTACCCATAGACATGCCATATAGACGGGCTACCGGCTGAACTCATCCCTTTGCCCGGAAATAGATGCCCTCCAAGGATCAAAGTCGTATATCCCCGTGGGCAACTGCGCGGCACTCTTACCTGCTTTGAGGCTTGCAAGAAAAGCCGCCATCATGTCCGCAAAAGACTTCCCCTTGCCCGTCTGCTTGGTCTGCTTCTTCTTCTGCTTGATGGACCCGACCGAGGCGTTAGGGTCTGCCGATACCAGGGCTTGATCCGTGAACAGCACCTCTCCCATCACCGCATCGTTGACCATCGTGTTCAGCATGTCGATGGAATCTTGGGGGAGGTTCGCCAGTTCCCGGCACCCCTGACTGTTGGGGTCTGCGCCAGACGGGCAGCCGGTCAACAACTTCAAGGCAGATTGGGCCGGATGATCGTCTGGAAGCATCTTCGCCATGTCTTCATGGGAGGTATCTTCCATCACGTCACGGAATACTTGCTGGGCACTACTATCCCCTTCCGCAGCACCGGAAAGGTTGACCCTGGCAAACTCCTCCACTCGTCCCGCATTGTCAGCCCCTACCAGCAACGCTTGGAACGTGGGATTGACCCCCTTGGCCTTGTCCCCGTCTTCCAAGGCTGACGCAAGCGCCATGCCCCGCATCTGGGAGATGGCTTGGGCGTACTGTTCCGACTCGGTGTCCCCTCCCTCCGTCATTTTCTTGATGTGCTTTTCCAGCCCCTTGCGATGCGTCTCACGGTCCTCCGGGGTGAAGGTTCGGTAAGCGTCCATGGCATCAACAGCCACCTCGGTCATTTTCTCCCGGTAGGCCGCCTCGGCCCCAGGGTTATCGAACGACAACGGTTCGGTGCTCAAACTCGTCAGGGGCTTGTGGGGGTAAAGCATCGTGGGATCATCAAGCACCCCGACTGCCCGCTTCGCCACCAGGGCTTCCGCGATCTCCTCGGGAGAGGGCGGGTTGTCACCATCGATCCTTTCCAGCACCCGATCCGCGAACTGCGCCTTGGACCGAGCATCCTTACGGGCACGTCCATCCAGAATCTCTGCCACCGCTTCGTCTTTAGCCGCTTCCATGTGAGCCGCGACGGCGAGCAAGTCATGTGGCATCAGGGACTTGCTCAACCCCTTGGCGGCTTCCCCCGCAAGTTCCGTGACCTGTTCCAATGCTTTCTTCTCGACAATCTTGGTCTTCTTGCCGAAAGCCTTGACCGCCCCACCGTTGGCTTTGGTGAGGCTCGCCACCGCTGCCTCCAGTAGCATCTCGGGAGTGTCGTGGGATCCCTTGGGGGGGACCAACGTCATAGACCCCAGGGTGTTTTTGATCGTGGTGGGATCTACCCCAGGGATCGCGGAGAACTCCTCACGTATGGTTGCCTTGATGGCCTCCACATCAAAGGGCTCTCCCTCCGCGACCAAATCTTCACGCTTCTGTTGGGCACCCACTACTTTATCCAGGGACTCTGCATGTTTCGCATCGGCAGAGGGGCCTGTCGGCTTCGGTTTCGGCTTCGGTTTCGGCTTCGGTCCCGAGGGCTCGGCACCGGCATCTCCGTCGCTCTCGGAGTCCAGCCACTTCTGGAACTCCCGCTTCTGTAACTCCTTCCCCTTCGGGCCTTTGAGACTTTTGAGTTTGACCTTGTTCCCGGTGTCCGGGTTGGTGACCTGATCGCCACCCTTTTCCTCCAAGAACATGAGGAACTTACCGCTGACCCCACCGCCTGAACTACCTTCGTCATCGGCCTCGGCTGCGGCAGCCCCAGCGGCATACCGGAGGGCGACCCAAGCAGCCGCGTCCTTGAAGTTGCGGGAGCGGTCCTTCCGGTCTTGGTCCTCATCGGCATCCGTCTCGTGTGTGTCCTCAACACGACCCCGTTCCAGATCCCGACGAGGGGGCTTCTTCTTGGGGCTCTGCCGGATCAACCTCTGGTCTTCTTCCTCCTCTTTCTCCGCATCCGACTTGGTGGCGGTGACCCAAACAGGCTGTCCTACCAACTCTGGCTTGCGCTTCTCTCGCAATCCCATGTTCCGATTCCACTGGGCAAAGGACCGCTCGTTCTGGCCCTCCCTGATCATCTGGTCGAACTCCTGCCGGTCCATCGACTTGCCCCGAAACTTGACGTGCTTCCACAGCACATCGGGGATGATGACCTCGGTAGCCCAATCATAGCGGTGGAGCCCTTTGGCCTCTTTGAGCACCCACTGGGGAACGTCATAGGCATAGACATGCCCCACCACCCCGTGGTTCGTTGCCACACCGAAGGGATTGGTGGTGAGAAACACGGCATTTTGAACCGGAGCATCGAGCCACGGACGCACCCAAGCCGGTTCGGGCTGCCCCCGGTCCTTCCAGTGGTTGACCCGCTTGGGCTTGGGCTGTGCCTTGTTCTTACCGATGTAGTAGAGGATGCGGCTGCCCCCAGCTTTCTTGGCCAACTGGTCAATCACGGTGCCGTCGTGGATAAATGTCTCCTCCATGGTCGGTACAAGGTACTGCCTCCGTAGGGTGCTGGCTTCGTGGCCAACAGCTTTGGCAGCATCGTTCAAGGCTTGCTGGAACTCGGCCTTCAGGATCTTGTCCTTTTCTTTCCGGGCGACCGGGAGATCGGGACCACCCTTTCGTACCTCTTGAAGACGACGACGCATCTCCTCGTTGGCATGGAGCCCCCGAATGTCCTTCGCGGTGACCCCGAATGGTTTGAGGTAGGCGTTCACATCCTTGGCGAGAATGTCGCACTCATCCCCATCGCACAGGATCTTGTCGCCCTTACCCTTGCCTTTCATGGCTTCCCGCAGGGCCTTCAACACCCGAGCGTTGGTGACCGTCTTCTCTTGCTTGACCCCAGACTTCCCGGTGTACTTGACGGTGGCACTCTTGTCCCCGAGAGAGACATGACCTGCCGTCCAGTTGGTGACCCCATGGTGACCTTCCTCGGCAGACTTCTCGTTGCCCACGCGCTCGTAAGTCTCATCCATGAGACAGACTGCCAACGCCGTGAGGCGCGTTTGAGGGTCTTTGCTCGTGAGGTCACCCCGAGCCTGTTGCCGCAGTTCCGCCATCTTCTGCCGGAGGGATTCGATCCGCTTGGCCTTTTCCTTGTGGCGTTTGGCCACTTGACGGGGGCCGTACTCGTAGACCGTAGACGTACCCTTCCCATCAGCCGTGGGGACTTCTTTCTTCCCCTGATACTTGGCCACCACCCGACCGACGGAGGCATCTTTCGACAACCCAAAATCGCGGGGACCACACACGAGAGGCTTGGGCGGCACATGGATGCTGTGGATCGTCACCGTGATCTCACGGTCCAGTTTCTTTGCCGCTTGGCGTAGGGCGTTCTCGTAGTACGTCTGATTCTCGTTCTCCCACACATCCACCGCACTGACCATTCGGTGGCCCGCCAACAAGTTGCGGAGGACCGCCACCTTGAACTTGGCAGCCGACATGCCTGGATTGAAGTAGGAAGCCTCGGGATTGATCCCTTTGCTTTTGAGAAGTTCCAATACTCGCCGTTTGTGTGTCCGAACCCTCCCAGTCACTACGACCACAAAGACATTTCGGTCGGAGGAGTCCTTCTTGGCTGCTGCCACCGTCTTGGTGATCCAGTAATCGGATTCCGGGGAATCAGGAACACAGGGCTCACCCAGAGACTCGTGGCGCACGAAAAACGAGTAGGGACCAGTATCGAGGGATGACCCGGCCCACCATTCAGGTGTAGCCTCCCAACTTCGGAACAAGGTTCCGTCGAAGTCGTACATCGCTATGCGGTTGTAGGATTTGGCCACCTTCGGGCGCATGAAACACTCCTCACCCGGAGGGTTTGATAGTCTCGCTACCGCGACCCACGTTCAAGGGAAGACATTTCTTCCACCGACTTGATCGCGACCCCAGACCAGATGCAACCACTTGCCACATCCCATGGATAGTACCAATCGTGGTCCATTCGTTGCTTCGACCGGTACGGACAGATTTCGATGCCGGGGTAGTGTTGAGCCACCCTCCCCCAATCAATAGCCTCCCCCCCGAACTTGGCGGGAACCCCGTATTTCTCCTCAAACCACAGGAAGGAAGCCTTGTCCTTGATGATGAGCATCACAGAGGGGTTGATCTCGATCCGGTAGGCGTAGGCACCCAATCGGGAACCCCCCATCTCATTCCGAGTGAAGTCCTCCCACGAACTACCACACGAGTACCAAAGCCCCTGGGGCTTCCCCATAAGGGTGGGGGCTTTCTGGGAAACGGCCCGGAATCGCGTGAACGGGGTCGGGCTGTAAAACACTCGTTCATAGGAGGCTGCCCTCGCAGCTACCCGCACGGCGGATGGGGTCAGCATCAAAACCCTCCCCGAGTAGTCGGCAACCACTCCGAGGCCACCCTCACGTTTGCGGACCCCAAATCTCGCCTCACCATTCGCTTCAGCCGAGGGGCATCGTGCAGAAGTTCGGGGTCATCGAGAAGAAGATCCCTGCCAATCTGGGTGACCACGGGCATGAAATCCCGCATCTTCTTCGGGTCCACCCCGTACTCCCTGGCCAGGGAAGGCACGAACTTCTTATCTTTGTACGCCACCCCTGGGTTCTTGATGGCTTCAAGGTAGTGGAGGGCCTCATCTCGGTCCATGTCCACAGACAACGCTCGGAACTGGCGTTGTTGGGCAGAGTCCATGAATCCCATGGGCGCACCCACAGGAATCCCAAGGTCCATGAGGTCAAACATGAACGCCACTCCCCGCTTCTGGGAGTAGTTGAGCAGGGTGGTGGCGAACTGCTGGTCGTCGCGCACCATGTCAGCGAGCACGTCAATGACCCCGAGGTCATCCATGACTCCCAGAGCCTTTTTGTACTGGGGGTTCTCCAGCACAATGTCGCGAAGGGCTCCCCACGCCTTTGAGGGGATTCGCTTCAGTCCCCGAGCCTGCCGGGTAGCCGCTGCCTTCACGTCCGGGGGCAGCTTGAAGCCGTACTTGAACGCAAACTTGATGGTGCGGATGATCCGTGTGGGGTCTTCCGTGAAGGTCTTGTCGGGATCCTGGGGGCAACGCATCTCGCGAGCCTCCAAATCCCGCACTCCACACCCTGTAAGGTCAATGATTTCAGCCTTTTCCGGGCCATCGGCCAACGAGAGCAACGACCACATGAGGGTGTTGAAAGTGAACTCCCGTCGAGTTGCGTCGATTTCCAAGGTCGTGGGGTCAACTCGGACGGGCTTGTGTCCCAGGTAGTTGCCCTCCTCGTCCTGCTCGTAAATCTCGGCTCGGGCGTTGACGATCTCGATGACCTCATCCTTCATCTGGTGGCCATCCAAGTCCCACTCCCCCTGGATGAACACCTTGGACACCATCAGAGCGTCAGTCACAATGTCCGTGCTGGTAGGGATGGCGCGGGCAATCTCCTTTGCCACCCAAGCAGCGTCCCGGTTCCCTCGTAAGGAGAGGGAGTCCACCACCATGTCAATGTCCTTGATGGGCTTGTCGATCAGAAAGTTCCTGACGGCTCCCCCGACGACGTAGACGTGTCGCGCCACCCCTATCCGTTGGGTGACCTTGGAGAGCCATTTCATCAAGGCGACGGAAGCCTCACCCGTCATTTCAGCGTGCTTACGCTGGGCTACCCGCTCGGTCATGGTCTTCTCGGACGCTATGCGGACTTCCGGCAGAACACCCCGGAGCATCATCCGAACCGGACCCAGGACCGCCTTTTTCCCATAGGCCACTAACAGGCCCAAAGCCTCACAGAACGCCTCCTCGGGGTTTTTCCCCGCGTACCCTGTGATGGGATTGATGGGAACGGCGACCATAGGGTCTTTCCCTGCATTGAGGTATTCTTGAATGTCCTCAACACTGAAAAGGTCCATGTACTTGAATCTGGAGTCGTGCATCAGGGTGTTCATCTGGAGGTAGAGGATGGGGTCTTCCTCGGCCAACTCATCACCAACGATGGTTCTTGCCCCCACCCGTTGCATGATGGCAAGTGCTTCGCGGAGGTCGAGTTCCTTGTAGTCACCCCGAATGAACGCAGTCCACGCCTTTTTTGCAGCCCCCGACAGGTAAGTCCTGAAAATGTGGTGGCCCATCTCGTGAGCCATCGTCTTCACGAAGTCACCAATGTCCTTGCCGATCTTCCATGGGGTCACGAATATCTTACTCCCCAGGTAGTAGGCTCCCGCACTGGATGAGGTGGTCGGCTCAAACGTCCACTCGATGAAGATCGGTGTCTGCCGTTTCAGCAGGATGGGGGCTCGCTTCTGGGCCAACTGCCGGTACATCTTCAACCCGTGCTTCACAGCGGGGAGTTTGTCTTGGTAGGGGGACTCCGCAAAGCCCCGGAAGATGACACGGAACCCTTCCAGGGAGACGACTTCCTCGTCGGGGACCGCAATCGCTATCTCCCGCGCCCCTCCCATAGACCGTTGTGCCCATGCGGCCAGATCCGCGTAGAAAGCCCAAGTCTTCCTGGCCTTCCGACGCACACGGTTGGCCCACTTACGGGATTCCCCCTTCCACCGATCCACCGCTTTCTGTTCGGCTTCCTCTCGGGTCCACGAGGGCGACCCCAACAGGTAATCCTCTACTTTCCGCTCTGCCTCCTGTTGAGAATCCCCCCGGCCCAGCCAGAACTCAACCATCCGAGCACGAGCCACCTCGGGCTCCTCAAAAGCGCCACCGTGTCGATTCGTGACTTTGGGGACGCTCGGCAACGAACCTACCTCGTAAGAGAGATCCCAGACCGGCTTGGCATTTTCGATGTAGTATTTTGCCCACCCTGCATCCGGTCGGGTCGCACCCTCGGGGACAGGGATGTTCCGATTCTCACCCTCTCGGACACGAGCCTCCAACTCTTTGCGGATAGCGGCGTTGTAATAGTCAAACGCCTGTCTCCACTTCGCCACCGCAGGGACAATCTGCTCCACATCAGCGTAAGAAGACGCACGTTCCGCCGCCTTCGCAAGCATGAGCACTTCCTTACGGAACTTCTTGGCCTGCTCGGGGTTCAGAGGCTCGACACGAGCCTGCATCCATCGACGCGCTACTTGGGACGGGGATCCCCGCATGGGAACCCCCTACGAGATGGTCCACCCATCAAACAGGATCTCACCCAGCTTTTCCGTCTCGGTAAGAGGAGCCTGTTCGATGTTGTCGAGGTTGGCGTTGTGGAGCCCAAACTCGGCGGGATCATACGAGGGAGCAAAATAGGAAGCCACCGTCTCCGCGTCTGACATTTCAGCCTGCTTGATGTTCTTGGCCTTGATCTGCTCGATCTCGTTGCCCGTGGTGTCTGTCAGGAGCAACTTGTTGTAGACCCCACACTTGCGAGTCCCGTCCTCCAACGGACGGGCCAGAGTGCAGGAAGCACAGCGAGGCATCGCGGCAACGGAAGGGATCTGATTGGCGCGGTGCTTGGACGCAGCCTTTTCACATCCTCCGGCCCCCGATGCCGAGGCATAGGCTTGGGCATCCACATAGAGGAATCCCGAAGCACCCTCATGGCGTGAGCGAAGCCCCGCCAGAAGACCCTTGGACGCAGAGAGGACGCTGGAAGCGAACCGATGCGTGATGTAGGAAGTGAGATCCTTCCCGGCCAGTCCCTCGGACATGGCACGACGAGCAGCGCGGAGTGTGTTCCTGATCTCGTTGCCAGACACACCACCCTCGGAAGCAGCCTTCGCGATAGCGGCGTTCTCATCAGACAGAGTGACCTCGGTGCGCGTCATGGGAGCAATCCCAAGCACATCACCGCTGTATGTCCCGCTTTCACGGAGTGCAGCCACCCCTTCAAGTGCGGTTCGCAGGTCGTCCGCTGCCTTCACCCGAGAACCCGTGGGGTCACCATCCCAGAGGAATCCATCTACGGTGGCGACATGATTGATGCCCACCGCTTCGGGGTCTACATCGAACTGTTGGCGGAACTCATGTCCAAAAGACACCTCTCCCGCACGAATCTCGCGAGGCTTATGGCTCTCGGCGGTCTTGGTTTCGGGGAGTGACAGGAAGGAGGCTTGGAGAGCCGCCCTCGGGTCACCCGACGCTACCTTACGTCCCGTCGCACGAAGACGCGGGGCGTAGTGGGCGTAGGCTTCCTTCCACGGGATCTCGACCACGGCTTTCTTGCCTGTGTAGGCGCAACGACCATCCTGAATCCAAGTGGCCTGCTCCAGATCGCCAGCGGTGACGATGATGTACTTGGCTGACGGAGCGTGTTTCTTGACGTGCTTCTTCCCCTTGCCGTTACTCCATCCAGGGTAGGCAGCGGCACGAACGAAGACGTTGCCCACAAGACCATGCTCTGCCTTGACCATGCGAAGGTGGGGAACGATGCGGGAGAACTCGGCTCCCATGCTCTCACACGCCTCACGAACGATACGGTCAATGTGCTGGCCTTCGACAGAACGTCGCATGGCATGGGTCACAACCCGCGTCATGGTCCGTTCGTTGGCTCGTTTGGGTGTCCCCTTATCAGCGAGGGACTGTTCGTACCTCGCTCGGGAAAGTTCCTTTTGATGAGCCTCAACAGACACGCCGTCGGTGCGACGGTCCACTCCCCAGGCGTTCACCAACTCTGGGATCATCTCGGGGGTCTGGGGAAGCCTCTCCTCATCCTGTTCCTGGGAGGGGTCAAGCCACTTCAAGTCGGCCAGTTCAGTTTCCATCATGGCGGTGAGGTTCATCTCGGCGGCGGCAGTTTGTGTCACCCCGTCGGGGAGTGCGGGGGCACGATGGAGAGCGGGGTCAAGTACCCCTTCCAAAACACCCAAGCCGTACTGCATGTCCTCAAAGCCATCCATTCCGTAGTTGGAACCCAGGCTCGGGGTCAACAGGTCAGACGGGAGGTGTGTCCCTGCAAAATCGAGATCATTCTTGTTACTGCTCATGGGAGCCTCCCAGTGTACCGGGCGAGAACCCGGTGAGAAGATACTGTGCCTTCGGAAACACGACGGGAAGCCGCTACCTTCGTCCTGCGGGCCATCTTGGTTCCTGATGGGTCGAGGTCGTCCTCGTCCTCATCCTCATCATCCATGTCCTCTTCCTGTTCCTCGGCCCAGCCTTCGGGATCTTCTTTGATCTCCTCCGCATCTTCAATGATCTCCTTGACCTCATCGCGGTCACGAGCATTGAGAGTGTCCTCGCTGGGGTTCCAGTGGGGAGCGTTCATCTCGTCATAGATGGTATCGGTGAAGGCCGACAAAGCCTCTACGCAGTTCATCAACTGCCGCCGCATGTCTGGGATCGTCTGGATGTAGCCCTTGCCGCCGAGACTCCCATCCGGGCTCACGTTGCGCGACTTGACCTTCACCAGCCGGTTGTGGGCTGACGTGGCATGGCCGAGGGCCATCAAAGCGGATCGTAGGGTCTTGGCCAGCGGTTTGAGTTCCCGTGCATTGAACACAAAATCTTCTTGGATGTGGCGCTCGCTGGGTCCAGTCGGACCCCAACCCCACTCTGACTTATCGCCAGACCGGTCCTTGATGAAACGGACCTCCCCCGCGACACGGCTCATGGCCGCTTTCTTGGCGAAGGCCGAAGCAACGCGGGTTGGATCTGCACTCATGGACGTTTCTCCTATCGAGGGCGATGCGATAGGCCGACTACCGAGCAGCCGTCCTACCCCTTCAAGGGCTCGCCCATATCGTCAAACAGGCGTGAGACGAGGAAAGCCCCATCCGCATCCTTCGTATAGGACCACAGGTCTGCGGTACTGGTGTGAATCAGCTTGCCCTCGGCAACCTTCAAAAAGTTCGTGAGGTCACCAAGGGTGCCCACGCGGAACGAAGCTGCCTTGTCAGACTTGACCTCATCCTGAATCTCATCGAGAACTTCCTCTTGCTTGTCCGACAGGGAGCGGTCGTCATCCAGTTGCTCCTCCACGGACTGTAGGAACTCATTATCAGGCTTGGCCTTCAACAGTTCAGCGACTTCCTTGTCCTGGGAAGCCATCCTCCATCCAAGGAACCGGTCGAACCACTTATTCCACAGGTTTTTGAGGGAGTAGCCCTCATCAATCACATCCCCACGCTTGTTGCGGATCACATAGAGGGCTTTGCTGTAGGGAACCGCTGTCTGGTTCCGACCCAGCGAATGATCACGCCCCATGACAACCACGTCGGAGTCATCAAGGTAGCTATCAACCTTTGATAGCACCTGTGCCGCTGTGAGCGGTCCCTCCAGCTTCCCCCGCGCCTCAATCCAAAGGCCGTTGCCCTTGTCGTCCTTGCGAATCTTCACGACTTTGGAAGCAGTCTTGCTCGTGGACCCAGCCAGACGCAGGTGCTCGGAGTGGATGGGGCGGAACTTACCGTCGTCCCACTTCACGAAGACCTTGCCATCATGGTGGGTGATCTCCCCCGTAGCTGACTTGACCGTGACCACCTCTCCGATGGCACCATCGGCAGGCGAGTCATCGTGGGCCATGAGAGCACCCAGGGTTCCAGCAAAGGACACCTTGACCCCAGCGGCCACAGGAAGCGAAAGAGCATGAGCAGCACGGCCCACGTCACTCAACACACGGACTCCCTCAAAAGAGTCACCCAGGGGGGCACCCAGATGGCGGTCCATCCCGTGAGCGAGCACGGTGTTTGTGTGTCCGGTAGCCAGTTTGGTCCAAAAATCGTCGGGGTTGCTCATAGCGGTCTTCCCTGTAATGTTCGTAATCTGGTCCCTGTAGCGAGCGGCATCCTGGCTTCCCGCGTGGCCACCCGATTCCGCGTTTTGAGCCCAAGCCTCCAATGTCCTGATGGCTACCTTTTTGCCCTCGTTGGGGCCGGAATCCCACTTCACCTTGTCATAGCTGGACCCACCCAAGCCCTCTATGCGCCTGCCCTCCTTGTAGACAAGCCGCAGCAGGGAAGGGGGCATCTGCACAAGATAAACGCGACTGCGCCCAAGCGTGCCAACCTCCAGAGCGGGTCGTTGTCTTCGCTTGTACTGGACTGTTGTAGGGAATGTTATAGCCACCAAAACTCCTAAAGGGCGCGGACCACGGAATAGGTCACGGTACCCGTTAGAGCAGGTGCCGCTTCAATGTCAAAAGTAGTGGTTGTCTTGTTCGTCACCGCCAATACGGAAGTGGTAACGGGACTCTCCAAGAGCACGGTGTAAAGGGCATCTGGCTGTGTGATAGGCAACGTGATCGTCTGGGTCAGTGTCCCAAGAAATGCCTGGGTGCCGACGAAGACGGGCTCTTGGAGGGTTGGGGTTCCCCCGGCAACCGTCAATGTGGTTCGGGTGCTCTGCCGTAGGGTCGCAGCGGTAGTGGTGTCGAGGGTGAGCGTCCCGAGCGTCGAGTGGAGCACATCGAGAGTCTGGTCCCCATCCTGGGAAATCGTGGATACTTCGGCACAGGCGCGGAGCGTAAGCGTCCCAGCCCCAGATAGATTCGACAGAACAGCGTGAACCCGACCCAACGAGGTCAGTTCATAGGCGCAGGCGGTGTCACTGGGCCGGTCAAGAGTGGTGTCGTAGGCAACTTGAATGTCATTGATCCACTCAATCCCCGACAGCCGGAAAGCCGCGCAGTTGGCGGCTTGGGAAAGAGAGTTAGAAGCGGAGCCTCGGAAGGTGCCTCCACGCACACGGATATGGCCCACGGTGTCAGCGTTGACCTGAAAACCCCCAGCGCCAGAGGCGACGAGGACGCAATCTTCAATAGTGATGAGGCCATCCCCGACCATGGACCCTGCTGAAGTCCCGCCTGCGAAGGTGGCACCAGAAAGGGTGATCCCAGCCGCAGGTGTGGTGCTTGAGGCCAAGGTGATGGCGTTTCCGCCAGACCCCGCCGTAACGGCGGTCAAAGTGACCACGCCGAGTGCGGAGGTAGCGGTAGCCGTAGCGGTAAACCCATTGGCTGGGTCGTTGATCGCATCCACGATCTCCGCAGCGATGGCATCCACCGTTCCACCCCCAGCCCAGAAGTCATCACTTCCGCTGGTGCGGGCGGCTGCGGTGCCGGTGAGCACCACTCCCCCAATGGTAAGAGTGTCCCCCGTAGCGAGGGGGGCGTTGACCACAGTAGCCGTTGCGGTCGCAAAGGTATCCGCACCGAGGATGTTGATACAGGACTGGGCCGCTTGGTCATTCGTAACCGTGAGCCCCCGGAACAGCGCGTCCTGGGGAGTCGAGTCGGTAGCCGCGCTGACAGTGATCGTGTCCGAGGCACCGCTGTTCGCGATGGTGACCCCACCGAGCCCCACGAGACAGACCCCATCGCGCTGGATGGTCAGGTTCTCGGTGTAGACCCCAGAGAGAATCAGCACCACCGAGGGTGCAGCCGCACTGGAAGACACAGGGATAGCGTCTATCGCTGATTGGATCGTGGTGTAAGGGGCTCCGTCGCCCGCTCGACCCACGACAAAGATTCCGGTGACGTTGCGTAAGCCAACGAGAGCCGGGAGCAGAACGCCGCCAGTGACCACAGCGTCCACGAACTCCATCGCACCTGCTGTCGAATCCCGAGCGATGGTGAGGGTATCCCCACTGCCGGGTTCGATCTGTAGTACGTCGAGAAGATAAGGTGGTTGGGCCATCGGTAGGGCACTCCGATCTGTGTCTACCCGGAGGAGGGGTATAGCAGGACTACCGACACCCCCTACTCTCTCTACTCTCTCTATACCGGGCTTGTGCTATGACTCCTCCCTCCTACCCATCTCCTCTGGTCTGGTTCGGCGTGTGGACCACGCCCACCGGGCTCATCTTCCTCGGCCACCATCTCTGGGACCAAAGAGGGCACTGGCGAGGTGTGTACCAATCTCATGTACGGGCTGGAGCCGAAGCCCGAGGGGTGGGGAGTTAGAACCTGTCCGTCGCCCGCAGCTTCGTGTTGTACTTTGCAGTTCGGGTCCGCGTAGAAGCAGTCTTCAACCCAAGACGACGTAGGATGTTGCGGCTTATGGGTCGGATAATGGCATCCACATCCTCACCGAGATCAAAACCCTTTTCAATGTCCCCCAACCGCATTTTGACCACGCCAGCAGGAACTCCTTTACCAAAGGTGGAGTCAGCAGCGAGGGTAAGGGCAGCTACCTCGGCAGGCCGGATCTGACCGTCTTTCCAGAAAGGCCAAAGAGCAGTATAGAAGTCGTGCTTGTCAATGCGTTTGTCCTGCCACGCGGTGAACAAATCCGTGACCCAACCAGTCGAAGCAGTCTTCAACCCCCTCCGGGGGATGGGGGCAGCCACACCCAACATGGCGGCCTCTGACAACGTGTCCGTCGCCCGCAGCTTCGTGTTGTACTTTGCAGTTCGGGTCCGCGTAGAAGCAGTCTTCAGGCCCTCACTGTGGCGTGCGTAGGCCAAGTGTTCGATTGCGCTCATCAACATCTGGTAGCCATACGAGCCGTGGTACATCATGTCCACGGGGTTGTCGTACTTGGAGGGGGTGAAGGACTTGAGACCATGCTCTGCATGGTCCAAGTTCCCCTTCCCCTGACGGAAGTCAGACTGCTTGCTGATGGGGTGGCCCTCTGCGGCAGCGTAGATCGCTTTCACAGTTTTGAGCAGCTTCCCACCCTCTTTTCGGTATTGGGCAAGCAGTTCCAGCATCGTGGAGTTGGCACGCTCGTTTGTGGGGTCTTGGCGTAGCTGCTGGTAGAGGCGGGAATCGGTCTTTTCCCCATCCTGCTTCCATGCGAAATACGACTTCAGGGCCTTTTTCCAGGCCCGGTCGAGTCTCGTGTCGAGGAAATCCGTTTGATCCGTACTTGCGATTGCATTGAGGATTGCCTTCCGCTTGGGAGATCCAGCAGGCATCGAGGATGCGAGCCGGATCAAGCGGGAGCGATCAGTTGCGGTAATGGTTTTGGACATGGTGGGATCTCCTTGCTTACTCGACCTCGACCTCGACCTCGACCTCGACCTCGACCTCGACCTTTTTGGTCTTGGCACACCCAACCACGGGAATAGGACTCCTACCGAGGTTAGAACCTGCCGCCCTCTTCCTCGGCGGGCTTCTCAAACTTCAAGCCAAGCACCTTGGCAATCTTCTCGGCTGCATTGGAGTTCTCCGCGATAGCCCGACCTGCATCTCCGTAGACACCTCGGAGCACTTCATTGAACGTGGGGTCATTGACGGTGAACAGGTCACGCTCGATGCGCTCCCTGACCGCGATGGGGTCAAGGTTGAGCAGTTCCAAGATGGTGTCCACGTCCAAGCTGCCCTTGGTGTAGAGATTGTAGAGGGCATCGAACGTGTCCCGATTGTCCCGCAGGGCCAGTCGAGTGAACGACAAGGTGGGAACAATCACGCGCTCCTCTCCGTCCTCGTCCTCCTCCACGAAACCCATGCGAGCACACATCGGCTTGAAAAAGTAGTTTTCAACGAGGTCTTGGAGTTGTTCACGGAGCAGCATGTACCGCGTGTTGATGACTTCAAGGTTGATCCGGTCCCCGGCGTAGGCACTCTCACCAGAGAGAAGCCCCTCGGTCACACCGAGCCCAGCGTACAACTGACGGTCAGTGAGGTCATATTCGGACGAGAGATCGAGTAGACGCTGATCAGCACCCATCTCTTCCCACCTGACCTCAAAGTTCGCGATGATCGAGTAGTCGGGGTCTTGCAGAGCGTTGTCTACCTGCTCCCGCAAGGCTTCCACATCCGCTATGTCAAGGTCATCCCCAGACACGATCCGAATCGGGGTCATGTGCCGGGAAGCGATGCTGGTCTGCGCCTGCCGCAGCTTGTCCCGGTAGACCAGAGCACGCATACAGCGTTCCAAAATGGAACGGCCTCGGGGGTCGTAGTCTGACTTGCGGTTGGCGACGTAATGAATGAATGACCCTGCCATGGGGTCAGTGTTGAGAGGGATGTTCTCTCCCGCCGTGACCGCCTGGACGACCTCGGGAGGCATCGACTCCACGATGCGTTTAGCTTCTTTGTCCCCCATCCGGGCTTTCTCAACAATGTCCTTCGTCTTGCTGTCAGGGATCAGTTCAAAGATGCGCTCATCAGTGAAGTTGAAACTCTGCATCTGGACTTGTTCGGGGGGCAGAACACGCATGTTCGTCCACCCCTTGTAGTTCTTTTTGAGCCACTTGACGGCGCGTTCATCTGCGTCATCGTACTCAACCCACTCCTCATTGACTTCCCCGTCTTCGGTCAGTGTCCGGCGCTCCTCTTCACGGATCTCTCGGGGCATCTCCCCATTGGCATCCTCACACCAGACGAAGACCTCTCCGATGAGGTTGCGGTCATGGGTGATAGCCAACAGCCTGTCGAGGAGATGGATGCGCTTCGCCCAACGCTCGCAAAAACGGGTAGCGGCAGTCGCGATCTCACGATTCTTGGCGTGAGCCATCCCGATCCTGACCTTGCTGATCGGCAGTTCCGTGTGGAGGTCCACCGCCTGACCAACGAAAGGCTCATTCCGGTAGAAAAACCGGTAGTAGTTCCACTGCTCATGGAGACTCTGCGGCAACTCCAAGAAGTCCGTAGATAGTTCTGGGGAGTAGAAGTTGCCGCCAAACCCTTCAACAGCCTCGGAGTTCCCCATGCTTGACGAGAAGCTGGCTGTGCGATTGTGGGCTCTCATCATGGAGGAAGTGACGCGACGGGGCTTGCCCGTCTTCGCTTTCCGCTTCCCGTCGCCAGACTTGACCTTGCGAACAGGAACACCGTCACCGGAGGTCGTTTTATCCGACATCGATCTGCTCCTTCACCGCTGCACGACGCTCGGCCCTTTCATTCGACAGGCGCTCCCGATGGAGGCGATTGAGTTCGACTTCGCTCATTTCATCGCGGCCTGTGGGGGATGCTCCGATATATCGAACCGTCTGGAGGGCTGCCATCGCCCGCTCCAAGTCCCCTGACACCCGACGTTTCCCACGACCAGCCGCCACAGGAGCCGAAGAAGCCAGACGGATCGCCTCCCCTACCGAGCGGGAGGCGCGGTCGAGGAGAGCCTGGATCTGACGGTCAGTATCCGTGGGGGCATTACTGGAGCGGTATCGACTCAAAGCATCCTCATCAGTATTTCATGTCCATGCACAGGCGGTTGGCGTTGGCAGCAGCAGGTATCGCTGACACAATACCGACGACAATGGGGGTGGCGATCCCGGCTGCGATAAGATTCGCGTCGGAATCGTTGCACAGAAGCCCGTTCTCGGAGATTTTGAGGTCTTCATTGAGGACATAGGTGATAGCCCCACCCGTTCGGGTGCCTGCTCCCACGAGAGCAGTCGTCTCAAAAACACGGAAGTAAGCCCGTGTTCCCCCATTGACCATCGTGGCGACGTTGTTTCCACCCTGTGGGTTCAAAAACTGTTGGGAGGTCCAGTTCTCTGGGCTGCCCGGACCTGCCCCAGTGGGAGGGGTCGTCTGGTAGTTCTCGGACTGGAACAGTAGAAACCCTGCCGCTCCCGTACCATCACTCGCTTCGACAGTGAAGTCATCATTCGCCGTCGCGTACATGACGAACTGACCACCGCGCCAACCAGACGCACGCAATAGGGGACCAGCGATCACCGGAAAGCGATCTCCTGGGAACATCAACTCTACATCCCCCGCATCAGGGAGCGAGGAGTTTTGAACGAAGGTAGCCATGTGAAGTCTCCTACCGAGGGTTGGCCCATAGGGGGGCTACCGACCAGTGCCCCCGGAACCCCGGCCCCCCTTGGGGATCATGCGTGAAGGATGAGAACCACTCCGACCTTTGAGTGCCGTGGCCTTCCGACCAAAACGAGAAACCGCAACAGATTCTCCACTATACCGTTTGGACCCCACCATCCTCACCACCTTGGTCGAGTTGGTCGTGGCACTCCACACCATCCGAACAAGGGCATCCGAAAAGTCATCGTGTTTGCCCTCGATGTTGGGGGCCTCGACCTTCACGATGTACTTGCTGATGTGGTCTGCCTGGAGTTCAAGCAGTTCCGCGAGGTAGGCACAGTGGTCCTCCCCCTCCGGCAAAGGCCAGTTGTAGAGGACCAGTCTCTTGTCAAACATCATGTCCTTGAAGTTCTGGAACATTTGGCTCGATAACTGCCGAGTGTGGTGAACCGATTTCAGCGTCGAGAGCCCCCGCTTCCTCAACGCCTGTTCCATCGGGATCCCGGCCCACTGGTCAAAGATCCCATCCGTGATGTAGTAGCGCCGGGACAAGTCGTAGACCCAATCCGCCACGTCATCAAACTCCAGACGTTCCTGGCCTACGAAGTCACCCTCTCCGGCCCGGATCCGCTCAATGTGATCGAGGACCACCTCACCCGATGGCTCGTTGTGGCCAATGGCTACAGCGGTGTAGTCACCCACCAGAGCCACGTCGAGCCCCATGAAGTGAGGAGCACGGGTCGGCCCTCGCAGCCTGGGGCGAGCAGTAGGGTCCACACATGCCAGCAGATCCGCCGCATCTGGAATCCACCCCCGCGTCCTGTCCGTGAACTCTGCTCCGTATTCCGTGAAAAAGACGTTGGGATCTTTGAGGTAAGAGGCAACAAACGTCTCGGCGGGCACTGTCGGGTTGACCTCCCATGTCGGCGCTTGGATACACAGCAGGTTGTCGGCAGCCTTGTTGTTCCCAAAGCCAAGCCGGAACTGCTTGTAGAAAAGCCCCTGCTTCCCGAGAGGGGATGAGATCAAGATGATTCGACCCTCGTTCTCCCCGGTAGGACGGGTGAGGTTGGCGGGGTCTTTGGGACTGAAAGTACGGGTGCTCGGCTCAACGGCTTGGTAGACCTCATCGGCACTGGCCTGACCTTTCTCCCCGAAGTGAGCCACCTCATCCAATGCCACAAGAATGTTGGCCCCACCTCGGAGCCCCTTGGCCACGCAAGACCGGAAGGTCACCTTGAGGCTGTACCGGGCTTTGGGGTTGTCCGCATAGGAACCATACCGGTCAATGTCAAAGGGCGTTTGAAACGTGGCAAACGACTGGGTGGCGTTCGCCATGTAAGGTCGGAAGAAATCGCACTTGGTGAAGTGTCCCGCAGCCTCTTGGTAAAGGAGCCCCGCTTGGTCCTTGTCCGTTGCAACCGAGATCAACTGGATCACGTTCGACTGTGACGAGCCGTAGTACCGCTGGGGGTTGCCTTTCAGAAGCAACCGGTAGTTCTCGTAGGCCACGATGCACGACGTGATCAGAGTCTTGCCCGAGCGGCGGCCCACGGAGAGCACCATCTCCCGTCGTTGCTCCCCCGCAACCACTTCACGGATGTTGCAGCGCCCCTCGTCAAACAAGTGCCGGAGATACCCAGCCTCCGTCATGTATTGTGGGTTATCGCGGCGAAAGTCGGCAACAACGATACGGTAGAGGTAGCACCCGTCTTCATCCAAAGAGGCCGTAGGAAAAGATGGGTGGTCCGTAGGAACAGGCCCATCAAGGGGGAAACCCTCGGCATTGTCATCGAGGGGCATCCCATAATGCGCCTTCAAGATCACACGCTGGACGGGAAACAACCGTAGTCCGAGTCCCCATTGGGACTCGATGAAGGTGATTATGTCCACGCTCTCATCAACCGCTTCGTCAACAGAGCGCCGTCCTACGGCGGCAGCGAGGTCAGCAAGGCTCATCTCGTCCGGCCCCTGTGGCGAGCCACACGAACATCGGCGGAAGCCTCTACGAGTCCCTTACGCAAAACACGGGCGGCTTGCCCGATCTCATGCTCCGGGCGACCATCTTGATAGGCTGTCC